GAAATATTTGGCGTCATTTCCAAATTACTCGGCAATGGCATGTTTTATATCGTTTCTTACAATTTTAACCAACTTCTTGGCCATATTCGCAAAAAATTTAAAGGACGCTCCAAAAGGGATAATTCCGAAAAAGAAATACCTACATCGGGTATAGAAAAATTAAATTTTTTAACAAAAATTTAATTTACTGGTATATGTTCAATCTGCTTTTATTTTTCTGCTATATTTATCCATTATTGTTCCTTTTAATTTGCATCTATTCAGTTCAACCTCATCTGTGGGTTCTCCTTTCTCTTTTATTCGTTTGCATAGCATTATAACTCGTTCATCTATCGTCTTGTATTCGTATTCGACATTTAGGGATATTGTTCTTTGTGCCTTTCTCTGCAATATCGTTTGCATCAGTTTTACTTCTTCCATTTCGCATTTTCCTTTTGGTTCAATATATTCACTTTTAGCTACAGGAATTTCAACTACCCAATATCCTAGTCCATTTTCTTGTGGTAGAGTATCAATCATATTGTCTGTGGTAGCATCGGCTACATTGTCTGTGGTCGCATCAGCTACATTGTCTGTGGTCGCATCAGCTACATTGTCTGTGGTCGCATCGGCTACATTGTCTGTGGTCGCATCAGCTACATTGTCTGTGGTCGCATCGGCTACATTGTCTTCGGCTTTTTTACTCGGCTTCATAAGTTGGTTAAATCCAGTTTTCATATAATCAACTGCATTGTATAAACCGAGTCGTTTAACGGGCCAGTAATTATAATTATTCGATTCTGTTTTATTGGGTTCTTTTTCTGCGTTATCCGGGTTGCTCTTACCGAAAAATGAAAATCCGTTCTTCTTATTATTATTGCCTTGAACTAAATAAACAAATTGCCGAAAAGGTACAGTTACTTTATTCGGGTTATATGACCCTCCTGTCGTGGCGGATTCAATGCGAATTTCTGCATTTGGAAATCCAATACGGGCAAAATATTCCTTATTATAAAACAACGCTTCTTCCACTGATTCGCGTTTCTTTCTAAACACGTGATTTCCATTTTCTAAATTATAGTGTATTTCGTTCATTATATATACAATATCAAGACTTCAACATTATTGAGTAAACAAACAATCTACGCAATATTTGATTGTCATTGACCTATCTGGGTCAATATCGACCAAATCATCTACAAATACGTGATTGCAGCAACTTTGGTATTCAATAAACTGCGACAATTGCGACAATTTGTTCTCTAATTGTATCTCTAGTTCCATTATCTCATTATCTATCACTGCAATATCGACATCTTTATCATCATTGCTATTATCACTCAACAATGCAAGTTTGTCTGCTTCTAGACCAACAATCCGGTCGCGTATCTTCTGAACGTTACAAGATAAGTCTTCCATTTTCTATACGGTTTTCGTAATATAAATATCAACTTGTATTTATATTATTTCTATTATAGTGATTACAGTAGAATGTCTAGACGATAAAATGGTCTATGACATTAGTTCATCAAGCCGTTCTAATTTTTCAAGAGGCATTTCAGGCAAAATAGCGTGTGATTCCCAAAAGAACTTGCAAAACATCCATTGAAACTGCAAGTGTTCCGCATCGACATAGTATTTCATATAATCATTTTCCCGCAAAATATTTCGTAGTTTATCGGTAAATAGGCTATGATTCCAAGGGGGAATAACATACGCTAATTGCGTGCTAGGTAAAAATGGCCGATTGATTCCTTTATGTTCGTCTATAAACTGCGTTTCTAAACTCGGCACTCTCTGCACTAAATCGGCGAATAAAGGAGGATAATGATAGTTATATTTCCATCGCCAATGCGGACATCCTTCAGTGTAATACTTGAACGTCCATTCTAAACCTTCCAAATAGTTATTGCAGAGACAATCGACGAATTCTTTATTCAGCTCCGTATCTCGAAAAGCGACTTTATAATATCGTTCTTGCCACCCGGGTTCGCAAGGAAATATGTAATGTTCTTCTGCACGATAAATCGTCGGAATATTATCAAATGCAATTTCCCTGTCTTCTGGTGTGGTTGTAGGATAAACGCGTTTCTCCATTTTCGACCGAGACTCATATTCATTTTGTATCATCCTCGGTTCTTCTTTCGCCAATTCCCGCAAGAACAATTTGACCCATCCCCATTGTATATTTCCCGTTTCCAAACTAATAAACCGCCGATTGTTATGTTTAGCAATCAATTTGCGATATGTCTCTAATATAGTAAAATTGCCGTGTGTTCGAATATTCAACGCCGGAAAATGCGGCAGAAAATCATTCCCAAGTAAAAAACACGCGAATATATAATCATAAATGCGTCCTCTCGAATCCGCAAATTCGTGCGACACTTCCATCTCGCTCAATATAGCGCGAGAAAGACCGCGACTGTCTAAATATAGCAATTCATCTCTCTCGAAGTTACGGTCGAGCAATATTTTGCCGAATTCAGGCGACTCGCGAAAAATGAATATATTTTTGCAGGCAAAGCAGTGAAATAGAGAAAGCATAATCAAATCCGCATCCAATCCGTACACGGCAATTGTCTCGGATAATAGGGCGTGGTCTCGCATATATTGAAACATCTTGTGTTCGCCTTCCCCCGCTTCATCTGCTCCCGAAACAATCACTGTTTTTACGCCGAATCCGCGATTTGCGAATAAACGTTTTACTTGAACTGACAGCATATTCATAAATTGTGTTCCGGGCGTTATTGCCGTCGTATTAAATCCCCGCGTTTTAGCCGAAGCCGTGTTTTTGTATCTTCTCGTCCTTTGTTGCTCCATCTTTGCAAAGGGCGCAACTCCATCAAATGCAATATAAAGAACATTTGTGGGCGCGATAGTATTCACATAGAATTCGATTTTAGCAATAACTTCTTTTATTAGCTGGTCTTCTGTTACAACCGATTCCGATAAATCATATTGTAGTTTTCTCACGCAGTCATAAATGATAGAATTGCAGTCCATATATAGACTCGAAAACGTGACATTCACTTGTCTTTTTTTACGTATAATATTAGAGTGATTCTTAATAATATACGAAAAATAGCTCGGTATTCCCATTTTATGTAGTTAAGCAATACGTTTCAATATAGAATTTGAGCAAACACAATATAAATACAATATTACGACAAATAATCTTTATATAATTATGTAACTTATATATATTGATTGTCTATTTTTGATTTGTGTATTTTAGACATAGAATGAGTACATTTAAGAAGAAAGTAGATGTGGTATCACACGCAACGAAATTAGCATCAGATGTGAATCCGTCTGCATTGCAAGAAATCGCAAAATTAATAAAATCGAAAATGGTTAAAATCCACAGCATTATACAGCGCATATTGCAGGCACTTAATTCTTACCGCGGATTGAATATAATTAGCAATAGTGACTTAATTGTATGTACATCGACGTTGATTGAATGTTATGATAAATCGTCCTCTATTGTGTCGCAATTAGACACCGGCACGTGTTATACGGTAGAAAAAATAAACTTGTTCATAGACCAATTACAGCAAATTGTTGATAAATTGTCCATTATTATGTGTGGTTACGGTGCATTTTCCGTCGAAGATATATTTTTCATTAGTTTTGGGTCAGATTTTGATTCGTCATCTTCTGTGCCGGATATGGATATGTGGAAAAACAAACGAGAATTGATAATGAAATATGTGAGGCCGATTGGTTACAAGACGTTTCATTGGAAACAGAGTAAGGCGAAACCGAAGAATACGTCGGATGCGAGTCCGGCTTCTCCCATATGTGCGAATAAAATAGTAGAAGAGGTAATACAAATCGAGTTGTCGAATCAGTATGAATGTTTTGACATTGATTTTACGGGGAAATCGAATTATGTGAAGATATATGGCATACGTATAGTTGTGCATAATGAAAAAACGCAAAAGACACTCATTGTGCAAGGTCTAGTGGATGATATACCGACGGAATGTCTGGACTCGTCTTATATCCAGTTTCGAAAAAGAGAAATATCGGAATTGTTGAAATCGATGGAAATATATAAAGAACATCCGCATTCAAATTTCGCAGACAGATTGTTGGACACACTCACTATAAAGGACGCACTGATATATGGAAACGCCGATTTCTGCAAAAAAAATTATGCAATTATGGCAGATGTAAATTATGTGAAAATGAACAAATTGACTGCTACCATACGCCGATTTTTGGATATGGACATATACAGTCAGCGGTCGATGATAATGAACCTGCTCATTTACAATCAAGAAGACGAGGTTCAATACATTACGTATTTATTGTACGACCTGATTTCCGCGAAAAATGCGTGTAGCAATTCGCTCGACTCGTCGGAACAGCAAATGATATACGACAGCTTTCCTTGGAGGATTAAACTCTATTTCAAAGAAACAATGAAACACACGATGAAATATACGAAAGATATGATAAACAAATATGACGTCAATCGCATCTCATTGGAACAGCAAATATATGTGATGAAAGTGCCGGAGAATGTAAGAGAGAAAGCGATGGCAAAACTGAAAGAAATAAAGGGCAAGTCGGACGATTCCGGCGCAAAAGCAAAACAATATTTGGAAGGATTGATTAAAATACCGTTCGGTGTTTATCGGGAAGAACCAATTATACGCAAACCGAAAAAGTTAAATACGGTGTTTATGAACGGGGTCAATTTTATCGATGAGAAGTTGCGTGCCGATTTCATTGCAACATATATGTACGGGAAACCGAAATCGCATTATTCTGCGCTCGAGATAGTGCAATTATCCGATAGTTGCGAGAGGTGGGTAAAGACGAAGATGTTGGACTCTTTTACCGCCAATTTGTCTTCTTATTCGGCAAAACAAATTAGTCAAATCTGGAATTTATTTTGCGATGAAATGAAAGACGCCGAGTTATATGAGAAGCGTCTCAAAAACGACAAAGTCGGTGTTTTGCGTTTGAATTTGTCAAAGTGTTCCGAAGAAACACTACAAAAAATGGCGGACGTCGTATTTAACGTGGAAGATATTTGCTATAAAAAAACGCTTCAAGAAATGAAGAAAACCAGGGCGATTGCATCCGAATTCAAGCACGATTTAGACGGTGTTGTGAAAATACTGGACGATTCTATCTACGGTCACGAATCCGCGAAAAACCAGATATTGAAAATAATTGGGCAGTGGATGAATGGTGAGCAGTCTGGATATTGTTTCGGGTTTGAAGGGTCGCCCGGCGTCGGAAAAACGTCTTTGGCAAAACGCGGACTGGCAAATTGTCTAAAGGATGAATATGGCAACTCGCGTCCATTCTCGTTTATTGCTCTTGGTGGGTCTTGTAACGGGTCTACATTGGAAGGGCATTCTTATACGTATGTAAATTCGACGTGGGGACGAATCGTCGATATACTAATGGATTCGAAATATATGAACCCTATTATTTACGTTGATGAATTGGATAAAGTGAGTAAGACAGAGCACGGCAAAGAAATAATCGGCATACTTATGCATTTAATCGATACGACACAAAACAGTGGATTCCAAGACAAATATTTCAGTGGAATTGATATTGACCTCTCGAAAGCGCTCTTCATTTTTTCCTACAACGACCCATCGCAGATTGATTCTATATTACTAGACAGAATACACCGCATCCGATTTGACAATTTATCGATAGATGAGAAGTTGGTAATAACCAAAAAATACATATTGCCGGAGATAAACAAGAAGATGGGGTTGGAGTCGTGCATTCATATTCCCGATAATATAATAAAATACATAATCGAAACATACACGCTTGAATCCGGTGTCCGAAAATTAAAAGAAGTCATATTCGACCTATATGGAGAAATCAATATTGAATTATTGCGATGTGAAAACTGGGATATTACATTGCCGATGGAAATAACGGTCGAATTACTAGATGCAAAATACTTGTCAAAATACGATAAGATACGCGAAAAGACGGTCCACGAATCTGCACAAGTGGGTATAATAAATGGATTGTGGGCAAACTCATTAGGACGAGGTGGAATTATACCAATCCAAGCGGTTTATTTCCCGGCATCTACTTACTTAGATTTGAAACTGACCGGTATGCAAGGCGACGTTATGAAAGAGAGTATGAATGTGGCAAAAAGTTTAGCGTGGCGTCTTCTCACCGAAGAAGAACGCAAACACTGTTTAGACCGGTTTGAGAAGACACACGAAAAAGGCATACATATCCATTGTCCAGATGGAGCAACGCCGAAAGATGGTCCGTCCGCCGGTGGAGCAATTACAGCAGTTATTTACAGTTTATTGAGTGGGCGACGTATAAGGAATGATATTGCAATGACTGGCGAAATAAATTTGAAGGGCGACATAACAGAGATTGGTGGATTAGAGCAGAAAATACTGGGAGGAATTCGAGCTGGTGTGAAAACGTTTTTGTATCCATCGCAGAATGCAAAAGAATTCAGCAAGTTCATTGAAAAATACGGCGATAAGGAGGATATTATGAATGGAATTGAATATATTGCGGTGTCAGAAATAGCAGAGGCGTTTCGGCATTTGTATACCGATTAGTATCTGCTTATATGGAGTAACCTCTACTCGTGGAATTGTCTCTATTGAAGCGTAGCAACCGAAGCTTAGCGACCGAAGCTTAGCGACCGAAGCTTAGCGACCGAAGCTTAGCGACCGAATCGACACAAGGTCTCCCGTTAGGGAGGGACCGACGGCCCGCCTTTGGGTCCGCCTTTGAAGCGACCAAGAGACAAAATAGACATTAGATAGATATCGACGCGAGACTGAATAATATGTGGTATTTGTATAATATATTATTGCGGATTCAAGATGATTAATGTGTTAAATGTGAAAACCATTATGTATATCGGATTCCGATTGGCACCATTCGTGCTAATTAGTTTCTTTGCTTTATCTGCAATGTTCAATTCCGACATAAAGGGCATTATATTCTTAGCAATGTTGCTTCTCAATTGCTTTATAACTATATCAATTGGTGTAGCATTACCAGAGGACACATTTGCAACAAAGAACCCGAATATGATATGCAATAGTCTTACATTGACGAGAGGCGAACCTCTGTCGAAATTGCCTCTCAATGTAAATATACTTACATTCACACTTGCCTATTTAGCGTATATAATTGGCGTGAATAATGCAATAATGAATAATATTCCGACCGTCATAGTGTTGCCAATATTCATATTATATCAGATATATTGGTCTTTTACGAATGGATGCAATTCATTACTATATTCTATTGTTTCAATGATTCTGGGAGGTGGATTAGGCGCTTTATTTTCTTACGCCATAGATAAAACCGGAATTGTGCAATTACAATATTTCAATGGAATAACAAAACAAGATGTATGCGTACGGGCTACAAAAGCAAAATATAGATGCTCGACAAAACCGAGTGTATAAACAAGTTACTCGTATAAACTGGTTACTCGCATAACCTCCCAATCCGCATATTATCGTTTTATACGAGCAAAACAATAATAATCAAGACAGCAACCTCTCATTTTATAGGTCAAAGCAGACAATATTCTTATTAAACCACGCCTTCAGTTGAAGTGCGACGCGCGAACGATGCAAATTGTCTGCTATTAATCGCATACTTCCAGTGCGGTCTTCAAAATACGGCATAAAATTATGTATTATATTGACGGTATTTGCTAGTGAATACTTTGCGTCTAACTGCTCAATAGGGAATTCGGGGAACTTTTTCCGGCGATTTACTTCATTATGAAAATTAAAAAGCATTAATTGCAAATCCCGTTTTGTTCGAATTGTATTGAAGTTGATACTATTCATATATTGACTGGCATGTTTAGCACAGTCGGGGCAAGGCAAATTGGTGCAAATGGTGTAAATAATATTTAGTAGCTCCACTCGAATATCGGAGAAACACTCGGGTTTTACTTTTTCGGCCAAGGTGTGAAATAAAAACCAAGTCGGTTGTCCCCATTTCATCGGTTTTTTCTTCTCTTTCTCTACTTTAGGTTCTTCTATATTTTTCTCTACGGGCGGCGGTTGATTTAATGTTTTTTGCGTTACAAATCGCCTATATTGATTTGAAAACGTCGCCATTGGAGAATCAATGTAATTTACAACTGGGTCTGTTTTCTTTGCAACGCGATTACTTGTGGTAAATATCATTTATTTATACAATATTATTATTTTTTGTCCCCTTTATAGAAGACGAATTGTACTCACTATGCGCCTAAACTTATTTAATACGCAAAAATATATAAATCAAATATATTATATAAAATAAATGACCGATAAATCAAACCAAAAATCAGAAAAACCAGAAATGCTTGAAACAATAGAACAACTAAAGCAAACTGTACGGGAATGGGTAAAACTTGACAATGAAATACGCACACTAAATAAGGAAATCTCGGCGCGACGAAACGAAAAAAAGATAATATCAAAAAGTCTCATCGACGTTATGCGAAGTAACAAACTCGACATATTCGAACTTAAAGACGGGCAATTGATGTATGTAAAAAAGAACAAAAAGAAACCAATTACACAGAAACAATTACTTACCTTGTTGTCTTCTTATTACAAAGACGATGTAGCTAAAGCAGAAGAGATGCATACGTATTTAATGGAGAATAGAGAAGAAGTGACTGAAGAGACAATTCAACGCAAGATTGTAAATTGATTCAGACAAGACCAAATTCGGGTATCGTATATTTCTCCCCAGTCTTTTCCCATTTTGCTATGATTCCAGGATTTAATTTTGACCGCAAGACATCTTCGGTATTATACACATTTCTAAATTTGTCGATGTAATAAACGATTCCGCCAATTTCTTCTGCAAATACTTCTAAGTGAATTGAATCGTTCGCAGTTGAACTGTCAGCTGAATCAGTAACGGTTGTAACTCCGTGTGGAGTTCCTTTATAGTGAGTGCCGCAGAACTCACAATCATCGCGTCGTTTACGCGTGCATTGTTCGCCATTTGCTCGTTTTGCATTACATCTATTTTCAATAGGAACGGAATTCTTGACACGGCGACGCTTCATAAAATCTTCTTTTTCGAAAGATAAGCGTTTATACTCATAAATATACTCCAATAATTCATTCACGTGTTCCGTGTCCTTTATACCCAATTCGACAATTTTATTGCGGATATCGTCCTTAAATGTCGAAATGTATTGTCTGGTTTGTTCATTAATTCGTTTTTCCATCGTATCAGCGAATTAAGTTGGGTTTGGTATTGTGCGAATAAAGCAGAAATATATGGTTGCTGTTTGATGTATTAATAAACAAAAAATGTTTATTTCAATTTTTTGTTTATTTTGAAGAGTTATATATAAAGAAATATGCATACCTGTGCAATTACTGCCACTCATCCGGTTGAATTTTCGTACCTCCGTCATAACGAACCGCGTGTCCTTTGGTTATCATCCATTCTCCGACATTCACTCCATTCTGAGTAAATACATCCGCTAGGATTCGACCATATTTATCGTAAGATACATTCGAGAGAACTACGATATTACCAAGAATCAATTCAATTAAATCGTCTCGCGCTAAAATTGCAAGTGATTTTTCCTTCGCGTTCTTCGTTTTCAATTCCGGCGTATCAATGCCATTCAATCGGACACTAAATCGATACAATCTAGGTATTTCTTTTCCATCTATCACCATACGCGCCGCAATCGTAATTGTATCGCCGTCATATACTTTCACTACTTTACCTACCCGTATTTCCGGCACAAACGCGGTCAGATTATCGTATGTTGCCGTTTCCATATCAACGTCGATTACGCCATTTGCATTTGTGTTCGACGGATTCATATGTTCGTTTGCGATGACTCCGTTTATACTAGAAAAGCAAGATAAATTTCGGAAAATATTCAGCCGCATTCAATAGAATGTATAGAATTGTAATAATACGAATACATATCATTTCTTATGATGGTTTCAATTTTCATTTTGCAAAGCGATTTTATTTTGCAAAGCGATTTTATTTTGCAATATGTTGTTTGCTTTCTTCCAACAATCGCCTAAATTCATCTATTGCCAACGTTTTTGAATCGGTCGAAACATTCCAATCACTGCCATACTGATTTCCATATCCTCTCATTTTTGCTGACTCCATAGCATTGTTCCATAACAAGTAGTAATCGATTAGACAATTCCGTTTCTCCTTCGCCATAAACCATATACATTTGCCCTTGGTCAATAGGAAAACACATTGACCCGAATGTAGTATGAGGTGGTCCTCTAAATTGTTTCGTATACAAATCATAGTTCAGTTTTACTTTATACACTCCAATATCATACTGAATCGTGATGTAATTGGAAAATTCCGTGTGGGATAGTCGAATATTTACAAGCCCCTTAACCTCTATCCATACAGATTAAAAATCCGTATGAATAAATGCAAACGCTATATAGTGGAGTTGTCCCTCTTGAGGGACAATTCCGCGAATAGACGTTAATAGTTGATAATTTCCCCTGCAAAATTCCACAAAAATTACATTTGAGGGTTTTCATATTTTGGTCACGCTGATGGTCTAAAGCACGATGTAATGGAGAATTCATATTATCACAACAACAATCGCACATTGTATGCAGTAAATAAATATATTTACAATAAAAAAATATATTTATTTAGATTGGCGTTAATTGTTTATCGGTTAATCAAAATTTAGAAGAAATTGATTTAAATATATAAGATAACTCAGAGCACGACTGTTTCAGGTCATTTTTTAGCCAGTTCTTGTCGGCCGCATTGTCAATATAACTTACCCGGATAATGCTATGGGCATCGTGAGGATGCATCTTTTTAAACCCGCAAAATTCCATTTTTGGACTGCCACCTTTTCCCATAAACCCTTTTTCGTAAAGGGTATATTCCAACGCTTTGCCTACCGTATAATCACCGCGTTCTAATATAAAATCATACGAGTTATTCATAGTCGTTTCACTTTTCACAATGGTCACATTGTCGGATTCAATTTCCTCCCCTAATTTGTCAAATTGATATTTCAGTATATCGCACGCGATTTTGCATAGTTCTCGCGGTTCGTAAATTCCGACCGATTCAATATTAAAGTCAAAACTATCTTCCACGAAATATCGTTGTCTGTCCAATATCTGAAAATTCTTCTTTTGGAATTCGAGTTCCGTAAGATTTACCGATTCATTACGTTTTGCCGCATCGTCGCGAATACGGAGTTCTGCACTATCCCACGCTTTATTCGCTGCCTCCACATCAATGGTATTTCCATACACTGAACAACACACTGCAGTGAAAGCGCTGTTTTCCGCCGCATTCGATATAGCAAACTCGCAACTCAGTTTTAAATGTTCTCCCGGAATCGTATCACTAATCTTCGGGCGTAATCTAGCAAATATAATATGCGAATTTGTAATCTTATCTCGCGGGAAAAGTCGTTCCATCTCCGCGGTCGTCAATTGTCGTCCATTTGACTTGTTTTTTATGCGGAAATCCGCAGTAGTCACATAGATTGTTTGTTCTCCGTCATTCTGCACATCCAATTCCATAACGTATGTATCCAATATATTGTGACCGGGGTTCTCCAATATCCAATCATTGACACTCACTTTAGAGTGAATCGGAATGCATTGCAGGCGATGTTTTAGGATTTCATTGTGAAGACGCCCAGTATTGATTTCGATGTGGCATTTATCGATATTGAATACATAAACCGGAATATCATCTTGCACTGTGCGACGAATCGCATTTGCTAAACTGACATTGAGTCCTGCCAAAGTAAACTTGAACGTATTGTCGTTTTCTTCAATCGGGTTCAATGACAACCCAGAAACAATACTATTCGCCCAATCCATCGATTTTTTCGTAGGCGCATCTTTCACATTCATTTCAGATTCATATGCGAACATTTGAGAGTGTTTATTGGGTATTAAAATACGGGAATACGTATAATAATTAAGGCTAAATTGTTTATGTTGTTAAGAATAGAAACAACGCAAAATCCATCAATTTTTCGCGGCCGTTAGTTTAACGTCTATTAGTGGAATTGTCCCTCTTGAAGCTGAGCGACCAAGGGACAATTCCACTAATAGACGTTAACCCATGGCTCGCTATCCAGTTTCGGTAAAAACCCGCGCATTTTACGTGTCATTGCGGGAGAAGGCACATATTTCCTTCCGCAAGATGACCCCCATCTTCCTAAAAATCGCATTTTTTTCGCCATATCCGCAGTGACCACTTTCCCGTCAAATGCGCCGAATGGATATTTTGCAGGACGTTTTTTGGTATGGTCGGGTTCAAGTTCAACGTGTTTGCAGATACTTCTCGACCCCATTCTCATCTTCTCTTTATACGCATCATAGTGGTCGGAAATAATCCGTTTTGCGTTGTTTGCGTCGATTTTTCCCCAATATGTTTTATTGAGCAACCAATCCAGACGGTTCGACCTAGCAATATCACTGCGACATAAACTCGGTTGTGTTTTTCCATATGTAGTTTGCGTCTCCCTTATAAAGGGGTCTTGCGCATAATTTGACCCGTAAAAAACACCGCTCGTTGTGCGTCTCGGTTCCGCCACCGTTTTCGCAACTTCAAGTAGCATAATCTCATTCGTATTGATATCACCGAACATCCAACCGCAAGGATAATCACCTGCATTATCCTCTCGCATTATACGAACGCAATCGTCCAATGTGTTTGCATATTGCATACACTCACGTATTCTGCAAAAATACGGTTTGCCAAATTTCGGTAAATAGTTGATTGACCCAATCGTTGTTTCGCATCCGACAATTCCCGATTCACACAGGAACCAATCAGTACTACTACATAATAGTCCAGGACCAGTTTGCATAACGAATGCGTGTCCTTTTGCCGGTTTTACATATTGGACCACATTCGATAATGGAACAAGAATGAATTTGCTGTGAGTATTATGCGCCATTACGATTTTGCCGTCTTTCGTAGCCTCTCCGGTAGCAATAAATGCAGAACATCTTTCGTGAGGTGTATGTGATTTTGTGTTTTTGCGGTAATTTGATAGGTTTATACTAAGATACAAATTCCAGGAAAACAAAAAATCGACATTTACGACAACTCCTCTCGACAATGCACCTGCGACCATACCTTCTAATTCTTCGCGCCATTCAACACATTTGTCAAATTCACTTCTTGCCAAATCATTGCAAAGTTGAATATAATCCTCTAAAGATATGTTGTTTTCGGTTTCCAATTCATATCGAAAGATATCCAACAATTGTTGCATTTCATTGAATAATAGCTGCCCGTGCATAAATCCTCTCTGATATGCGTCGCCAGAAACCTCAATTATTTTCCACCCGGCTTTAGTATGGCACCGTTTTTTACGAGTCTGCATACTGTATATTGTGTATGGATGTTTTATCTGTCTTTTTACACCTCTACTCACGCAGATTATAACCTCTATTACTGCGTATTTGAGTTTTGGCAAACGCCACTATCTATCACTACGTATTTATCGTCTATTAGTGGAATTGCCCCTCTAAATCGAAGATACCTTTGGTTGAAGCGGCACAAGGCCTCCCGTTAGGGAGGCCCGCCTTTGGAGCGACCAAGGGACAATTTTACAAATAGACACTAATTAAATAAATTCGGGATATAGAATATTTTGGAGAAATCGTATAAATTCATAACTTGCATTGCCATAAAGAGTAACATTAAGACAATAGGGATTAATACTAGCACCCACGATATTACCTCGAATCCGTTCTTACAAAGCAGATTGAGTATCCATGTCCATACTAAAACATATAAGATTTTAATAGTAAATAAAGTATATACATTGGTATTCGGACATACTTGTGTTCCAACGCAATAATAATGTCCTTGTCCAATATTTTGCAGACCAACCCAAATAATGATAATAAGAGATATCAATAGATAGTAAAATGCAGGGTCACACAAATCATATAATCCAGCAGAAATCATTGTATTGAAGCAAAATATATATAATTAACTATATATTTTGAATAACATCTGGGACCAACTAAGCTAATGGCGCAGACATCATTGGACTCGGATTCGTCGAATTGTAGAGACTTCCGGTGTTACTAAACATACTCATTACACCAGAAGCCCCCGAGATTTCATTCACGTGTGGAACTGGCATAATTCCTTTTCCAACTACAACGGTATTCATCGCGTTTGATAATACGGAAGATGCTTCACTACCACCACGAAAAACGCGTGTTCCTATTCCTCTCCCTCTCCCTCTCCCTCTCCCTCTTCTCTTCATTGTTTTTGCTAGACGTCTTGTTTTTCTTCCTTTCTTCTTCGCTCCACCGGAGGATACTCCCGTTAAAAATGGACCAGTATTTGATGAACTTATCGCGGAATAATTCGGGTCATTCGCAAAATTATTGTAGGGCAAATAAGATTGCGGTGAAACGGCCACATCGGCATTTGAAAATGATGATGGAAATGCAACCGAACTACTTCCTCCTTGTAAAAAACGAGTATTTATTTTATTGCTTTTCCTACCTTTATTTTTTCTAGACGATTTTTTCCCACGGTATGATTTCATATCAATATACAATATGCCTAGACAAATTTATACTAGCGGATTTCTATTCAATATCGACGTGCGTTAATAAATGTTTTCGGCAACAGGGTCGAACTAGCCCGAGTTTATCAAATACTTCTCCTTCGTGCGTTTTACGCGCATTTTTTGCATTGAAATAAACTACTCGGTCATTAATATCTTTACCGTGTTCGCCATTCTCCATCTTTAGTCTTCTCACCTCCTCTTGATAAAATTCCCATTTGTCGCCAATTACTTTTCCGCACGTGAAGCATCGAACTGGAATAATCATTTTGTTGTAGAAATCAATATATATTATAAATTGAGTTGTTTATTTGATTTATAATAAACCAAAAAGAATGTTCAATTTTCTATGTCCATTCATCCTCTCAAGTCTAGACATTAGTATATACGATATACCCTTGTAATGCCAATCAAATCGCCCGCTAGTATTTTTATCATAATTGCAATATTATTGCTGATTACTTCTGCTTCGTTATTGTTCGGTAGTTGTTTTAAATATACAGAAGGCTTTAATACAGTACCGATTGCAACCGACCCAGCCACAAAGAAAATCGTCTATGGATACTATCAAGTCGACAATGAGAATATGGCAATCATTCCATATGGGTTTGCTATCGACCCGAATAATAGCAGAAATATCGTGCCAAAAACACAACTAGCACATAGTCTGTTGAAACCCAAATCCTCTCCGCCTCTCCCTAAACCCGGCGAACGATTAGCAGACGGGTTTTATTTTAGTAATGAACCGTATTTAGCGGATTCGTCTTTAGCCGTATTGCCGCCAAATATGCGTCCAAATGTGAATAAAATTGCATTCAGTGACGAGCAAAAACCTTCACTGCAAGTATATTACGGTAAAGGATATATATCCGAAACGCAGTATTATAACAACAAATATACACCGAATCGATTTCCGTCTGTTCTGCCGGAAGGGGTCTATTATACCGACGCCAGCAAACAATTAGTATCTTTCTTGCCTTATGGACAGATATTCGACAATTCGAAAGGATATGGATTCATACCAGACACGGAAACGAATGCGCATAATCTTAAATACGACGACATTGAAAACTCATACAATACGGAATTCCACGATAGCGAAGAAGTAATAAAGTCGCAAAATGATAATATCGATTTGAATTTCGGAGAGGTTCGGGTGAAAGACCAAAACGGCAACATTCTTATATTGCCGCGAGTAGACACACAGGGCTCGACTACATACTATCAACCCGGCGAATTCCCATTTGGTGCATCTACATATGTACCAAATTACGAAGACAGTGTTTATTTGAGCAGTATTGGGTTTCGTTCGATGCTCGGAAACGTAAAGACAAAACCGTGTGACAGCATTTGCCAAGCATTTAACGAATTCAAATTAAAAATGGACTCACAATGCAAAAAAGAATGACCATGAATGAGAGGTTTCAGTAAATATATTATTGCTTATTTACCCTCTATTCATACAGATTAACCTCTACTCATATAGATTAAAAATCTATATGAGTTTCGGCAAACGCCACTACGTAGCGATACGAAGTGATAGCGGAGTTGTCCCTCGGTCGCTCCGCTTCAAGAGGGACCAAGGGACAATTCCACGAATAGACGTTACCGAAAATAAAGACCCGAATTTACCAAAATTCCCCTTCTCTATAATTTTTGCGGTGGGATTCGCGATGAAATTCACCTTGACCATAGTGCTCATATTCACCTTTGCCGTCTTCGACGGCCATCATCGGATATCGCAATGCGCGTCGTTCTGTATATTTACTAAGTGTCCAATCCGGATTACAACAAATCATACTCGGGTCTTTATATGCTCTTGCGGCGTAATCTGGACCATATACTTCCAAAAGTGTTTTTGCATATGACCTCGATATCATAAATAAATGTATGCCCCACTGGTCTTTTGGATACCGATGATACCGATATGGTGCCGGTGCTCCGTCATACACGAGAGGATATCCACTTTGCCACCATTCAATCTGTTTGGTTGTCATATATCCGAGAAGCAATATATCTAACTGCATTGCATTGAATTCGCCCATAATAATCGGGAGTTCTTTCCCTAAATTTTTGTGAATATGGACGTCGTCTTCGCAGAACAATCCATATGGTTTGCCGGTCTTATAAAACGCCGCAATATTATCTAAATGTCCGTAAAATACCGACGCTAATCGTTTTGCTGGAATATCATCGCCGCCAAATGCAAGGCGCGGGTCATCCATTTGCACGCCGGTATGGACATTTAACCGCAATCCGATTTTCGAAAAACGGTCGGTCATTATTGCCGCGCGTTCTGGACTATTGTATGCTACGGTATATGCTTCACAATAATCTTGTATATTCATTATACATTGCGGCAGGATACATTTCGGTTTTATGAATACGCGAGAGGACAAATTTTAGTCATCCCGCGTAGTAACCACATACCCTTTCGTCGTCTTCTTCTTAATAACTCGTTTTGGTTTCTCCGTATTTTCGTGCATTTTATGGTGGCATTTTTCGCATAGTCCCATCAAATTGGCAGAATGATTTTTATGAATCGACCCAATACGCCCATTTTCGTCTGCCAGTTTCTGTTCTTGCAAATGGTGCGTTTCTTCCGCAATCTCCTCTCGACACATTTCGCAAATTCCTCTTATTTTCGAAGAGTTATAGCGCGTAGATTGAGAGGATAGCGCACCTTTCATTTCAGGGAAATACTTGTTTCGTAGTTGATATGCGCGCTCAATAAACTCATCCGGTAAATGCAGAGATTTTGCCACTTCTAATCCATACAGACGATTCCCCGGTCCTTCTTTTAAAACGCGGTCATATACTAAACAGTCCTTCTCGCGGTCATAATGTACGGCCATATGTCTGACCATAATATTCGTCAGTTCGCGTATTTCGTCGAATTTTAGTATTTCGTGAAAATGTGTAGCAAACAAAAATGTAGAGCGTTTTTTATGCAATTCCGTTAAACCGGAAACGAAAATACTGAGAGCCGACTCAGTCTCTGTTCCGGAACACAATTCATCGCCTAATACTAGACTATATTCATCTGCTGCATTCAAAATAACGCGGAGTTCGCTCATTTCCACGGCAAACATTGAGAGGTTTTTGAATAGATTATCATTGCCTAAAATGCGCGTAAAAATCGCCCTATACGGGCGATAGGTGAACGCAGAACACGGCACATACATTCCAGATTGGGCCATTATAACAGCAATCCCCAATGCACGTATAAGCGACGTCTTTCCCACTGCATTCGTACCATACAAGAGCATTCCTGTCTTGTCGCCACTTTTCGAGAGGCAAATGTCGTTTGTTACATATAGTTCTTGCATTTGTATATGTTCAATCAATACGTGCCGAAGGCCTCTCACATCTACATAAGACGACGTACTTTTCGAAGCAGTCGTTTCGTCTATCGTTGGTCGGCAATACCCATATTCATTCGCCGCATACACTTTTGACTGCAATACATCTATTCTCGCTACGAAATCCGACAACCTTTCCATCGTGTTTAAACAATGGATTTCCAACCTCTCTAAAAACTCCGCATATGCTTTCGATATAGTTGAATTGATAGTGTCGCGAATGGTCACTTTCTCGCGAATAATGTTATCTAGCAGATTAAATGATATCGTGTCGTTTGTCATTCCGGCCGATACCATTTGAATATCGGATACGGGAACAGAAATACTCGTTTTTCCAAATGAGAATACGATTTTCGCTTGCGCGTCTTTTTTCAACAATTCGCCGAAATGTTTTTTCAATGTAGCGCCGCGTTTCTTTGTCAATTGCAAAAATGTTCCCGTTTTCTCAGTTTCGTGTGCCTTTATATATTCTATCTGCTTTGAACTATCCAGTTTCGACATTAATGAATTGAATGTGCGCCGGATTTCTTGAAACATTTGTTCATTTTCCTGCATTTTTGTGAGTAATTCATCTAATTCCTCACTTACCCCGTGACGCATAATATTCTCATCAAAACTCGTTGTGGAAGAGCAGCCTTCGCATTTCTCCACAATCAAATTTGCCGAAATAAACTCGATAATGGAATGAATCCAAGACGCAACTTTTTTATTGGAATCCAAATCCGAATCAGTGTCCTCTGCAATAAAATATGCACAAAGGTCCGGTTTCGCGGAAAGTAAATGACCGTGTATGCGCTGAATAGCCAATACGGATTTATAGAGACGCGAAACCGAATCCGGATTCAGTTTCCTAGAAATCAATTGTCTGCTTATTTTCTCCATATCCGCCACTTCTCGCAGTGCCTTGCGGGATAATTCAACCAACCCATACACTTCCAACATTTTTGCGATGGCATCGTATTCCCTATTCAGCCATTTCGTTTCAAATGTGGGATGGACCATTTGATTCAAGAATTGTCTGCGACCAATCGCAGTTATACACTTATTCAAGAAAGTACAAACCGACCGCAAATGAGAAGACGACATATCCGCATCATCTGCTGCGCACGCACCATCATCGATAATATTCAATTGCCGCAAAGTATGATTCGCCAACACCATATTCGTCGATTGGTTATCGAATTTAGGGAGAGCAATTTTGCGGACAAGACTCGGGTTTCGTTCTTGAATAAAGTGGAGAAGATAGCAATAAGATTGTGTGCCAACAACATACGTGCGAAATTCATCGCAAATATCATACGTATCCTCTCGAAAAAACGACGACAATATATGGCGAATATATTTCTGCTTCCGACAATTTTCGACTGCATCATCTTCTTTAGGAGATGGATTCGGGCGCAATAAATGGATAGTTCGAGAGGCAACTCCAATATATTGCAATACTCGATTCGATTCGCGGTCATCGGTAAATGGTGTGATGAAAATCGTCTCTGATGGAGAATGGGTGCATACAAACCTCTCTAATGAATCGAATGTAGCGGGGACCATCTCGAAAACCGTCTCGTATTCAAAAATAGAAGAAGTGCCAGTGAATATATTGACAACGGCCGCACCGCAAATAATATGCTGCTTTGTTTTTGCCATTATTTTGGAAGAATAAAAATCAATCCAAATGCAGAGAATATTGTTTGTTATTTTTGCGTCGGCAGTATCTATATCCGACGGCAGAAATGTGCCAGGCGAATATACCCCCGACAACTCACGTGTCATTTTCCCACTATCCAACTCTTTCTGCGTATAGACAACTACAGTAAAATTCGCATCAACTGCATATTGAATATAGCGGTCTACATTGTAATCGCGAAACCCGGCCATAACGACGGTATCTTTCCCGTGTGTTTGTTTTTTATCCGTAATCGTAAGACCACCGCAAATTGTACTTACGTCTTCTATTCTAGAACGCGTAATTTGATTGGTTTGAGCGTCTCTTGTGGCATACATCTCGAAAAATGCACCCACTTGCATAAATAAAATTGTATTTTTACCGAACTTGCTGATAAATAATTCGGTCAATCGGAAATATTCCGTCTGCATAGAATTATCCTGATTGAATTTTTCTAAAGACATTGCACTTATAGTAATTGGGTATTAAAAAATAGTTATATGTTTCATCGCAAAATGTTTATGTCTATTTGTAATCTATTGTGAAAAACTACTAGGTGGGTATCACAGAGACTTCGTTTTTCTCGTTTGACTTCTTAATTTTGAAATTGACTTTGACTTCGTTTTTCTCGTTTGTATTTTCGATATTGTTTTATGCGATGCAATTAACGATTTTTTCATTTTGTATTTATTGCACTGTTTATGCGAGTCAAAATAGATAAAAACGGGAAGTCCATGCACCGGGTCGCGTTTACCGGTAAAACACAATTTCCCCTCACTCGACAGCAACACTTCATATTCGTATTTTTGCAAATAATGATGCAATGGTATTACGTGAGTTCCTTTCGGTATTATAATGCATATCATAATGTTACCAGTATCTGTATTTGAAATGAGTTTATGGTTGCTACGTTCATTACACGCCCATTCATACGAATAATTATACGATAAACTAGTAGATAATGGGCGACCAACTCTACGTTGTTTGTCTATTAAATCCACACTTACGTCGGAATAATAGCATCGATAAACGTAGAAGGTTTTTTGAACAGGTAGGATTTTCTCAAATACTCGTTCGATAGAAGAATTCATATTGGCCGGTCTAGGTATGATTTTGTCGGTAGGCATTCCAGTTTGAAACGCAAGTGATTCGTCCTCGAATTCCGTTAAAACAATACCTTTTAAGTCAGTAAAAACGTCGTCATAATAATGGTCTTTGTTTATATCCACTGCAGTTATATATTTATCCATATCTAAACTCGTTCCTTGCATTTCGTCCATAGACGGAGTCTGGCGAATCAATTCCTCCGGTTCGACCAAGAGCACATCAATAATATCATCATCCGTCATTTCATTTGCATTTTTTTTCAAATAATACTCTTTCATTTTCATCGCGGTTTCATCTTTATTGTTTTTCACCGCAACATTGATAGAATGCCATTCGTCGCGTTTTTTCCGTTTCAGTTCTTCTTTCTTTTTTAAAAAAGAATCACCCGTCAAGGATTTTATGTCAAGTTCAGTAAGACTTACATCGCGTTTTGCTTTATCTATTATTTTCTTCTCCGCATTTGCATTTGTAACTTCTGCCAGTTTATTCTTTACAATTATCAATTTGTTACGCAAATGTTCTAATTTGCGCTCCTTCTCAATCCGTTCCGATTCAATATATTCAAGCATCAATACATCACTATTTGCTTGGTCTTTTTCCAATTTACTTTCAAACCGTTGAAATTTACTTGACATAAATATATTATAATCCTGTATATTTTCAGTTGGAAAAGAAAATTGAAAACTTTAATTACTGCAAGTGAAGTGAATAAGACAATAAATGCAATACACTATTATCCAAAAATGGTCGAAAAAATGGACGATTATGGGTTCTTTTGCGATTTAGAAAGTTCCAACATAATGGAATATGACGAAGTGGAATATTATGTAGTTACTAAACGAACGCATTATGAAGTCCGACGAAAACTCTCTTCCCGACCAATTATAAAAGGCGACCCAAATACACAAGTCAACGACTTGGCTGCTGCAAAATCAAGTTTAGATAATCTCGATTGTCTAGGATTGCATCGGGAAGAACAACCTATCAAATGGGGATTCATAACATTTCTCAAAAGATTACCGCGCGACATATATTACTCCATTCTCATATGTTTTAATACATCTTCTTGTATATATCTCGTAATGAATCAACCGGAGTATAACAATGCAAATACACAATAACCAAATAATCCGATAAAAACGCGTCTATATGTTTGCTATGAAAACATATAGAATACATAAAAGGTACGTCCAATCGAAATATATGTAAACCCCATTTTTTCTAGTCATTCTTCGGTAGGTGTAATGTCTACCGGCGGAATTGTCCATTTCGCTCCAAAGGCGGGCCTCCCGTTAGGGAGGCCCTGTGTCGCTTATTAACGTCTATTCGCGGAATTGTCCCTCAAGAGGGACAACTCCGCTATATAGCGTTTGCATTTATCCATACAGATTTTTAATCTGTACGGATAGAGGTTAACGTCTATTTGTGGAATTGTCCCTCTAAATCGGAGATACCTTCGGTTGAAGCGGCACAAGGCCTCCCGTTAGGGAGGCCCGCCTTTGGAGCGACCAAGGGACAACTCCGCTATCACTCCGTATCACTACGTAGTGGCGTTTGCCGAAACTCAAATACGCAGTGATAGATTAAAAATCTATATGAGTAGACGTTAAAGCCCATTATTCAAATAGTTATACAGCAAATTATCTGGATTGTGGTTTTGTATTTCACCGCACATCATCATTGACGATTCATACATTTGCCGAAGAACGTCATTCGGACAAGACGTTCCAACGCGTATTAATCCTTTCTTAATAAGGTATTTCCGCATATCTTCTGCCGGTGTTTCTCGTATCTGTTGTTTCTTATTTAATACCTGCGTCCGAATTGTTTTGTTTGATATCAATACTCCTACCCGCGGATATACTTTCGATTTACCGACGCGAAATGTCCGAATGGTTGTCCGTTTTTGTTTTTTACTCGGTTTTAACAAATGTTGCTGTCGTCGCACCTGTTCCACCCGCTGTTTTTCTTCTTTCCGTTTTTCCAAGAATTGTTTCAATTCGGCTCTCTGCTGTTCCGGTGTGAGACGCGAAGAAATTGGTCTCTGTTCTCCTAAATTCAGCATTGAATTCGGTTTCGGGTTCAGACTCGGAAATGTACTTACGTTTGGCATCATTACCGGATTTGCAGGAAGACTTGATTGCGATTTCAGTGTTCTATATGTAGGCAACTTGCCGCCTTTCAGACAACCATATACCGGATTCGGCAAAGGAATACTCGGTAATTTGAGAGGAGGCGATTCTAACCCAACATCAACATTGCTGCTTAATATTTTATCCAAGACGGGAGATTGAAGAAGAGCCGAATTCGGCGTGACTGGATATTGTTTCAGCGTGGTGTTCGCATTCACATTGCTTATTTTTTGAGAGGATTGGTCAGATAACTTCTGCAAAAATGCCAACGACTCATCGAAATCGCTCTTGAATTCTTCGGCATAATTCTTGTCTCCTCCTCCCCCTACCGCAATAGCGGGAGAACAATCGCCATTCATCAGTCGTTTATACCGCTCCTCTTGATGCTTACGTAAATATTGAATCGCACGACGCTTTAATGTTTTTTCGATAGGGTCTTTCTTCTCGGAACGTATTTTGATTGGTTTCGGTGCAGTCGGGTTATTCTTCTTCGTTCGATTTCCTTTCATCGGAAACTTCAGAGAATTCGGGTCTACTATAATTCGCTTTCTCGGTTCTTCAGACATTGCAATATTCTTTTGAAAAGTGTGAGACTTATAAAATTGGGGGATTCTTTTTGCTTCTCTTTTAGCGATTATATATGCAAAAAATTGAAAGAGATAAATAGAAACAACTTAAACATAACAAGTGTAAAGAAACAACATCATTACGCAATTTATTCTAAACAACCAAGTCAAACCAAACAAACTCAAATCAAAAATGAACAACTCTTCTTCCTCTATCCACAAGACATTTCCTATTGTGGAAAAATCAATGATTCGTATCGGTGAAAAAGTGACTTTAAAAATCCCGCGTAGAGCGAAACCCGCCCTCATTCCAGAAGAAAACGAGACGACCCGTATGATTAAGAGAGAAATAGAAACCCAGGCAGAATTTGTCCGAATGGAGGAAGAGACCCGCTCGAAAATGGTGGAAAGCATTTTGCGTGACCACCGCCAACAATCCGATACAAGTGTGCATATCGAAGAATTACGCGCAAAAATACAAAAAGAAATCGACGCAATTACTACGACAGATGGGAAACACGTGGTCGACCATTTAGGTGATTACGTGGAAGAACCATATACCATCATCGAATCGTATTTCGCCGACCAACATCTTGCCAGGTTAGTAAGACACCAAATCGAATCCTATAATCATTTCATTAATTACCAGGCGGGAAGAACCATTCAGATGTTTAATCCTCTCCGCATCCACTCGGACAAACATTTGCTGGAATCGGGACATTATCTCCTCGAAATCGAGATTTCCTTTGACAACTTCAAAATGTATCCTCCGCAAATCCACGAGAACAATGGCGCGACGAAGACGATGTTGCCCCAAGAAGCAAAATTGCGCAATTTCACCTACGCATCCAGTATGACCGTCGATGTCCATATCAAATACATTATTCGCGATGGGGAAGACCCGGAAGTTCCGCGTATTGTGGAAAAAACACTCCCGAAAAAAATCAATATAGGGAAAATGCCAATTATGTTAAAATCGTCTATCTGTGTGCTTACGCAGAACCCACACATTCCTCCTGCATACACTGGAGAATGCCCGCTCGATTGTGGCGGTTATTTCATCATCAAAGGTTCAGAAAAGACAGTGTTAGGACAAGAACGTGCGGCGGAAAATCGCATCTACTGTTTCGACGGCAAAAATACGACAAAATGGAATTGGTTCGCCGAAATCAAATCCGTGCCCGATTACAAATGCATTTCGCCTAAACAACTCGATATGATGATTGCCAGTAAAAACAACGGGTTCGGGAACGGCATTTATGTGACGATTCCTCGATTTAAATCACCCATCCAACTATTTACGCTTTTCCGCGCACTCGGCGTTTTGAGTGACCGAGAAATCTGCGAATACATTTTGCTAAATATCGAAGACCGCAATCAAGCAGAAATGTTGGCGTGTCTGGAAGCAAGTATTATCGACGGCAATAAATATTCGACACAAGAAGAATCACTGCGTCATATTGTCAGTATGGTGGCATTCACGCCTATCAATATGGACAAAGAAACCGGTGCTAAGAAAAAACGCGATTTTGCGATTGAAGTTCTCAGCACAGATTTACTGCCTCATTGCAGAACTACCAAGCAGAAATTGTATTTGCTAGGCACAATGGCAAAAAAACTAATTCAGACCAGTCTCGGATGGTTGCCGCCGGATGACCGCGATTCGTATGTGAATAAACGCATTGAATTAACGGGAACACTGCTAAATAATCTATTTCGCAACTACTTCAACAAGTTGGTGAAGGAAATGCAGAAGAAGATTATCAGCGAGATTAATACGGGTTCGTGGCGCACCAGCAACGACTACGAGAATATCATCACAATGAACAATATTTACAAGATAATGAAAACGACCACGATTGAGAACGGCATTAGTCGTGCGCTTTCTACTGGCGATTTCAGCATTAAACAGTCAAATAGCAGTAAAGTCGGTGTCGGTCAAGTCGCCAACAGATTGACCTATTTAGGCACACTAAGCCATTTGCGTCGTATCAATACTCCTTTGGAAAAGAGCGGTGAATTAATCGACCCTCGTAAATTACACGGAACAACCTGGGGATTTCTCTGTCCGGCGGAAACCCCGGAAGGTCAAAGCATTGGCGTTGTGAAAAACATCAGTTATATGGGCCATATTACTATTCCGACCAACAGTGCGTCCTTATACGAATACGTCGAACCGTGTATAACCAAAGTCGATGATGTTGCATCGCCCACTGAATTATACGACAAAGTCAAAGTGTTTGTCAATGGTATCTGGTTAGGTGTAACAGACGACCCAGTCAAACTTTATTCGGAAATGAAAGACAAGAAGTATCGCGGCATTATCAATATCTATACGTCGGTCGTGTTTGACTATAAAGCGATGGAAATACGCATCTGCAATGACGGTGGCAGATTGACACGTCCAGTGTTGAGAGTGAAAGACAACCGTGCATTATTGACACTAGATATTGTCCGCCGAGTTGGTAACCGCGAATTGTCTTGGAATGACCTCCTGACAAATTGCCGCATTCCCGAATCGGTCATTGAATACATCGACCCCGAAGAACAAAACCACACGATGATTGCAATGAAATCGAAGAATTCCTATTTGCAGGATATTGGGATGAAAATCAACTATACACATTGCGAAATTCATCCCAGCACCATATTCGGAGTCCTTGCCTCGTGCATCCCTTTTCCGGAACACAATCAAGCGCCGAGAAACACGTACCAATGCGCTATGGGTAAGCAAGCAATTGGAATTTATTGCACCAATTACGACCAGCGTATGGACAAGACCGCCTATGTATTAACATACCCTAGCAGACCATTAGTCGATACGCGCCTGATGAATTTTATCCATCTCAACAAGATTCCTTCCGGTTCGCAAATCTATGTAGCCATTATGACACACACCGGTTATAATCAGGAGGATAGTGTGCTGATAAATAAGGGAGCAATTGACCGCGGACTCTTTATGGCGACTATCTACCATACAGAGAAAGACGAAGACAATAATGTAGTTCGTGACGAAATAAAACGTTGCAAACCAATTCCAGCAAAGACAAAGGGTATTAAATTCGGCAATTACGAAAAGTTGAATGCACACGGATTTATACCCGAAAATACCCTGGTGGAAAATCGCGATGTCATTATTGCCAAAGTAGTACCCATTAAAGAAAATCGCAATGATCCCACCAAAATCGTCAAATTCGAAGACCAAAGCAAAACATATAGAACAACAGAAGAATCATATATTGATAAGAATTATACTGGACGCAATGGCGATGGATATGATTTCGCAAAAGTGCGTGTCCGAACACTGAGAAAACCAGTATTAGGCGATAAATTCTGCGCTTTGCCAACACAACAAGTTCTTACAGATAAAGGATGGGTCACAATGCTCGAATTAGACCCGACGGTTCATATGGTCTGCACCCTTAGCACAGAAGGCAAATTACATTATGAATACCCATCCGCAAAATTTGCGTTTGACCACAATTCAGTGGACGGTGCCGATGAACCCCTATATAGTGTGAAGAATAAACAGGTGGAAATTGTATGCACGATGAATCACAAATTGTATGTGCAGACTCGCCCAGCATTCCAGAACGGTGGTCCATTTGAATTGATGGAAGCGAGACATATTGCGAAAAAAGAGGGAGAGGCAAAAGGCAAACAGGTCCGATTCCAGAAAACGATGGAGAATGCCTACCCAGATGTAGAGACGATTCGCATTGGCGACGTAGATTATAATATGGATGCGTGGTTGCAACTGTTGGGGATGTTCGTGAGCGATGGGTGCTCAGATAATTGCAATAATAATATTCACATAACCGTATTTAAAGACCGGAAAATCGAATTTATAACAAAGTGTCTAAACCTATTAAATATTCACTATACTAGACGTTCTGACGGAAACTTTTACATTTCCGGCTCAAAAACCCCAGATGTATGCAAACATTTCAAACAATTATCTGTCGGCGCATCCAATAAATATTTACCGGAATATGTTTGGAATCTTTCTCAGCGCCAGTCGCGCGTATTATTGGAAGCATTATTACAGGGTGATGGGAGCACAATGAAATACAAAGGCGAAGATTCATTCAGCCGATATGGAACAATAAGTTCTCAATTAGCAAACGATATTTCCAGATTAGCACTCCATTGTGGTTGGTCAGGAATTGTTAAAATCGCAGAAGAACCCACCGGAGTTGCACGTGTAGGAAAAAGAAATGTTGGTCCTCAAGCCGGTCAAGAAATATCAGTGACTTTGCAACACACATATTACAAGGTAAGTATTATTCGCGAACAGAACCAACCGTGGATAAACAAGAAAATAAATGAATCCAATACGGAAGCAAGACTGCCATACAGCGGAAAAGTATATTGCATTGAAATGCCAAGTTCCCACGTCTACTATATGCGTGAATCGATGCAAAGTCCTTGCTTGATAATTGGAAATTCAAGTCGTCATGGGCAGAAAGGAACTTGCGGAAACATAATACCGGAGCGTGATATGCCATTTACACGGGACGGTTTGAAGCCGGATATAATCATTAATCCTCACGCGATTCCGTCACGTATGACGATAGCACAGTTGAAAGAGACACTTTTAGGAAAAGTGTTGGTGGAGTTGGGTATATTTGGAGACGGGACGAGTTTCGGTGATTTAGGAATCAAGACAATAGCGAAGGAGTTGCAGAAGTTGGGATATGAGAGTTACGGGAATGAGATAATGTATAATGGAGTTACGGGGGAACAAATGGAGACGAGCGTATTTATTGGTCCAGTGTTTTACCAGCGACTGAAGCATATGGTAAATGACAAGCAACATAGCCGAGCAATAGGACCAATGGTGAATTTAACAAGACAACCGGCGGAAGGTAGAAGTAGAGATGGCGGTTTCAGGGTAGGAGAAATGGAACGTGATGTTATGATTGCACACGGCGCGTCAAATTTCTGCAAAGAAAGATTGTATGATGCTTCAGATAAATACAGCGCACACGTTTGCAAGAAATGCGGATTATTGGCTGCGGTGAACGCTGGATTACGAGGTGCGCACGGGGGGGTTATCGGAAAGAAAGACGGAATGTCGGAATTCACGATTCATAGGTGTGGAACTTGCGGGAACACGACGGATTTCGCCCGAGTGGATATTCCTTACGCATATAAATTGTTGTCACAGGAGTTGCAGACAATTAATGTGGCGCCCAGGTTAGTAGTGGATTAACTTCTATCTCATACAGATTAACGTCTATTCGCGGAATTGTCCCTCTTGAAGCGGCACAAGGCCTCCCGTTAGGGAGGCCCGCCTTTGGAGCGACCAAGGGACAATTCCGCGAATAGACGTTAATCTATACGGATAGACGTTAAAAATATATGTGTAGAGAGTTCTGAATATTCGAAAGGTAAGAATTTATAAAATAATTATGTTATAACATTTTTTACCCCTTACTAGAAAATGTTATCGTATGTATAAAAATTGGAATAATTATAATATATATATGTCATTTCCAACTGCAAACGCTAGAGGTATATATTCTACTAAATGGGTAAACCCTGCTTACGCGGGACCAATATTTAAAATTAGACGTAGTAATAATGATACGTCGGATTTCTATGTTAGCGCAGACGGGGCAACCATAACTACTGGACAGAACGGAGCAGGCACAACTTTAAGCAGTTGGTTAGGAGCATCAACCGCATATGTTAATACATGGTATGACCAATCTTTATTAGGCAACCACGCTACTCAACCTACAAACGATAATCAACCGTCATTTGACACTACCGGTAAATACATAGTTTTAGATGCCTATCCTGGTTACGGAAAATTATTCGATTTGTCGAATGGAACGGTCCCAACTGGTAATACGTCATATACTGTGATAGTAAAACACGGCGCGGTGAATAGTACGGGTCGTATGCCGTTCCTAACTTCTGGTAATGGTGAGAATAATAAATATAATTTATTTGCGCAAGAGGATTCAAAATATATGAACTTCTGGTACTTTAACGATTTTATCAATTACGGATATTATCAGCCGGATAATACAGTTACATGGAAATACGACGGCACAAATCGTTATTTTTACCAAAATGGTTCGTTACATGCAGTAGCTGCGTCTAGCGGAAAAAACACAGATTCAGCTAAAAATTATATAGGATGGACGGCAAACGTGGGCACTAATGCTTATTTAAACGGTCAATTATATTCTTTATATATTTATGGCTCTGCATTAGATGACGCAACGCGTAAATTAGCGGAATCTCCGAATTATACGTACGGCGGATACGATATTCGTAGTATGATTAGAGGTAGTAATGGAACAACGACTACCGGAAAAGAATACATAGGATTTCCATCTTCTGGTGAGACGAACATACCTAGGAACGAACAACTGCAATTTCCGGGGTATTTTTTAAATGGTTCTTTGTATACAACATACAAGGCAACATATATGGAATATACGGCAGGCACAAGCTCAACGGCAGATAGAATACCCGAATGGTGTAATTATGTAAAAGTATTAATGTGCGGAGGTGGTGGTGGAGGAGGAGGTGCTGGCGGTTTTTCGGTTTATTTGCCCGGTTATTTTGCGGGTAGCGGTGGTGGAGGTGGTTCTGGGACACAGGCTGCGTATATGCTTTCTAAACCGACCAATAGTACTAATACGTATACGGTTAGTGTAGGATATGGTGGAAATGGTGGAGGTGTCGGTTCAGCCAATGGCTCAAATTATGGCGGTCTAAACTTTTCTGGGGGTAACGGTGGGGCTGGAGGCACCACTACTATAACTATATTCGGTAAGACATTAAGTACTTCTGGCGGAGGTGGCGGAGGTGGCGGAGGTGGCGGCGGTCCTGAGGGCGGCGGTCCTACTGCTGGAGGTCCTGGTGGAGGTGGAACCATTATAATACCCGGTAATAGTTCTGGTGATGTTTATTTAATTAACTCGATTTACGGTTCAAATGGGAATTCCGGAAGTGCAGGCGGAATTGTCTATGGTAACTCTGCCAAACCTGGCGGAAGTGGCGGAAGCGGAAATTTTGCCGTTTCAAATTGGTCGCAAAAGCACGCCGTCCGAACGGGGGGCAATGGCGGAGCCTCCACTAACGGAAACGGGAACCAGGGCAGTCCCGGTGAGCCAGGATATCTCGTTATCTATTTCTTCGCAACATTACCAGATATAATAATAAACGGAAATTTTGCTTCGCCAATAATTGTAAATAATACTACTGAAACTATAGGTACCGGTAAAGTTCTAGGATGGGAGTCTGATGCTCATTTGATTAACAGTTCAGGTATATGGAATTTTCCAATGCCGTATCCAGCTGGGAACCAAGCGGTGTCTCTTCAACATCAGACGTTCATTAAACAATCCTCGATTCCGTTGAAACGTGGAACTTATAGACTATCATTTCGCGCTTGCGGAAGACCTGGATCTTCATACGGCGCAAATCCAATAAAGATAATATTTGGTTTAAGTGGTGAGAACACAGAACGACAAACATTTACGCCGGGAACTACTTGGGAATTACGTCAATACCACTATACCGTAAGTACTGATAATAATTATGAATTAGGGTTTTATGGAACAGCACCTAGCACGCAAGATAAATCAACCGCTATTCAAGATGTTTATTTGACTTTAGAGAATTTATTACTAATACTTTTACAAAATGGCAATTTTACTCAGCCACAATTATCAAACGATAGTTTTCAAAGTATAACTAGCAATAATAGTGGTGTTCAAGGATGGAATTTTGATGCTGTATTGATTAACAATTCATTCGCGTGGAATTATCCGAGACCGTACCCAGCTGGGGACCAAGCGGTGTCTCTTCAACGGACGGGGTCCATTAAACAATCCCCAATTCCATTGAACAGTGGAACCTATAAAATATCATTCTATGCTTGCGGAAGAACCATAACTAATTCAAATCGAAATCCAATAGACATAATATTTCGTTTAACTACTGATACTACCTTAGTTCGAGAAAGATTTACGCCCGGATATACCTGGGAATTAGTTGAACGCAATTACACTATAACTAGCGGTAATTACGAATTAGGGTTTCTTGGAACAACTGTCTCGGACGATAAATCAACAGCTATTCAAGATGTTCGTTTAATCGTAGTATCATAATCCTCTACTCATATAGATTAACGTCTATTCGCGGAATTGTCCCTCGGTCGCTTCGCTTCAAGAGGGACAACTCCGCTATCACTACGTATCCGCGTTTGCATTTATCCATACAGATTTTTAATCAGTACGGATAGAGGTTAAAAATCTATCACTGCGTATTTGAGTTTCGGCAAACGCGGATACGTAGTGATAGTGGAGTTGTCCCTCGGTCGCTCCAAAGGCGGGCCGTCGGACCTCCCTAACGGGAGGCCTTGTGTCGCTTCAACCAAAGGTATCTTCGATTTAGAGGGACAATTCCACGAATAGGCGTTAACCTCTACTTATACAGATTTTTAATCTGTATGAATAAATGCAAACGCGGATACGTAGTGATAGCGGAGTTGTCCCTCAAGAGGGACAATTCCACGAATAGACGTTAATCTAAATGAGTAAAGGTTATGCGGTAACTGGTATTTACTCGTTTGCATTACTTTTTACATCACTCCATCAAACAAATAATCCGTCGTCCCTCGTTGTTCATTCTTCTTGATTTGTCGATACACCTTGTCAATATTCTCCACCACATTTGCCAATATCACTTTATCCGCCACAATTTCAGTCGCCGGATTCACTGTCTCCGTCAGCAATTCCACTGCCATATACATCACATACCGCCTCTTCTTCGCCATTGCAGTCGTATATTTCACCCGAAATATATCCAACAGTCCTTCCATCACTTTCTTAATAAACAAATCCGCACGAGCTTCGCACGCCTCCATAATCGCATCCCACATCATCCATATCACATCGCCGCGGTATTTCCGGTCTTCTACATAGTCCCGATTATCGCACCGCACAATTTGTTTCCGTGCTTTGCATACTCCATCAAATTCAATCATCCATTCTATCCAATAACAACACATTGTCATATTCTTTGACGCTAATTGATATGCAAATTCATTCACTGCAATGAATAATTCGTGGGGGTCACCTCGGCGTCGGAATGCTCCGCCAGCGTATTCCGTCGATGGTGCTTTCAATCTATCTGTCATCTGTGTCATATCAAACTCCTCTTGTCTCTGTATCTTCACCGCTTCGAAACTCGGTTTTCTCTGTGAAAGTGTCAAATTGCATATGACCTCTGCAAACACTTTGCGGATTTCGGCGTGATTCCGCAGATTCAGTTCATTCGTATAAAGTCCTTCGCTCACGATATTCTTGAATACTTTGAACCTAGACGCGACGTAAATCGGCATTTTCGGATTGCCTAAATGGATATGTTTTGCCATAAAATGGAAAATATTCTCCCAAGCATCTAAGAATTGGCCAGCGCAAATCAATTCTGCTGACCAATAACACGCTTGTTCTATCCGACCTTGAATCATATTCTTCAGCATCTGATTACGCACTTCTATTTTTTTGTATCCGGAAAACGTAATTCCTTTAAAATCAGATAAAGACCGAATGTCGTCAATATCGCACAACCTCTGCAATTCCATTTCTATAACAATATGCAATAATGATTGTATTGTATATTGACCGAGAACTGACCTATTTTATCTTCGCCTTTTTGACCAAAATGATTTTTTCCAAAACGATGGTTTTGACCAATATTGCAAGGTCCAGTATGTTGCCGGCGTAACGACTTCTTCTTGCGAACCGCTTAATGGTGTTCCGGACAATGCATTCGATAGTGGTGATGCGCCTACAGAATTTTGCGAAAATAACCGAATTGTATATTCTTTTACTACGGTCAAATTATGTATTGTAATTGGTGATGTAGATGTGTTTGCATTCACAGCGTTTCCGCCATCCACCGTATAATAATAAGTAGTGGGCGACGGATACCCTCCGGCAGAACCTGTAAATTCTACATTCAATCCATTTGCTACTGACAATATTCTCGTTATGGTCGGTGCACCACCTAGAATATAAGGAATGGCGCTCACAACATTCGATGATATATCGCCCGCACTATTCCTCGCTAATACATAGACCGAATTACTGACTGCTTGTGTCAAATTCAATATATCAAATGGACTCTGATTTGATGGGACGAGATTTAATGGCCCGCCATTCAACGAATAATAGTAGGTTGGTGCTGGGTTTGCTCCAGTAGAAACGGTAAATGCAACTGTCAGTTTATTTGTTCCAGATTCTACATTGGTAATCGAGGGAGGCGTTCCGAGCAAATAAGGTGTCTCCGTAACAGGATTCGACGATATATCACCAGCCAAATTGTTTGCAATCACATAGACTGTCTTTTGAGAGGTTAATCCAGTAATTGTAAATGGAGATGTTATTGGTCCGGGTTCTCTGTTTATGCCATCGTAAGAATAATAGTAGGAAAATGAAGAAGGGTTTCCTCCAGATGCATTTGTAAAAGTGACGATTAGACTATTTATTCCGGAAGAAATATTCGTTATTGATGGGGGATTTCCGAGCAAATAAGGTGTCTCTGTAACGGGATTCGATGATATATCACCAGCCAAATTGTTTGCAATCACATAGACTGTCTTTTGAGAGGTTAATCCAGTAATTGTAAATGGAGATGTTATTGGTCCGGGTTCTCTGTTTATGCCATCGTAAGAATAATAGTAGGAAAATGAAGAAGGGTTTCCTCCAGATGCATTTGTAAAAGTGACGATTAGACTATTTATTCCGGAAGAAATATTCGTTATTGATGGGGGATTTCCGAGCAAATAAGGTGTCTCCGTAACAGGATTCGATGATATATCACCAGCCAAATTGTTTGCAATCACATAGACTGTCTTTTGAGAGGTTAATCCAGTAATTGTAAATGGAGATGTTATTGGTCCGGGTTCTCTGTTTATGCCATCGTAAGAATAATAGTAGGAAAATGAAGAAGGGTTTCCTCCAGATGCATTCGTAAAAGTGACGATTAGACTATTTATTCCTTGTGAAACATTACTAATAGTTGGCTTACTGCCCAGTAAATAAGGAGTTACTGTTGAACCGTTCGATATTACATTTCCGGCATTATTACTCGCTATTACATAGTAAGTAGTAGTCGTCGTTACTCCAGAAACATCTATAGATGTTGTAATAAATTGGGTTCTCGCTGTAGTATTTGCGTCGTTAACGGTAGAGTAATAATAAGTGACCGGTAGCGTTCCGGTGGTTTCTTGCGTATATGCTATACGAATCGCGCCAGATGAATTTAATACAGGTACAGCGGTTAAGAATGGTATGCTTCCAAGCATAAAAGGTGTCCCAGATGAAGTAGCAAGCGAACGTACAGTCCCGGCAGAGTTGTCTGCAATAATATAGAATGTGATGCTTGTTGATATGTCTGTAATAACTAGCGGAGATGTCGTTGTTCCGGGTCCTAGTTTGGTTGTTCCGTCAATGGAGTAATAGTATCTGGTTGGTAATGTCCCCAACGGTGACTGACTAAATGCAATAGAAAGTTGATTTACACCAGGAGTAATTGCACCAATAGTAGGTGCTCCTCCAAGTATAAAGGGTGTCCCAGATGCCCCAAGTGAAATCAAATTGCCTGCTGGATTTTGAGCAACAATATAGACAGTCCTTGTAGTTGTACCACTAATATCAAATGGAGACACTACTGGTCCTATTCTACCGGCCCCGTTCGATAAATCAGTATAGTAATATAATGTCGGAGAGGTTCCGCGTAATGACTGATTAAAAGTAACTGTTAATTTATTGATACCTGGAGTCAAAGATATAGTGGGAGTCGTTCCATATGCGTTTCCTGCAACAATATTCGATGAAATATCCCCGGCAATGTTTCGAGCAACTACATATACATTGTAAGAACTAATATCTGTTATATTTGATATGTCAAACGTTCCCGTACTTGATGTATTATTTGGGGTTGAATAGCTAATATCATTCAAGTAATAACGGTATGTTGTGGGAGACGTACCAGTATGTTGTTGTGAATATGATATTGTAAATTTATTTGTCCCAGAAGTTACAGTTAAACTTGGAATACTGCCTAATACGTATCCTATCTGAAAATTCGATGAAATATCTCCAGCTAAATTATTTGCGATTATACATATATTATAAGGGTTATTGCTAATCAGATTTGTTATAGTGAATGATGGATATGTGGCGGTTCCGGCATTAGATGTCCCATCAAAAGAGTAATAGTATGTAGTAGGAGAACTTCCCAATACGTCCTGTTTATGTGTAACGGTTAGTGAAGTGGCTCCGTTAGAAACGACATTTTCAATTATTGGTTTGCTTCCTAGAAATGCAGTTTGCACATTATATACAGTTGAATATCCAGATACCCAAGCGGTTGAGTAGGCACGTAATATAACATTGTAAGTTGTGCCAGATATTAATTCCGGAATTAATAGTGGCGACGTTGTTCCAGTATCGGTAAAACTTACACCATTATTAATTGAATATGATATCCCTGTTAAATTAGGACTGCCAACATTTGGCATATTAAACGAAATTAATAAAGAAGTCAATCCGGCTGTTATATTTGTAATATTCGGCGGATACGTTGGGCGAATTGCGTTTGAAGCTAAAGACATTCCAGCTCCGTTATAAGACTTTAATGAAACTATTCCACCAGACGAATTAATAATTATTGGAGAAACCGTCGTTAATGCATCCACATAATTTATCCCATCTATAGAGTAATAGTATGTATTAACTGTCTGCGTAGGAGGTTGAAATTCAACTGATATGGATAACCCGTTTGTAGCTACCGTTACGTATGTTATTGTTGGTGAGTCAGGCGGTAACTGCGGAACAATTGGCGTATAATTAATAAACAATGTTTTTACATTTACCATTGGACTACCTGAAGCAGTTATCATTGCAGTTAACGAAAGACTATTACCACCGGAAATTGACATTGCACCAAATCCATTACTACCGCACGAATAGACATTTCCGGTACTTGTCAAAGCAATCGTCGCACCTATAAAACCCATAGTCGTAACGGCAGTAATTACTCCAGTTTCTCCAGATGGCAACGGTAAACAAGAAATTAATCTTGTATAAGTAGTGCCGACCGTTCCGGTTCCCAAAACAGAACTAGTATTTACGCCACATCCATATACTTTTCCGGTTGATGTTATTACAAAGGATACATTTGAACCGGTAGATATCGCTGCCGGAATGCCGTTGGTCACCGCTGATAAATCCATTGGAACCCAAATCAACGAATTCGTTGTACTGCCGTAACCGAGTGATGCGCCTGTTCCAGTTCCGTATATTTTATTATTTGTAGTCAATAGTAATACGTGTCCAGTAGAAACAGATATTTGTTTTACACTTCCTATATTTACTGACCCACTTACATTTACTGGTGTTGCGAGTTGAGTTGGATTTAAAGTACTGCCGGTTGATGTATTAATACCCAACAATGAATTCGCGCCACACCCCCAAACGGTTCCATCATTCATTAGTAATATCGTAGTTAAACCGGAATTTTGCATATCTATCGGATATCTAGGTGAATAATTCGCAATAGACATAGTTGCTAATTCAAAAGAAGCTGGATTTGTTGTTGAACCGGTACCGAAAAGTCCAGCTGAATTACTACCCATTCCATAAACTGCACCATCATCCGTTAAAAACATCATATTTGCATTAGAACCGACATTACTGAACTGTCTTATTACTTTTTTAGATGGCGCCTGAGTATAAAATAATGTACATTCCGCAAAAGAGGACCTAGTACCACCCACCGTCACCGAGTTATTCAAAAGATACCCAGATGCATTGGATCCCGACGCATACATCTTGCCGTCTGAATATGATATGTAACATACTGAAGTCCCACCCCCAAATGAAAGTATTGTGCTCGATGAATTTAAATCTGTTAATTTTGTAAGATTCGCAACATTTGAATTATTGCCTAATCCTAGTTGTCCGGCTGTATTTCGACCACACGCCCAAATTGCTCCACTATTGTCTAACATAAGAGTTATCGGATAATGAAAATCAAACACATAACTGTACTGTTCAATGTCGCTATTAAAATATTTTCGGTCTATATTTACGGTAAATTTTCGTGTATTTTCTGCATCATATTCCGTAAAACGCCAATTTCCGCCATAATTCGGATTACCGGTTGATACTGGATTTGCATAAATAACAACATTCGCGTTATTCGACAAGTTATAATAATAATTCTGCCATTGTGCGTCATTCAGTGTATTACACCCAAAAAAATCAATCGTATGTATATTCATTTTTGAAATTGCCGAAATTAACCACTTCACATTTTGTTCGTCCATATAATTTGCATTTTCTACAAACATCGATTCTTCAAACCGCATACCAGAATCAGTTGAAAATACAAATCCAAATCTACGAACATTTAATATGAACTGCTCCAATTTAATGCTCACTTTACATTTGTCTGTTGCGTATATATGTAGGTCAGTTTTGTGTGAAATTTGATTATCATATAAATGGATGTGGTCTAATATAGAACTTAATTCATTTCGTTTCGTTTCTTCTGAATGATATAATATAGCTAATGTTTCAGTGTTAATATAAGAGGACAATGCATCTGAATTGATTACACTATGTTCATCTATAAACAGTAGGTTTTTTATTGCAGATATATGTTTTGTGCCATATTGAAAATTTCGACGCAAAAAATAAGGTTCCAAATTACCGTACTTCATAATATTATTCGGTATATTATGAAAACATATTATTGTCTAACGTCTATTCGTAGAATTGTTCCTTGGTCGCTTCGCTTTACGGTCGCTTCGCTTTACGGTCGCTTCGCTTTACGGTCGCTTCGCTTTACGGTCGCTTCGCTTTACGGTCGCTTCGCTTTACGGTCGCTTCGCTTCTTGAGGGAAACTCCACTATAACTTTATATAACTACGTAGAGGCAGAGGCTAAATATTACACCGTTTTAGTTCATTCATCGGCTCGCGCAAATAAATATTATAACAATTCCATATTGGATAATTCGCGCATATATCTTCGACTGCTCGTCTCTACAAGCAATCCATTTGCATATATTCCGTAATTCATATAATAATCGTCATTTTCCAACGCAAGATGATATATAGTGAATGTTCCCGATTTTTCATATATTTCCGCCCTTTCGTCGACGCACGCCGGTAACCTATATTTGTTGTCTGTTATGTATATTTTCCGATTCACTTCGATTGTCCGTCTTCGTTCCTCCGCATTCTTAAATTCATCTACCAAAATACAATGGCAGCCAGTCAATATCAAGTCCTCATTCGTCATTTCCGGATAATTCTTTTTCGTGCATTTATACAGACGATTCTTGTGTCTTTCTCCCGCCGCATAGTTATTCTTCACCGTTGTCTTGCCAATCATTTCCACCGCAACATATCCGTGTCTCAATGTTTTGACTAATGTGCCTCTCCGGATGTTCTTGATTGACACATACTCTTCTTCAAATCGGTCTTTATTAAAGCACAATATACGGGCATTCTCACCGAAGCAGGGTATTTTCGGCGGATTATTGTTCGGCGCGGATATGAAATACTCCACCAATGTCAAGTAATTAAATGCATAACTATTCGTATAGTTGTCGCCCGGATTCAAATAAACCGATTTGGCGTCGCTCAATGCGGCGATACCAGATGTCAAGTTGCCATTGATATAAACGCGGAGAGGTAAATTTCCACTATCAGCAGTATGATTAAATGTATAATACGGGCTAGCCAAAAACCCGGTTCCCACATTCGATATAGTAAGTATATATGATTTATAGAAGGACAACCACGGACCGACTACAGGGAACAATTCGACACTATTAATCGCCAATTGACTATGCATCACATTTCCGCCAGAAAGAGCCGTTCGTCCTCTGCCTATCTCGATTATGGACCAATCTGCATATGATGACGATATTGGGTCGGATGTCAAACTGCCGGCGAATATCCATAATCCGGAAGACACCAGATAATAATAAAACCCGACAACGATTGTCCCGTCGTCATTAATATTTGCATTGCATATATAAAGCGTGTTGGTAGGGAATCGCGTATTTGTATTGTCCTCGAATGACACTTCAAAGGATTTAAATCCGGACCCAGAAACATCATTCGTATAACTCTCGATTTTCAATATGCCTGCATAATTCACATAAGCAGTAACGTATTCATATCCAGTTGGCGATGATGGATTGGAAGGACCTTGTAAATACAGAATTTGACTGCAGTTGTAGGAATGTTGATTCACCCAAGACGATGAGAAGTCGCGGATTTGGAAAGCGACATTGATAGAGTTCGTCACTATTTCGTTCAATCGAACAAGAAGAGGAACTCCAGTAGCTTGAAGTGAAAATGTGCTTCCGGTAATATTGGACGCCGCAATATAAAACTGCGTTGGCACATTGATTGTCGGCACTACTAAAGGAGACGAAGCGACGCCGGACCCCAGCAAGGAAAGGCCATTCAACGAATAATAATAAGTCGAAGCCGGCACACCAACATTACTCTGCGTAAAGGAAACCCTCAATTGATTGTATTCCGACACGACGCTCGTAATAACCGGAATACTGCCACTTAGGTTTGGTGTCCCAGAAGATGCATCCGAAACTACATTTCCAATCGAGTTCGACGCAATAATATAGAAAGACGTTGTAGCAGAAATATCCGATATGACTAATGGAGAGGATGCGACGCCCGACCCTAACAACGCAACACCGTCATATGAATAATAATACATTGGTGCAGGAGACCCGACAACACTTTGTGTAAATGCAATACTCAATTGATTTGTTCCAGATGTAACAGCGGTAATAATTGGTGCAGTTCCTACATAATTTGGTGTCCCAGAAGATGCATCGGAGACTGCGTTGCCGACCGAGTTTGATGCGACAATATAAAACGTCGTTGTAGCAGAAATGTCGGATATGACTAATGGAGAGGATGCGACACCCGACCCTAACAGCGTAACGCCGTCATATGAATAATAATAAGTCGGTGCAGGGGACCCGACAACACTTTGTGTAAATGCAATACTCAATTGATTTGTTCCAGACGTAACAGCGGTAATAATTGGTGCAGTTCCTACATAATTTGGTGTCCCAGAAGATGCATCGGATACTACATTACCGGCCGAGTTCGATGCAACAACATAGACAGTAGTTGTAGCGGAAATATCGGATATGACTAAAGGAGAGGATGCGACACCTGCGCCAAATAGATTGACTCCATCGTACGAATAATAATAAGTAGGTGCCGGCTTTCCCAATCGCGTTTGTGTAAAAGCCACACTGAGTTCATTTGTTCCAGGTGTAATGCTTGTAATTACTGGAACACTACCTAAAAAGGGTTGGACTCCAGTCGCTGTGTTTGAAAATAAATTACCTAGTGGGTTTGATGCAACAACCGAAAATGGCGTTGTGTCAGAAATATCGGTTATGACTAATGGAGAGGATGCAACACCCGTTCCTAAAAGCGCGACACCATCCAAAGAATAATAATAGGTTGGCAATGGACTGCCCGTTTTTGTTTGTTCAAAATCGACAGTCACTTGATTTTCTTCAGTTGTCACCATAAATATGACAGGAACTGTTCCTAAATAATCAGGTGTTGCGGAAGAAACATCAGATACTGCATTACCGGCCGAGTTCGAAGCAACAATATAGAACGTTGTTGTAGCGGAAATATCGGATATGACTAAAGGAGAGGATGCTACTCCCGAGCCTAGCAGTGTGGTCCCATCCAGCGAGTAATAATAGGTGGGAGAAGGAGACCCTGCATTCGTCTGTGTAAATGCAACTGACAATTGATTCGTTCCTGGCGTGACAGTATCAATAGTAGGCGCAGAACCAACATAATTTGGTGTGCCAGAAGAAACATCAGATACCGCATTACCGGCCGAGTTCGAAGCAACAATATAAAACGTTGTTGTAGCAGAAATGTCGGATATGACTAAAGGAGAGGATGCCACCCCCGAGCCTAGCAGTGTGGTCCCATCCAGCGAGTAATAATAGGTGGGAGCAGGAGACCCCGCATTCGTCTGCGTAAATGCAACTGACAATTGATTCGTTCCTGGCGTGACAGTATCAATAGTAGGCACAGAACCAACATAATTTGGTGTGCCAGAAGAAACATCAGATACTGCATTACCGACCGAGTTCGAAGCAACAATATAGAACGTTGTTGTAGCAGAAATGTCGGATATGACTAAAGGAGAGGATGCCACCCCCGAGCCTAGAAGTGTGGTCCCATCCAGCGAGTAATAATAGGTGGGAGCAGGAGACCCCGCATTCGTCTGTGTAAATGCAACTGACAATTGATTCGTTCCTGGCGTGACAGTATCAATAGTAGGCACATAACCAACATAATTTGGTGTGCCAGAAGAAACATCAGATACTGCATTACCGGCCGAGTTCGAAGCAACAATATAGAACGTTGTTGTAGCAGAAATGTCGGATATGACTAAAGGAGAGGATGCCACCCCCGAGCCTAGAAGTGTGGTCCCATCTAATGAATAGTAATAAGTCGGCACTGGGTCGCCTACATCACTTTGTGTGAAATCAACACTGAGTTGATTCGTTCCTGGCGTAATAGCAGTTATTACTGGAGGCGTTCCTACGTATGACATTTTGTGTCCTTAAAATCTTTGTATATTATTATCTAGAGAGGATTCATCCTCTCCACATAATACGATAATCAACTACCTATACCCTCTTGAAGCGACACAAGGTCTCCCGTTAGGGAGGCCCGCCTTTGGATAGACAACTACACTACCATTTCGTATAAATACGTAGTGATACGTAGTGATATGTAGTGGCGTTTGCCGAAACTCAACTGCGCAGCAATAGATTTTTAATCTATATGGGTAGACGTTAACCTCTACTCATATAGGTTAAAAATCTATATAGGTATCGGCAAACGCGGATACGAAGTGATAGCGGAGTTGTCCCTTAGTCGCTCCGCTTCAAGAGGGACAATTCCGCTAATAGGCGTTAATACATATGCGTTTTACAAAAAATCAACTACGAGAGGATAATGGTCCGAATCGTATTTTCCGCAAAATTCATCATATCCGTGATACACAAATGCAGCCGCAATTTTATCATACAAAAACGGTGTCACTAAAATCGAATCAATCATTGAAAATTCATCTGCGGTGCTTACACAATCGCCATTTTTATCCCACCAATCACTAAATCGTTCCACTTGAGGTATTTTTTCAGACACTGTTTGCAATTCATATTTGTCTTGTCCTTTTCCTTTCAATATATCAAGTACGCGAGAGGTTGGAATATTTCGATTTGCATCAACTACTTCTCCATCAAAATCATTCAAATCTCCTAAAACAATCACTTCTGCTTCTCCGTCGTTGGCCATTAAATAATCAACAATTGCGTTTTGTATAATCTGGGCTTGAGCCTCTCGTTCGGCGCATCTCATTGCGTCTTCCGGATAAGCAAGCAAATGCAACCCAATAAAAAGTGTCGGTCGTCCATACAGCATATACTCCGTTATATAGTGTTTGCTTACGCCTACGGTTCCGCCTGTTCCGTTGTATCCGCATTGCGACCCTTCTAAAGGATATTGCAATTTCTCTTCAGTTCGCACTAAATTTCGCGTCGGCGACCATTTTGTAAGCATCCCCACATTTTGTCCTGTGGCAGTATCTGTTCCTCTCTTTAAATACACCTGATAATCATTTCCATTTACAATACGATTTCTCAATAAATTTAATTCATCACATCCTTCCACTTCGCAAATATTGATAATATCCGGATTCAGTTCGGATATGACTTTTGCCACGTGCTGAAAATGTATATCCGATTCTGTCTCATTCGCCCACGTACATCCAGACCCGGGGCATTTCATCGGTTCGTAATAATCCATAAACAACCATTCTGCATTATACTGAACAATACGAATCCCAGACGTTTTTTCTTTTCCTTCAAAAGAAACCACTGGACATTCCGTGTCGGATGTGCGCCCAAATATATATAAGACCGATAATATTGCAAAGATGATTGGAAAGTGCATTTTACTATAGCGTTAGATTTCAACCTCTCGACAGGTTTATGTTATTTGCCGCGTTAGATGGGACGATACAAATTCTCCGGATATGGTTCAGCATAGTGTCCCATTCCTTCCAATTTGCTGCTAAATGCATTATAACTGTTTGCTTGTCCAGCGAGCAATCCAGAGGAACATAGCCAAAACTCCGGGTCATTATAGCCTGGTCCGATAGTAATGGGTAGTGTATTTAAATGTCCTCTCGTAACCCAGAAAAAATTACCGGAATAATGTATCGGCCACTTGTCACCGCAATAATAGTTGCATCCGTATGTGTCATATCGATTCAATATATCTTCTGCATCTAGCCACCTCTCAATATTCCAATAAATAAGTAGTTTTATCCAATCAACAACGTATGTTTCTTGTGGTGTGTTGAACCATCGAATGCCTTTCGTGTGTAAATAAAAGTATTTTGTATATTTTGAGTCTATATCAGCGGCGTTTCGCATATGTAACAATGTCGGTCGTTCGTACTCATTGGGTCTTCCTATATAGACGACGCGGATTTTTGGGTCAGACCATATAGGATGGTCAGGTTTCTCCGGGGTATCTAAATCAGATAGAATGCCGAGCCGTATTTCTTTTGCAGCAGCAAATAATCCCGATTGTATTATTGCGTCTATAATCATACGAAATGATTTCTGCCAATTGCCTCTCTGGCAAATGTGAAAATATCCAATAATCGGCGGAGACATATTATATATAGACATTTCGCATAATCCGATTGCGTTCGTCTTCCGAAGAAGCGCACATATGGGCGAAAACACAGTCATTCACTCGGTCAGGATAGGCTCTTATAATGCAATTTAATAGATAAGGGTCGTGTATGATATATTTATCCTCTCCAATTTTTGGCAAAACATATTCGTAGATGGTTTTTTGTTCATATGGATAAAACGTCCAAGGGTGTGTATTGCGCATACTCCAAACCAGTTCTTCCCATATTAATGCATTTCGATTTACAAATTTCACGCCTGTATTGATAGGAAACTGTCCCCATCCTCCTCTCTCGTGGAACAGATGATACAATATATTTTCGTCGTCCAAATCGAGTAGTTTTTCTACTTTTGCGGAATAGTTATTAACATAGACGTCCGAATCGACCCATACGAACCATTTTGCGTTTGGATAGAGTAGGCTTGCTTTGAGTATATTGACACATCGCCGATAATGCAAATTCTTTGGTTGTGTTTCTGACGGTTCTACGTCATCTGTATCGTAGTAGAAATGATATCCGTGCATTTTCGTATATTTCTTAAATGTCGCACGTGTTTTGATGGAGAAATAGGTGTTTAACGGATAATGAGAAGATACGAATACAATATCACTTGGTAGCACCATTATATCAAGCATATATACAATTGCGAATAGATATAAACGAATCGCAGCATTCATACATAACGTACTAACCGCATTCTGATAAACAAAATGAGCGACATTTTCAGTTCATTGCAGACCTTGATGGTTGACCATATACGATTATCGCTAATAAGTCAAATACAAAACAATCGAAATGCAAATAATATGACACAGTCAATTCTTCTTGCGTTGGTAGTAGGTGTTGCTGCGTGGATATATGAGAGTTTGTCGGGAGATGGGAAAAAGAATCTGTCGGATATTTCATTCGAGTGGCGGTCGTATGTTTTTCGTAAGCACAGCATTGTGTTTGAAGGAAAGCATATATTAGGAATTGACAATTTCAACCGTCGTCCTCTCACTATATCGAACACGTTTTCCAACAACTTCCGGTCGATTCTCTTCTATGTACTGAAAAATGTCAAATCACTAAAAGATGTGAGAGAGTTGAAGGAATTCGCCTCCAATATTATTAAAGGGACTCATTATGAGGACAATTCGGAAGACCTCAAGACGATATTTACCGTTTCACAGAGGAGACCATTTCTTCTCGATGCAGAAAAAGAAATATATTGTGTTGTAAAAGAAATCGGAGAACAGCGCGACGAATTAAATACGAATGCAATCAAGGTGGAAAATCGCGTGGTGAAATTCAATATTATTCTTTATTCTTATAAGTCGAATGTGCATACCATAAAAGAGTATGTGAAGATGATGAAGGGGGAATATTCCAAGCACTTAGAAGAAAAACGGCGCGGTAAATTGTTTGTATATACATTAAACAATGCAGAAATACACAATGAAGACGACGATACGGTGGGGGGATGGCAAGAAACTCCTCACGAGACAATGAAGTCGTTCCGTAACATATTCTTCGAAGGGAAGCAGAGTGTAATGTCGAAAATCGATTTCTTTATCAACAACAAAGAATGGTATAAGCACAATGGTATTCCCTACACTCTTGGTATTGCCTTATATGGTCCGCCGGGAACAGGTAAGACGAGTTTTATCAAAGCGTTGTCTACTTATTTGAATCGCCATATTGTATCGATTGCGTTGTCGAGAATCAAGACGAAAAAGCAATTGCACGATTTCTATTTTGAAACGCAATATAATAATGCAAACGACAAAAATGCAGTAGGGTTCGATAAGAAGATAATTGTCTTCGAAGATATTGACTGTATAGGTGATATTATTTTAAAACGGAAACATAACAATACGGATGCAAATTCGATAATTAGCGATATAGATGTGGATGGAGACGGAGATGAAGATGATGACCGTGACATGGATGACTATGTGAATACATCTTCGAATTCGCGGGCAGAAGACAAAATCCGCAAAGAAATTACAAAGGCGACTAAATATGTAATGAAGAAGATAAATTCGGGGGGTATATCGAATCCGATGTATTCGTCGCAAGACAATATAGCTCTCGACGACCTGCTCAATTTATGGGATGGTATTCGCGAAAACACCGGCCGTATTATGATTATAACGACAAATCATTACGATAAGTTGGACCCGGCGTTGATTCGTCCGGGTAGAATTGATATTGCGTTGAATTTAGGTAATACGTCGAGAGAGGTCATTGCAGAAATGTATTCGCATTATTATGGACAGACGATTGACGATGCGGAGTTGGAATTGATTCCAGACCGGTTTTATTCCCCCGCAGAGATAATCAATGTGTATGTATCAAACTCGACCAATCCGCGTGGCTTTATTGAGAGGTTGATTTCGATGAAGAAGATAAATACGAATTAGAATATTGGATGTAAAAATAGTATAAAAAGGGTAATTTATACTATTTACTTGCAAGATAGAAAAGAGATGAATCGCGTAGAACAGATGAAGAAAATACAGGGCGAGGCTTTGGCGTTATTTTAACGTCTATTAGTGGAATTGTCCCTTGGTCGCTCCAAAGGCGGGCCTCCCGTTAGGGAGGCCTTGTGCCGCTTCAAGAGGGACAATTCCGCGAATAGACGTTAATCCGTATGGATAGAGGTTAACGCAAAAATACAGATTATGGGGATGCATTCGCTAAATACGGTATTATCGGCGTGTTGACACGAATGGAAGACAAATCGCAACGTTCTGTATCTATTACGAAAAACGGCGCGACGTTAGCGGATTCGGAGGGACTTCGCGATACGTCGATTGACTCGCATAATTGTGCTGCAATGGCGTCGATGCTTACGGATGAATAATCCGATGGCGATGCCTTTTAAATTACCATATTTTTCGTGTCACTATACCCCGATATTTGACCACATATGCGGTCTTTGCACGAATACCATTTATCCGCCTCTTGTAGTCTTCCCCATACAGCATCATTTGCATATACCCAATGCATACCGGTTTCTGCCAAAAGAGGAAGAGCCCATTCATAGAGGTCGATTAATTTCTGATAGTAATGGTCTTGCACGATATATGCGCCGGCACAATGTGCATATAAAACGCGAACTAACCAATCAAAATCGGGTATAGGTTCGGACCGTTGCATATTAATATCTAGCATAAATACGTCAAATTCGGATAGTCCATCCTCTTCGGAGAATAATCGGTCAATTGTATTTTCGAGCGTTTGTGAGGACACTTTAAATTCAATATCGTCTTCTAAAATAAGAATGTTTTTCCATGAATTGTCTCTCGCCATTTTCAATACTGCTAAATGACTGAGACCGCAGCCGTATAATCCGTTTGGATGTTCGATGGCTTCAAATCTCTCTGCTGCAATATCATATTCAGCGAGGATTTGTTCCATATGTTGTCTTCTGTCGGTGCGTTTCTGTAGATTGATATAGACCACTTTTTCGACGCGTTTATTCATTTCTATCCTATTTTCCGCGGGATTTATAGAAAAACGAGAATCGAAAATATGTATTTTTACGTGAATATATATTTTTGCAGGGTTCGCCTAGTCTAGAAGTTAGAAAAAAGACCCGAAACTACCACCGAAAACGGAATTTGCCGGAGCGGGTCCAGGCGCGGCCTGAGAAGGTCCGCCTCTCATCATATAATCATATGAACCGTTTGGTTTATTCTGCACAATCGGCGCAGGTGGAAACATATTGGATGTAGAGTTATCTAAATAATCGGCTTGGCTAGAAGTATGTATAGCAGGCACCATCGATTCATTTACTCGTACACGTGATTTCACACTCGATTTTTTCTCGTCGGAAGAAGATGTTCCGTTCCAGAGGTCAAGTACGCGGTCATACAGTATATTGACTTTAATGCCCAATTTCGTCTGCAGACTTAATACAATCATTAAGAACGCCAGTATAACGTTTGTAAGAGTCAAATGTTCGTAACGGAATCCACTGTAGGTTGGAATATATGTAATGATTCGGTGAATCAAGATGATGCCTACAAACATAACAACTACTTGGAGCAGGACTTCCGCGAGAAGTTCCATCGAAGAACTATCCGGGTCTGCTTCGGGGGAAAATCGCTGAATCAATTTATTAAGAATTAGGATTGGAATTATTCCTAAAAGTGCATATTGTGATACATTCATAATTTCGCCGTTGGATTCGCGTGACATATCGAATACGTGGGTGAAGAATGTCTTTTCACCAACACTGCCGCCAACTTCTTGTAATGATTCCATTTTGATTGTAAGATATAACTTATGGTTATATTTTTCGAATTTACTCGCATAAACAAGACTTGCAGTATATAATCATATAATGTCAGAGAATCGAGAGGAAGAACAATATTTAGATTTAATCCGAACTGTATTGGAAACGGGCGACTATGAAATGGGGCGAAATGGTAATACAATTTCATCGTTTGGACATATGATGCGTTTTTCGCTAAAGAACGGACAAATACCGCTTCTAACTACGAAGCGGGTTGCTTGGAAGACGTGTTTCAAAGAATTACTGTGGTTTATTCGAGGCCGAACAGATAATACAGAATTACAGAATCAAGGTGTTCATATCTGGGACGCGAATGCAACACGCGAGTTTTTAGATTCGAGAGGTTTAGGGAAATATCCGGAAGGCGTTTTAGGTCCAGTTTATGGGTATCAATGGCGCAATTTCAATGCGCCTTACATATGCGGCAATGATATTCCATATTGGAATACGGGTGCTTCTATTTCAAAGCGGATAGAAGACCCGCCTTCCTCCGTTGGTGTCGACCAATTGCAGCAAATTATTGATATATTATGTAACCCGGTAGAGAGGACATCCCGCCGAATCATATTGACAGCTTGGAATCCTCTGCAACTCGACCAGATGGCGCTACCGCCTTGCCACGTTTTAGCGCAATTTCGTGTCAAGTCGGGGGGTCGTTTGTCTTGTGCTCTTTATCAGAGGAGCGGAGACATAGGTTTAGGCGTTCCATTCAACATTGCATCTTATTCGTTTTTAACGCATTTGCTCGCCAACCACTGTGGATTAGTGGCAGATGAATTTGTGCATTTTTTAGGAGACGCGCACATATATGAGCAACACAGAGAACCGTTGCAGAAACAGATTGAACGAGCACCGTTTGCCTTTCCGCGAATTTCGGTGAAAAGCCGGAAAGAGAGGATAGAAGAATATAATTTAGATGATATTGAATTTGTGACGCCTTATTTGTATCACCCAAAAATAGAAATGACTTTAGTGGCATAGTTGCGCGTATAATAATGGACGAAAGTATCGTATTCGATATTATAAATTCAATACGAAAAAATGAGTACTGCATTAGCATCTGCGCGTCGTAGAAGAGCGGGACCAGAACAGGTCCCTCCTGCTGCACCAGTTCGTCAAACGGTTCCTCAGCCATCATTCCCTGGACAGAATCCCAATATGGCACCCGGTTTAACTTTACCGCAAGTGATTGCTCTGGTAGACCGTCGTTTGAATACATTAGAAATGTTTATGCATTCGAAAAAGACGGAAAATGAAGAGGAAGAACAAGACCGTGAAAATGAAGCGTTAGTGCAATTAAATACGATGGCAGAGGAATACAATAATCGATTCGATATTATTGCGGATGAGTTGGCATCAATAAAAGACACTGTTATGAAACTGCAGACATTTACAATGGAAGTGAATAAAAGTCTTTTGCAAGATAGAATCCGCATTTTATCGGAAGAACCAGTGCGAACATTAGAGGAAGAGTTAAACTCGGTATAAAATAAACAGAAATACTAATAAATTATAAATATAAATACAATTTATTAGATTTAGTAAAGTTTGTAAATGGAAACGTCATATTCATCGGATAATTTCAGGCATTTAGAGTCATTTGACGACCAGATGGCTTCTCCGAATACCGCGGATTTGGGGGACTTCGGGGACTTGGATAAAGAAATACAAAAAATGCAAAACGCTTTTTATAATGAAACTGGCGGAAAAAACGTTTTTTTCAAAAAAGCACAGAAATACGAATGCGCAAGTCATTTGTCTTCTAAAATACCGATGCAAACTCTCTTAGAAAGAATGTGTTCAATATTGCCCAATACAGACTGTGTGTATATTAGTTATCCAATATTCAAGACATTTGCACATCCAGACAATTTTGCCGAAATAGTGAATTTTATTTTAGCGCATTTGGATTTGATTAATAATAAATATGGTAAAATCGATGCAATATTAGACTTGGATGGCTTTACGGTTTCCGCTGCAGGAAGATATACCCAGTTTATCCAATTATTCTGCAATTCTTGTTTCTATAAGAATGCCGGTTACATAAAGGCATTAAATAAATTCACCGTATACAATTGCCCATCAGTGATAGACACCATACAAAAGATGATTATGCCGTTTATTGATAATTTGCCGACGTCGAATGTGGATATTATATTAAAAACCGACACCAAGAAATATGCGGAGAGAATCGCACCATACTTTGTTGCGAAATAACGTCCATATCCTCTCTTTTTAACGTCTATTAGCGGAATTGTCCCTCCTAAGGGACAACTCCGCTATCACTTCGTATCACTACGTAGTAGCGTTTGCCGAAACTCATATAGATTTTTAGTCTATATGAGTAGACGTTAACTATTGGTGGTCGGTCAGTCAAGTTAGTTTATTATTATTAAGCAAAATGGTTTAAACTCTAATGCATATTTTATTCTAATCCGGGCCATTTAAAATAAAATGGAAATTGTTATCCGAAATCAAGAAAATGCCGATAAGTTCGCATCGATATTTCAGCACATTAAAACGCTGACAGAACATATCGCAATCACATTTGATAAAACGCATATGAATATGCAATGTATGGACAATGCTCACGTTGCGATTATGGAGGTTTCTTTGCCATCCTCTTGGTTTGACATATATGAATTGACAGAGGATGCGAATGTGCGTATCTGTTTTAACGCAACTTTTTTGCACAGAATTTTATCGTCTCGCGATAAAGAACAGCAAATTCAACTGGTCTATTCATTAGAAGATGCGGACCGTCTGATGATACATTTAACGAAACCCGAAGAATCGGCGGAGAACGCAAAGGCAAAGAAATCGACCCATTTCGATAAGCATTTTGAATTGCCTCTCATCGATATTGAAGAGGAAACGATGGAGATACCGGAGATTGAATATGCTGCAGAATTGGCGATGAAATCCGCACAATTTGCAGATATAGTGACGCAATTAAAAATGTTTGGTGATACAATGGAAGTGCAATGTAGTGAAGAGAGGATTGCTTTAGCATCTACCAGTCACGACCAAGGCAAGATGTTTGTTGAGATTGGAATCGACGATTTAACGGAATTTGCGATTGATGAAGGTGCCGATTTAACGCTATCGTTTAGTTTGACATATTTAAAATATTTTTGTGCATATAGCAAGATTGCGGATTTGATATCTATCAAGTTTGGAGATTCATTTCCTATGCGTATATGTTATTCTTTAGGAGAACAAGAGGATGCAATTTTGACATTTTATTTAGCGCCTAAGATAAATGATTAGCGTCTATTAGCGGAATTGTCCCTCTAAATCGAAGATACCTTTGGTTGAAGCGGCACAAGGCCTCCCGTTAGGGAGGCCCGCCTTTGGGCCCACATTCGGATAGACCAAGGGACAACTCCACTATCACTCCGTATCACTACGTAGCAGCGTTTGCCGAAACTCAAATACGCAGTAATAGATTTTTAATCTATATGGGTAGAGGTTAGACAATATGACGCTTGGGCGCTGCAAAAAATATGCGTTTAATGTATATTTAGGCGCGATATGAAACGACCTCATAGAAGTGACGATGGAATGTATCATATTAATGGTAAAAGTTACCGCGAATTATTTGGTTCTCGCCAACAAGTGATGAACGGAACTGCCTACAAAACTGCAGGTGAGTTGGTAAAATCCGAATTAATGATGAACAAATGGGGGAGAATTGTTAGCAGAAAGAAGCACGCTACAGCTAAGAAAGAAAAAAGGCTATTGAAGCACGGATTTACCGCTAAAAAGGGGAAATTCGGATATGTGAAAGTGAATTCTCGCAAATCAAGAAAGGTGAGAGGGGGACAACAACAAGAGGAAAAACAAGAGCAAGAGGAGAAACAGCAACAGGAACAAGAGAAACAGCAGCAAGATATGAAACAAGGAGGCAAACAACAAGAACAAGAGCAAGAGGAGAACCAGCAGCAGGAACAAGAGAAACAACAGCAAGATATGAAACAAGGAGGCAAACAACAAGAACAAGAGCAAGAGGAGAACCAGCAGCAGGAACAAGAGAAACAACAGCAAGATATGAAACAAGGAGGCAAACAACAAGAACAAGAGCAAGAGGAGAACCAGCAGCAGGATATGAAAAAAGGAGGCAAACAACAGCAGGATACGAAAAAAGGAGGCAAACAACAGCAGGATATGAAAAAAGGAGGCAAACAACAGCAGGATATGAAAAAAGGAGGCAAACAACAACAACAGCAACAAGAATAAGATAGAACGCAGATTCAACTAAAATATTATTCGCGATAAGCATAATATTTTACGGATTGTCAGATTTTATAATTTGCGCGTAAAGGTTTCAAAATGCACGAATGGTGGGTGTCCAATCCATATTTCTTCATTGAACCATATATTTTTGCAATCAACTTTGTCGTTAGGTACATAATCGCGATTTAATTCTGCAACTCCATTGAAGAAACGTTTATGCAAATACGTGCATTCAAACACATTTGGAAAATATACTCCATTATGGATACGCGTGCCACACGCATTATTCGGATGAAAATGGACAGGTAAATGCGTTTCATTTAGTTTCTCGAACATATGAATTTCATCTTTACTGAATGGCAAATGAAATTCCATCACAATTTGTGCAAACGTATTCATTTGTTCTTTATTGAGTGATTTAATCCAAGGCACTTCTCCGCCTTCAATGTCCATTTTTACAAACACATTTGGTTGCGGAATTTGCAGATAAGGCGCAATGAAAGAATGCAAGTTTGTACATTCGTTGGTTTCTGACTCGCCAATATTTTTCTTTATAAATTCAAAATTGTCTTTCATTACAGTTGCCGGTAAATCATCGACGGTTCCATCAAATGCATACACTTTTATATCATTCTGATTTTCGCGCTGATACCGAATAAAATCTTCTTCGAAACTAATGTCGTCACATACTCCTCCAGCGAACAAAACATCGTATTTGATACCGGGAATGTCTGCAATAACATATCCACCATCTACCCATCTTCCTATCCGACGTTTAGGAAACGGACATTGATATATTGTTAATAAATTCGGGTTCATTATAATAATATATTAGCACAACTATTTATGTATATTGCTATTGCAAATATATTATTTGCGATTACGTCTGGTTTTGTTTGCCATTCTTCTATGCGTAGTAGAAAAGCGAAAAACCATCCATTCGCTGAATAAACCTGACGAGGGACAACATTTAGCGGTTCGTTTGGTTCCACCTTTATGTTGTTTTTTTGCAAACTCTTTCGTGTTTCTTAATTCATTTGCTCTTTGTATTGATTCGTCGACGGTAAAAATCGCTTCGTCCGGTTCATAAATGTATCCAGATTCGACGTCTTGAAGTCGCATACCTTCTACCGTTTTTACAATTCTGGTTGTATTGTTAAACCCGAATCCATCTTTAGATACTTCAGTAATAGACGTAACTTCTTCTGTCAGTTCTGAGTTTGCCAAATTGTTGTCTTCCATTGCAGGTTGTTTTTGTATTTTATCCAATTCCTCTTTGTATTTTTTCATTAATTTTTCATTCTGTTCAATCATTGCTCGGTTGGTCTTTATGCTATTAATATAATCCATTTCCTGGTCTTCATGGGCATTTCGGGTTTTCTGCGCTTCATATATCATATTCAAACTCTCAACTAGATTTTTTTCAATCCTCTGTTTCATTGTATCCATAAGAGTTTTATTATTTTTTAGTTCAGCTACCCTCTTTGTAACGTCGACATATTGCTTGCGGATTTCTGCAGTGGCTTTTTCCATTTTCTTTTCGAGTTCTACCAATTTCATATTTGCCGTTTGTATTGATATTTCGAATGTTGCATTCAGTTTCGTGGCCGATTCGATTAAGTTTGTCAATTCTCGGAATTGACGCATTGATTCGGTTTCCTTGATAGTCGCTTCTTTATACCGAACAGAAAACAAACATCTTGTTGGAGAGGAAACAATATTGAAATGAACGCCATCTTTTTCAAAATATTTTTCATACCTAGACTGACCAAAATATGCAAATGGGATATAGACATTTGAGTCCATAAATAAATAGACATCTTCTAATATGTAGCGGTCGCCAGAAACTAACATTAATTTATTTGCACCGGTTTCACCATAGAACCTAGGAATATCATCTGCATTTTTCAAATTACTGAAAAACCCGCTCATAATGCACTGATTTCTGTCTGCTATAAACTTTATAATTTCTGCAAAATAATCCGGCATTACATAACTATCTGTAGAACTTTGCAATGTCGAACCGTTTAAGTATTCGCCATTCGAAACCGGCCGGACGTTTGATTTTAGGCTAGTTTCATTAAAATAGGATACCTCCCAGTTATTACCCGTTTTTTTTCGTTTCTTCTGGGGTGTCGCCAAAGAATTACCTAGATTTTTTCGTTTATTCGGGGTTTTCGTCAAGGGGGGTTCCTGAGTTTTCCGTTTATTTGGGAGTTCTCCTCCTATTACCCCTATAAAATCATCTGCATCAAAAAATATCATAAACCCTTCCGTACCTACTTTTGTTTGTGTTATGAATCTGCCGTGAGAAAAAATAACAAATACATGTGTTCGGCGTTCTGTTGGCATAGCAGCGATTGTAAGCGTTCCAAAATTTTCATAATCATTCGCGTTGGGAGGAAATATCTTTATATTGTTGTCGCTTCTCATATCTACCGGATATCCAGTATCGTAAATAGTTGCTTGCGTTACATATTGATATCCAAACTGTGGCGCTTTTTTCGCTCCATTATCAAATGTATGTATGCAATTAATCGGTAAAAATGGTGATATTACATCTACTTGGTCGAGTGTAGACGGTATAATCATTGAATTCACTTCTACTTTTTTGTCCTCAAGAAAATCTTGTTTTACTTGTTCAAAATCGACATCTGTGGTTACTCCCCAGATTTTTATTAAAGGGTCTATCGCGCCACTACGCCAGTCACTGGATGCTCTTCCTGCGTCGTGCACAGCATCTTTCACTAACATTTCTCCTTTCCATTTAAAATCTCTATTTTCGGCAGGATTTGCTTTATTCACAACCCAACTGCAAATGTATTTCCCGCCATTATTATCTGACTCGCGTATCGAGTATCTGACTGTATCATATAGAAATTGTTTAAAACCGTCTGGATATTTTGTTGAATCAAGCGAATCAAACGGATTCATTTTTTATATATTCTATCCCTATTACGTAAAAAGAAATTAGCGTCTATTCGTGGAATTGTCTACCTAAATCGAAGATACCTTTGGTCTAAATCGAAGATACCTCTGGTCTAAATCGAAGATACCTCTGGTCTAAATCGAAGATACCTCTGGTCTAAATCGAAGATACCTCTGGTCTAAATCGAAGATACCTCTGGTCTAAATCGAAGATACCTCTGGTTGAAGCGACACAAGGCCTCCCTAACGGGAGGCCCGCCTTTGGGCCCACATTTGGATAGACCGAGGAACAATTCCGCGAATAGACGTTAACCTCTATCCATACAGATTAAAAATCCGTATGAATAAACGCAAACGCGGATACGAAGTGATAGCGGAGTTGTCCCTCTTGAAGCGGAGCGACCGAGGGACAATTCCGCGAATAGACGTTAAGTGTTATATCGAAATTGCGACTCTCATATTTTCCGGTATATGTTCGCGATTCCCAGACAACATTGCACTTTTCATATATTTCGCCAATATGGACTGTCCATCCAAGATTTCTCGCGTATCCATTACTGCAAACCATTGGTACTTTGTTCTCGCCAATACTTCCTCGTCCGGAATAGCAATACCTACACACTCGGTGCTTAGTTTTAGATGCGCATCTTCCATTAAATCCTCTAAAAGGATTGGTTTCCGAGAAATTGTTTTCGTGCCAATCATTTCTCCTCCCACTAAATTCATTTTATTTTCCTCAACAACTTTGTCCAATAACCAAAACCCGACATCACCCAATAATTTTATGTCTTCCGAAAAGTGCGGAATTTGAATTTGTTCCTTTAAATGCTTTATTAATTCTTTTATCGTGGAATCATTTTTATTGGCGCCGACAATTCGCAGGTTGGGCAAGAATGCTAAACGTCCTTCGTTGCTCCTCTGTCGGGCGATATTGGTGGTCCGATTCACGAATTCACAGACGAACGGTTTATCACCGGCGGTTGCATCTAAATAGAAGTTGCGCATTGGTTTCATACACAAGAATGAGTTCGGCAAAACCATTCCTCCGTAATAATACACTAGCTCAAGCATTGCGATTTCGCGCGCTCGGGTTTTAAACGGTTCAGCGAGCTTAGTTAAATCAATATCCCAGGACGGAATCAATTTGCTAAATGTGTTGTCGTCAATCAGACAGATGTGAAAATCGTCTCCGCAATGGTCAACAATAGATTTGATTGTCAGGTGTATATAGGGTTGATTTAGGTCGATAGATGACCTACTATAAAAACTCTTCCAAACACGCGAATTGTATTCATATTTGCTGTGAATCCAGATTTTCGGTTTGTTATTTCCATATAGCGGCGATTCATTGAGAAGATACTGACGGACTAAATCGTATTCGTCTCGGCCTTTGAATTGGTTCTTAAACTTATTCCCTACATAAGATGCAACCGCAACCAATACCAATGCAAATGCATATAAGTGGATATTTTTTGTATTAAACTGCATCATATTATGATTTATAGAATTCAGATATATCATAACGTGACAAAACGTGTTAGTAATATTTCAGGAAATATGGCATAACAGATTTCCTGAAAAATGGAGCGTATTAGTGGAAAATCAAATACTCTATACTATACTTCGACTCCATATACTTGATTTGACTGGTAAACATCATCTGATTTGATTTGCATATTTGTCGGACAATATTGATGAACGAGTTATAGTCCATTTCACGCGTAACATAGAACCGTTTTGAATCGTGGTAGCAACCGATAATTTGTTCTTTGAGGGGTTTGTCTAGGCCTAAATACATAAACCTCTTATACGAATTGTAATCGACTAAATAGTATTTGTCCGTCTTCAGACATATTTTTTCCAACAGAGAATATAATACTTCTGGTAGCACTAATTTTCGAAATATTTGTCTAGACATTATTCTGTAATCTGCAACACATTCACTTAATATATATGCGGAAACAATTAACGTCTATTCGCGGAATTGTCCCTCTAAATCGAAGATACCTTTGGTCAAATCGAAGATACCTTTGGTTAAATCGAAGATACCTTTGGTTAAATCGAAGATACCTTCGGTTAAATCGAAGATACCTTTGGTCAAATCGAAGATACCTTTGGTTGAAGCGACACAAGGCCTCCCGTTAGGGAGGCCCGCCTTTGGAGCAACCGAGGGACAACTCCGCGAATAGACGTTAATCTGTATGAATAGAGGTTATACCTATCGCTCACAAAAAATCAAACAGTGTCCAATGTGATACAAGTCCGGTAAATCTTCTCGATTTTATTAGTGAATATTGCAAGTTCAATGCAGTTCTCGTGTATATTATGGAACGCCGATATAGAGTCGCATATATACGGAGCGAACTTGTATTTGACGTCCTCTCCGATTAAATTCGTAGTTTTGACAAATTTAAAGAAATACTCTAAAATATCGATGACGGAATAGCCGTAATCGAACAAGGAATAAATAATACGTATGGATTCTTGTAGGTCGCCCCGAATAATCGACGACAGGTAAAGTTCGAATTTGTGGAATGATATGGTTGAACACAATTTTTCGCACACGTCTTTCGACAATATAACACCATTACGTCCATAAATTGCAAGTTTCTCTAAATTATTAATAACATTGCAAATATTATTGTTCGACTTCTCCAAAATGTATTCACAACACCCACTTTCCATCAGTATCGCTTCATTTTTGATAATCTTGTCCATTATAACCGCAATCTGAAACCGAGAAGGGGAGTTGATTCGAACAATGTGCAATCGCGACTGCAGACTCTCCACGACTTTTTGCAGATTCGAACACGATGCTATAACGCAAACGTGCTGTTTATACTTGTCGATATAATTGCGGAATACTTGTTGGCTCTGTTTATTTATGCAGTCAATATCGTCAATTAATATGATTTTCTTTTTCCCAGGAACGGAACAGTGTGTTTGGCAGAACGTCTTCATATCATTGCGGAAAAACTGGATTCCTTGTTCTTTCAGGTTGTTTATTAGCAGTACATTTGTTTCGGATAAACACTGATTGGCGGCTATTCCGGCTGAATGATAATACTCACGAACCAGCGAATATAACATCGACGTTTTGCCGGAATTAAATCCGCCGACGAGAATAACATTCATATCGTCAATATCGATAAATGTTTTCAATACATACTCCACACCAGAATCGCGGCAACGTGTATTATGTGTATCAGAGACATAATCTCGCAAATATTGCGGCGCATATTTAGATATAAATGGTTTATGTTCTATAGTAGACATATTATTGCGTTTGTTGTATTGAGTCATTACTCGTTTATGTGAGTTTTCCGCCTTTTCTCATTTAACGTCTATTCGCGGAGTTGTCCCTCGGTCGCTTCGCTTCAACCAAGGGTATCTTCGATTTAGAGGGACAACTCCGCTATATAGCGTTTGCCGAAACTCATATAGATTTTTAACGTCTATTCGCGGAATTGTCCCTCAGGAGGGACAACTCCGCTATATAGCGTTTGCCGAAACTCATATAGATTTTTAATCTGTATGAGTAGAGGTTAATCTGTATGAGTAGAGGTTAAATGTCCAAAGGTGTAAATGAGAAAAGGTGTCAAACGGGTTCTTCTTTGAATCGTCGAATTTTGCGAAAAAATATAAAGAAACTGTAAAAAAAAATATAAAGGAACTGCAGAATAAATACATATTTACCGGAATGTATATGTTAGAAGAAGAACCGCATTGTAAATATGTATCATCTCGCGGAATATTAAAAAGTTGTGATTTCCGGAGTTGCATTCCGTGTTCGAGTGTCCATATAGTCTTAACAGCCGATTATAATGATTTTTCACATTTAAAACACGGCGATACTATCTACATATGTTCATCGGCCGTCAATGATTTTGTGCATAATGTGTTGCCAAATATAAAGAAACGGTTTATTCTAGTTACCGGAGATAGTGATGCAGATATTCCAAATGAAGTACTAGTCGAACAAGATTTCAAACAACTTATTGAAAATAAATATTTAATTGTGTGGTTTTCGCAGAATCTCGTAATGTCGCCACATCATATACCCAAACTGCAATATTTGCCAATTGGGTTAGATTACCACACGATGTCAAGTCGTGAAATGGAATGGGGTGCAAGGGCCTCTCCATTAACGCAAGAAAAGATTCTATTATCTGCTATAAGTAAAGCTCCTCCTCTCCTTTCCAGAAAACCGATAGCATATACTACATTTCATTTTGCGATACATCGCGGAGGACGAATAGATGCATATGAACAAATTCCGAAAGATTTGGTATATTATGAACCAACGCAGGTAACGCGTATTGTGTCTTGGAAACGACAGACAGAATATGCGTTTGTTGTCAGTCCGCAAGGAGAAGGAATCGATTGTCATCGGACGTGGGAGGCATTATGTCTAGGATGTATTCCAATTGTGATTAGTTCTCCTCTCGACGATATGTTTGCGGATTTACCGGTATTGATTGTAAAATCGTGGTCGGATGTTACTCGCGAATTATTGGACAAAACTATCCGAGAATACAGCACACGTGAATTCAACAAAGAGAAATTGACGTTGAAATATTGGATGGATAAGATACATTCATATAAACCCGCATCAAAATAACTTTTCAGGAGAAATGCGTATTCTTGCCCCGTTTTTATGCGTCGCCATCATATGAAATGCACGATGTTCGCAATCCGCCTCGTCTGTTTGTTTATCCAGCGGTGATAAAGAATGGGGTTCTCCCAGTAATCTCCGATTTTCTAACAAGTCTTCCAGTTTCATATATTGTAGTGGGATTCTCCAATCATATGCGCAGTCTATAAATTTGTCCGTTTTATATACTGCAAATCCGTTGAATGCGGAACGGCATTCGACTAATTTATTAACGGGTGTATTATCCAATTTATTGGTAATGTATGACCGCATTATTTCAACTGCAGCCCAGGCATTACTCCATCCCCAGCAACTATAGATAAAGGAATCAATTGACAATGCCCATAAATCATAATACCCGTCACGATGAAAACTAATGCTATCCCATTCATCCGTCTTCTCCATTGCGTGTCGCAATACATCAATATTCATATTTCCACCGCATACATCGTCCATATCCAATACGATAAAATACTCGGCAGAAAATCCATTTTTAATATACTCGCGCATCTTATTTAAACAGGCGTTCCTCGCTTTTGATATATTCATTGTGCGCGCATAATAGAGCGGGTCGGTATTAATGACTATATCTAATTTTTCACCATAAATAGTTTTTTGATTCACCAGTTTTAGCAGTGATTTATCCGCACGGTCGCCTTTATCGTATGCAATAATAATGCGGAAATCCACAAACAATTCAGTAATTCGCTGAATGTTTTTGAATACGTTTTCTAAATGAAGTTCACAGTTTCGAACTGTTCCGCAAATAAATACATTGGAATTGATTGTAGCCATATATATAAAAATAACAAGTGAATTTATGTTTATATATCTATTACGCGCGTAAAATAAAATCGTTACTTTTACCCGAATAATAACATAAAAACATCAGATTGTGTCTGATATACAATATGAAGACGCATTATGAGACTCTTGGTGTATCCCGCGACGCCAGTCTAGATGAAATTAAACAATCCTACCGCAAATTATCATTGAAATGGCATCCCGACCGAAATTCCTCTCCGGAAGCTCAATCCCGTTTCCAAGAAATAAGCGCAGCATATGAAATACTCAGCGACGAAAAGAGACGACACGAATACAATTGCGAATTGGACGGCGTGCGTATGGGTGGTCAAGGAGTGGATATTTCCGACATATTCAATATGATGTTTGCCGGAGGTGGAATGCCACCTGGTATGAGCGAAGTCCGATTCAGTCATGGAGGAGGCGGACCAGAAATACACGTATTCCAAGGAGGAATGCCACCCGGATTCCACCCGTTCTTTCGGCATATGCATAAACCGCAACCTATCATAAACGAATTTACATTGACACTAGAACAAGCATACAGTGGTTGCACGTTGTGTTTTACTATAGATAAATGGACCGTTCAAAATAACATAAAAACGAAAGAACCCGAGACTATTTACGTAAATATTCCACAGGGAATCGACAATGGCGAAGTAATTGTTATGCAAGATTGCGGAAATGTAGGGCAAAATGAACTAAAGGGTGATATCCATTTTGTGGCAAAATTAGAACCGTCTCCCATATATGAAAGACGCGGAATGGATTTGATACACAAACGAACCATTACACTCAAAGAAGCATTGGTAGGTTTCATTTTTGAAATAACTCACGTGAATGGCAAATTATTATGTTTAGATAACTTTAAAAACCGCACAGTTATATCGCCAAATTTTAAGAAAACTATACCAAATATGGGAATGGTGAGAGACGGCAACACCGGCAATCTCATCATTGAATTTAACGTAACATTTCCAGATAAATTAACAGACGAACAAATCGCGCAATTGGAACAAATCTTATAAAAAACGTCTATAAAGTCTATGTCACATTACGGACTGCATTTGCGTTACGAACGGACGGCACCGCAACAAACAAGTAGTATCCTGGTCACCTTCTGTGTTGTGTTCTTCGTCGTTGTCTTTTACCACCTCTCTTACGAGTTCCACCACGGCGGTCTTTATCTCTTTCATCGCGTCGTCTTTCATCACGGTAATCTCTGTCTTTCCCATCACGGTCTTTTCTGTCTCTCTCATCACGGTCTTTTCTGTGATTGACTCTTCTGGTTGTCATTCTATATTATTCCGATTTATCTAAATATTCACTGCATAATACAGTGAATATTCATAGTCACAATTGTGAAATTTGTAATACACTTCTGATATTATTATTATATTATGCGGAAATTCGACGGAATGGAATACCGGTATCTACCAAGTAAATCGAGTTCTCCGTCATAATAATATAATCTGTCCCTACTTTCAGGATTTGTTTTATCGGACTCGTGTATTCTTCTTCGCTTCTTACCAATATTTTCTCTTTTGTCTCGTCGTCACGCTGTCCAATCAGCACCGTCTTTTCGATAGAATCTTTCCAATAATCCATCATAATCGGTCGGTCTTCACTAATTGCTAATTTCATTGCGTGTTCCACTGTAGCGGAACTTGGCAATCTCATTGGTGTTGGTGTTGGTGTTGTTGCAGTTGTTGGTTGAGGCGAACCTGCGACATTTACTGGTTTATTCATTTATATAACTTGTTTAATATAAACATTTCCAACCTTTATTGCTTTAAATAACTTACGCGCTAAAACTATAATGCACCGATAAATGGATGAGGTTCGTTCATAGCAAGAAAATAATATGTTCGTAGTCTTTCCATAGAGATGAATCGTTTATATGTCTGTCTGGACGATAAAATGTAAAGCATACAATATGTTTATCGTCTATTCGTGGAATTGTCCCTCCTAAGGGACAACTCTGCTATCGCTTCGCAGCAGCGTTTGCCTCTATCCATATAGATTTTTAACGTCTATTAGTGGAATTGTCCCTCTTGAAGCGGCACAAGGCCTCCCGTTAGGGAGGCCCGCCTTTGGAGCGACCAAGGGACAACTCCGCTATCACTTCGTATCACTACGTAGTGGCGTTTGCCGAAACTCAAATACGCAGTGATAGATTTTTAATCTATATGAGTAGAGGTTAATCCAAATAAATAGAGGTTAATCTATATGGGTAGAGGTTATAAATGGACGCGCATATTGCATTTACTCAGCATTTTGCTACAGATTGCGAAACAACACTAAAGACAAAACACGACCTTATCAAGAAATACGCTACGGTTGTATACGAATATTTAGCAATAATGAATTCATCTGAAACATTAAAATCAATCGATTGCCAAAAATATACAATTCAGCTCGGTCTATCTGCTATAACCCATATTTATAAACTAGCTTTCTGCAATACGAAAAACGTTTCCACTAGTGCCGACCATTGTCAGAAGGGTATTTATTGTTTTATTGAATATATTGAGCAGACGAATAAACTCGGGTATATGAATGCCGCGGCCGCTTCTTCTGGTGGCGCGGGGTTTGTCCCCCCATTTGATTTTACTGATGCGCTTGTGTTCATTTACGACAAAACCATCACAGACTTACGCAATTGTAATATAAATGAACACTCCGGGTCATCGGCATTTACAAATATACTTTCAGTGTCTCAGTCGCACCAAGCGCAAGGCGATATATTTTTGCAATGTCGGTCATCGATAGAAAAATTCGGCAATATTACCTCTGTACTTCTCTGGTTTTCTAATCCGAAAATCACTTTAGCGGACCAATTAGATATTGTCGATACACATTTAATGGATATGGTAGAATGCAGTCAGCTATTGGGTGAAGACCTGATTCTTTTTCTAGAAACCGTGCAGGAAACATTCCATGATATGTCGAAACGCGAATATATAGAATTCCTAGATGCGTTGAAAAAGAAAATCAAGAAGAACGGTAAAACGAGACCAATGCATTTTATTCCAGCGTGTTTGTATTTGAAAACGTTTGGCGAAAGTGGCGAGAGGAACAAACGGTGGATAGATGAACTGATGAAACACGCATTTTGATATGCGGATATTATATAGCATATACCCTACTTGGAATGTCTAAAACCGAAAATGCATTTGCGATTATTCACTTCGGTTCAAATGTGAAATACTTTGAATTGGAACTCTACTTTTGCATAATGTTGGCAAAATATACCACGCAAAACATCATTTATATGTATTCGAAAAGGGATACGCCGATTTCATTCGTTGAACAGATTACTCCATTTGTATATAGAACAGTCGAATTTGACGATAATGAAATAACATATAATGTGAAGTTTGCAAGTAAATATGCGTCATTCAATACGCTTCGCACCTGTGATTTTATCTTTGCATACAATCTAGTCGAGTATAAAAAAGTGTGTATTATCGAAAGTGATATGGTAATTATGGGAAATATTGATTCCATATTTGGTTTAAACGCGCCATCGATTATTTGCTATCGTTGTGGCGATATGTATCTAAATACAAATAACCCGCAAACTAGTGACAAAGAACACGTCATTCGAACGTGTAAAGAGGCGTCTGGTTTAAATGGTGGTGTTATGCTGATTGAGCCAAGCACGGTTTTATTTGAAACGTATAAAGCGGCGATTGAAACGGTAGCCAATAGTGAATGCAAATATCCGAATGAAGCATTGTTTGAATACGTAAACAACAAATTCTACAATTTGCCAGTTATATACAATTTATCACATTACCACACACGCAACCTTCGTAATTACGGGTTACCTAAAAACGGAAGAGGAATATTGATTTACCATTTCAATGAAACTGCACACAAACATTTAGATATCATTAAAGAAGGCTGGTTAAAAGCAAATATACATAAACCAGAAGTAGCCAAGAAATATAGTGTGAAAAGAATACCGATTGAGCATTTTGAGGAAACCGTATATGAACCGAACAATGCAATGGTATATAATATTTTGGAACGGACCAAAGAACCACCTAAGGAACTAACCAAAGAACCGCCTAAGAAATCCAATTGGACAGAAGCATTTTCGGAAAAATACAAACGACCTTATTGGTTTAACAAGGAAACGGGAGAGAGTGTTTGGGTAAAACCGGCAGAATTAAGCGGTGGTAAAAAAAGACGGCAAAAATCGGCAAAACGAGTAGTGAAGAACACGCTACGAAACACCAAGAAAACCCATTGATTAGTATAATTAACCCACATCATCCATCCAATTGCACAAATGAAATATAGATTTCATTTTTGCCAATAAAAATATAAAACATAATAGGATATAGGACCATCAATCATTTTACACATTACCTGTGATGACATTGCTGTAATATTGCAGTTGCATATGAACAATCTTCTTGCGTTGTTTCTTCTTCTTGATTTTCGTAGTGGCAGATTCGTTGGGTAAGCAGATTGCATTGTATTCGAGTTCCAATGTCCGTTTGATAAACTCAAACACGTGTAGCAAAACGGATTTGGAACAGTTCCCAACTACTAAACAATTTCCAGTAGAGAAAATCATAAAGGAGACACACGTGTATTTTTTACTCAGCTCCAATTGGCTCAATTTGATACCGTTGTCCTCTAAACAAATCCGTCCTTGGTCGGGGTGGTCTCTCGGCAAATCATTACGATAATAGTATTTGCATCGTATTCCCGGATAATGGCACGAATCATACGAAGTTTCAATTCCGTATTTTTCGCTTCTCAAAATACCGTAAAACGCTTTTTGGTCAATGCAGAATCCACAGTGAAATCCAGAGTTAATAAGAACGTCTTCGTCGCCATCATCGCCATCACCTTTGATATAATGTAATTCTGATATTGATACAGAATCTGATTTGTTTAGCACTTCTTCATCCGTTGGGTTGCTTGTATCTAAATACGGGCGCAAATATTCAATTACTTTTTCGCGTACCAATCGCAACATATTATCATCTGGAACTCCCGGTATTTCTAATTTACCGGTATTGAATACTTTCACATGGACCTCTCTGAATTCGCCATTATAGAGGAATCGTATGATTATTGCAAAACAGTTCATAAACGCTTTTTTTTGTTTTCCTCGGCAGTTCATAATATCCTTCTTCGAAACACCAATTGTCACTTTTCGGTCGTCTTTAAACTTGATGCGTTTTGATTCTGTCGCATTCTTAATAACGATATCGGTGTAATGGTGTCCGCAGTTTCGCAACCTCTCAAGCGAATCATCCAACTCCTCTTGACTTAGCGATGTCAATTTCGTCTGCTTTTTTACTACCCCTTCAATCGGTCGCCAATAATCAATAATAGGTATATTCCAAAATGTTTTTACCGTATTAATCTTACAATTCAAGAATAACACCTTGGTTTTGGTCGAAATAGTCAATTCGCCACATTTAGGAGCTTCTTTCAAAACAATATTCGAGTTCAACGTTTCTATCTCATCCGCCAACACTGGACAAGCATCAGACACTGCAATATCTATATTGCGAACCTGTTCTGTAGTGTCCGCCTTTTTAGCGCCACCGGAATATTTTAACATAAAGTTCATCCATTCATTATCAACATTCAATTGTGTTTGCATTTTCGTTATTAGAGAAATGAGTTATTAAAGGGTATTTAAGATTTTTGGGTATTTAAGTATTTTCTAATATATTTAGTGCCATTTTCTTTAAGTTATTTTCAATTTTTCTTTATATTGTATAGAACATATATATATATTATCGTCGAGCCATGCAAAAACATACAAATGTTATATTACCGCCATCTCCAAAGAAGATAGACGAACGTCGTATTTCAAGTGAGCCAATCAATATAGTAGAGAGGAGAAGAGTTCAATGTGCAAACCCGATATTCGACCCGAACAATGCATCCCCTAATAGCGAGTTTATAAATGTATTAAAGTTGCGTATGAGTATTTATTACGAACCCGAGTTAAATATATTTGATACGAAATAAGCTACCAAATCGTCGCAAGGTATATCGTCGGATGAATGCGCTACGTTTTCAAACACGTCAATCCGAGAGGTCGAAATCAAATGTGGATATTTACGTATAATGTAATTCATATATCCAATGAGTATCTGTTTCTTGTGCATATTATGCGTTAAACTAATATTCGTTATGTATTTTGCCGCATTGTCTCCCATCTGCAGCAGTCTTGTCAATTCGGCCCATTCTTGAGAGGATACCGGGCGTGTATTATTCATCTTGCGGTCTTTTATTTGTGTTGCGCCAAAATAAGAAGACTGCATAAAATTAATCATACTCCTTATATCGGACTGATAATTCGTCATTAATAATTCAATGTCTTCTGAATCAATCGACAACTTTTCCGAGTCGGCGATTTTCCGTATGAATTGCTTTATTTCGGACGGCGGCAACTGATTAAATCGGACGCAAATAAATTCGCCTTGTAACGACTCATCTATTTTGCTTATGTAGTTGCATATCAAACAAAACCGTACATTGTGTTGGCACGTTTGAAGAAGTGTTTTTAGCGCTTGTTGTGCGTTCTTTGTCATATAATCCACCTCATCTAATATGACAAATTTACATCCAGATTCGAATATGTGACAAGACCGCACAAATTGATAGATTTGCGTCCGTATTATATCCACACCTCTCTCATCCGACGCATTTAAATGAATCACAGTTTCTTTATTGATTCGTGTGTATTTTGCCTGATATTCTTGGATTAAATTAATAATGGTCGTTGTTTTTCCGGTTCCTGGCGGACCATAGAAAATGAGATTCGGAAATTTGTTTTTCTCTATAATATTTTGAAATAAAACGCGATTGAGAGGGTCTAGTACAATATCGTCAAAATGCGTTGGCCGATACTTTTCTATCCACGGCATCGACTCCACTGAATCCGATTTCCCCCTTTTATCCTCTTCTACTACATTCAATACTTCAAGAGACATGGTTATAACTATTCATTAGTCTTCGCTGTTTATATTTTTTATCTTACATCTATCCGGAACGCGTCGTAATATATAATGAAATAAACATAAATAGTCAGTTACACTTCAAGTATGTTTAGTTGCAATGACAAATAGCGAAAGTGTAAAGAAAAGTGATGTCACTACCGCTAAAAAGAAGCGGGCGACAAAGGAAAAGGCAGACACACAAGTTGTTACAGAATCGCCTCAACCAAAGGGCAGAAAACCGCGAGCAAGCAAGATTGTAACAAAATCGCAGGTTGTAGCAAATTCGATTGCAGCAACCGCTACCAATATCATTCTAAATCTGAAATGTTCAATGTCCGAGCTGAAAGAATACAACAATAAACTAAACAGGATGATTAGCAATCCGTTGGAGTATAATTCGTCTGCTCCTCCTGAAGTGAAATACTACGACGGCGATAAGACGTTCGGTACATTATTTCAATCGGAAGTAAATACTACGAATATCGAAAACACCGCAGATGATTTAGCAAATCCATTTGCAATGTTCAATATAAAAGATAACAATGAAAAGACCAATTATCCAACCGTGCAAATGGCAAAACCCGTCATAACTGATGAAAAGATAATAACGAAAACGCCCATCATCGACGACGGTGCGGATGATGCAAATGTAAATGTGAAAGATATGTCCGCAAAATTAAAGCAATTGAAAATACAATTATATAAGAACGCACTTCATTCCGAAAAAAAATCGGCCTGCTTCTGGTGCACGTATGATTTCGACAATCCACCGTGTTATATACCCAAATACGAAATGGACGGCGTTATATATGGATATGGCTCATTCTGTCGCCCAGAATGCGCCGTTGCCTATTTGATGAAAGAAACTATCGACGATTCCACGAAATTCGACAGATACCATTTATTGAACCAGATATATAGCAAAGTATATGATTGCAAGAAAAATATTAAACCCGCTCCCGACCCACATTATTTGCTCGACAAGTTCTATGGCAATCTGAATATACAAGAATACCGCCGATTACTGAAAACCGAACATTTATTGCTGGTTATCGATAAACCTCTAACTCGTATATTGCCCGAATTACACGAAGATACCGACGACGCATTTACTAAAATATACGGTATTAAAGCGACAAGTAGCAATTCATCCGGAGTGTATAGAGTGAAACGCCAGAGCGAACAACCCCAAGGACCGAGTAAAGCAAGCATTATAAAGAACACATTCGGTATATCCACGTAACGAAGACAATTAGAATATTCATCTTCAAATATATAGGTTGAATATGAATACAATCACACCAAAATACTGGGGACGGACTGGCAACGTTTTATTTCAAATTGCAGCAGTAATATATTATTCGAATCAACAGAACCGACCATTCCTACTACCGGCATATGAGGGTTTACCGAATTTAGAAAAATACACTGCAAAGTCGTTCGGATTGAATGAATCAGAATATATAGCGTCTTTGAGCGAATACAGCGAAACTGATATTCATAATGGCGCACCTTTCCCCGAAAAAGGAAACATATTGTTGTCCGGGTTTTTTCAGAACTATCGATTTTGCGATGAGTATAAAGACTATCTATTCGACGTGATAGGAATACATTCTATTCGCGACCGACTGACAGACTTATTGAAAGGTTATACGAATGATATTACAATCAGCCTGCATATTCGACGTGGTGATTATGAAAACTTAAAATGTTATTTTATTCTTTTAGATGAATTTTATTACAAAAACGCCCTGCTTCATATTTTTGAATGTTTGAGAACGCAAGGTCACAATAAACGTATCCACGTAATATGCTTTTCAGAACAACAATCACAAGAGACAGCAAAACAAATAATACAATCACTTAAAACTGACCGGGATATATTGCAGTATCCCACCACTTTTTCTCATTTTGCCGACATATCCGTCAACAGTAAATTGACTGATATGGAAGACCTTGTCGTTATGAGTCATTGCAATCACCATATAATTGCAAATAGTACGTATAGTTGGTGGGGAGCATATATAAATCCGTCGCCAACTAAAATTGTGTGTTGCCCCGACCAATGGTATAATCATCAATTGTATTACTTGTCGATTGAAGGATTCAAATCAAATGGCGTTGTTATGATTCCAGCTTGGAATAATAATAAACCGAAATGCAGTTGCTTCTAACCCAAGACCTTTCAACATTATTCCATTGATATATGTGGATTTGCTATCATATACGAATAGACGTCAATCAAAACGCGCGTTTGTATTGTTTGATGTGGTTATTATAATGCAAAAAATATATAAAGAAAATAGTCGATAAAATAATAACAAACCGTAATTCACCTGCCTATTTAATAAAAATGCCATCCTTTTCTCACAAACTTGCGTTGTTGGTCGACACATACAATCACGCCAAAACAAGTCCAGCGTATAGAGAATTAAATATAAAATACAAAACGCTCAAGGCAACCAATCAGGAATTAATACATTTATTGACGAATGTTCTTTCAAAAACCGTCCATTCAGAGGAACTGCCCAAACCAAAACGGCGTAATAAACGTAGCAATAAACTAAATCGAATTCGATGCTCTCCTAAAAACGTTATTGTTAAAGAAGAACCGATTGAATCTGAGACTGAAAACGTTGAATATGAACAAGTTATTGAAGACAGCGAGGAGACGGAAATAATTGAATGCAATGTTGCGAAAAAAGAGGTAAAGGTTATTGAAATGGCAGAAGAACCAGAAGAGAAAGAGGAAGAAGTTGGCGAATATGTAGAAGAAACGGAAGTCGATGTAAAAGAACCTGAACATATTAAGAACGAAGAAGAGATGATAGAGGCAGAAGATGATGATGCAGAAGAAATGGTAGAAAAATCCGAAGAAGTCGAGATTGTGGAGGAAGAAATAGTAAAAGAAGTGGAAGAAGGAGAAGAAGAGACGGTAGAAGCGGAAGAAGGAGAAGAAGAGATTGTGGAAGCGGAAGAAGGAGAAGAAGTTGAGGTGTCAGAGGAGGAAACAGGAGAAGTGGTAGAGGAGGAAACGGAGGAAGTAGAAGGTGATGGTGAGGAGGAGGGTGAAGAGGAAGCAGGTGTGTATGAAATTGAGATAAACGGAACTCGATATTACACTACAGATGAACAAAATGGAACTGTATATGCAGTGTTAGATGATGATGAAGTCGGAGATGAAGTTGGGTCGTTTGTGAATGGTAAGTTTCAACCATTGAAAAAATAAATTACTAAATGCAGATGTTATATTCATAGTATGTTTTATTTGTAAAATAACACATACCAATCAATTCAATTACGTTTTGTGCGATTCAATCTGATTGGTCGAATACGACGACTATATTTTCCTCCGGTATTCTTCGTTTCTTTCGGTTGTTTTGTTTCTTCTCCCTTTTCCTCTTTTTTCTCTTTCTTCTTTTCTCCTTCGGCGACATCTTCTTTTTCAAATGAGAAATCGCGATAATTGTTTGGTACGGTATCCGTTTTAATTCGAGGGTCAAGCAAATAGTACAACCCCTGTTCCATTTCCTTATCTGTTAATCTGCAAGAGGAATTGCTACCTTTCTCATAAAATTCAGCATTGACTAAATCCATACCAACATACACTTCATACACGTTCCGAACAATTGAATTTAAATTTGAATTCTTGTCGTCCGCGCTTGATTTCACTTCATCCACTCCAGTATAGAGATACTGTTCAATCTTTTCCGTATTTATTTTTTTATTCTGTACAAACTTATCATATGCATTTTCCAGCACTCGTCGCTTCTCCTCAATTTCTGCATCCTCCATTTTATATTCGCGTTTTATGATTTCATCTCCGAATTTGAACATTTTCAATACTTTATACAGCTCTCGGTTTGATGTCTTGCGAACTGGTTCAAACACAGCATTTACATTCGATAACAATCTATTGTTAATATTTGCCTCGGTTACAAAAAAGTCGCGTATATGTTGATTTATGCGTTTATTCAATTGCGATATTTCCGACCCATCCGGTTTTTTATCCGCTAAATTCATCGGTATATTATTCTTTGCAAAACGCAACACAATACTTGCAGCCTTTGTTTCAATTGCCATTTTGAGAAGGCGTTCAAACCCCAATTCATATTCTCGCTCCATAAAAATATTAATACCTTCGCCAGAATGCAACAACCGGTGATTATCGAAATCCTCTCGAATAGATAATATTATATCTACCGCGGATTCTCCCGTTTCGTTTGACAATATTTCCAATTTGTCCGCAACCGCATTTGCAGTATTGATTCGGTCAATATTTATATTATATCGGCTGTTTACTGTTGCACTATTCACTTTCAATAATATGTGCTGCTGCATCATAAAAAGGGTTTCCGCCTTTAAATTGTCGAGAGGATACTTGGATTTATCCGCATATGGAAAACGCTCATCGAACGTCTTTTTGTCCAATTTCTTTATGGTCTTTTTGAAATATTCAAACATACTCGATTTGCATTTCGCATCGTCTTGATTGCAATCATTTATCGTCTTATAAAACTCTTTTTGTCGGCTTTCCGATGTTTTTAATACATTCAATTCGTCGTTCAACTTTTGCAAATATGCATTGTATTTTTCTTCCACATCCTCTGCAGATGTATTGACTTCTTCGTATGTCTCTCGCTGTGATGCTAAGAACTGGCTATATACTGGATGATTAATAATGTCGTTTTTCCATATGACATCGTTTACTATAAATCGTTTCCCGCCTATATTGATAAAGTATTCTTCTTTTTCCTTGCTAGCAATCCCGAATTTATACATAAATCCAAACACATTTACTGCGTTACGAATACTCAAATCTGTCAATATACGGGCATTCGGTTTATTCATAAGAACATTCCGATATGAATCTTTCAGTGCTTTTCCAAAATACTCGGGAATTGGAAATAATGCCCGCAATGTCACCATAATATTATGCTTCTCTGTCTCTATCATCCATTTATAGAGTTCGGTATTCTCTTCTTCTGACGCATCTTTCTTAGGAGTCAAACGGTCTCTATAAATACTCGGATTGTCTTCGATTTCCTGTCGCAACCTCTCTACGAACAGTGGCCGATTAAAGAAAAATTGATACTTGACTTTCCAATCCGCGTTTTCAATTGATGCAGGATATCGCACGTTTTTGGTGAAAAACGGAAACTCGCTCGTGAGAAGAGGCATCGTATTCATTTTCGGCATTTTTAGCATGCTACTTTTGAACAAATGTATATTCGGCTTTTTTTTATCCTCTCCATCTACATTCACATCCAGTTGAATATACAATAACGATACCGGAAATATGATATTATTTGACGCCATTTTACTATATACTCATATATAATTATGTATTTTTACTGCATAATTATAGTCGGGTTGGAGAAATCCGCTATATAAAGGGAATGCATTTGTCCTCCTTACCCTCTACTCGTACAGATTAACCTCTATTCGTGGAATTGTCCCTCGGTCTATCCAAAGGCGGACCCAAAGGCGGGCCTCCCTAACGGGAGGCCTTGTGTCGCTTCAACCAAAGGTATCTTCGATTTAACCAAAGGTATCTTCGATTTAACCAAAGGTATCTTCGATTTAACCAAAGGTATCTTCGATTTAACCGAAGGCATCTTCGATTTAACCGAAGGCATCTTCGATTTAGAGGGACAATTCCACGAATAGACGTTACCTATTTTACTTTTTCGGCGGCGCGGTCTCTTTCTGTTTTTTCGCATTCGCTAAAAGTGTCACTGCATCCGCTATCTGTTGTTCCGTTATTTCCGGAATTTCCGGCGGAGAATCAACTAACCCAGTCTGCCTCTCAATAAATGACTCGGATAAACAACAAAAACCACTTTGTTCATTAAACAGGAAATTCGCACATAAAGAGAACACCAGCGTGATAAACAATGCAGTGTATATATCACGTGTTCCCATCCATGCCATCGCAAATACTAATATGTCACGACTAAACGTATATTTCAAATATCCTTCCATCGTTTTGCTCAATCGTAATGTCACGAATTTAGAAGATATATTCAAAATAATAATAATCAGCCCGGCAAACAATTTGCTCTGATTCATAGCTAATACTTGACTATTTATGTATGCAAGCATATCTCGAAGTGTTTGAGTACCTTTATCCGATACCTTCGAATCGCGTTTTTTCGCCATATATTATCTTATCACATACCTTTTGCGTCGCTAGGTTATCGTCTATTTTGCAATTACAGCAGAGGTTATTGATATTAACGTCTATTAGTGGAATTGTCCCTCTTGAGGGACAACTCCGCTATATAGCGTTTGCCGATACTCATATAGATTTTTAATCTGTATGAGTAGAGGTTAACACCACGTTTATTATTTATTGCGTACATCAAAATGATTCTGAACAAATACGATTGCAGTTTCTTCGAATTCGGCGAAATCCTCCATCATACTCATAACCGGTTTTGCTAAATAGTGCCCGAATAATGTATTCCAATCTATCGGTTCTTCCTTCGAAAACGTAGGACGAAGCTGTTCCTCTCGATTTAAACGCTCTTCCACAATAGAAAATTCGCAAGATTCCTCGCAAGGATTACATTTAGCTGAGTCGGATGGAAACTGAATTTCCCTAAATACGTGGTCAACCATTTCCGGAGGAACAATACTTCCATTCTTCTTTACTCTTTTTTTATCATCGCAATATGTTTTGCGAAAGTAGTCCAACAACTCTTTCTTCCGCGAGCCTTTCATAATGGCGGTTTCATTATGGTCCATCATTGTCGCAAATGGTGTATATGAATAGACCGACCCATCTCTTCCGCCAGTATATGGTTCATATAAAGGCAACTTCTTTTCTTCATCCTCCGTGGATTTATTCTGATGCAGTGATTCTGCCATTACCTCCATATTTTCGCTCAACAACGTATCGCGATGCACTGCAATAATACTGTTGTATAAGTCGAGCTGGTAATATACAATCACTATCGCACAGACAATTATGCCATATATCGGTTCTACCATAGAATAATAGGCAATGATAAGCGCGAAATAAAGTTTTCCTAAACCTGTCTCACTTAATTGTATCATCTCATACGGAAATGAAGCAAACAAGAATATTGTAATAATCGTAACCCATTGAATTATATGTTCGTCCGTCCATCCATTCTTTACCATTTCAGCAAAATATATATTTTCATACGATTCTCCTTCATCTACAAATTTCGACCAAATCAACCCGAATTTAGCGATGATTCTTTTGCTCGCTCAGAAATTGCCTCTCAAATAAAAATCTGAGGATTTTGTAAAGTATTTCAACTTATAATTCATATTAGATAGAATGTCATCTTCCTTACTAAATTATGCATCTCCTTGGACGAATGATGGCAGTAGTGATGGTGTATCTAGAAAACGGCTTCCTACATTGGGAGGTAATGGAATAAGAAAAACGGCGAAAATCCGACCTAGTAACGGAGAATCATCCGCTTCCTCTCAACCATATACACATTACAAATCCGAAACCGAACCAAACGCAAAAATGCCTGAAACATTTGAAGACCAGATTGAAAAACAAAACGAACGAACGACAAAGATAAATAGTATCCTAAACAAAATTACCAGTTTTGATTCGGATGACCGTCTCGGCGATTTTAATCCAATGCCCTATCCTACCAATATTACGAAACGCAATTCCGACCAAATTGTACCTGCAGATGAACAAGTGGAAAACGGAGTAAATCCTCTTATGCCTAAAACTGGAAAACCGTCCTTTGACTCGCCATCGAAGCCGGTTTATTATAGACCATCTGATGGAAGCAAATCAGAATATGCCAATTATCGCACTGCTTATGGAAGAGAAGGGTTTAGCGAACCGTATTATTCCAAAATGGGTATTAGTGGAAATGGTAGTAACAAAGTAATGGACCGCCTAAACTATATGACACAAATGCTCGAATCCATTCAAATGGAGAAAACAAACCACGTAACGGAAGAGTTCATCTTGTATTCTCTTCTCGGAGTCTTTATGATTTATATTGTTGATGGGTTCTCGAGAGGAGGCAAATATGTGCGATAATTTGGACCACTTCTCCTCTATAACAACAAACTCACCTCTTCCGCTTTATACGGCGACCGTGGCAAAATATAATTGCAAAAATAATAAGCACATCTAGTTTTCAATACAACATCGTGTGTCAATTTCCACCGTTGCACAATTCCTCTCAAATGTCCGATATCATCAATCATAATCATTTTCGTTTCTTCTCCACTTAAGTCTTTTCGAGCCTCCTTTGTTGCCCATAAATATCCCACAAAAAACAATGCATTGTCATTTGTATTACAGAATGCGGCAACAGAATGCAGTGTATCTCCTCCGTCTAAATCCTCATACTTCATATGCGCATTTCGGAAAAAGTAAATGGCATATACAGAGGTTGTATTTAGTTGAACACCGGTTTCAATATCCGGACCTCTCAACACATATGCAAACATCTGATTCGTTTGTAGCAAATGAATCAAATCGCCAACTTCGGCTGTAATAGAAACGCGAAATCCGGCATCTTCCTTTAGCGAGGTAATCCTCTCTATCCAATTATGCAAATACTCGGTGTGTTCTTTCTGAATACGAACTATTTGAAATGGTGGCGGAAGTTTAGCGGGTTGAATTGTATGTCTCAAATAAAACGTAAATGACTCATATTCCACGAGAGGAACAATTGCATCGCACAATTCAACCTCTCTTTTAAAAAGCATTATATGTCTATCCGGCCATACTTGTCGGCAGTTGTAATAATGGGTGTGAAACGTATTACGATACTTCATCGGTGTTGCGCAATTTCGATGGAAACAAAGATAGTCCATCACAGTCGCCGGTTCATTTACAATTATCTTTGCGTCATCTTTCTCTGCAAAATGAATACGTCGAGAGGTTGCGAATCCTTCGATATTTCGGACTTTCTCAATCCGGTCTATTTTCTTCTCCTCTTCGGCAGAACCATTTAGCAAAATAATTTCCTCTTCGATTCGGTTGAATGTGGATACGACAGCGCCTCTCAACTGCGCTTCTACATCTTTGTAGGAAATTGAACAGAATACGCGGTCACTCGGAAAATACGAACTTTGCATCAATTTAGCCATTTCCATCTTCTCATCGTAGTCCAAATATTGAAACTGTTTGGTGCTAATAAGTCGAGGTTCATAGTATTTTGTCTTCTTTGCGAGAGGATAATGCACGATATAAGGTGTTTTTCTATATACAACCCGTCTGTGCCAGTCATAGACGTGCAATGCCGGTAGTTGATTCCAGAATGGATACTTCACTTTGGTGTAAAGAACGACGAATATCAATACGCACGTAAATGCGACAAGCAAATAATTTGGATGAATAGTGGAGAGGATATCACACATTCCTACAACCACTCCTTTGAAAGTCGGCAATTCACCTTGGTATAACCAATATGCATTGTCCGGGTCAGCCACTTTCGGCAATGCATCTTTGATGGTATTTACTATTCCTCCTAAATATGGACGAATCGCAGTATGTATTGTATTTACAGTTTCGAATACACCTCTCATCCGTTTTCTTATTGTCTCTAATAGAACAGTTGAATTCTATTAGAGAATTTTATCCAATACGCCAAAACCAGGACACGTTATTGTCCCAATACCATATAATACAAGTGATACCCAACCACCGCAAATCCCATCATCAATAAGAGTTCGAAATACATCCTCTCTGTTTCCGCGCCGCAGAATCCAATGTATATCAAGAGAGGTCCAACAGCAAGAACGTGGAACATATTTATCCAATACGATTTCTGTTTTTGGTTTTTCACGTAGGATTTATAGAGGTGATATGCAACAATCGCGATTCCTAAACCAGCCAATCCGGAAAATAGCCATTTAGGAATATCATTGTGGCGAATACCTACGTAGAAAAAGAGCACACCGACAACCAAAATATGAAATAAATGGACGAATAAATCTGGATTCATATATATTTACGGCACCTATGAATCTAAACGTATTTGAAAGAGTATTTGGAATGAGAGGTGGCAAGAAAGAACCCATAACGTATGAATATGACGTAGTCATTATAGGAAGTGGAATGGCAGGATTATATGCGGCATATAATTTGAAGAATCACGCTCCACAATTATCTTTTCGAATCCTAGAAAAACACAAGAAACAATGGGTAGGCGGCAGAACAAGTAATGAGACGTTTTATGGAACACCCGTCGTCACTGGCGCGGGTATTGGTAGACGAAAGGACCGGTTTTTACGCAAATTATTGCGAGAACTTGATTTTAATGTGGAGGAATTTAAAGTAACTACGTTTTTTTCGAGAGGATTCAAACCTGTCGATGTAAATCGTATAACTGACCAATTAAGAAATGCCTATCAGAAATACGATGGACCATCTACTACATTCAAAAAGTTCGCTAAACCGATTTTAGGAGATGACATATACGAACGATTCTTGATATCCTCCGGTTATAGGGATTATGAGAAAGAGGATATATTCGAGACGCTTTATCATTATGGAATGGAGGACAATGCGTGTTGTTTACCGGCATTCCGAGTGCAATGGCGCAATCTAGTTATTGCACTAATGTCAGTCATTGGTGAATCTAAGTTCCATTTTTCAATGAATGTTACTGCTATTTCAGAAGCAAACGCCGCCGAATCGCCTTATCGCGTCGTTGTAGAAACTGAGAATGGGAGAAAATATCATTGCAAACGTGTTATTGTAGCGACAACAATCACGAGTATTCGTAATCTATTGCCACATTCGGTGTATCGAGATATTGAAGGCCAACCGTTTGCAAGAGTATATGGCAAATTTGCTAAATTATCCATACCCATCATGAAAGAGTATGTGAAAGGATATACATGTGTTCCAGGACCTCTGCAAAAAATAATACCGATAGACCCCGATAATGGCGTTTATATGATAGCTTACAACGACAATGATAATGCCGTCCAACTAAAACCATATGGGGAAAATACGGAGGAGAATCGCGATTATTACTGCAGATTGATTGAGAGGACGCTTGGTATCCCAATAGGAAGACTACGTATGATAGGAATACGGTCATATTACTGGGGTGTAGGAACACATTATTACAAACCTCTCAATACGGATAAACACAAAGACCGCGATGATTTTTTAAAGGAAGCACAAAAACCGGAAGAAAACATTTTAGTGGTGGGAGAGGTTGTAAGCACGAATCAAGGATGGGTTGAAGGTGCATTAGAAAGTGTAGCAAATGTAGTAACGCATAGATGGATGGCTCGAATAGGTTCTGCATAACCTCGATATCCAAAATCTTTTACAGTTTTGATTGTTGTATATATTTTGCAGTGGTCTTTATCAGTCAATTTCTATCTACTTATTATAGAGATGAGCGACCGCGACTATTCCAATGTAGAAGTCAAATACAATCGCGACGGCGAAAAAGTCGTCCGTAGAGTCGAAGTGAGAGGCGGAGAAGGATACAAAAGTGTTACTTTTTACAAAGGCGGAAAGAAACACCACACCGTCCGTAAATCCATCCGCAAATCACATGTAAAGAAAATACAGAGAGGGTGTTTCGTTCCTGGACTTTTTTCCGATTGCAAACGAAAAACGCATAAAAACAAACACGTATAAATAAGAAAATGCAACCGATTTTGTTATTTATTCTTTATTCTGGAGGAACGGCATTTCTATTGCCGTATTTAACCTCTATCCATACAGATTAAAAATCTGTATGGATAAATGCAAACGCTATATAGCGGAGTTGTCCCTCTTGAGGGACAATTCCGCGAATAGACGTTAAGGAGTATATGGTGGCATCACAATGCAAGTTATATACGATGGCGGTCATCGACACACATCGAATCTGGTTATTCTGAATACCGGAAACGTAATGGGATGGACCACCGACACTCACCGAATTCAACGAAACATATGGAAGAACTGCAACGAATATATAAGATATTTCGTGTCGAGAAGACAATGCGAATATTGTGTAATCCGGCGATTCCAGAACATATAAAGTTGGAACTGATTGATAAGCATCGTATTACGCCATCCAATATTTCAGCGGGTGGTCTAATCGACGAGTTTTTAGGCTCTACTCATACAGATTAACCTCTACTCATATAGATTAAAAATCTATATGAGTTTCGGCAAACGCGGATACGAAGTGATAGCGGAGTTGTCCCTTGGTCGCTCCAAAGGCGGGCCTCCCTAACGGGAGGCCTTGTGCCGCTTCAAGAGGGACAATTCTACGAATAGACGTTAAATGACTATTTAGTAAAAGTTATAACGCTTTCAAAATATAAACTTTCTGGTATTTGTCCATGGTGGATATAAACTGTCCATTCAGGACGAACCCGCAATACCGCGCGTCTTCCAGAATTGACCTAGTAGGTCGCATAAAATAGGTGTGTTCGTTCTGTCGCACATTGTTCGTCGTCGCATCGACGAATTTCTCCGTTTGCACGACAACACCGGATTTATCATACTGACTAAAATCGTAGGAAGAAGTATATTTAAAATCGAAGAAATCGATTGCAGTGTCCGTTATACGTTTGCCGTTTGCCATTTTTAGTTCATCTGTATCTTTCACCAATCCTTTCGGTTGGCCTAATGGCACAATTGCATTGAACTCGCCGGGTTCGACTAAATGCAAAAATAGATACCCACCCGGCTGTAACCAGTGCTTACAGTTCCTTAAAAATGCGATTTTGTCTTCGATTTCGTATATGGTACGGTCCATACAGAGGATATGCGTAAACATACCGCGTTCGAATGTCATTGTGTCTAATGCATCTCCGCATTTCATTGCAGATTTTGCGTCCGGTCGCCGTTCTACTCCGGTTTCAATCATAGCAGCAGATTTGTCTATTCCAATTGCGGTGTATCCTCTCTTCTTGAGCGCATTTACTAAACAACCCGTTCCGCAACCAATATCTAAGAAATGGGAATTCGTTTTGTCTGGTTGCGTAGCATTTATAATATTGACCGCTTCTTTCTCCGACCGCGTTTCCGTATTATACAATCGGTCGTGTATTTCGGAATAAAACTCGTCATACACCCCGAGTCCTCTCTGTATAGTAAATGGTTCTTTCTGTTGGAAACCTTCGAACTTGATGGATTTGCGAGTTGTCTGCAATAGAAATAATGCGACGAGAAGAATGAGAATCAAAACAAGCCACCCGTTTTTCTTGGATAGGAGAAACCTCTTCACTTTTTCAATTATGTGCATATGTTTGAGAATGGTGGATGAAAATGTATATAATTTAGTCATATACATTTGCAGTCATTTTTGATATTCAATCGGATTGCGAATTCAACATTTACTCATATAGATTTTTAACGTCTATTCGTGGAATTGTCCCTTGGTCGCTCCAAAAGCGGGCCCAAAGGCGGGCCTCCCTAACGGGAGGCCTTGTGCGTCGGCCTAATGGCTGGCCTTGTGTCGCTTCCCGATAGACAACTCCGCTATTACTCCGTATCACTACGTAGTGGCGTTTGCCGAAACTCATATAGATTTTTAATCTATATGAGTAGAGGTTAACCTCTATCCATACAGATTTTTAATCTGTATGGATAAATGCAAACGCTATATAGCGGAGTTGTCCCTCAAGAGGGACAATTCCCCTAATAGACGTTAAATACCTCTCAATTGTGTGCGTGTATTATTGTGGAATGTATCTTTTCCGACCATATTCGCAACTTCTGATATTTTCGTATTCAATTCGTGGCGTTTGAACATAAGAGACCTATCGCCCATATCCTCTTGTCTTCCGACCGCCGAAAATCCATACAAATCGCTCTTGGAACTCGGAACATAGACACCTTGGTCTGCACCGTGCTGAAGAGCCACGTGACGATTCTGCAAAACCGTTTCCAAATCGATATTTGCTAAATATGTGGCAACAGGTCCATTCGACGTTGCAGGGCTGAAGTCTGTAGCAGGATTATACATTTCTTCTCGGCGAATAGGTGTATTCGAAATCGCGCGTCGGTCTATTACGGGAAAATGTGCGTATTTTGTGGGAACCGGACGACTACTAAAATTCGGCTGTAATGGGCGAACTGCTGGGAAACGGCGGTCGTCAATGCGTGCGTTTAGTTCCTCCGTTCGTGACTGTTGTCCTTGCCATAGTCCCTGCACCAATCCATCAATATATTGCGGTCCATTTAAATCACCTACATTTCGGTAAATTGATGGAGTCGGTAAATTATAAGCAGTTGCAGCAGAAGAATCACGATTTATATTTTGCGAATTCATTTATATAACAAGAGAGGATAATCTCTACTCGCATATTACACCACAAATTGACGATAAACCGTTTTACCGGCAAAATACATAAACGATAATAGACTATCTGTGATATACAAAATGGATTATACTCCTATATTGCACAAAGAATACCCAAACATATACGGCAAAGACAAATCGGGGAAAATACGCATATGGAAGGCGTCTGTATTTAGAGTGGGAAATTCTCCGGTGGCAACAAGCGTTATTGAACACGGATTACAAGACGGCAAATTGCAAATAGATACACGGCAATATAACGAGGGCAAAAATATTGGAAAGAAGAATGAAACTACGCCTCTTGAACAATGTATCGCCGAAGTGGAAAAAAAACGCAAAGACAAAATAGAAAAAGACTGTTATTCAGAAACGTTATCGGACAATGTAGACGTGAATGGTGGCGACCGTAAGTATTTTCCGATGTTGGCAAACAAATACGACCCTGCGTCATCCTCGAAAAAACGCGGCGGTGGTGGTGGTGGCGGCGGTATTGTATTTCCCTGTTTTGTGCAACCGAAGTTGGATGGATTACGTTGCGTTGTCTACCTCCAATCGGGAAAACCGGTGTATCAATCGCGAACGGGCGGCTACTTTAGGGTATTGCAGCATCTCGACCCGCATATACTGCAAATCTTGTCTGCCGACCCGACTCTCGTTCTCGATGGAGAACTATATACACCAGAAATCCCGTTTGAAGAATTGGCTGGAATTATCAAGAAGAAGTCATTGACCACAGCCGATGAGAAGAGAATCCAGTGTGTGCAATACCACATTTACGATGTAGTAACGCCTGCCGTGCCATTCCGACAACGTCTGCTAATAATACAGCAGGTTGTTCCGATTTCAAATCCCGCAATAAAATTGGTTCCAACGTATTTATCTGCGAACGAACGGGAATTTCACGAGAAGTTCGGGGAATATGTCGCACAAGGATACGAAGGTATTATGTTGCGCAATACAGAAGGTCTTTATCGTGAAAATTATCGAAGTAATGATTTGATGAAATACAAGGAGTTCTTTGAGGCAGAATATCCTATTGCGGATTATAAAGAAGCGGCGGGGAGAGATGCGGGGACGGTTATATGGGAATGCGAGACGCCCGAAGGGCGCCGTTTTAGTGTAAGGCCGAGAGGTTCATTAGAAGCACGTCGCGAATGGTTCTCGGCTGCACCGACCTATATTGGAAAACGACTGACGGTTATTTATCAGGAATTGTCGGAAATGGGCGTTCCTCGATTTCCAGTAGGAAAAGCAATTCGCGAAGGTTATTAGCCTTTACTCAATATATACTCAACCTTTACTCAAAATATATCCAAAGAATATAAAGTATGATATTGTAGTTTCAATATTACAATATGATACGCACCACCCTTATTTTATTTTGCCTCGGTTGTTCGTCGGCGTTTATCGGTTATTTCTTCCGGCATCCAAATACGCAACTTGCATTACAATCGAACAAACGCCCAAATCCGCGTCATTACCATTATTCCAAGAAATATTACGAAAATGCACTAAAGAGGTTAAGCACAAATATAACTGCAATGTCAAACGGAAACCAATTAAACCGCGATAATAATACCAGCGACAATGAAGTGCAGGGAATCACCATTATTCTAAAAGGCGGGTATTTCCAACCATTTAACGATGAAGGTCCAGATGGAGAAGAACAAGAAGAGCAAGAAGAACAAGAAGAACAAGAAGAACAAGAAGAAGATGAAGACGACGAATTTGAAAAATTGTTAGAGTCATTTGGTGAGGAAAATCGTAGAGGAGGAGGAAGAGGAAGAGGAAACAAGAAAGACACTCCGCCACATCGCAGAGAAAATCCATATTTGCGCGTATTCCGCCAAGAGTTAGAAAATGACCGAAAAAAAACCATTGACCGCGAGAAGTTGAAATCGAAGAATTTTGAAGTGGTCACTGAATGCAATACAAAATTCGCTGATGTAGGTGGCTATGAAAACATCAAAGACGAACTGCGTCAATCCGTCGATATTCTACGCGACTATACAAAATACGCAAAATACAATGTGCGTATCCCGAAAGGGCTTATTTTCGAAGGACCGCCTGGAAATGGCAAAACACTTCTTGCTAAATCGCTCGCTGGTGAATCCAACTGCGGATTTATTGCGGTAAGTGGCGCCGATTTCCAAGAAAAATACGTCGGTGTCGGTTCTAGCAGAATCCGCGAATTGTTCGACCTAGCGAAGAAAAATATACCGTGCATCATATTCATCGACGAGATTGATGCGGTCGGACGCAGACGTTCCGGCGACGGCGAATCGGCCTCCTCGGAACGCGACAATACCCTAAATGCTCTTCTTGTCGAATTGGATGGATTCAAAAACAATACTGGTGTATTTGTGGTCGGTGCAACCAATCGTGTTGATTTGCTAGACCCCGCATTAGTCCGTCCAGGCAGAATTGATAAGAAGATATTTATCGGATTGCCGGATGCAGCAACGAGGAAAGAAGTTGTACGGATTCATCTGCGAGGAAAACCGCACGACGAAAGTATCATCATCGACGATTTAGTAGAAGTGACCGACGGGCTTTCTTGTTCGCAGATTGAAAATTTGCTCAACGAAGCAATGTTATATGCATTGCGCCATAATGCGACCGTATTTACATACTCGGACTTGGATATTATATTGAACAAAATAATGGCTGGATGGCAATCCGCCGAACACGAGTTGTCAGAGGATATGATACGACGAATAGCGGTGCACGAAATGGGACATGCAATTCTGGGATATTTATCAAAATACCATTCGCGTCTATTGAAAGTTGTGCTCAATTTATCCTCTCCGAAAACACCCGGATATACTGTATTTGAGCGACAAGCATCGAGTATTTATTTGAAAGAGGCGTTGTTCGAGCATCTTATTATTTTGCTGGGAGGCAGAATAGCAGAAGAAGTGGTTTATAATGTGTCGGTTACAACTGGTGCAATTAACGATTTCGAAGAAGCACTCAAATTAGCAGAGAGAATGATTGTTCATTATGGTATGGGGGATAATGTGCTTTATCCTAGCACGAGCGAAAAATATAAGGAAATCATTGACACGGAAGTGAGTGAATTAATTAATAATGCTTATTTAGTCGGACGAGTCGTATTGGAAAATTGCAAAAAACTGATACTGGATTCTTCGATACTTCTGCAAAAAGAAAAGAAACTGTTACCTGGACATTTGGCCGATATGATACGCGATTCTTATCCGGAAGTATCCACCCTGAAAGATATTTTTACCGTATAAAAAAGGAAACTACATTGCTACGAGGTGCATTTTAACGTCTATTAGGGGAATTGTCCCTCTTGAAGCGAAGCGACCGAGGGACAACTCCACTATATAGCGTTTGCATTTATCCATACAGATTTTTAATCTGTATGGATAGAGGTTAAAAACATTCGTTACAGAAACGGAAACGTTCTAGAGTCTTTCCGATTTGATAGAAATACTTACTTACCGAGTTTATCTGGATAATTATTCTAGTTCTTCCTGCATGAATCTGTCGAGTTTTCGAAGTGTGTTTCTATACTCCATCTCTTTATCAAACGTCTCTGAAATCGCATATCCGTACTCATCGGTCTTTTCACGCATCCTCTCTTCACATTCAAACGCATCATTCAGTTCTCGCTTAATAATTTCAATAACTTGCTGTTTTGTAATCGAAATACCGGACCCCATTATAATATCAACACAACCCGTATAATATGCACAATATAGAACAAATCAAATAAACAATTCAATTTTATTTGATTCGTGTGCCGTAAAAAAAGGTTAGTTACAGTGCAATCATATACTTTGGATTGTTGGTTTTGATGTATATATTGAACTATATTCGTATATCACAAAACGAATAAACAAAAGGGATTTTATACGAAATCCAAACGTTCGGCAATTAAATATCCATTTCGTATATCCATTTCGCGCATTATTTTCCAGGTTTGTGGTTGCGATTTTATTTCATTTACAATTAATTTACATTTGTCGGTATTGGTGTCATCTAATAGCAATAAACGACACCTGTTTTTTAATAGCTGAAACTCATAGTAAGTTGTAAATTCCCCTCCGTCCAACAATAAAACATCAAATACAGCGGGCAATTCGGGACGATTAAGAAACACATTACATTTTTTCATATTGATAATGTCCACCTCATTCCAGTGTTTGAACATGGCGTTTTCGCGCACTTGCGGAAAAATATCGTAAAAATCGCTGGGCTCTTCGTTCCAAATCACTTCGTTTAGAATGTGCATATTGGGATTGTCTTCGTATAGCTTGGCCGCATCGGCGCATTTGTCGCTATTACACTCTAAACTGTAAAATACATAACTCGCATTGGATGCGCGCTGACTAAATCCATTAGAAAACGCACGGGTTGAACCACGTCCGTTCCAAGTGCCGATTTCCAGAAAAGTTTTAAATTCACTGCGTGAAGCGATTTGTTCAATATCGCGCGAAAAGTCGTCGTTAGAGATTTGTCCCAGATTTTGCTGTTTATTATATTCGTAGAATTGTTTGTCGCAGTCCTCCCACATTTTCAAGATATATACGGATAACTGTATTTGTTTAGGTTGTTTATGCCATTATTTTACATTATTGTCATTGTAATTTCGTTTTTTGAAACCAACGGCACAAAAGAAGAGAGAGATAATGAATAAAAAATGAAAAGTATATTGCAAAGGTAAAGGTGTAAATAATATGTGTGCGGTAAATTATGTAATCCAACATATTAACGTCTATTGGTGGAATTGTCCCTCGGTCTATCCAAATGTGGGCCCAAAGGCGGGCCTCCCTAACGGGAGGCCTTGTGTCGCTTCAACCAAAGGTATCTTCGATTTAACCAAAGGTATCTTCGATTTAACCAAAGGTATCTTCGATTTAACCAAAGGTATCTTCGATTTAACCAAAGGTATCTCCGATTTAACCAAAGGTATCTTCGATTTAACCAAAGGTATCTCCGATTTAACCAAAGGTATCTCCGATTTAACCAAAGGTATCTTCGATTTAACCAAAGGTATCTTCGATTTAACCAAAGGTATCTTCGATTTAACCAAAGGTATCTTCGATTTAACCAAAGGTATCTTCGGTTTAGAGTGACAATTCCGCTAATAGACGTTAAGTTGATAATTAGGCGAATGCCGCCAATGGTTCGGGTTCCCATACGTAGTTTCGGTAGTAATAACAGAGCATAACTTGTGCGTGTTCAAGTATGTTGATAGTCTTCTTCATATTATTGCTGAGGTCTTGTTGAATGTTTTTCGTATTGTGTTTTAGAATGAATTGAAGGCAGTAATATCGCGTTTCTTCCGTCAGAGTCTTGCATCTCTGAATCGCGGTTTGCATAAAGCTCAACCCATTCGGACTATTTGGGCCCTGTTTGCGGAAGACTTTGTTTGTGCAAATAAAGACAATATTTTCCACGATATATTCAAACACCTCGCGCACTATTGCGAGTTTCCGCTTCAATATATCTACATTCATAGGGGTCTGATGATTGTGTATTTTGTTGAACGCCCAAATATTCGAAAGTATGAAACGGCGAACTTCTTCGAACTTAACCGGGTCATATTCATCGATTAGTGTCAAAGATTTCGGGTTTTTCGAAACAGACTGATAAACAACGCGAATCGTCTTCAATCGTTCATCAACCATACCTAGCGCATCATACATTGCAGTGTATTTCGTGTCGTCCTTTATATTGCATTTCTTAAGAACTATATAGACATCGTCTAATAATTCAGCAATAGGTACATATTCTTTCTTCTCGTCGAGGTAATTTATCTTGAGCAGATGAATAATAACTTCTTTTGCCAAGAACTCCATCATACCAATTCGGACAATGAGTGTTTCCGCTGAGACGGTACTCTTTAAGGTGGTTTTCGCCAAATTATACAGTTCGTTCATTGAACAAATTGCCAAACGAACAATCATTTTGCGGGAATTCGCAGTCGAGTATTGCATTTTCGGTGTAAAGGTATGGGTTTTTAATATTCTCTGGTTTGAATCTTGATTTCCTTTCTCTTAACATAGAATATCGTTCAATTTTCTGATTTGACCTGAAATCTCAAAATATAACAAAAGGATGTCTCTCCGCGCTTGTTATGAACTGGCGGATTCATCGTCGTATTATATTTTGCTGCATATAGATTGCGATACACCCGGCACGTGTTTCAATACGCGCTATCGATTCACAACAAAAGAATTAGCACGAAAGTTTATGCAATACGTATATACATTGGACAATGTAATGGCATCAGATATGATATATTTCGAAACGGTTTATTTGCCCGCATTTTCAAGGCCGAAATATGACCGACTAGACAACGCAATCGAGGACCTGTCCAAATGCATTTATTACTGCAATAATTATAGCACATATGAATATCCATACAAGTTTATAGTCAATGAAGAGGCGGTAGAAACGTTCGATATACTCCAACTACGTAAAAAATTGAAAGGCTCTTCTTTTTACGCAAAATGAAATATAAGAGACAAATAATTCCCCTCTATTCCGCATAATCCAAAAACTTGCATAGAATCCAATCAAAATAAAGCGAACAAAATAGAGAGAATATACATAATTACACCAAATATACCAAACTTCTAAAATGAACAATATTGAAACGTCCGTTGAACTTCGAAAAAGAGAAGACCATTTTACACCTTTGCGCATTCAAAATGCGCAAAGTAACGTTGCCTTTTCACCCAAAAATCCGCCCATTCTGGGCGGATTAAATGAGAAAAGGTGTAAAAACGTTGGATGTCCATCCCACGCATCACAACCAGAAAAAGTAAAAGAAATACCCTTCGAAGTCATCGATACGGTGTCGATATTCAAACTCTTATGCGTTCCATTCAGCGAAGATGCGTTTGAGGGATTAAATCGTCTGATTGAGAAAACCGTAGAGCCAATCGAATGCCTTACTTCGTATTTTGACACGTGTTGTTGTCGTTGGCGATTGTATTACGGCACACCGTCGATAGAAAATACTCTCTCTATTGAACAACGACCGGCTTATCACAACAAAAACCGCGTGTTGCAAGATTTGTTGGTAAAAATGTATCGACCGAATACGACTGAAGGTGGACTACATAAAGACCATTCATCGTCGAAAATGTTTGCAGTACCGGAAAACTCGGAAGAAAATTTAGAAGAATTTGCGCGTGTATTATCGAGAAGAGAATGGGGCGTTTCCGAAATTATCATTACGCGAAAAATACACCAGGATGGCCGAATGATGTTATTTTGCTATTTCAACCGATTGTGTGGTAGTCGCACAACAGCGATGTATCTATTCCGCGAACTGCGCGATAATATACGCCCTGACTGTCTCCCAACCAGAAACAATTTGATGATGGATTCGCGGATACCCCTTTTACAATTTGTAGAAGGAATTACCTCTACCGAGAAATGCGAAGAACATATTCACAGGTATGTATGCAATGACCTATTAGTGCGAGAAGTATGCTCCTTTATACCTTACCGAAAATATATTTGAATTTGATTGACTTGTATATGACCTGTATATGACTTGTATATGACTTGTATATTTTTGTTGTATCCCAAAAATATATAAAATATGCCTACAGGGAACTATTGCATTATTTAGTGAAGTAGTGGAGGCGTAATGTCTATTCGCGGAATTGTCCCTCTAAATAGAATATACCTTTGGTCTAAATAGAATATACCTTTGGTCTAAATAGAATATACCTTCGGTTGAAGCGACACAAGGCCTCCCGTTAGGGAGGCGCCTTTGGGCCCACATTTGGATAGACCGAGGGACAATTCCACGAATAGACGATAATTACGACTAAACGCACGATTTTACTTTGAAACGAAACATATCATATCGAATATTGGACAGTGGTGCGGAGAGGAGAGGTAAGTCCCAACCCCAATAAAATTGAACATTCTTTATGTTAATTCTAGTAAAATAATAAACTTTGCAAATCTATCAATTCACAAACCAGGAAAAGAATGACCACTTTCAAAAACGAGCAATATACAATCACGACCTCTTTAACGGACCATTCGATTTATATCAAAATCGTAAATAATATGAGTTATGCAACGTATGAAGGAACGTTTGAAGAAACTGTGTTCCGATTATCCTTTGAACTGCCGGGAATATATCGATTAATCAATAAATGCTTTGCGGCATTTACTGATAAAAACATCGACAACAAATATTCTGTTGTGGCTGAACTTGAGCCGTCGTGTATCCGTTTGGTGTTTCATTGTGCTATTGAAGAATTCCTTGAATTGGATTTTGAAATTAGACTGAAGGAAAAAATTGTTTCGGGTAATCCCGCCGTTTTGGTGGAATTAGAGAAGCAAAAGCAAATAATTGAAATGTTGAATGAGACGGCGGAAAAACAGGCGACTGAATTGGCGGAATTCACTGGCTTGCACAAAAAATATAGCGAATCAATGAAAATGTTTATAGACCAACAGGCGAATATGTCAGCAGAATTGACGAAATTAACAGATAGGCTGAAAATGTTGGAAACTAAGGATAGAGAAAATCAAGCAAAAATACAAACACAAGAACAGTTAATTGAACAGTTAGGACACGCGGAGATTAATTTTCACTATACTACTTGCTGCCATAAAAGTCCCAATTCTTCGCTTGGAATTGCAATTAATTCAAAATGTGTAACTATTAATAGTAAACACGGTAACTGTATGTGCCCATATAATTTGCCTGACTCACAATATGAAAAAATCAAGCATTTCTATCAATTAGATGAACTGACACTGATACAGTATTCTGATAGAGCGACGATTAATATTACATCTAGTCAAACTGCAAAAAAACTAACGATCGAGAGTAGCTCAAGCCTTAACGCATCTTTTATTCAAAATTTCCCGAATTTGGAAGAATTAACAATGGAAGGTTTCGGAGTAGATAGTTCAATAGTAACTACATTGCGGTCAATAAAACACAATATCAAAAAACTGACATTTAAAAGTGTTGGGGGAATCAACCAGACCGAAATGCAAACATATTGCACTCAAAATAATATTGATTTGCATTTGTCTTAAACGGAAAAGCAAAGATGAGAGGTAAGTCGCAAAATAATAAATATATGCTTGTATTTTTTATTCGGTAAAAAATTGAACGCCTTTTTATTTTGATAGAAAAGAAGATAAGACCGTCGCAAGACAAACACAACCCGTTAAAAAAACAAAAGCAAGCAAATACAGTACAAAATGGTTACACATTGGTTACTTAGAGCTAAAGATGGGAATAACTTTAACAATTCTAAAAACGTAAGAATTTGGGGAATTAAGAGACGTCGTAATAAGTCTTTTATGAAAAACGTAAGACCTGGCGACATTCTATGGTTTGTAACTTGTGATTCTGGCGGAAAAATAATTGCAGTTGCGACATACGTGTCCCATAACAGTAGAGGAATAGGAACACGTAGTAACGCTGAATTAGGTTGGTCTGGGGATATATCAGAAATAGATACAGAAATTCATTATACAGATGTGTATGATGAATTGGGCAATTGTAACTTACTAACGCGTATTCTTGGTCAAACACCGGTAAGAGAATACAATGACAAATGTGCAATAAATTTGCCAGTTGAATATTCATATATTGCAAAAACGAGACAGCTGCAAATATAAAGCGGAGAAAGAGAAGGTAAGTGCCAAATCAATTACACCTTTGGACATTTAAAATGCCGATTATAAATTTTCAGTTAACCTCTACTCATACAGATTTTTAATCTGTATGAGTAGACGTTAACAATGTATAGTGTATTTTATCGCTGAAGGACAATTCCACACATAGACATTGACATTTCATTTTTTTAGCGTCTATTAGTGAAGTTGTTTCTCAAGATGAACAACTCCGCTATCACTTCGTAGCAGCGTTTGCCTCTATCCATACGGATTTTTAATCTGTATGAATAGAGGTTAAAAAATTGAAAGTCTTTTTATTTTAATTCATCTTAACGCATCTCTCCTTCGGGAAAAAACAATATTACAAACGCGCTCTCAAAGCGAAGCAAAACAAAGCAAACGTTCGTTCTTAAACACTTTCAAAAATACAATAAAATATATCAAGTTTGGGATTTTAAAATGACTACCGATTGGTTATTGAGAGTTGGTGACGGAGAAAACCTTAAAAATTCTTCTAAATACAGAATTTGGGGAATACTATCGACTACATCGGATAACGCATATTTTCTCAAAAACGTCAAACCTGGAGATAGATTATGGTTTGTCAAAAGTAAATCTCAAGGCAAACTCATCGCTGTTGCAACATATCGCTCACATAACAAGCGTGAGTTAGGACCTCTTATTGATATTTCGTTGTCTAATGAAGAACTTGGATGGACAAGAAGCGGAGAAGACTGGACTTCCGATACAGAAGTCCATTATACAGACTTATATGGATTGGCTGATTGTGAACTACTTACACATATAAAATCGCCAAAAACAATCAGAAAATATAATGAAAAATGTAAAGTAAATTTAGCGGTAGAATATAGTTATATTGTACGTTACATTAAAGTTACTTTTGGATAGCAATTTAATTAACCTCTACTCATATAGATTAAAAATCTATCGCTGCGTATTTGAGTTTCGGCAAACGCTACTATGTAGTGCTACGGAGTGATAGCGGAGTTGTCCCTCGGTCTCTTCGCTTCAAGAGGGACAATTCCGCGAATAGACGTTAATAATTATAAAAAAATAAAAATGAGGGAAACCTCTTTTTTATTCGGCGTTTTACACCCTTGAAGATTTAACCTCTATCCATACAGATTAAAAATCTGTATGGATAAATGCAAACGCTATATAGCGGAGTTGTCCCTCTTGAGGGACAATTCCGCGAATAGACGTTAACGTATATTAGTGGAATTGTCCCTCTAAATCGAAGATACCTTTGGTTGAAGCGACACAAGGCCTCCCGTTAGGGAGGCCCGCCTTTGGGGCCACATTTGGATAGACCGAGGGACAACTCCGCTATCACTTCGTATCACCACATAGTGGCGTTTGCCGAAACTCAAATACGCAGTGATAGATTTTTAATCTATATGAGTAGAGGTTAACATTTATTTGTGGAATTTCGCATTTTTTAGGAAAAACGCGTTTCTACCCGCAAGATTTCGATTTTATATTTCGGCAAAATGCATAAAAAATAAACGGTAATACTTACACTATGATTTTTGAAATGTCTTCTTTCGCCATTAAAACCGCCGCTATGTATAAATGGTCCGCAAAATGGTTCCAATTCATTCTCGATAACCCCGATAAACCGTGGGATTGGGAAAGCCTGTCCTACAACAGAAATGTAACCTTGGATATTGTTAAACAACATCCAGATAAACCGTGGGATTGGACAAGTCTGTCCGAAAATCCAATTATAACCTGGGATATAATACAGCAAAACTTGGATTGTCCGTGGGATTGGTATGCATTATCTAGCAATCCAAAAATATATTGGGATATAGTCGAGCAAAACCCAGATAAACCGTGGGATTGGAAAGGATTATCCAATAATCCGCATATACCTTGGAATATAATCCAACAGAACCCCGATAGACCGTGGGTGGAACCTTCATTTGATAAACTATATATGCAAAGTTATCCTATCAACCAACCTCTTTATCACTATCATGAGTTGTCTATGAATCAAAATATAACTTGGGATATCGTCAAACAAAATCCAGATGAACCGTGGGATTGGGCTTTGCTGTCTCGTAATGATATGACACGGGCTCGAGAAAAGTTCATAAATGAAAATTGAAACAAACATCCATCAAATCGTCCTCTCAGCAAATACAATCTGAATCTTATTCAAAACTGCAAAATCAAAATCAAACCAAACAAACTACTAAAATGTCTTCTGCCAAAACCGATGCTATGAATGAATGGTCAGCAAAATGGTTTCAGTTCATCCTAGACCACCCAGATAAACCGTGGAATTGGTTTGGATTATCGCAAAATCCAAACATAACGTGGGATATCGTCCAACGGAACCCGGATAAAAAGTGGAATTGGGATGGATTATCAGGGAATCCAAACATAACGTGGGATATCGTTCAAAAGAACGCGGATAAACCGTGGAATTGGAAAGGATTATTACGGAATCCAAACATAACGTGGGATATCGTCCAAAAGAACCCGAATAAAAAGTGGAATTGGTTTGAATTATCATATAATCCAAACATAACGTGGGATATCGTTCAAAAGAACCCGGATAAACCGTGGAATTGGTTTGGATTATCACGGAATCCAAACATAACGTGGGATATCGTCCAAAAGAACCCGGATAAAAAGTGGAATTGGTATAAAGTATCACGGAATCCAAACATAACGTGGGATATCGTCCAAAAGAACCCGGATAAACCGTGGAATTGGTGTCCGTTATCGCAGAATCCGAACATAACGTGGGATATTGTCCAAAAGAACACGGGTAAACCGTGGGATTGGTTTGGATTATCACGGAATCCGAACATAACGTGGGATATCGTCCAAAAGAACCCGAATAAACCGTGGAATTGGGATGGATTATCAGAGAATCCAAACATAACGTGGGATATCGTCCAAAAGAACCCGGATAAAAAGTGGGATTGGCGTAATTTGTCTGAGAATAAGATGACAAAAGCACGTGAAGCATTTATCAATGAAAAATTGAACTCAAAATCCGTCGAATCGTCCTCTCAGCAAATACAATCTGAATCTTATTCAAAATCGCCAAGTCAAAATCAAACCAAACAAACTACTAAAATGTCTTCTGCTAAGTCCAATTCTTATGGTGTAATCGACCTTACTAAAGATGCTGTCCAGAATAAACCCAGCATTACCCCCGTCGACAATATCAATCTATGTTTCGTCGGCGGTGTTTCTACCGGCAAGTCCACTATTCTCAACGCCATTTTCTGTGAAGAATTAACTCAATGCAAAATCAAACGCACTACAATGGTTCCGACCATCTACATTGAAAACGAGAATAATGCGCCGAACCTCGACAATCCCGCTGTCATATTTGACACCATTGCAAAGAAAAACAAAGATATTATTGAAAAGACCGAATCCGCGGCCACAGTTGAAGACAATGAATATGCCGAACTCGTATTTAATGTCGGAAAACTCGACATTAATATTCTCCCGGATTCCTACGTCAATGTCTATGACATTCCGGGTTTAAACGATGCCCGCACAAAATCGGTCTATTACAAATACCTCCAAACAAACTTCTTCCGTTTCAATCTCATCGTATTCATTGTCGATATCCATTCCGGTCTTAATACCAGTGATGAAGCAGATATTCTTCATTTCATCGCCGACCACACAAAACACCAATTGACGACCAATAACAAAAAAATTTATACGCTCGTCGTTGTCAATAAAGCAGATGATATGCAACTCGTGCCTGACTCAGTCGATGACGAATTAGAAATAACGGGAGAACTTGGCGATATGTTTGAACAAGTGCAGAATACTGTCACAGAAGCATTTCAACTCCGCGAAATATCCGAACATTTAGTCGGAATCATTCCTCTCTGTGCCATCGATTCGTATTTATACCGAATGACCCAGAAACACGGCAGTAAATTTAAACTCTCGCCGGAACAAATTTTGAAAATCGGTATCAATGAAAACGGCAAACGATTCAGTAAATTGAAACCGGCCACACAAGAGACAAAAGTGCGCGAAATCTTGAATGACAAGGAATTCGTCGATACAATGATTAAATTGTCCGGGTTCGGTCATTTCGAGAAACTTCTCCATTCCTTCTTATCAAAAAACAATACCGGCAAACAAATTCGCATCGATAATTTGCTGTATGAACTACGCAAATTAGAACCTCTCCAGATATATACTGAAACTCATTTACGCGCGCTCGATTCCGTTGTAGAATTACTCGAAAAACACTTCAGGATATTCCGGGCTATTGAAAAAATCGACACAGATGTCGGAAATGCATTGGTTGCAGGAGCAAAACACGATATGATAGACACATTACAGTCACACATTACAAACAGAATGAAAATACAAAATACTATAAATCAAATGGAAACAATAGTGGCATTCTACGATATATTCCGCGATAAAATACTGACGCCATATTTCGCCACAGAAGAAAAGTATTCTGAATCTATGCGCACAACCGCTGTGGCAAACCTGGTTGATATTCTACATACCTCTCAATTGAAGCCGGCGGATATTCATATGGCAATCCGTATTTGCGAAAAAATCGACATATTGACAGCAACTACATTTGAGAAGTTAAATAATGCGATAGTTGAAAATGCAAACCGATTCTCCACATTTATAGACGATTTCCGCGCAAAGAAACACGATGACGAATTATATATCCGATATGTGGCGATAGGTAAAGACCTCGGTGTCGATATGACGATATTCTTACGATTTGTCATTCTCAGCAAACTCTACTACAAATCGTATTATTCCGACAAGGAATTATTCCAGAAATTGATGATTTACAAGGCATACGACGACATTCCCATCTATACATATTTGCAGCATATAACAGCGAAAATCTCGAACCCTTCACCGGAATGGTTTCTCTATGGCGCGGAAATGGACCAAGACGCACACCAATTGGATATCTATTATCTCAAGAACGCGCAGGTAAGCAATAAATATAATGCGGTGTAAACAATATATTTTTTGTCGGAAACATATTGTGTATTTTTTCATTTGGCTGGTGTTCGTTACGACGATTCCAAGCAAGATATATAATATGCGAGCATTTCGTTATAAGCCACCAATATATTCATTCGGTCTCCATATGGCAAGTTGTTTATCGAACTTAAACTGTCTATATTAAATAATTTTCCGTTTCGAATATCATGCACGTATTTTCTTGCAGTTTGTTTGCCTTCTTTCGGTTCTTTTTTGTCTTCTGAATAGATTGTTTTTCTTAACCTCTATCCATACAGATTAAAAATCTGTATGGATAAATGCAAACGCTATATAGCGGAGTTGTCCCTCAAGAGGGACAATTCCGCGAATAGACGTTAAATTATTCATTATATAGTATATGTGCCTATTTACTATATACCATAAATTATGTGCGTCGGGTTTTACGAGACTTGCCTCCTTTTGAACGATGGGGTTTCTTGGAATAACCACCTCTCCGCTGTTTTCGCGTTGACCTGGTGCACTGTTTCTTGCTTTCATACCAATTAACTAAATCGTCCAATTTATCGCGGTCTTCTGTCGTAATTGTATTGCGTAAAGGTGTTTTCCATTCCCCCTGAACACCATTTTTTTCTAATCGTTCATTTTCATTCTTTAACCGTTTATAATACTCTACAATTGCTGCGACTTTATAGGGTTTTCCGTTATCCAAAAAATCAACATAATACTCGTCACGACGAATTGGTTCCATTGTAATCAAACAGTTTTCAGAAGATTTTCGTTTTTTACTGGGCAACTTATATTCTCCAGTATAAAACTCATTTACGTTTAATCGATTCAGTTTCGCGTGTTCTATAATGCGGTTAATTTCTTCGGTTGCCATTTCTCCAATCACATCCATTTTGGAATCCACCCAGCCTCTCAATCTATCAGTTTTTGTTTTATCTGGTATTGCATCTTCTGGCAAATTCTGGAATTCGCGGATAATCTGTCTGATATCATCATTATCTGAAGCCAAATGTAACAATACCGGAACATATGCAAATGCCTTTATAAATGCAACAAACGCCCGATTCTCTTCGTCAATTGAATCCATTATATACATATCGCGTATATATCCTCCTCTCTTACTATGCGATTGTTTTTATGTAACAACATAAAAACATCCCCGTAATATCTACAACAGAATCATTTCATTATAACTACACATCAAAATCAATTAAATATGCCCGTCATTTGTTCTCCTGTTTTTCCGCAAATAGAAGAAGACCAAGAACAGCAACTGCAAGACCATTTTGGTGAATTCCCCTATGAACTGAGCGATTTTCAGAAACACGCAGTCAAAGCAATTGTGAATGGTCATCACGTTCTTGTGTGTGCTCCCACCGGTTCCGGCAAGACACTTCCCGCCGAATTTGCGATTCGCTATTTCACTCGTCATGGACGCCGCGTTATATACACGAGCCCAATTAAAGCGCTTTCTAATCAGAAATTCCACGAGTTTTCCACTAAATTCGCACCATTGGGTATAACAGTAGGGCTCTGTACGGGAGACATCAAAACCAATCCGACGGCCGACCTCTTGATAATGACCGCCGAGATTCTTAATAATCGTCTTTTCCAAATGGCAGATTCTTCCTCTCAACCGACCGACGACGCCGCCAACTTGTCTTTCCAAATGAATATGGAGACCGAATTGGCGGCAGTGATAATGGACGAGGTGCATTATATCAATGACGAATCGCGTGGTCACGTCTGGGAGCAGACCATTCTTACTCTTCCACCGCAAGTCCAGATGATAATGTTATCTGCAACACTCGATGGACCAGAGAAATTCGCGGAGTGGATAGAATCGACGCGACCAAACGCCGACCAGAAAAAAGTCTATTTAGCACAGACACTGACACGTATAGTGCCTCTCAGTCATTATGCGTATTTTCCTCCGGCGCCTCTCGCAATCACCAAGGCGGTGAAAACGACGCCATTAGAACCTCTCGTACAGCAATATGCGAATAAACTGATTCCTTTGCAAACGGCCAGCAATGTGTTTCAATCGGCGGGTTACAAAACTGTCGCAAAGTTGTGCGATGTGTGGGCGGATAATACGAAAGGCCAGGTTTCGCGAAAAAATGTACTAAATAGTCTGGCGACATATATGAAAGGGAGCGACGACCCGGATATCGATGATACGATGTTACCGGCCATTGTATTTACCCTTTCTAGAAAACAGGTCGAAGAATCGGCGGCAGACATAACGGCGAATATTTTGGCGTTTGATTCGAAGATTCCATATACGGCTGCTCACGAATGCGAGCAGGTATTGCGCCGGCTTCCGAATTGGCGCGAATATATTGAATTACCAGAATACAAATCGCTTGTCCGTCTTTTAGAGAAGGGAGTCGGTATCCATCATTCAGGTATGATTCCGATTTTACGTGAAATCGTCGAGTTCCGAATCAGTGAGAAGAAGATATTTATGTTATTTGCGACGGAATCGTTTGCTATTGGGCTGGATTGTCCGATTCGCACAGCGGTCTTTACGGGGTTAACGAAGTTTGATGGTTCAGATGACCGTTTTCTTTATGCGCACGAATACACACAGATGGCCGGCCGTGCCGGCCGGCGGGGGATTGACAAAATAGGGCACGTAATACATTTGCCTCTCCTCTTTCGCCGCGGAATTCCATCTGAACTTTCTTGCAGAGAGATTCTTTCCAATAAACCGCAGAAATTAGTCTCCAAGTTCCATATTGATTACAAGATGGTATTGAGTCTTCTCAAGAAAGGCGTCGACCATTCATTTGAAGAATTCGTCGAGAGGAGTATGACGAAAACGACCATTCTAAGTGAAATACGCGAATTGCAAAAAGAGATGGAAACGAAACGCGCCGAATTAGCGGCAATGCAAACGAGTCTGCAGTATATTCGCACTCCTCACGCCACTTGTAAAGAATACCGGACACTTTTAGACCAGCAGAAATTCGCCGTCAATAAGAAACGCAAAGAAATCGACCGTAAATTAGCTACAATCAAAGAGCAATTCAAATATATTGCAGAAGATATTGGATTGGTGGAGAGAATAGAGGTGGCGGAATCGGCCCTTTCCCAGAAATCCGACGAATTGGAAGGGACGGTTTCGTATTTGAAAACGCAGACAGACAAGATATGCGATATTCTATTGGCAACCGGTATTATTTCCCATTGCGACCAATCAAATATATATACCTTTACACAGCCTCTCGGCATAATCGCATCACAATTTGCAGAAATACATCCAATACCATTCGCAAAAACGATTCTATCGGAGAATTGGTTTCAAGGATGGACGGCTTGTCAAATGGTCGGTGTTCTCTCTTCCTTTGTAGATGTTCGATTACCCGAAAATGAGAGGAATACTGAACCAGTCTGTGAGGATGCTAAAGTGCAACGGGTCATTGTAAAAATGCAAGAATATTACGACGATATACGCGACCGGGAAATTGCGGCGGCGTGTTATTCCGGCATTTCCTATGAAGGCGCACTCTGTTTCGATATGGCGGACAGAATGATGAAATGGTGTGATTTGACCGATGAGGCGGAATGTAAAATTTTTTTGCAAGAAGGGTCGGTTTCCGCGGGCGATTTTGCCAAAGCGTGTATGAAACTGAGTGCCACTGCAAAAGAATTGATTGCGATGTGCGAGGTATTGGCGCCGTTTGTGGGCTCGAATGCGACGGAATTCGCACATACATTGTCGGGCATTGACACACTTCTTCTCAAACATATTGCTACGACACAGAGTTTGTATTTGTACCAGTAAATGTTTTATCGTCGGGTGCTTTTATTGTATAGACTTATATGCTGATGGAAATGATGCCTAGGACGCATAGTATTTTGAGAACGACGGCGGATAAACAGCCGACCGCCGGGGTTTTATGTATGCTTATTTTGGCAGATTCGTCTGGTTCTTTATATTCTTCTTCTGGATGAGTTTTATTATATTTTTGAATGACGATTTTTTGACAAACACCGTCATTGTATTCAGTGATATGCACAGTACCATTGCTATTGTAATCTGTAACGGAATAGCAATGTGTTTTCCTTCTATGTTTATGGCGTGTGGGTTTATCATATACATCGTCGAGTTCATTCGGGAATGTATACCGCGCTTTTCTGTTTTTACGTTTATACGTAGAGGAATGGGGATTTGAGTATAATTTATCGTCGGTCATTGACAAAGAGATAAGGGGTTCTACAATATACGCACATATTCAGATTCCATAAAAAAATGATTATTTGCGCATTTGTGGGAGGATGAGTATGTGGGGTGCGTTTAACCTCTACTCATATAGATTTTTGATATATATGGGTTTCGGCAAACGCCACTACGTAGTGATACGGAGTGATAGCGGAGTTGTCCCTCGGTCGCTCCAAAGGCGGGCCTCCCTAACGGGAGGCTTTGTGCCGCTTCAAGAGGGACAATTCCGCTAATAGACGTTAATATACGTACCATTTAGGTTTTCCGCGGCGTTTGTTCCAGGTGGCAATACGTCTTTTTTCTTCCGACATATAGTATAAACGATACGATATGACGGGTTCATCGCATTTGTATTCATCGGGCATAGCGAGAGCGAAAGGGGTTAATCCTCGCGCTTCGAATTTATCTTCACTTGGAATATTATCGCGCAATATAATTGCAGTGAGGTATGATTTATGCATTTTTGTATCGGGGTGTCCATAACGAAATCGCCATTCGTTATGGAGTTCTTCAATTAAATCCAACGTCCAAATATAATTCGCACGGGATTTGCGGCACCATATTGTGACGGGATGATTTATATGTGCGATTTTGTATATTTGGTCGTTGGTGGCAGTATCGCCAGGGTCGACGATTCGTTTGGCGGAACATAGCATTTGAACTGCTTCCAATAATATTTTGCTGACGTGTTTGTCCATCATAAATTGCGCAATTTCGCGCTGAATAAGTGAGAGGATGAATATGTTCATTTTCTTTTGAATATGAGTTTGTGTATTCGTGTCTTATAAACTCTATATTACAAGAATAAAAGACATTCAATTTTTCGAGACTGCAAAAAATTGAACGACTTTTTATTTTGATTGAAATGAGAACAGCTACACTTCCACCGATATTAAATAAGTATTATCTCAGATACTTATTCAAACCAATCTAAAACAAAGCGAACGAAAAGCGAACCGAACCCAAAAATGTCTTCTTTCAATTCTTTATTTACATCTTCTGTGCCTAGGCCAGCCATTGTATCTTCTAGCAATGAGAGAGAGTACAAGCATAGCGACAAAGAGATTAAAGATTTGATAAACCCTTCTAATTTCAATACACTCAATTTGCGTCCAGAGTATCAGCGCCATATTCGTTGGAGACCAGACGCAATGAATAAGTTCATTGATAGTGTAATGAAGAAGAGATACATTATGCCAATTCTTATGTATCGTCTTCACCCGTCCGACTTGACGGGTAAATACAAGGAAAATACTCCGTATAAATATGAAGTGATGGATGGACAACATCGTCTTTATACCCTCAATGCATTTAGGTCTGCTGAACGACAATCCCTACCAAGCGTAACGAAAGAGTTTATCGTTCATTGGGTTCTTGAGCAAAAAGATGAAAATGGAAAAAAAATGATTGTTCATATCTTCTATAAGAAGACTCCAGATGTGGAAGATTGGTGCAATGAAAACGACATTATTAATCCAGAATACTTGACCGATGAAGGGCGTGACTTGTTTGATGAAACTGTAATTAAGGTGACAACAATTGTGTCCAGGTTGTCAATGAATGAACGCCGTGCGGAGTTCTTGTCCTTACAGAACGGTATCCCTGTGCGTGGTTCAGACTTGCTCAAGAATGAAGTTGGATGCAAGTTAATGGTTGCGTACAATAACTACGATTACGAGGAGATGATGACGGATATATTCTTAAAACGCTGCACGAAAAAGGCAGATAAATATACGGTTAATTGGATGGCAAGATGCTACTTGATTTTCAAATCCGTGGACAATCCATCCGAGGCTTTCTTAATTGGAGATAAGGTTATATCCTCACGTATCAAGTCAAGTCACTCTTCTTTACATCCGTCTGATGATGAGTTTGCTGATTTTCACGACGCATTCTTAGACTTTAAAGAATTCTTATCTAACCTGGATGCATCTATAACGTTCAACCCAACGCAAATATTTGCACTGTTTTACGGTCTTTGCGAAAACAGAAATAACCACGAAATTATTCATAGTTATATGCCGTATTTCTCTAAGGATGGACAGCAACGTTATTTCAAGCGTCTATGGGAATCTGACCCAGAAGAATCCAGACGTGGATACTTCGATGCGTGTTTAGAACAAATCCGCGATATGACGACGATGGCAAGTCCATATGATGACCGTCAAGTAACCAAGTCGTTAAGAAAACGCGTATGGGAAAAATGTGAAAATGGAAAATGTCTTATTTGCCAAGAGTCTATTGATAAAGACAACTTTGAAGCCGGGCATATTGTAGCAAGAGCAAAGGGTGGACAAACGGAATTAGAAAATCTGATTCCAATCTGTTTCAATTGCAATCGCTCGATGGGAACTAGAAATGCATACGAATATAAAGAAAGTAGATATCCTTACAATTAAAAAACATATCGCAATTTTATCCACCTGTATTGCCGTATAACCTGTATTGCCTTTTATATATTATATTTATTGCAATTGTAATTTCGTAATTAGTCTATTCGTAGAATTGTCGCTCCCGAGGGACAACTCCACTATATAGCTTTTAATCCGTGTTCTTTTTTTTGGTGCGATTTTTTTTCGGCAAGTTGTTCTTCGGATATTTTTTTGCGGTTTTCACATTCGACTCAGTCCTTGCATCGACTTTTTTCAATACAAATTCCGTCATTCCGTTACTTCTTTCTTTTATGTATCCATATTCACCATACTGTTTATTTAGTCGTTTGCTAGCTTCTGCCATTGGTCGAATACGGTCTTCAAATCTACCTAAACCTCCTTCTTTTCCGTAATATTTTGTAATAAATCCGATTTTATTAAACCGCAATACAATTCCATCGTGTATGAAGTATTTCAACGTCCTCTCTACATCTTCTTTTTGTCCATTTTCTTTTGTAATAGTCAATTGTATTGCAGCTAGTTTAGGACGATTAATAATTCCATAGAATGCGCCTACTATATAGTTTAGACACGTAGTCATTTCTTTGCGCGGTTTTCTATAAAATGGATTATATACTGCATAAACTCCCCATATAAATGATTTTTGTTTAATACATTCCGCGAAAGCATATTTAAAGAAAAAATCAAGTGAATGTTTTTTGAAGAGAGGTGAAATGGAAAGGTCTATCTTCTCAACATCATCGTCAAAAAATACAATATGTTTTCCATCCGCCCATTGTTCCATAATAAATTGTCTTTGTGATACAAGGCCTCTTTTCCCTATTATAATTTTATTATACAACCCCGAATCTAATGTATCCAAATAAATATCATAATCCTCTTTATCTGCAACATATACATAAATTTGTTTAGGGTCGATTTTATTTTCGTTTAATGTTTTCAACGTCCTCTCATTACACACAACGGCACGTTTATAACTTGGAATGCAAACAACATAATCTGACATCTATATATTTATAGCAGAGTTATTATATAAATATGCCGGAACAGCAGAATCCATTATGTAAATACAAGAATGCATTCGGAGAGGCGGGTAAAACGACGGGTCTCCGTAAATACAGAATATTCGGTATTGCTATTTTCGATACTTTAGTCGTTCTCGTATGCGCTTTTTTGATTTCCCGTCTATTTAGGCTACCGTTTCTTCCGACAACTATCGCTATTTTTTTACTTGGCATTTTAGTTCATCGACTTTTTTGTGTCAGATCCGCAGTAGATGTCGCAATTTTTGGCAAATAATGTATGCGTTCGGTTAACCTCTACTCATACAGATTAAAAATCTATATGAGTTTCGGCAAACGCCACTACGTAGTGATACGAAGTGATAGCGGAGTTGTCCCTCCTGAGGGACAATTCCGCGAATAGACGTTAAAAATCTATATGAGTAGAGGTTAAATATGTAACAAAAGAACACATTTGATTATATATTTCTAGGTATTTACTTTATCTTTCTCACAACCGTCCCATATCATATATTACGCTAAAATGCATATAAATTGATGCCATAGAAGAAACATAAGAGTAATGGATCAAACTACAAATATTACATTTATAATACCATCGGTCGGTAGGGATACACTACACACTACCGTTGATTCGTTGCTTAAACAGACGTGTAGTATGTGGAAAGCAATTGTGGTTTTTGATGGCGTGGAACCATCTTTCCGACCAGAAGACGATAGGTTCCTTATTTTGAAAATAGAAAAAAGAGAGAAAGAACGCGATAATTGTGCAGGGTACGTTCGTAATTATGGAATTCAGTTTGCGACAACCGACTGGATAGCATTTGTGGATGACGACGATACATTACGCGATGACTATGTCGAACGATTTATAGAAGAATCGAACAATTATGACGCAGACGTGATTATATTTCGAATGGTGAGATATAAATATATTCTTATACCAGAAAGATTAAATAGAGACATTTCAGACTGCATAAAGCACTATGAACAAAAAAGCGAGGTATTCGAACATTTCGAATATACCAAATTGGAGGGAGATATAATGAGTTATATTCGTCTAGTATACGTTCATCCGTGCAGAACAACAGATAATTTCTACCAATCAAAAGTAGGTATTTCATTTGCAGTTAAAAAGTATATTTTTCAGTCCGGAATTCAATTTACTACTGGCAAATACGAGGATTTTCAATTATTAGACACGTTTCGAAGCAATAAATATAAGATAATGATAAGTCCGCACATTGTTTATATTGTTAAAGATACAATTTCAACGGAAGATTATATGACAAATCGCGTTTTTATCAACTTCTAAGATTTGCCATATGAATATATGATGTCAACAAAATATTTTTTATTCTCTCGTTCTTCGAAAACCCGCATAGATGATAATACGGATAATCAAATTCTCAATTTGAATTCTGGAAAACGCCATTTATTTTTATTGCCGGAGGTGAATTTAGACTATTATTGGCGGAAAGGATTGTTTGAATGCCAATTGATAGAATGGTCGAAACAGTTCTGCAAATCCGACAAGATATTTTTAGATATTGGAGCACATACAGGGACGTATGCAATTTCTCTTGCGACTAGTTCGCGAGAGGTGGTCGCATTCGAACCTCAGCGTTCCACTTTTTATGCTTTATGTGGCAGTGTTGTCGCATCAGGGTATGCAACCCAAATCACGTGTCATCAATGCGGTTTAGGTAGTGAAGACCAAGTTGGCAAACAAACACTGAAAATAGTGAGTAATGATGGTGGTGGGTCCTCTCTTCTTCCATCAGAAAAAGAAACTATTTTAAGAGAAGAGGAAGTCGAAATCCGGACGTTGGATAGTTTTAATTTGAAAAACGTTGGGTTTATCAAAATGGATGTGGAGAATAATGAATTGAATGTATTGAGAGGTGCTCTTGACACGATTCGTGAATCGGACTACCCACCAATATTGTTTGAATCGAATGATTCGAATCCTGCTTTATTTGGGTTTTTACGAGAGGCTCTTAAATACAAAATTGTTCAAGTGGGTGGAGTCCAAAATATGTTTCTTGCATGCAAAACATAGAACATTGCAAATCATAATTGGTCAGAACTCGTAGGAACGACAGAAAGATAATGCGTCCGGTTTCTATAATTATATAAAAACCGGCCTTTTTCTAGATATGGACGTTTTATACTATAGTAATAATTGTAAGCACTGTAAAAAACTTCTTGCGCATTTAGCAAAAAATGGATTACACGATAAATACAATTTCATATGTATTGACCGTCGTACGATTGACCCAAATACACGACAAATATCGGTTATTTTAGACAGAGGGGTAAAAACCCAGATACCGCCGAATGTGACGCGTGTTCCTACTCTTCTGTTGGTAAATCAGAAATATACTGCTGTTGTTGGAGAGGATATTTATAATTATGTGAATTCGAAAATAAAAGCCGACCCGAACAATATAGTTGCGCAAGAAAATGGCGGCGAACCAGTCGGATTTATATTGTCACCTTCATCAGGAGGCGTAAATATCATATCTGAGACATATACGATGTATGATGCACCACCAGAAGAATTGGCGGCAAAAGGGAATGGAAGTACGCGACAAATGCATAATTATGTTTCTGCGAAACTAGAAACAATGGTTGGAATAAAGACACCTTTAGAGGAGAATGGGAAAAATAAATTAGCAGACTTACCGCAAAATAATAACTTGCCTACGAATGCGACTACATATAATTCGTATTCAGTGCCGGGTGTTTCATATAAAGCGGGGGATATTGTAGTTCCAGAATTACAACGTCCTCCCGCACATCGACACGCAAAACTAGGAGAGGAAATAACAATCGAATCGTTGCAAGAAAAACGTAATATGGAATTGCATCATTCAATGCCGTTTATAGCAAAACAGTTGAATCAGATTATATCTCCTGAGATAAGCAATCTGAATCCACCAGAACGACATTCGGTTATGCAGAATGGAGGAAATGGTATGCCGAACTACGGAGGAGGAAATGGTATGCCGAATTACGGAGGAGGAAATGGTATGCCGAATTACGGAGGAGGAAATGGTATGCCGAATTATGGAGGAGGAAATGCTATGCCGAACTACGGAGGAGGAAATGGTATGCCGAATTACGGAGGAGGAAATGGTATGCCGAATTACGGAGGAGGAAATGGTATGCCGAATTATGGAGGAGGAAATGCTATGCCGAATTACGGAGGAGGAAATGCTATGCCGAATTACGGAGGAGGAAATGCTATGCCGAATTACGGAGGAGGATATGCTATGCCGAATTATGGAGGAGGAAATGCTATGCCGAATTACGGAGGAGGAAATGCTATGCCGAATTACGGAGGAGGAAATGCTATGCCGAATTATGGAGGAGGAAATGCTATAAATAAACTAACCCCCAATGATTCCTACAATATATTATTTAGTAAGCCTACTACTACACATCAAACAAATTACCAATCTCAATCAAGTTACATATAAAATGTCTTATATTATTGCGATTAACAATAACATAAAAAATAACACTTATTTACTATATTATTCCGATAGAATGGATTCAGACAAATCGATTGTTTTGCGAGCATTTAATCAGATGTTTTTCGAATTTATCGATGACATCATCACAGTGTATCCGGATAATGTCGAAATGATGACAGCGAAAGATGCATTCATCTCATTCAAACAGCTCAACCCAACGTGTATTATTAAAGTATGGCATTCTGGTGTTTATTCCCAATACAAAGAACATATTGATATAGGCAATATTGATTTTTTTCTGAATAAAGACTACAGTTCTGATTTATCAAAGGTCAGTAATATGCAAAATGTATTGAGTATGATAGACAATGTCCGAGAGCCAATCAAAGGTATGTCTGCACAAAACAAAGAACACGCCACAAGATACATAAAAGACTTAAGCAAATTAAGTACTGTATATGCTTCGTTATAACTTCTACCCATACAGATTAACCTCTACTCATATAGATTAACGTCTATTCGCGGAATTGTCCCTCTTGAGGGACAACTCCGCTATATAGCGTTTGCCGAAACTCATATAGATTTTTAATCTATATGAGTAGAGGTTAACGTCTATTCGTAGAATTGTCCCTCGGACGCTCCAAAGGCGGGCCTCCCTAACGGGAGGCATTGTGTCGCTTCAACCAAAGGTATCTTCGATTTATACCAAAGGTATCTTCGATTTATACCGAAGGTATCTTCGATTCAGGAGGGACAATTTCACGAATGTACAATACCGTTTTTATCCATCTATCTGCAAATTTATAAGTTATAAATTATAAATTATAAACCAAAGCAAAACAAATCGAATCAATAAAACCGAACCTAATCGGTGGATTCCATAAAATACAACATTTTAGTAACAGAAAACTGACTGAAGTACTTATTTACGACATACCAATTGATTTTCACGCGTTCCCCCGCAATCGACGGCAAATAAATATTATGGTGGATGCGTGCAGCGTGGACAAAAAACCTTTTCGGAATACTATTGTCCCGTATTTTCAATATATAGAAATTCACATATGCCCGATGAACTTCTGTAATAAATTGTGTATGTTCACGTTCTAAATTCAAGAATGTTTGATAGTAGATGGGAAACGCTTCCAGGTATTCCATCACCTTGTCGTTTTTACGCAATGTCAAATAAAGATACATAATATTAGGTTGCATATTTCGCAATGCTTTTGCGCGTTCATAGAAAGGGTTTGGCAATTCAGTTCGATGACCTGTTCGCAGGTTCGTCATTATCCAAGCAGGTGGATAATAAAGCGACTCCGAGCTCTCTATCAAATCCGCGGATTTAATCGGCAATAATGCGTCGTCTTTTTCGAATAAATCTTTTTGAAAATGAATAACGTCGGGGATAGTATTCAAATACTGCACATTGGAATTTGACCGACCAAATACCCATTCCGCTGTATTCCAAATCGACACATCTGCCTCCATTTTCGTACCATCCAAATAAGGCTGAGTATGCAAAGGATTCGATAATTCTCGGACACAATCGCAGTAACGAACCGCAGAATCCTCGGGAACGAGTGGAGGAATAGCGCCGAGTTCATATATAGCAATCAATTGCAGTCTCGCGTGGAAATAGGTACGATTATAAACGATATGATTATCAGAATGCGACAAAATGCAAGTATAGCAATGCGATTTCGACAATTCGTGTAACGCCTTAACATCGCTCAAATCGTAAATTCTATCAACGCGGTCGTCTAACCCATTCCACGTATAATAATTCGCTCGAAATGCATCCACCACCATTTGGCGAAAAGACGGTTTCTGTTCATTGTTCAATATAGATTGCCCATAAGCATATTCTCCTCCCACTCCATTGCGAGTGCATATATTCCATTCTTTTGCATCGGGATTCCAGAAGAAAGTAATCATTGTACCTTCCAACGATTCCTTCACTTCAATCACATCGCCATTCAAATATTCATTCGGCCGCAAAAACGTATTCTCTATATCTACTTGCCCGTCCGTCAGTATTCGCGTCTGTCTAGGGGGCATATAAGCAAACACACTACTATGTGTCGTATCAGCCAATATGGTATATGGCTCATTCTTAATGCCTTCAAAATGGCAATGATATCGCAACATAGAATATTCTTGTCCTCTTGATGTTTTATTTATAATACTATCCGGAGACCCAGAATTGCCTTCAATCGGTATAGGAAGATGAAACATGTTTCTATATAATGTCTAATCCAGTCGTAACAAGTGTTGATAATAAACATACGGCCATTTCTTCATATTCGTTTCATAATAAATTTATATAGTCAATTCACCGTCTATTATCGAAGCTACCAGTTTATTTGACGTCTATTCGCGAAATTGTCCCTTGGTCGCTCCAAAGGCGGGCCTCCCTAACGGGAGGCCTTGTGCCGCTTCAAGAGGGACAATTCCCCTAATAGACGTTAATTAACAAAAAATTGATTCATAAATTGAAACAATATAATCTATTATTTACAGTATAAATTATCTTTTATCAAATGAATTTGTTCGGTCAAAATTTAACTTCTAATGAATTTGGTGATATATCAAATCAAATTATGAATTGTATGGTATTTAGAATAAAAGATAAGACTTTTAGAATATGTGAAATTGAAATGTATTTAAATAATCAAACGCATAATGATCCATATGTTCATTCAAATCAGGATCAAAAAAATTTTGGCAAATTTTATTTTCATAAATATTCAAATGGAACCTATAAATCAGGTACATGGAAAGGAATGGATATTGTATTAGGTAATCAAGATACTTATTTTGGTATTTTAATCATATCAATAATGGATTTGGATACTAACACTTTTATTGAAGGACCCTGTAAATGTGTAAATAAATTATTAGAACAATTTGATTGTTTTGATGTCAACGAATTATTTAATAAACGAGCCAATCCAAATGTACAAATTGATTTAACGGATAATTGGATTAGATTTGAAAAAAACGATTTATTGGAAAAAAAAGATATATTTGTTGGAAAAAGAATCGGTTTGTCCGATAAATATCCTGAATATCAAAACAAATTATATAGATACGTTATTTTTGAAAATAAAATTAAAAAAGAAAAAAAAATTTAATAAAAATGGAATAAAATATCTGGAAATTGGTAATTATGATTTGGAAATTTTTGAACTTGTAAAATTATTATTTTGGAATTATTACACCTTTTTACGTTTCAAACGCCGATTTTTATATAGGTCATTCTATATAAAAATTTATTTATACTGCTTCTTAACGTCTATTCGCGGAATTGTCCCTCTTGAGGGACAACTCCGCTATATAGCGTTTGCCGAAACTCATATAGATTTTTAATCTATATGAGTAGAGGTTAATGTCTATTCGCGGAATTGTCCCTCTTGAAGCGACACAAGGCCTCCCGTTAGGGAGGCCCGCCTTTGGAGCGACCGAGGGACAACTCCGCTATCACTTCGTATCACTACGTAGTGGCGTTTGCCGAAACTCATATGGATTTTTAATCTATATGAGTAGAGGTTAATTATTAACGTCTATTAGGGGAATTGTCCCTCTTGAAGCGGCACAAGGCCTCCCGTTAGGGAGGCCCGCCTTTGGAGCGACCAAGGGACAACTCCACTATCACTTCGTATCCGCGTTTGCATTTATCCATACAGATTTTTAATCTGTATGGATAGAGGTTAAATTCATATACGTTATATATATAAATTTACTTTTATACACTTTTATCGGCATTTTACGCCTTTGGACATTTTAGAACTTTCACGAAGTAATAAAAATGCCAAATTTAACGCGTTAAATATTTTGTCGCTTAGACTTTGCCACAATATATATTTATATAATTCGATATAAATAAAAATAATATAAAGATTTATTATTATATTTATTTATATTATAAATGAATACTGAACTTTTGTTTTATTGTGTTATTGCCTTCATTTCCGTCGCTATTTCTTCTGTAAATGCCGGTCCAGATTGTTGGAAAGATAAAAATGGAAATATAAGATGTGTTAATATTTGATGACGGAACCGAATTATTAACGTCTATTAGGGGAATTGTCCCTCGAGAGGGACAACTCCACTATATAGCGTTTGCGTTTATCCATACAGATTTTTAATCTGTATGGATAGAGGTTAAGTTCGCAAAATATCGCGGGCCTACGAAAGGTCGGGAAGATGCGGAATTGTTCTCCACTATATCCAATTATAATAAGTTCATTATATTTATAAAATTATAAATTAAAAATTAAAATCGGCGTTTGAAATGTAAAAAGGCGTAAATGTGCAAAGGTGTAAATATAATAAAAATAAGAAATGTGTCAATATAAATAAAAAATATCAATTATTAACGTCTATTCGCGGAATTGTCCCTCTTGAAGCGACCAAGGGACAACTCCGATATCGCTTCGTATCCGCGTTTGCCGAAACTCATATAGATTTTTAATCTATATGAGTAGAGGTTAACAAATTATACAGAACCATTAATTAGTTTTTCAAATAGTTATTATAAAGGAAATAAATATGGTGTTCAAGACTATATGAATACTAATATTTTTAGTTATATGTTATTTTGGAATAAAGTGAATGAATTAAAATAATTATTATTATTTTTTTTGTCTTCCTACTTATGGTGCTAAAAATTACGATAAATATATGAAAGAATACGGTATATGTTATCACTTAAAACGTTAATAATCTCCACCACCATCATTACCATTCATCATACAACTATATTCAAACAATCCGCTTTTTGGGAAGTCATCTTCTTCTTCATTATCCGAATAATCTTCCAACGGATATCTCCATCCATTTATTTTTCTCTCTAATTTCTTAACAAATTCCAAATAAAACATACTTGATTTTTTTTCTGAATCTAAATGGACGTCAATGCTTATGCTATGGCCTTCATGTTCAACTAAAAATACCAATTCATATTTTGTTTCATTTTCTTTATATTCAATAACACTACCGCAAAATCCTCCACCTTGACCACCGTTACCAGTTGCCCAAAGTTCTTGGGTTTCTTTACCATATATGCTGTCAAATAGTTCTAAACATTCATTCAAATAATAATTATCCGGTTGCGTTTCATCGTTTCTGTTAAAACGCTTTTTGGAAACAAAATTAAATTTCATTGTTAATAAGTTCTTTGTATTATATACTAATTGTTATTTAAGTTAAAAAGTATTTCAATTTTTTATAAAATAGGCGTTTTATTTCTTCATTTACTTTAACGTCTATTCGCGGAGTTGTCCCTCGGTCGCTCCAAAGGCGGGCCTCCCTAACGGGAGGCCTTGTGTCGCTTCAAGAGGGACAATTCCACTAATAGACGTTAATCTGTATGAATAGAGGTTGAGTAGAGGTTACAAGAAGATAATATAAGAATATTCTATAAATAGACATACATATATAACCAATGAATGACCCAGAAGAACCTATTCAAGAAATCATATATGAAACTGGGCGAAATATAACACCGACGACTCCATCTTTCAAATCGAATATCGATATTTTATCCGTTGAATTGGGAGATGTTATACTTATACACGCCGGAAGAAATGCCAATGTAGACCAGCAAACGTATTATGTCTATTATATTGACAATTTGAAATTGAAACTTCTCAACACATCCAATCACCAATTATTGCAATTGCGAATTGATGGATATGTCGCAGATGAATCGATTACGAGTATCGACTTATTGAGTCGTAGTGAAGTTGCGGGGTTTGCCAGACAGCATAATTTGCTTCCGCCTCAATGGATAGATATTCACTTTAACGGCGATGTGCCCGTCATCGTTTCCGGGGAAATTACTAATTTAGAAGAAGATATGATTGAGATTACTACGTATCCCGGATTGAGAGTTATTTATATTGATTTCGGTTACCAAGGAATACCCGAGTCACTGCCGATTGACAAAATCATTTTGCGAGAAAGACCGAAATCGATGGATACGTCGCTCCGCTCCGTCTTGGACGGTGTCACAGAATTGAATCGAGAGGATGCTGAGGCGGAACCAACTGTAGAAGTGGATGTTGAAGACGGACAATTAATAGTAAATATTCCCGAAAATGCAACAGCAAATCCATCTCCGAATGAAGTGATAGAAGAGTTTCTGCAGACCGAAGTCGAAATTCCCGCAACAGATGAAGAGGAAGATAATGGCGAATTGGAAGCACTTGAAATGTTTTTCGAAGTACGAGAAAGTGACCGCCGATATAGCGAAGAAATCCAAGTCGCCGATTTATTGGGCGAGCTCGTATCAAAATTGCCAGAAAACAAACGAACCGACAATGCAATGAAAGATATACATAAGCTGGTTACGCGATTTAAAGAACTCCGTCGGGTCTTCTCCGTTTTCGACGAAAACGGTGATGTAGTAATACCCAAAGTCACGAATATATTGCATAAGCCGATAATCGAGCATATTGTCAAATTGGACCGCAATATTCCTTGGCTGTTGCCAGTCACTTACGAATCCAATGAACTGATGGTCTATAGCACAGAAAAAGGACAGGACGATTACGACGGCGCACTTACCCACACCGAAACCTCTATGTCCGAGTTTGTAAACAATACAGTAAATGCACAGCGCGCATTTTCGAATGGTGGCCAGCAATCGGAAACAAACAAATATGATAAAATGATGAAGGATGTGGATACATTATTAACTCCTGCTACCTGTCCTCTCAATCCAATGCCGGAAACGGACAATGTGCCAATCTACCTTAAAAACGTAAAAACCAAATGCGATACGGAATTAATGGTAGATAATAACGGACAAATGCAGATGGATACATCCGTTATAAACAAAAACAAAAGCATTACATTCCACGAAATAGGGAAATCCAAGTTTGTCACTAGGCGATATACTGGTGCATCCTCTCGTCTTGTTTTAGATGAAAACATTCGGAAACGCGTTTATGTAAGACAACCGATTGGCAAATCCGATTGTGCAAATATACGGTCGGTAGTAATGCTCCCGCGCGCTGTTTGGATGCAATCTCAATCGAAATCGCCGAGTGCCAACCTCTATTTGAAATCGAAATTGGCCGAAATACCTGTATATAAATTCCGCATATTCAATCGCAATACAAATATTGCTACACGAAACATCGACCATTTAGACAAAGAAATCGTATATGAAGATTCGATTCTTCCTCTCAAATCCGATACAGGCGTGAATACAGAAAAGGGTGAATCCTTTTTAAAAGACCCCGTTCATTATGTCATTGCCGCAAAAGAGACGGGTGTCGATGAAGACTCTTTTCGCCGATTTTTGAATGCGATTATTCCCCGAACAAGGACACTTATACGTTGGATGCGGTCGTCCATCGAACATCTCTATTCATTTGCCGATATTGTCGCATATTTAGAACCTTTTTTCGTCGAATCAGAGGATATAACATTCAAGCAATATATTGAAATTCGCTACTATGTCAAGGAGAAGATACGCAAATATGTGGCGAAATTGGCGGCCACTCGCAAAACATATAATGTATTGAAAATCGTCAGTCGAGATGAGAAACCTCTCGTGGATAGAATACGAACCATTATAGAGGAAAAAGAATTCGAACAATATTTCTTGTCTACTTACCGATTGAATTCACCCGATGGAGGAGAGGCTGCAAAAGCAGTCCAACAAACTTCGTCGGAAACACTGCATAATATATTGCGTATAGATGGTGCAGAAGCGATATCGGCCATGTTGAATCTGTATTTAATGGAGGCCCTTACCATACCTGAATCGGTCGTCGGAATACTAAAAGAACCTACCATAAGCAGCGAAGATGTAAAAACGATTGTAAAGTCGAAATGCGACCGTCGTTTTATTGCAAAGAAATACCATTCCGTTGAAGAAATGCGCAAAGATGATAATACTACCGACGTATTTTACGACAAAGAGTACGACGATACTCCTTATCATTTAGCCGACAAATACAAAGACGAGAAGAAACGATTCCGAGAAGAAGAGGAGTTCCGAGAATTCTTTGTGGAGACCCTTATTCAGAAACACGATTGTCCGCAATATATGGCCGCACAATTAGCGAATACGATTCTAGCAAAAAAGAAACGTATATCGAATGGAGAATATGCTATTTTAGAAATAAAACCGACTCTTGCAGATAAACTTAGGAAAGACGCGAACTCTACCTCAGAGGAGGAACGAGAACAAGAACAGGAACAAGATATCCGAAAACGCATCGAGTTTTACAAGAGGTCAAATGACAAATGGGAACTGGATAAAACCGTAACGATAGACGCATTCATCGATACAAATACACTCTTCTGTGAATTATCTGAATCCTGCAATAAAATCACTGATGTAAATCGATGTGTTCCGAGTGAAATGGCTGCGCTCCAGATTCGACTGGCGAAACGCGCCCGAATGATAGAAGAGTTCGAAGAGCGAGTAGCAAAGTCGTTCGATGAAGTTACCGATGAACTACGTCGCAAATTGACTATTATGCGAAAACAAATCGGCCGCGATATCGCACTAGACAAGACAAAACTCTATCGCCAGAGTTCATATTGCTATGAATTAGGTAAATATGCAAAATCAACAGAATTAATCGTAGAAAGCCCACATACAGACTTAGTGGAAAGGGTATTATCGTGGCCGGATTTCGCGGAAAAGCAGAAAATGATTCACGAATTTGCAAAGAAGTTTTGCCGTAACGCGAATCCCCATTTAGAAGAAGACCAACATTGGTTGTATTGCATTGATACGAATACAAAACTCTTTCCCAATTCGATTTTTCAATTAGCCGAGGCTTTCCTATATGATAATTACGGTAATCATCTCGACAAACTCATTCGCGAAAACGGTCAATTAAGCGATGATGGCGACGCAATTGTAGATAAATACACTGGATATGTTTTGCGTAAAATCGATTATAGTTCAGAGGAGGGGTTTGACGAATCCGGATTTCGCATTGTAACGAATGCAGTGGAAGAGAAAGATATTGCCACAATGGTGCTCGAGACATTGTCAAAAAAAGACAAAGTATTTAAGAGTCCAATCGCACAAGCTGCATATACTGTTTTCCGCACACTGAGTGAGAATATGGGTATCGAGAAAGACACAACCGAATCAAGTATTGAAGAGTTTGTCCTAAGAGTGACAACGGAAACGATGAATGATTCGGATATCGTGGCGACGGAAGATGTCTATAATGAACGAATGGCACAAGTTACCTCCAAGAAGACGGCGAAAATGCCCTATAGCACATATTACAACCAGTCGCTTATTATCATTGTCAGTTGCGCTACGTTTGCAGCAATGCAAACACTTATACCGTCCTTCAAGACAAAAAAGACATTTCCGGGATGTGTGAAATCATTTGCAGGATATCCTCTCGACACAAACACTGAAAATGTTACCGGTCTCCGATACATAGCCTGTGTATTAGATAAGTCGAAACGGTCGTCATCTCTACCCTGGTCGGCGATTGAACCTCTCAGTGTAAATATTTTACTGAATCGAATGAAGACAGTTATGCAGACGGTCATTTACCCCCGCCCAGACGCGGAAAAACTATACAATATCAAACGCGATTATTTAGTGCATTATCCGGACCAAGATGTGCCGGATGAAGTCGCCATCAAACGATGGACGCACTTTCTGCCGCCCGTTGTCGTCTTCTCGATTGAACCAAACTCTGTCACTGGAATCAGCGAGGACTATGAAAAAGAGTTTTTCAATGCCATTTTACACGGTTCGAGCGAACAGTTGAAATCAATCGGTATCATTAAAGGCAAATTGCTGAAACACGGATATTTCGTTTATGATATCATTGACCGTATTGTGCGCAAGAAACAACTCCTTCTCACAAGTAATGGTGGCGCGGCGTTTTTGGAAAACGCGTGTTGCAACGAAGACGGAACGCATACAAACCCCATTCATTATTTCCAGAAAGAACGTCCCGATTTGGCCCAAGTGATGCAAAAAGCCAAGAAAATGGAAAACGTTTTGACTCGCGTGAAGAACTTGACCAAAGCAAAAACATTCTTTGACCCGGAATCCTCTCGTATAGTCGGCGCTTCCATCCCCGACACTATCATATCACGTACAATATACGAGACATTTATTCATTACTGCAATTTCGACAATGACGCGGCTATACCGGCGGATTTGATTCCTCTCGCCGCAACAAAACCGGAATACAACCGATTCGCTTCGACGGAAGAGAAAATCGCCTTTATGGAGAAACACGGCAAGAGTTACGGAATCGCAGATTTCCATTCGATTATGCGAGTTGTCAATTCGCGCAACCTTGTCCATCGAAAGCCGAATAAAGAAATCGGAGCTCTAAGCGGCTTAAAGGATATGCTGACCTATTTCGACGATAAGAATTCGGTTTTAGTAGAAGACCGTTTGCGAGAATTGTTGAGAAGAACTTTAGCGAATTATGACCCGAAAGTGGCGGTTCACGAAGAGCGAGCAAATAACCAGAAACTGAATAGATATTTGCAGCGCGCAAACGGCGGAATGCAGAATGTGATTGTGTCGTTTTTGGATACGCATTCGAATTTGACCGCTACGAATTTAGACAAGATTTCGAAATTCTTGGAATCAGTTTCCTCTTGGAATGTGGATGATATGCCGACAATCGCGAAAGAGTTGCAGAATATGGTATTCAATGTGTCGAAAGTCTATCCAAATAAAACAATCGCAAACATATTCCAATCCAATTGCAATAAACATTGGAACTTCTCCCTCGCGCACCAGGCATATTTATCTGAAATGGTCCGAGCTTTTTACGCGGATATTGCAGTGTATGCACAATCCAATGAATCTGAAACGACCCCACTATTCTATCGATACCTCTCTACTGCCGTAGCAAACTTGACCGATTTAGTGCTATTTACGGAAAATATTCCGGTATTCACACCTCTCGTGAATGATGGTGTGAAATATTGGACACTATACAGTAATGAAACAATTCAACTGCTTTATCAATATGGATTTCTATCGGCGATTCACGAATATGTGGTGTTAGCCAATGACCCGACATTCGCACAATTACGTGCCGAAGAAAGCCGACCCATTGAAATGGATACAGATGAAGATTACGGTGTCCGCTCCTCTCAAATACGGCAAGTTCATATTGTAGAGAGTGATACAACCGAATTGAAGAAAACCGCTGCAAAATGGTTATACGCGGTCTTAAAACGCGAAATGGATACGAAAACCGCATTCAATCGCAATTACACTGAAATAATGGACGGTACAATGTCACTCAAATACAAAGATAAGAAGTATATTACGGATTATTTAGCGGCATTGAGCCGGGATGAACGTCGCGTAGAACAGACGTTGAGAAGTCATAAAATCGGAAGATGGAATGTCGGAATGCAGAAAGGATTATACCAATATGAGAAGACGGTATATGATAAAGAAATCGCACAATGGCACACGGATGAATTAGGAATATCTGAGGCAATTCAAACGGCGATTGCAGCATCGGAAATGGAAGGAGAAGGAGATGACGTAGAAGATTTAGAGAGAATGGAACGCCATCGTCATTCAGATGAGTATGATGGAGGAGATGGAATGGAGGATATGACGGAGGATTATATGGACGGCATTTACTATGAAGAGGACGCTGAACGAGAGGACGGGTTCTAAATCTATACTGTAGCAGTGACAATTCGGTTATTATCGTCTATTCGCGGAATTGTCCCTCTAAATCGAAGATACCTTTGGTTGAAGCGGCACAAGGCCTCCCGTTAGGGAGGCCCGCCTTTGGAGCGACCAAGGGACAACTCCGCTATCACTTCGTATCACTACGTAGTGGCGTTTGCATTTATCCATACAGATTTTTAATCTGTATGGATAGAGGTTATGGAGCGAATTGACTATGGAATAACTCCAGTATTACTTTATAGATGCGTTTCATTTTTCTGTTCAGTCGGTGTAATATATATGAGGTTATAATTTAAGTAGAATCCAAAATGAAGTTGCCGTTTCTGAATAAAAGTTTCGTGCGCGTGAATCGAGCAAGTATATCGGTTTTGTTATTTTTAGTGATATTTACTCTTATCCATAAAGCAAAACCGTCGCTGCTTTATACGAAAGAAGGTGGATTCCGTCAATTCGGAGTCGGCTATAAACAGAAGACAGTTGTGCCAATATGGTTAGTAGCCATTTTCCTAGCAATCCTCTGTTATTTATTTGTATTAAGTTACCTGATATTCTTTTAACCTCTATCCATACAGATTAAAAATCTGTACGGATAAATGCAAACGCTATATAGCGGAGTTGTCCCTCTTGAGGGACAATTCCGCGAATAGACGTTAACCTCTACTCATATAGATTAAAAATCTATATGAGTTTCGGCAAACGCCACTACGTAGTGATACGAAGTGATAGCGGAGTTGTCCCTCAAGAGGGACAATTCTATGAATAGACGTTAACGTATACTTCTCTCCTCTCCTTTTCTTCTCAAGACGGACGAGAAAGAGAACGAGCGTATACGGAAAAACACTAAATAGAAAATATATTGAGTATATCAAATCATATATTTTTTGCAATGGATATGAATTTCCCCGAACCGGCTCAAACATTTATAGGAGATACTATATCCTCTCCAAAATTAATTGACCCATCTGCATTGCATTATTTAGATGGGGCATTAAAGAAGTCGCACAATATACGTGTAAAGTATCATCGAATCATACTGAATGTCGGTATTGTATGTGTGCTCAGTTGTTTCGTCGGCGGGTTTTTGTATTATAGATACAAGAACCGACCTACTCAACAAGAGGCAAATTATAAATTAATAAAAGACCAAGAGTTCGTATTATCCAAAATTCGCTATTTCCAAGAACAGAATCAGCGTATAAATGAGTCAAGACGCACTGCAGCTGGGTCGGAAATATCTGGATTACCAGTCGTACATCCTCCCGAGTAACAAGTGTTTCGTTCGTGTCTCTCTATATCTTATAACCTTTGCTGACTTACTACAAAATGGACGCAATATTAGCGAAACGGAATTTAGCAAAAGAACGAAACAATGCACAACAAGCAATTGACGAAAGAATACAGCAAATGGCGATGAATGTTCGAGAGACGGAGTTCAGTATACCGGTTCTTCCTATGGGAGGCGATATTAATTTATCGAGATTACAGTCTCTCAATATCAATGCCGTTGTTACAAAAGAACCGTCGTCAATAACGGCAGTCTATGGCATTCCAGAAGGAGTAAAGAATATTCGTTTTGAGAAGCAACTTCTGGTAGAAGCACCGCAATTGCCAAAATCGACAGAGACGCTCAATTTAGACGGAAACTATATTGAATCGGTCAATTTCTCATATGCAAACAATTTGCGAGTATTAAGACTAAACGGAAATCGTCTGAAATCGTTGGGAGATTTGCCTGAATCGCTGGAAGAACTCTATATAGATAACAATTTTATCAAACGGTTAGATTTAGCGGGATTACCGCGTCTCCGTGTTCTCCATTGTCGCAATAATAAGACACTTCGCATAGAAAATATACCTGCATCTGTTGTCGATTTGCAAGTGGAAGAAGGCAATCCGCATATAATGCTAGACTACGATTATTTTCCTACGAGCGCATTGGCAGAGGATGGTAGTCGCGCTAAAGGAACTGAACAAGAATTCGTGGAAAGTATGCGCGATTATTTTGAACTCAAAAAGGCATACGAAAATGCGGCAATGGAAAGTAGGCACAATGCAAGAGTGAATGCATTAAAACGCGGTATGGGCGAGATAGCAGCAAGAAAAATTGCGTCCCGATTACTACCAAAATGCGTGAATTGCAAACGTCCAGTTGGAACAGTATTTAAGACACGGAAAGACAGACTAATGGCGTATTGTGGAGACACAAATTCACCTTGTCCTCTCCGCATAGAAATATTTAAAGGCGAGTTTGAAAGTGACGATGTGTTTGCCGAGGCTTCGAAACAATTATTGGAGGAGGCAAAAGAGAATATTATACGTCAAAAGATGGATGTCCTATTCAATTATGCGTCGGAAGAAGAAACAGTTGCTAAATTCAAGGATTTGATTGAAGACTACAATTTGTATTCTTTTGTGCAAAAGGGGGATATCGATATGCGAGAGGAGAAAAGATTCAATGTGCATAAACGTGAATTGATAAAGGCAAAATTAAAACGGCTAAATGAACTAAAAGGGAAGATGAATGCGCATATGGATGAATATGAAGAATCTGGGAATCGAGATATGATTCATAATGCAATGGATATTTATGTAAGGGAATATATGCCGGAAGTGAATAATTTGCGAATGTTAAAATACAATGTAATGGAAATGTTGAAGCCCTTACCAGAAACGGATAAAGATAATATGGTCCGCAAATTAAATCAATCTGCCGCCTCTCTACGCCAATTAGAAGCACTTCATGGAGAAGTTCCGCGCGTATTGAAATTCACAACGGGGAATGCCGAACCGGTAGCTGCCACGGAAGAAGAAGCCGAGGCAGAACAAATGGAAGAGGTGATTCCATTTGAGGAAAGGGAAGAAGAATATTACAATTTGGCAGATTATGCTGAATAGGACAAAATAACACCAACAACACAACAACGCCGTAAAAATAAATAATGGAAATTCGATATATCCCGTTATTTATTATTGCCTAGACATCCATCGCCAAGGAATCGCCAAGGAAACGACCGAAAATTAACCTCTATCCATACAGATTAAAAATCTGTACGGATAAATGCAAACGCTATATAGCGGAGTTGTCCCTCTTGAGGGACAATTCCGCGAATAGACGTTAACAAGCATTATAATTCGATACTCCATCCCACGAAATATTCATTGCCTGTGCCCAGCTTTTCTGTGCGCACCTCTCCGATTTGCCCGGATACATTTTACCCCACGCCGTACTATTATTATTCAATTTCATATATTGGAAATCGCGCGATTCCTCTTTTTTCTGCAAATCCAATAGAGGTTTATCGTTGCTGTTGACACACCCGAATGCCGTTGTTCCAGCAGTACATAATCCAATATTTTGCTTATCTGTTAAAACAATTCCATTTGCGTCGGTTACAAGATATCCGCGATTTCGCTGAGTCGATAAAACCGGAGCACCGCAATAGACTGGATTGGAACTAACGTCCCAGTAGTCGGGGCAAGCATTCTGCATTGGTGGAAATACGTCTTGTTTATGCAGAGACGTCATTCCAACTCCAACAATAATGAGTACAATAATGAGTAGCACTAAAGCGACGATGGATACATACATATAAAATGGATTCATTCTGTGCTTTTATTTACTAAATTATATATAACAAACATAAAAACATTTTATTTCTCAAAGCAAGTTATATCTATCTATGCAATCTTTTAGTAACGCATTTGCAATGAATAATTGGACGCCCGTGAATAGACCGGACCCGAATAACCCAACCCATATAGCACGTCTGATTGAAGGACAAAAACAGAATGGATTAGTAGATATTGCTATTCTAGAAGACCCGGACGCGATGTTCCGAATGCACGAACGTATCAATGTCCGCAACAAACCGACCGAATATAGTGAAGCGCTGAATGGAACAATGGAATGGAATGTCCTAGCCCAAGTCTATTTTTCGGCAGAGAATATTCAAATTGTCCAGAATGCTCTGCGAGCAAATGTGTATAAGTTATCCGGCGGAAAAATCAATATACCAAATCAGAATATCGATAATCTGAAAATCATTATGCGCGACTATTATTTGGAATATGCCGAACATTATCCTAAAGATATCAAAGGGCAAGTAGAACGTCTAAATGGGTTGGTAATAGAACATTTAGTCCCGAATTTATATAGTGAAGCGGTCGGTTATTTTCAGTATTTAGTGTCGCAGAGCACACTTACTATGCCTATTGAACGACCTATGCCGAGCGACCGCGTATATAAGCAACTCGACCCTAGACCATTTGTCGATTTGCGCAAAGACCCGCGCTAGAATGCATTTGGCAAATCATAGAAATCGGTTCTCCCGTAAAATAACCACGAAAACCATTTTTGTACTGTACTGATTTCCGCTCCTTCCACACTACCTCTCGCCGTCCTTATAATTTCCCGATGTGTCAAATCCGCTACAAATGGGAAAGCACACGAGGCACCATGTTGTATCTGTCGCACAATAAGTGGATTCGTATTTTCTTTGTTCAGCACTTTATTGTATTTTTGATAATAAGCCAGTGTAGCCAAATCGTCTGGATGTGATATTTTCATTTGTATGCGCAAATTGTCGTCTTTTTCTGCAAATGTGCCTACGTGTATCAAATTTGCATTAAACACAATAACGTCTCCTTCCGAACAAATAATATCTGTCACACCACCAGTCAAATTCACCGCGTGTTTATATTTCGATGTATGGCTACCAGGTATTACACCAAGACACTTATCCATCGGTTCTAAGTAGACTAACATTGTATAAGATGGGTATTTCTGCCCCGCATTGAAAAACGTCCCGTTATTGTCGCGATGACAAGTATGCACTGCGGATTTTTCAATTATCCATATGTAATCCTGCAAAACGTGTTCGGGTGAAACAGCCCGAACAACCCGTTGTATTTCTGGGTCTTTATGCATTTCCATCTTGACTTCTTTGTATTGGCGATTCGCACACATATTGCGCCAACGTGTTCTCTTTTCCTGCGAAATTGCTGAACGAAATACCTTTACGCCATCTGTGTTCAAATCACTCCAATTCGCATTGTGATTTACACGTCCTCTCATATATGCAAAAAACAATACCAACAAAATGATTATCGAAATAATTGCAATTATATTCTTTTTTCTAAGAGAGGATAGCATCGACGCTATATTCAACCAACGCTAAATCATTGTGACCGCAAATATAACATTACCATTTGTGGTCACAAACCCACCTAGAAAAATACAATTGTGATTTATTCATTTTGGTTAGTTTTCAACATAAGCTGAATTTTTTATGCACCATATTTTTGTATCCGATATCAATCAATTCTCTGCCGCTGTTGAAATTCAATATATTGTATCCTTTTAGAACGTCGGGCGGCACATAGTATTTATTGATTTCGCCAATCGGTGTTCTGCAACCTTGGTTCAGCACAGACATTGGATTGTTGAAATTGCTCAAAACAATCATTGCGGTTCTACACAACATATCCTTCAATGAGTTAATCGGTGTGTCATTGTAAGCATAATCTTCGTATGGAGTAATAAACGTAATATTCAAGTACTTTGTATCGTGTTCAACATTAATCAATTCATTGCTGAGTGTGCCACCGTCCGCATACAATTGCCCATTGAATTGAACCGGCGGAAATACTCCAGGAATTGCACACGACGACATAAGCAGTAATACTTTGCTTATATCGTCTTGGTCTTCGAAATTGTAAATATCCATTTTGCCGGAATACATATTCGTGGCGCCGATTAAAGTGTGTATAGCAGGAATGTTTGGCATTGTTTGAATGATGTCCGTCAACATCTTTTTAAGGGGATTCGTGTTTAATATGGATACTCCCGTAGTTGGCAAAAAATCATATATCATACGATTGCGTATATTTGTATAAAGTAACTCGGCGCTCTTTACGCCTAAATGAATATTTTGGTAGTAAGATAAATATCCGGCATTCAATGCTCCCGCCGAAATACCAGTGTATAAATCATATTGCTTATTTTCTATTTCCAGAAGACGTTTCAAAATTCCGATTTCAACCGCACCGAATGACCCGCCTCCGCTAAATGACAATTGATTCAATGCATTCACAGATGCGACAAATCCGAATAAAAGAAAAACAAATATCATTTTACACTATAAATATATTAGACACTTCAAATAAATTGATAATAATGCAAATGATTGTTGGATATCGCGAACTTCGCCGACAAGAACATTACATAATAGAAAACAACTATGAAAAACTGTGTGAAATCAAACTGTATTGCTGCGAACTCAACCTCTATCGTAATGGTATGTATTATTTACGCCAATTCATTTGTCATTTGCCAGTTCGATGTTGTCTCGAATAACACCGGGCGTGAAAAAATATACATTATTCAGCAAAATGTATATTTTTATTGATTTTATAAGGATAAATATAAGATGTGATGTGATGGACAATAGACTACACGTTACTTACCTTTTTTCGGTTCAGGGCGTTTCACGATTTTCATTACTTTCTTCGCCGGAGCGACAGAAGGATTTTGCAGTGATTCTCTCGCCGATTTATATTTCATATATTCTGTTTCAAACTGTCCTAATTCGCGCATCCAAATTTGTTCGCAAGTCGTATTTTTCAGAATTTCCAGTTCTTCTTCTGTATCTGCCTTTTCTTTCAAAATGGCATCGACGTTTTCTTTCGTGACGGAATCCATTGGCATCTTTATCAAGTATTTATAGTCGCCATCGATACGGTCAAACCCCTTCGACTCCAAAAGCGCAATTACTGCTTCATTCGTCTTGCGTCGTAAATCGATGGTGTCATTTAGATTACCCATAATATACTTGGCGCGATTCGATAATTTTACCAGTTTCCGGTTCATCGCATCCTCTTGGCTCGCCTTCCGTTTCGCATAGGTAGCAAGTCGAACCGTATAGAAGTCATCAATGATTTCCGCCACTGTATCATATTTATGCAATTTGCATTCCGAGTTAAACATATGCATATTGCTAGTGGAAACCGTAGTGCTCAACTTCAGTGTCTTTTCAATGGCTTCCGGAGTCATTGTCGCCAATACGCCTTTCGGAAACTGCACTGTAATATCCACTGTTACTTCTGTGCTATTTGATTTGAAATCTTTCAATGTCGGTGGAATCTTCTTGCCGTTTTTATCGACGCCCCCATCGACCAATCCTTCCAAGAAAGTGATATACGGCATAGTCCAAACACCAATAGGTAATTCCGTGATTCGGATTTTATCGTCTCCATCAGACCGTTCATATGCACCTCTTATCGAGAATTTCTGGTCATTCATACGTTCCACTGTTCCTTTGAAGCCTTCGTAATAAGGCACAAAATCCGATGTGGCAGGTTGTCCGGTCAGTTTATCTTTTAAATACTGGACGAGTGTTAAAGGGTGATATGGTTGGATACTGCAAGAGAATCCAGTGCCAATTCCGGAAATGCCATTGACTAATGCGAATGGAATAACTGGCACATAATATTCCGGTTCAACTATCGTCCCATCATCATCTAAATAATTCAACACTGCATCATCTACATCGGGAAATATGTATCTCGCCAAGGAAGACAAGAGAGTGAATATATATCTTTCTGATGCACTATCGTCGCCGCCGTGTAATCGCGTACCGAATTGACCGTTTGGAACTAGCAGATTAATATTATTGCTACCTACAAAATTCTGCGCCATTGCCACGATGGCGGCATTTAGTGATGCTTCGCCGTGATGATACGAACTGTGTTCCGATACATAACCAGAAAACTGTGCCACTTTCAATTCGGATGTGAGTGGGCGTTTAAATGCGCAATACAGGATTTTGCGGAGAGACGTCTTCAATCCATCGACCATATTTGGAATCGACCGCGCACAATCGTATGTGCTGAAATGAATCATTTCATTGTGGATGAATTCATCATAGGAAACGGCAGGTCGATTCGTATCCAAGAATGCGTGTTTGTTGTAGTTTTCCAACCACGTTTTTCGGTCATCCGGGCGTTTCTTATTGAATACCATATCAATTGCATCATCGCTCTTCGCAGTATCGTGTGTGAAATCGACGATTTTCTTGTTCGCAAAATATTCCTTGAATTCCGTCGCGGTCGATGTACCGAGACCTTTGAAATATTTAATGGTCCATCCCTTCTCACCAGTTGGACCGAGCGATTGTTTCCAGTTGTCGTATTCACCTTGATTATAGAATAACAACTTCTGCTGTCCTTTCGTAGCGCGCAAAATCGGCGTGTTCATAAAACTGATAAATCCGGGTATTTGTGTAAGACTGGCCCATTCGCTATGGAACAAGTTAATGCAGAGACCTTTGATGTGACTACCGTCTAAATCCTGGTCCGTCATCACCATTACTTTGCCGTATCGCAAATACTGACGCACATCTTCTATACTGGAATAAACGCGACCGTTTTCCAATCCCAGGATTTTCTTCAAGTCCGTTATTTCTTTATTCTCTGCAATCTTTTTTGCTATTTCACCGCGGACATTTAGCAGTTTGCCTTTGAGAGGATACACACCAATTGTATTGCGGTCTTCGCTGGAAAGCCCACTAATAACGCCCGACATAGCCGACAATCCTTCGCACAAAACGAGAACACAATCACCCGATTTATCTGTGCCACTGAAATTCGCATCAACGAAATTCGCAATACCTCGTATTGTTTTCGTTTTGACACCATCAGTCTTTTTCGCAGCCATTTTGGATTCTTTGGCTTCCGTGAGCGAACACGCTAAATCCATTACGCCCATTTTTGCGACTTTTTCAATGAATCCATCGCTGACTGCGCAAGATGAACCGAATTTATTGGACGGTGTATTCATATAATCCTTTGTCTGACTATCGAATGACGGATTCACAATATCACATCGCAAGAATAATATGAGCTGTTCTTTAATGGAGGCGGGATTGACACGGAGTTTCTTCTTCTTCTCAATATAATCGACCAATTTGCGGGTGATTTGACCCATAATATAATCGACGTGTTTGCCACCTTTATGGGTAGCAATGCCATTGACAAAACTGACTTGAGCGAACTCGTGTGTTTCTGACATTGCCACTGCATATTCCCATCTCTCATCGGGCGCTTCATATACGCGTTTCGTTTCTTCTTTGGGTCCGATGTAGAGGTCGATATAGTTCTGGAAATTCTTCACTGGCACTTGTGTTCCATTGTAAGAGACTTTGACTTTTTTCGTGGATTGGTCAGTTACGGCAGCAATGTCATATACGCGTTTTTTGAGTAGAGAGAGCATATCGGCGGTTAATCCTGGGATTTTTAGGCGCGCATAATCGGGACGGAAACAGACTTTTGTATATGGTTTTGTTGTTTTCACTTTGGTGATAACTGGCGCGCCGATTTCCGTCAGATTGGCTCGGAATTCCTGTGTGTATTTGAGACCTCTTATATGGTCAACCGTTTCAATACTGCCATAGGTAGACCAAATCAGAGCTAGTTTGAATCCAAATCCGTTTTTCCCGCCGACGATTTTCTGTTCTTCTTTATCGTAATTGGTCGATGTGCGCAAATGTCCGAAAATCAATTCGGGAATCCAAATATCATATTCGGGGTGTTTTGCGACATCAATACCATTGCCGTCATTCGTCATTACAATGGTACCGTCTTCTGATACAGACACTTCAATGTGCGTAACCAATTTAGTGTCGATGGTGGTCTCGGACCTTTGAAGCATCCGGATAACGTGGTCGCGACAATTGACGACGCCTTCATCAAAGAGTTTGTAGAGACCGGGAATGTAGTCAATGGTGCGCAACATAATATGTCCTGCGGATTCATCGAATACATACATAGAAGCATCGACGTGTTCTACCGAACCAATATAGGTGTCGGGATTGTCGAGGATATGTTCGCGGTCGGTTTTACGCTGGTATTGTTGAGCAAGAGACATTTTCTTCGGTTTGGTTTTTCGATGTTGTTTAACTTTGTGAATACTATGCAGTAAAATGGGGTATAGTATTTCCTATAGATTTCTTTAAGTAGTTCTTTTCAATTTTTGCAATTTGTACCATTGAATAATTACGAAACAAGACATATTCAATTATGACCAAAAAATTGAACTATTTAAAGATATAAACAGGTATGAATTATATCTTTTGCTACTATTCTACTATTTACTATTAAAAATGTCACTCAAAATAAACAACCCGGAGGAGTTTCGTAAGAATATTCGTACCAAGATTACTGCGGTATTGGCCGAATCCGCTATATTAGACAAGATTGTAGAGAAACATAATATTCCAATAGAAAACGTAGCGATTAATTTGGAGAAGGGTGTATTTAATTATGCTATTCGAGAGGCGAGTTTCCGCAAACTAGTAAAGAAATGGGAGAATCCGGCATTCGCCCAAATCTACATTGACCGTCTCCGGACAGTACACAGCAATATACATTCGCCTACAGTGGTAAATGGCTTGTGTTCTGGTGATATACTTCCACAGGCGGTTGCTTTTATGACGCATCAAGAAATCCAGCCGGAGAAATGGAATCCGCTTATTGAGAAGAAAACAAAACGCGACGCATCGAAATGCGATAAAAAGGTAGGTGCATCCACGGCAATGTTTACTTGTTCAAGATGTCAATCCAAGAACTGCACGTATTATGAAATGCAAACACGTAGTGCGGATGAACCGGCAACTATATTTATTACTTGCTTGAATTGCGATAAACACTGGCGCAACTAGAACAATACACACCATTATTTATTATATTATTTGATTACTAAACGTCTATTCGCGGAATTGTCCCTTGGTCGCTCCGCTTCAAGAGGGACAACTCCGCTATCACTTCGTATCCGCGTTTGCATTTATTCATACAGATTAAAAATCTGTATGGATAGAGGTAAAACATATTGATGTATTATTTTTTACGCCCCCATTAGAAAAAATAATATATTTAGCGCCAAACGCGTTTCTCCAAAAACTGGCGAAATGTCGCCTCTTGATTTTGCCCCGCCTCTGTGTCGCATATAAAACGAATTTCTACGGACATTCGTGTTACATCCGTATTTTTATTGGAAGAGCATCCGTGTATTAAATAGGGCGAAAACAATATGAACTCGTCAGTAGAAGGGTTCGGTCGCACCATATCTAATGGTGTCCGACTTTGCAATACAGCATCAACCGAATATTTTTTGCCGCTACTTGGAAAATACGCACCACCTCTCGTCATAATCAAATCACGTTCATTCCATAAATGACTTCCAGTTTGCATAGCGAGAGAAGAATTCGAATTCGAACCAACTATCGGCAAATAAATATTCACTATATTCCGATAAAAATCCAAGTAGATGTCGCGATGGCACGGATTGTAATCATTTTTGCTGTGAGAGGATGGACGGCAAATACGTACCCATATATCATCATTGAATATCTTCACCGGTATTTTCAGTATATCGGAAACGCGTTTTTCGAAATAAGAAGCAAACTCATTCAATTCTGCGGTTTCTGTGCGTTTATATGGCATTGCATTAATAATTCGAGTATGTTCCTCTCCAGTAATATGCAAATGATATTCTCCTGCGTCGATTTGTCGAGAGGTTACTTCTTCTATTTTATATTCCACCAGGCGCTTCAAAAACGGTTGGTATGATTTTTCCATCTGAAATACAGAATACCCGACCGCATTAAAATCTGTATGTTCTAATAAATTCGTATCTTCTGCCAAGATGACGCGGTCCTCTCCCCACGTATAGTTAGAATGAATAAACGCATCTAAATAATAAATGTAACCGCGCGATGCGAACATTTTGCGGAGTTGGTCAGTTGGTGCATTCGGTAATAAGTCCAGAAGCTCCATTACATTGTTCGGTATTTCTCTCACGGTAGCGCAACAAACCGCATCTATTATACCGTGGTCTCTGCAACGTTTAATAACATATTCCTTCGACGTATCGATTAGAAACTCGGTATCAGATAAAAGTAGATGATATGTTCCTTCTCCGCCAGTTTTATCTTCTTGATAATGAGAGGTTTGGAATGGGAAATGGTCTGCTATTTTCCAATTAGGTACTATGCGGCGAACAATACGTTCTTGCTCCTCTCGATTTTCTGTTATCAAAACAACCGTCCCAGTGTCGAAATAGTGTTTGTGGTAATCCAGCCAAACCGGCAACAATTCGCCGTTGTTTTTTATATATAGAACTGCGTTCAACCGCATTTTATCTTATGTATTTACTGCAAATATATATTTATGTTAGTATCCTCTCATCATATATCGACCGTAGAATAGATAAAAAATTGAATTGATTTTATATTGCGTTTATAGTATGGTTATTCCAATTCCTATACAATATATATTCAATACTACTATCATGGACTATACAGACATACACCAATATTGCCGCGAACAGGAGGCTAAGAAGCGTCAAAATCGTTTTCGCCAACGCAAACGAGAAGACACACAATTCCGGAATGCGCCGACGCCTACTACGGAACAAGGTAAGTTATGGAAAGAATACGACGAACTCTTTCGCGAATTACGCAGAGTGGACGAAGATAATCACACCGAATCTGCGCACATATTACAAGACGAGTTATACCGCAAGTTTATTACGGATACAGTAACTGGTCGATTTCGAACACAAGCCGAAATTAGTGCAATGGCATTATTGATGAAACTCAATGTTGTCGATTTTGATAAACCTGGTCATTGGTGGTATGCCTAATGCAAATAAATCGGAAAGAACATAAATAATATGGGTGTGAAATTATTATATATTTTTTAATGGATTTATCTTCTTCTCCAACGAAAGAACAAGAAGCCGCGTCTTTTCTAGAGATGCAAAGTGTTCTATTATCAAAATCCCCTGCGTTTATTGGTAGATTGTCCGGCAATGAACCACATTTATATGATTATGTGTCTTCTGGTCGAACAATCCCAACTTACTTGATTCAAAATATGTTATTTGCAGCTGGAATACAATTCATTTCGTATCAAGACGTGATAGATTATGCGCAGACATATAAGAATGCGTTTTCCGAATGCGATTTAATCGGAGTTTGGTGTGGTGGTTCGATGTATGCTCAATCGCGTGTTCTTTATGAGCACATATCAAGTCAAAATCAGAATCCATACAAATGCGTACCGATGGTAGCAACCGGATTGGAACCGTTTTACTATATGGATTTGCCGCAATATGAATTCGACCGCGTATTCGAAAATAAAAAAGTCCTTATAATATCCTCTCACGCAAATACGATAAAATCGCAATTATCAAATCTAGACAAACTATTTCCGAAACCGATTTTCCACTCTACCGCGCAGTTTTATGTGTATAAACCTCCTCAACAGAATGCTGGGAGTCACGACACGAATTCGTGGAAACACCATTTCGATAGACTGAAAAAAGATGTGGATAATATAAAAATCGAATTTGATTTTGATATTGCATTGGTAAGCTGTGGTGGGTTTGGTATGCCGATATCCGAACATATTCATTGCTACCTCGGTAAAACCGCAGTATATGTGGGCGGTGCTTTACAATTATTTTTTGGAATTATGGGTCGCAGATGGGAGGGTTCGCAGCAAATAAAAAAGTTTGTGAATAAATATTGGGTAAGACCGTTGGATATAGACAAACCTGCCACCGTTGAATATTGTGAAGGTGGATGTTATTGGTAAATATGATTACTTACTTGCGCTGTTGAAGAGCGCTCTTGGGTACTTTAATTGTCTTACCTGTTCGAATAATGGATGTTGGCGCTAGATGAATCACCGGCGCTTCTTCCTCTATTGGCAGACTGGTTATTTCGACTGGACCTTTCGGTCCTAATTCCGGTTCCACATATGGGTCGTATGTGCGAATGGTTATTTTCGTGTCGCCAATAGGACGAATAAAGTGTGGCGGTTGTTGTTGCGGTTTCTTTCGCAAATCTGCCTCTCGTTCTTTTTCGGCAATTTGGGCGCGTTTTCCAAATGTATCCGCTATTTTCTTAATGTGTTGTTCTTTTTCGCGTTCTTCTTCTCTCCCAGGCATTTCAGGAGAACCATACATAACGGGTGCAATTGCCGCTGCATCTTTTGTGCAACTCGGTGCTTCGACAACTGGCATCTTATCCTCAATCACTTTCGTGATTTTCTCTGCTGCAACGTGTCGCACTTTTCTGAATATGAAATATCGATTTAAGAAGGATATGAATTTCTCGTCTTCTGTCATATCGGGCGCTGAACCGTAACGAGTTGTGCGTTCGCGAGAAACCGTTTCCATCATATCATAATACAATCCTTCAAACATTCCTGTGCCACCATTTGGAAATCCAAATTGTGTCGCTTCCTCTCGATTCATTAATACAAAACCGTAATTTTCCATTACCCGACGAAAGAAATCAAAATTCACTAAATACTCCACAATATGTTGTCCAATACTCTCTTGATAGACACTGATGGAATATCCAAGAGACAATTCATCGTCAGGAAAAGCAGTATAATCATACATTCGCGTTATCTGGAAAATACGCGAGCCATAACGATTTATGGTGAATGAATCACCGCACGATTTATTACGCAACATATTAAATATTGTTTTGCCGTCCCAACAAGTGCCTACGAAAATTCCGCCCACACGCGTACATTCCGCCACATTCCTCACAAAATGATGCATTGTCCTCACATTTTCAAAGAAATAATGGAGTGCGAATTGGCAAGAACTAATATGGAATCCATCTTTCGCGATTCCATAGGAATTGTATACACTAGCCCCCAATTCTTCGCGGTTCTTAGCACCTTCGCCGAAAATAGCACGCGCGATTATCTTTTCTTTATGTCCGTCAAACGCATCTCCCGACCGAATATTTTTGGCAGAGTTTCCGTGCAAGAAGAGAGCGTCAAACATACTGTATTTTGCGGATTCCGTCAAATACCGAGCACACGCACCGTCAATACGGTTCATAATATTATCTCTGCTTACATCGACACCGAAAACAAATCCGAGTTTAGCCGCACGCCATTTCGATAAATCACCCGCCTTTCCCACCGCAAAATCGATTAGACTATCTTTGCGGTTCGCTGTTCCGTTAATCAATCGCATTTTCACATACAAATTATGAAAATCGCGCAATCCTCTCGTAGTTGATTCCGTCGATTTGCGGTTATAGTAGACATCCTCTCCAACCGATTCCGGTTCGGGTATATTATTGCCAGTGCTTAACATTGATTCGGTAATTGGATTGTGAATGGAATACCAATTATTATTTGCGGTGGTAAAATCATTGCCGAAACTCGGTTTCTTTTTGCGGAATCCACCGACGAGCGAACTTGTTTGTGCGGTTTTGTCGTATCTTACGCGGAGAGGAATCCATCGCCAAGCACCTTTCCTCGCGGCATCATATCGGAACTCGACCACCATATTTTCTTCGAAATAATCGCCTTCTTCGGTTTTCATATACGACTTGCCTGTCCCGTCGTCTATCAAAGATATGTTGCATAAACACGCCTTTGTATCCGCTGGATTGGTAGGCATAAACGGACGAGCTCCATATGTAGATTCTGGACGAACTTCTGCATCTTCATCGCCGGCTATTGCGTCGCTTTTCTTCGCAAAATTGCCGTCGATTAATTGTTGGAAAGGATTCATATAACCGTGTATCTTTTCGTCGAAACCACAATGCAATATGAGTGTTTTGTATTGATTTACGGATAAGTTTGCGCCCATATTCGTTCCATTCTCATATTCGGTTCCTATATAATCTCTTCCTTTATCGTCTTTTTTCACGCGGACTAGGAAATCAATTGTATTGAATTCTGCCGGTTTCCATTTAAATGACCGAGTCCATGTGTGTTTGTAGAGAGGCCCAGACGCTTCAGACGGTCCTCCTCCTACTCCATATTCGGCAGGTGTAAATATCAACCCATCCGTATTGTATTCGAACAATTCGTCGCGCATTTTGGAGAGGATATCATTGCATTTACTGAATATATCCGTTGTCCCATACGACGCTATGTAGAATTCTTTGCATTGAACGCGAATAGAACAAGGGTTAAATGCGGTAGATTCAGGAACACCAGTGTCCGTTTTTTTCGGCCTATCTTTATCCATTATCGAAAAGTGTTTTAGCATAGCAATTGCTTCGGACATAATTCTCCATCGAGTCGGTTTCTTTTTCTGTGCGGCTTCTTCTGCGACGGCGACATCTTCCTTTTGCGTTGAAGTATGTATAAATGCAAATTCGCGGGTAGATATCTTATTTACGAAATAGACATCAAACACTGCAAATAAATTGATGAACTTGCCAGTTTTATCGTATTTAATGTGTTCTCCGTCAAATAATGAGAAGTGGAGTTTCTTCTCGGCGGTCATTGCGCCGGTAAATTGGACACGCATATTCATATCAATAAAGAATATCTTGCCCGACTCATCAATAAGCATCATTTTGCGTTCTCCATCGGCTTTATCCGTTACGGTATATCCGTATCGAATATTCGGGGTTTGCGACGATAATGCTTCTTCGGTCTTCACAATATTTTCAATTTGCAATGTACGAGAGGATGGACCGATGAAACTCGCCGGTGGATTTGCGGTAGGGTCGAATTTGTCGCCGTGTATTAACCTCTGGTAACAATGAATTGCACTGCGCATTTCGGTCTCGCCGATTGGATAATTGGACCCTTGGATTGCACTTAATATGATTCGGATGCCTTTGCGAACATCTTCCAGCAATTTCGCTACATTGTCGTATCGCATACCAATCCCCACTCTACTATTGTCGATTTCCAATTCAACTTCATAAGATTCCGGTTCTTGAAATACTTTTGCTTCTTGAATAGTATATTGCGGAATCATAACGGGTTTCTTTGTGCCGGTTTTCGCAGAGGTCCGTAAGATAGTAATGTCGGCGAATATAGGCAAAACTGGATGCGAAAAACGCACACGATTTAGATGCCGGAATATTTTTTTCGAATCGGACCAACGTTTTGACTCAATCATACCTCTCACTAGTTCGCCGTTGGGTCCCCATTCATTCTCATATTGGTATCCAACGCGAAACCGGAAATCATTGTTATCGACTGGCTGGAATTTCGGTCCTCTCACATCATTTGCGTCAATTGGAATTTGCGTTTTTTGCGAGAAGATAATCTTGTTTGATTTGGCAGATAACGTAGATGGCAAATTTAGGAGGTGTTGAATACTATTCGTTTTGCAATATTCCTGTATTAAATCGACGCCGGTTATTTCTGCACGAATATTCGACATTTTGGTCAATCCAGTCCGTTCATCGACATATTCAGGTATAATGCGAAGAATATATGTGCCGGTTGGGTTGGAAGTCGTAAAACCAGCAGCATAAAGATGTTGAATCACCGAATCGTAATCCATTTTCGTGAGAGGTGCTCCTCCGATACCTTGAAATCGCAGTTCTAATTCGGGGCGTTTTCTTGTTACGGAAATAGACGGGTTACTCGCTAAATAATGGCGAAATACACGGTCCATATCCGCTTTTGCGTCTTTTTTTATTTCACCTTTACCTTCACCACCTCGCGTGGATTCTGATTCGGATTTAGACAATTGGGATTTCTGTCGCATTATGCTTTCACGCGAAGGGTTCTCGGATATTATTGTTTGTTTCATTCTATTTTTTCGTAATAATGTGAAGTATATAGTATTCTTTCATATTATTTTATAATTGTGCTTAGGATGTTGCAGTGTTCAATTTTCATTCCACGCCTGTTCTGATATAAAGTTCATATCAACGTGTATTGCGACGCGAATATCGTCATATATATCTGCCTTCTTTCTGGCTTTTTGTTTTCCTGTGCCGGTTTCATTCGGATATGCAGAAATACCGAATTTGGATGCAATATCGTATAATTCCGGATTTTTATAATTCGACACAGATTTTAATGGTCCGGCTACTTTCGTCTCTGTCAAACTCTGCAATATAGAAGCAGATAAGTTCTTCTCCGATTCATATACGATGCGTTTATCCGGTTTGGAAGCATATAAGAGAATCACATTTTCCGGGTCAGTCAAGTCAATTTCTACGGTAGGTGAGAAAACGCGGTACGTTTTTTCGTAAGCGACGACAATCGTTTTGTTATAATACACTGCATATGCTATACAGAATTCTAGTTTATCCTCTTTTGCAACTAACATCGACCCGAGAAGTGTCTGTGTCTGTTCTATCGTGAGTTTCGAGTTTGTATCTTTCAACCGTTTGGGAGTCTTTTTCAGTTCCGTCGCCACCTTCAGACGTTGCTCTATTTCCGCATTCGCTCGGGTTTGAAATTCGTGGTCCGGGCATTCCATTTCATATATAGCCCAAAATAGAGAATTCTGCGCTAATTTCCTGCGTTGAAACGCCGATACTTCTTTTTTCTCTTCTTTGATTATTTCAGGCACACATTCAGCCTGTTTCTCTTCTATTGCCATTTCTGGCCGTTGATGTTCTTGCGCAATGCCCGCATTTACTTTGTCGTCGGTCAACATAAGTGGTAATAACCCGCAAATATATTTTGAGTCTACCTGGTCTTTTGAATGTCCATATAAAATCCGATTTAAATATGCGTTGCTCATTTCAAACTAGCGTTGGTGTCACAATATATTAAAAATGTTGAGTTCTTTAGTATATTATTGTAATGCGTGGTCTTTATACGTTTTGTAAAAATAGTTTATGCGTTTGACCCGAGTTGATTGGTTTCGGATTCATAATTGAAGAATTCTTCTTGATAAATCTTCTTCTGTTCTTCCGCCATCATCAATGCATTTTCTTGGTTTTCCACATAATAAACGAATTTCGATAAATCTTCAATCGCTTCTTTCGGGACACAAGAGAGGTTTATATTCACATTGCCATATTTCGGTTCGTTTATGATTACCGACGTGTATTTTGCCAAAATATTTAGGCATTGAATATGCCGGTCTTTTGGCATCTTCTCAATCTTCGTTCGTAATGTTTCCAATGTAAAAGTATCAACGGAGTTCATTTAAAAAATCCTAAATATCAGAGGTTACATAATGGTTCTATATAAAATGCTTTTATGTTGTTTTTATTCTACTATCTGCTGACCTGGTTCCCGTAAAGTGGGAATGCTAATATTCGCTGGTTGCTCTGGTTCATTCATCACTTCTTCTACATATTCTTCCATTTCAACATCTTCTCCTTCATCTTCCAGTACAGTGATTCGCGGTTTTGCGAACGCAGTGGCTGTGATTCGGCGGTCTTTTCCACTTTCTACGAGCGATGCAATTGCCACAATGTACGGGTCATTCAATTCAAATCGCTTACCTATAATGCGCACACTAATTGTATCGTTTTCCTTTATATTGCCAAACGTGCGATTCGAATAATTGTGGTCTCGCGCCAAGAATATTTTCATCGGTATGAATCTTCCATCGGTCATTACTTCCGCGTGAACACCCGCCTTTGTTATCGATTTCGTTGTGCATTCTACCACTTGTCCTTCCACAGGATTGCATATTAAGCATTCAAATACTACCTGGAATTCAATCAGATTCATTTTTACCACGCCCGAAGAATACGACACGATTTTTACAGAATCTGGTCGCACAAATCCTTCCGGAATGCATTTCCCTTCTGTTCTGTGCACAATCTTCCTCTCCAAATTCCGTTTGGTAGAATCTCCCACTTCGCTCATCATTAAATGAATTTTTATTGATATCATATTGCGCGCATATACGCTGTATTCATTTCGCTGAGGTTGCTGCGGGTTCGTATTGTAAATCTTTTTCGTGGTTGCCATATTTCAGTTACGTTGAATTATAATATACTATTCTGCAGATTTTATATTATTTAAAATGTATCCAAACCCGAGTTCAATTTTCCGCTATTTTGTGGAATACTCGGTGATTTTGTTTTGTATAGCTTGTTCCGGAGTCAAGTAATATATTTTGCCGCCATTTTCCGAATCAAATTTACGGAGAAGCATTTCCAACACTACACATAATGACCCGGAATACATAACCGAACTCGTATTCTCCTCTGTATATACTGCGGATTTCACTACGCGATTTAACATATCGATAATGGGAGCTTTTCCTCCCGAACGGTCACAGCGTCGTCCTTTTCGATTCCGCGCAAGATGAATATCTTTATAATAGAACGACATATCTTGGTCTTTAAACTGAATCATATAGCCAATAATATCGTTCAATGCGGACTTGTTGATATTGTAGATGGAATCGAATTCCGTTTTGAAATCTTGCATATCGAATTTATCGCCGTCTTTCCATTCGACTTCGCCTTCCTCTCGAACAATCAATTGAATATCATCTTTATTGGCAATGCAAATACCTTCTTTATCTCTTGTATCGGACCGCATAATCGATTGTTGGAAATAGGCCACAACAAATTCTTCTATTTCTACATCAATTTCAAATGCCGTTTTATCAACGGTCGATTCAAACAACATACGTTTTATGCTATATTCCGCCGAATCCATAAAGTGATAAACTATGTAGCGTAATATGGTCGCATCGTCAAATTCGTAGACATCGCGTAGATGCTCCATTGTTTTACTCGCATTCTTATACCAATTCATCTCAGACGATTTAATGGAATGAGAGGCATTTGCCATATCTACCAATTTCCGTATATTCAAAATTGTTTCTCGGTATTCGGTTTCTTCCTCCTCTCGCTCTTCTTGTTCTTCCTGTTCTTCTTGTTCTTCTCGTTTTTCTTTCTGTTTTTGTGTTCTCTTTTTCTTTGTTTGTTTGGCCTGTATTACTCTATCCGGTACTTCCAATATGACATTTTCGCGTTTGTATTCCACAGGAACTGACCGTTCTCTCGTAGAGGACCGCGTGTCGGTTATTTCAATCGGTTGAAATGCATAATATTTGCCGCGGTTTATCAAGTTGCCAAACCTACCGTATTTATCAAACAGGACCATATTCTTATTGTCTACAAACTTCGAGAGGACATAGTAGATTTGCGCTACCGGATATACTCGAACCGCATTAATTGCAGTACTGATTTGATTCAACGTATATACGTGCTCCTCTCGATAAAGTGCGCGAATCCGTCCGATAATATAGTAAATGTTGCTTGTCAAATTGTATTCGCTATAACTATGCGTATTTTCTTCTTCTATGTCAATCGTGTGTCGGCATTGATATTCGCACGACATATAATCGCATATTTCAGACCCGTCTAAATCGCCAATGCGGAAATCCACCTCTCGTACTTCTCCTGAAATACGGTGTTTGGAAGATAGTTCCAATCGAATATTTTGATTCGCCGCCAAAGACGACAATTTCTCTGCAGTAAAATTCGTCTGTCCAATATTCAATATACAATCGACGGCACTTTGTTTGAGAAGACGAGTGACTTTGCCGATTTGTGTCGCTTTCTTTTCTGCCAACCGATACAAATACAAATCCGCCGCTTCTTCTTCCGTTCCTTCTATAAAAGTAGAATGCAGGTAAATTTCCACATTTCGTTTCTTAAATGGAAGAGCACAATGACTCAGATTACGCACACCACGACCGATAATTTGTTCTATACGGTTCATATTGAACCACGGCTCTAAAATATGGATTTGCCGTATTGCTTTAAAATCGAGTCCTTCTGAGCCAGCCTTGGAAATAATAATGACTTTCACTTTCGAACCGTCCATATTGTCCGCGCTCGTCGCATATTTTACATCTTCCGTATTGGATGGTGATAATCCGCGGTCACCAGTAATCATAATATATTGTGCTGGTTGGAAACGAGTATCCACTCCCATTTCACTTCTAGGAATCATTTGAATTGCATCGATAGGAGAGGTTGGCGCGCGTTTAAATAAATGTTTATGCCGTCCAGCATAACCGTGTGAGTACCGAGAAAATCCCATCTCTTCTAATGCAAGTGCTATTGGAACAACGCCGCCGTCAATGTATTGTGAATATATAAGCACAATACCCTCACTCCTCTTGACCGCTTCACATATTTCCGCCATTTTCACCGAGTATTTCTGCAATTCGTTCGGCGAAAAGAGCCTGCCGTGTTTTTTCAATACGTTTTCTTTGTATTCGTATTCGTGTTTGAGAGGTTCGTCGTTTTCCATAGTAGAAAAAGTCATTACATTTGAAAGGCCGGTTCCGCCTACGGCGGTTTGGAATAGGTCGTCATTATAGAAACGTGAGCGGTCATTTTCAGACAACATACGCGTTATTTCTGCATCCGGATAGACAATATTCAACGCTTCGAGAGGACGCTGCAAAAGTGTATATCCGAATGAATCCATATTTTCGAATGTGGGCATTTCTCGGTAAATCCCTGCGGTCGTATAGAATCCGTGTGATTTTCGCCGCATATAATCGATAATGGATAAATAGACTTGCATCTGATACGTCTTCTTCTCTGCGCGATTCAAATAAATCTGAATATTCTGGATAGGCGAGTCGATTTCAACGCCATTCATTTGAATACGGGGATAATCAAAAGATTGCAGCGAATTCTCTGGGGAGAAAACGGACGGATAGAGGCGATACGGAAACGTATATGGATTTTCGCCGCGGACATAAGAGACGTATCCGGTCAATTTACGTCGCAGGATTTCTTGTCCATCGGGTTGGAATGACCCGTCGGATTGGAATATATCGCTCGTTTGTATTTGCGACCGGCCATCATTCGCATTGAGAAGATTCGCAATCCATATGATTTCTTTGTAAGAATTAAACATTGGCGTTGCAGAGAGGAGAAGAAGACGCAACCCTCTCGCGTATTTGACAATTCTCATTAAGACTGCTGCTACTTGTTGTAATTCTTTTCGGTTACTATCATCCGCTAATCGGATATTATGTACTTCGTCAATAATAATCAGTCGACCATCGAAAAATCGGCGAATGTTTCTCTCCTCTCGTTCTACATCGCCTTCCGTCGCATTCAATAGCATATTTGCTTTTGCTACATTCGCAAACTGTATGTATCCCATAAATGCGTAATTTTCATTGATGAGTGAATGAATATTGCTGATTAACTTCTCACGCGTCAAGTTGCGGATACTATTTGGATTGATTTCGTGGAGAAGAGAATTACCAACGCACGATTCTATATTCCACGTGAATTCATTTTGATTGGCCGCGTTCGTAATCTTTGTCAATTTGCGTTCGTCGAACAATTGTTGTCTAAAATTGCCTTGCACATTCGGCGATGCGATAACAATGATTTGTCGTTTTAACCCGGTCCTCTTCATATATTGGCGCATTTCTTCTGCTACGCCAATAGCCGAACACGTTTTGCCGGTTCCTAGACCGTGATAAAGAAGCAGACCTTTATAAGGTGTATCTGCGGATAAATAGTTTTTCACAAATACTTGATGCGGACTCAATTCGAATTTGGCTTTACATAGCAGGTTTGCTTGCTTCTCAATATCGCGAATTTGACCATCATATTGTGCATCGTGGAATTCTTTCTTGATTGCGATTTTTAGGTTGAAATCTGGGTCGTTCAAGTCGGGATAAAGATAGTCGTGGTCTGTCAATATATGCTCGCGTTCCAATTTTTCTTTTTCCTCTAAGAATTGGTTCATTTTGGATTTTTTCGTTGTTGGTTCTTTTTCACATTGGGATTTTTTGCTTCGTTTTGTACCTTTCGGACATTCCTCTCGTTTGGTTTCTTCTCCTATTGGTTCGATAACGAGAGGTGGTTCCGCTAGCACATTGAGTTTCTCTACTGGTTCGCAATCCCCCTTTCTATTCCGCCGTGTTCCTTTCGGACATCGTGTCTTCTTTTTTTCCGCCACTACATCGGCTTCCTCCTCTTCCTCCTTCTCATCATCTACTTTCTTCTCCTGTTGTTTCGCAACACATTTGCCATCCTTGTTGCGTCGAGTTCCGTTCGGACATTTTGCGCGTTTTGCTTTTCCTTTGTATTGCAATATTTCTTCCTCAGTTAAGGAGAGAGGTAGTTCAGGTGGTTCAGGTATTATTTCATTAAAACCGAGTTCTTCTGCATACCGTTTGATTTCTTCTTCGGTCGGCGATTCACCTTTCGACAATTTCTCTATAATCGTTTTTTCTGCATTATTATTCTCTTTTTGCGGAGATGGATTTGTTTTTTTCCTGGTATTACGTTTCTTTTTTAGCATATTGTATAAATCTCCTGTAATAACCTTATACAATACTCACATACTTCTATCCGAAGACAACGAAAAACAATTCTGTATCAACATATTATTCACTGAGGACAATACTTTCAACTTTTCCATATTATAGGACCGTATTGATAAACAACACTGTTCAAAAGTCATCCACTGTAATTCGCTCACCTCACACGATTGCATTCCGCGAGAATGTAGCGTGTCTCCGTATTCCATAAATGTCAAATAATACTTGTGCTTATATGATTTGTAATTGGACCCTGTAAATATCTCTTCAAACGGTTGTATATTTTTCACCGTTACTAATCTACCAATAGAATATCCGGTTTCTTCGCAAAATTCTCTCGCTGCACAATCATAATCACGTTCTTGGTAATTTCGGCGACCTTTTGGAAACCCCCATTCCGGCTCCGTCCAGATAGGTTGCGTCATATTTATCAATTCTTCTAAATTGTAAAAATCGGTCTTTGTATAAACTCCCAGTTTCAATGATTCAAATTTGTTTCTTGAACTTAATTCTTCTGCTTTGTAGGGGTCTACTTTCGCGGAAAAATCCACGTCCGGTGTAATACTCCACAAATCCTCCCATAATCTGCTAAATGGCAGAGTAATTAATCGCGTTTTCTCCTCGTTCGTCATCTGTTTAATCATATTCAGTATGTAATCTTTGTTATATATCGAATATTTGCCTCTCATAAAATCTACAAATCCGAGCGTATCTTTCCGACGAATCATCAAATATTCCAGAGAACAACTGAATGGATTTTCTCGGAATGCGATAATACCATAACTGGTAATAGGTAATTTGCATTGGTGGAACAAATGTCCATTTTTACCGCAATTATTGCAATATGAGTTCATTGAATACGATTATTCGACTAGATTATTTAGCGAACAATGTTTATATAGATATTACAAAATCGACATCTGTTTTTTTGCGTTATGAATATGAATACGAATCGGATTAAAAAGCGCGCGAGTTATGATTCACACATATGGGGACCACCTTTCTGGTTTGTCCTACATACAGTTGCAATGAACTATCCAGACAGAGCAAACGAGGTGACGCGTCGCAAATATTACGATTTTGTGCAGAATCTTCCTCTGTTTTTGCCGAATGAGAAAATGGGGGACCAATTTAGTCATCTTCTCGATAAATACCCGGTGTCTCCTTATTTAGATAAAAGAGAATCGTTTATAAGATGGACGGTGTTTATTCATAATAAAGTCAATAAGATGCTAGGAAAACCGGAGTTGGAATTGGGCGAAGCAGTGGATAAATATAATGCGGCTTATATACCGGAGAAATTGGCGTTGTACGGCGAAACCTCTATTCGTAAAAATGTAGTCTATGCATATTCCACTATTTTCCTCTTCTTGTGTTTGATTCTTTATATTATGTATTATTTTTGATGCGTCGAGTATGTCTTCTCCCGTATTCCGGCGGTTTAGCGAGTTGAAATGCTTTCGACGTCTTGTGGTTACATCCTTTTTCGAGTATGCGATAATCTACAGCGGATGCTTTTCCGCCAGTAATAGCACTTGCTAAACGTGCAATACCCCACGATTGCGCGGTCTGGTTCGGTCTCGACCCTGACGAATAATATGCGCCCTCGCCCTTTTTCACAATAGCTTTTAATGCATTTACACTGCAGTGTGTTTTCTCCGCCAGTTCTCGATTCGGTTGTATGCTTTCCACATTATACATCTTCTCCGCGCGCAAAATATGGCCCGACTTTCTGGTTTGGAAAGACCGGAGAGGCAGTCGGGTATAGTATTTACCGCGTTTGTAAGCGCTTCGGGATTTAGCCAATTCTTTCAATTGTATTTTGCGGTCTTTTCGAGTCAGTTGCGACGGAATATATCTCACTGGATAATTTGGATGAGAAGACATTTGAATACTTTTTATGTCTATATATTTATTCTAAACATATAGAAGATTGGCTATATAGTAAGGTAGTTAAAAATCAAATACCTAACGAAAATGTTGTTGAACTTGAGTAAATTATTCCAATTTGTGGTGGCGGTTTCTACGAAACATAATATTGATGAGTCGCATAGTTTAGGACATAGTATGCGCGTATTCCAATTTGCCGAAAAGATTGCGAATAGAGAAATGGAATATATGGAGAATCCAGTTATACTGGAAAAACAGAAACCAATCATTTACGCCGCCGCTATTTTGCACGATATGTGCGACAATAAATACCGCATTGAATCGGAAGAATTGGCCGAAATCAAAGAATTATTGCAACCTATGATATCCGCCGACCAAATATCCGTTACTCTTCGCATTATTGAACATATGTCGTATTCCAAAGTGATAAAATATGGTATGCCCGAAATGGGAGAATATCAGTTGGCGTTTAATATTGTGAGAGAAGCCGATTTGCTAGATGCCTACGATTTCGACCGCTCGATGATATACCATTTTGAGAAAAACCGCAAAACAATTGATGAATCATATAGAGACGCGTGTGATTTGTTCAATAAACGAGTATTGCGACATATGGATGATGGGTTATTGACTACGCATTATGCAAAGAGTATGCACGACTTATTGTCTCAGCGGGCTCTGGTTCGTATGCGGCATTGGCGAAATCTGATAGTCTAGCAGAGAAACTGAATCTGCGTAATATATAACTTGGCGGTTAAATGCGTATTGAACTTGTATTGTTTTTGGTGGCCATTGTAATAATGGCGAATATTTATACGGATGGGAAAATTGTTAAATCCCTCACTCGATATCAAAAGTATTATAAAATGGCCGGAGTTGCTATCGGTGCAATTGCCATTTACGTTTTATTTAAGAAACATCCAGACCGTGCTCGAGAACTTGTATTTACCTCGAACGAATATCTAAAATATATGCCAGTGGATAAAAATGCGTCCAGTATTCTGAATCCTATCTTGGATTTCACGTCGAAATATGGCGGCGGAGCTACTGGGGGTGCATCTATGAATGAATTCGGTGCATCACATCCTATATTGAATTTATCTGGGGGAAATAGCAGACAATCGTATGCCGAATCACGCATTGTGAATTCAGGATTGGCGGAGAGCGGTGGTGGCGGTGCCGTAAAAGCGACAAAACGGTCTGTCAGTGAAACCAAAAAGAAATATGTGGCTGCACAACAAGGATGGAAATGCGGTAAATGCCAAAAACAATTGCCGGCTTGGTTTGAAGTCGACCATAAAATACGTCTTGAACACGGGGGTAGCAACCATATTGATAATTTAGTGGCTCTTTGTCGCGACTGTCACGGCGAAAAAACGGCAATGGAAAATCTATAACCTCTATTCATACAGATTAACGTCTATTCGCGGAATTGTCCCTCTTGAAGCGGCACAAGGCCTCCCGTTAGGGAGGCCCGCCTTTGGAGCGACCGAGGGACAACTCTACTATCACTTCGTATCCGCGTTTGCCGAAACTCATATGGATTTTTAATCTATATGAGTAGAGGTTAACGTCTATTCGCGGAGTTGTCCCTCTAAATCGAAGATACCTTTGGTTGAAGCGACACAAGGCCTCCCGTTAGGGAGGCCCGCCTTTGGGCCCACATTTGGATAGACCGAGGAACAATTCCGCGAATAGACGATAAATATTTACGATTTCGATTCCCAGAATCTTATTAAAAGGTCCATTCTAGGAGGCAGTCTTTCATTATCGCATATCTTGATTTTTTTAATCGACACCTCACGCCGATTAAACAAATCCCGTCCATTCGTGATTGCCTCCCGAATATTTGTCTCATTGGTATAATCATCATTATTGTATTCTTGATGCCCAAAGTGCATTAATTTATTGCGTATAAATTCCGAATCGCCAAAATAACTTAAATGCCAACCTGCATTCGGTATAACATCTGCCCCACACCATCGTCCCGACCCAGAATCTAACGCCATCCGAACTTTCATCACGCAACACGCATACCATTTCTCCACGTAATTCGTCAAATTATAGTAGTACATATCCATCTCCAAGGTATAACGGTCGCCATTTATTCGGCCATCGCGAATTAATTTTATCGTGTCCGGATTTATAATTTCATCTAAATCCGAACAAACCGCATAATCATCTGCAGATAGATTCGGAATACATTTCAAGCCTCGCACAATACCGTGTTCCCGTTGAAACGACTCATTCTCCCATTGCCGACCATCTGACACTTTTGTCTTATGTGGAAAATCATCTACAACAACGTGGATTATTTTATGCAAAAATGTAGCAAATTGATTTATATTTTCTCGGAAATACAGCGGTTTCGGTTCGCCATTGTGTGTATAGGTAGATTCCACCAAAATAAACCAATCGACATATGGATTTAACGTCTCCAATCGATATCGCAACATTTCCAGTTCATTATAAAATACAAATGCATCTACGAATAACATTTCCAGTTCTTATATTTTGCTGTATGATTTTGCGTTTCTACCATTTACCGCAGAACAAAAGTCGTTTCTATCGGTAAATATATAAGACCAAATCCAATGTCATCTTCTTCCATACCGGATACAGGTATTCAAAAATACTTCTTGGATTTGATAAATGACCCAAATTCTTTTACCGAATTAAAACGATTTGCGGTAGCAATGGTTGGATTGATAATTGCGTGTATTGTGTTCTACATAGCATATTATGATGAACAAGCTTTGACCAATAAGTTTTATATTTACAGCGTTTTTGGTATTTTACCTATTTTTATTGGTCTAGCAATCGCTTCTCAGATTACGGGAGAACCAATGAGTATCAATAAAATATATTTTTACGGAACACTACTATTCTTTCTCATTTGCGTGGTGTATATGTTTCATCGTATTATGAACCCGTCATCTGTCGGATATATTTCGTATTTTATGAATTTCGTTTTTGCATTGATGGTCCTTGTTGGTTTAGCGATAGTATATCGAATATTTGTGCGCGTCATAGTAAATATGAGAGGATGGACCGGGTTTATCTTGAAACTGATTTTCCTGTTGCCGTGTCTAATTATCGAATTGCTGGAAACGATTTTCGTCGAACTGAAATCGTCATCTCGAATGGTAATTGTTCTTTTTATTATTGAACTGTTTATCATATTGGCCTATCTTTATATACCGCGATTTGTGCAGTCGCCAAAAAATAGCATCGTCCTCTTAGACAAACCCGTTTTTTTAAGTTCGGCGCAAGTTATTGGACAAAAAGAACTGTTGCGCGTTCCGGTAAATGACGTAAATAATCCCGGAAAAGAACCAGACGTAATATGGCAAAATTATTCCATTTCTATGTGGATTTACGTAAATCAACACCCTCCTTCGAATGCGGCTTACTCGAAAGAGACAAATGTGTTCCGGTATGGTCATCCGAACGTGAGAGGTGGGCACCCGAGAGTCACCTACTTTAATAATGCGGACGACGCGAATAAAACGGACCGATTTATCGTATATGTGAGTGATAGACTGGATGCTTCTGGTGTTCCGTTGACCATTCCTACACAGTCGTGGAATCACTTAGTAATTAGTTATACTGGAAATCGCGTGGATGTATTCTTAAATGGGGATTTAGAGAAAAATATTGCACTGCCTTCGGATGACAGGCCGAAATATGACCCGACGGATATAGTGGAAGTCGGAGAAGGAGATAATACTGTACTGGGTGGAGGATTGCACGGGGCAATATGCAATGTGGTTTATCACACAGAACCATTAACGGCATTCAAAGTTGCTGGATATTATAATATGAAGCGTTACAACAACCCGCCTACGTATAGTTAGACGCAGAATGATTGATTGCAGTATATGCGACATAATAAATAAAAAATGCATCCATATTCTATATTTAACATATGAACACCGTATTGATTATATTCTTAGTATTGGTAATTGCCATTTCTATTGGATTGGCTTTTCAATACTTTAATCCAGATTATCTTATTAGCAGTGCAAAACCCTTATTAAATTCTGCAGGACAGACCGAAATCAAAGCAAGTTCAATTGATATGCCTGGAGCATCACGGTATTTTTATGAAGGGTGGTTTTATATTCACCACAACGCGCCAGTATATTCCGCAAATGTATTATTTAACCGAGGTGATGATTTTGTAGCGGTGTTGTTAGGAAGCACATTACATATATGCGTCAATACGAAACTGAATGGCGGAACTGGAGTGAATGCGGACGGAGTGTTGGATATGGGCGGCGTAAAACCGATTGTATCCATTCCGGATTTCCCTTTTCAAAAATGGGCACATATTGTGGCGCACGTAGATGCTATGACCGTCGATGTTTATTTAGACGGGAAATTGGCGAAAACCGCAAAAAATTCGATACCGTTAAATGTAGACCCGAACAGTCCTATCCGGTACGGAAATAAATACACAGTAGGAGACATTGCACGATTTAGGAGACCTGCTGAAAACATTAACCCGCAAAAGGTTTGGAATAGCTTTATGATGGGAAGCGGACAGAGTACTTCTGCTTCAGAGTATCATTTGAATATGCAAATTACGAAAAACAAACAGGTCCGAGTGAATCAACGATTATTTTAACGTCTATTGGTGGAATTGTCCCTCTTGAAGCGGAGCGACCAAGGGACAATTCCGCGAATAGACGTTAAAAATCCATATGAGTAGAGGCTAATCGACAACGCGACCAGTTAGTAACTGGGTCGAGTTTCCTTTGAAATATATGAAATAACTATATAATCGCACAATGAACTATTTAGCAACGATACTGGTTGTAGTAATAGGCATTTTAATTTACTATCTTTACTCTTTCGTGACAAATAACGAATTAACCTCTGGACTCCAAAGTTTAGACAAATTGACCACCGTCGATTCCAACAAACTGAAGAACCCTAATAGTTACACATACAGTTATCAATGTTGGTTGTACATATCAAGTCCGCCCAGCCAAGAGAAACAACTATATTCCAGGAAATCGGCAGACGGAAAAGACAATTCTGTGTTTGAAGTAACTCTTGTTGGACAAGACCTGATATTGAAAGCCGGGTCAGGTTCTAGTGCGCCTGTAAAAGTAATGACAATCACCTCCGATTTTCCTATCCAAAAATGGACACACTTGGTAATAAATGTGTATAATTTGAAGACGTTTGAGGCATATATCAACGGGAAATTGGCGAAAACCGTGCAGAGTCAAAATGTGCCCAAACCGGTTTCCAACAGAACCAATTTAAATATTGGCGGGAGTGGGCCGATTGGATATGTGACAAAATTCACTAGAACAGAAACCGCTTTAGACGCAAAAACTGTATGGGATGCGTATCTAAGTGGAAATGGTTTGAACAATTTATTTAGTAGTATTATTCCATATGGGCTGAATTTGAGTATTTCAAAAGGCGAAGAATTACAGAGGTCAATTACTATTTTCTAACGTCTATTCGTGGAATTGTCCTTTATGGGGGAGACGAATTGATTACAATGTCTATTATATAATAGTCTGGTTATTAAAATATACGAACTATGTCTGATTATTTAAATAACGCGAAACAGTCTATTGCAAGCGCAACAGAAGCAATTAAACAGAATATACCGGATACAACTGCCGCTGCGTCAACTATTTCAGAAAGCATTAATAAAATTCGAGATACGGCGGAGAGTGCCACTGCTGATTTTTCGTCCAAGGGAGCAATGGATGCAAGCAGTGAATTTTTAAATTCCAATAGTCTGATTGCAAAGTTTGTATTTATCCTCCTGGTTTTAATCGTTTTTATGTTCTTACTCAATTTAGGCGTTGCACTTGTTTCTTATTTAGCAACTCCTAGCAAGAACCCGTACATAATACACGGAATGTTGCCCGGTACAGAATATACTATATTCCCACAAGACCCTGCAAGTACCAATGCAGTTGTATATAGGTCCAACAATCGCGCAGGAGGTGCCGAATTCACCTGGGCGCTCTGGTTGAAAGTAGATACTCTGCCATCGGATACAAACTACCGCACTATTTTCGTAAAAGGAACAGATGATTATTCGGATTCTATAGGCGATAAAGGAATCGCAAAGGTGAATAATGGTCCGGGTCTCTATTTGTCCAAAACCGATGTCAGAGATTCTTCTTCGCAACAACTACAATTGACCTATATAATGGACGTGGTTTCTCCAGACCAGAAAAAACAAGTTAGTTCTCTCAAAAAAGTGATTCCAAATATCCCGATTGGAAAGTGGTTCCACGTAGCGATACGAATGCAGAACAAAGTATTAGATTGCTATATAAATGGAGTGATTGTCGAACGTATGTCATTCGGCGATTACATACCAAAACAAAATTACGACCCGATTATCTACGCAGGAAATGGCGGATTTAGTGGCTCCACTTCCAATCTTCGATATTATAATTATGCATTGTCCGTTTTTGAAATAAACAGTGTTGTCTACTACGGTCCGAATTTAAGGTCTGCGTCCGGAGCATCGACGAACTATTTCGATTATTTAGGACAAAGTTGGTATTCCGGTAGTGTTCCAGCAAAATAGATATTCGATATATGGTTTTATGCTATATATCGGAATGGCAACAGACACCAGTTTTTGTCAGCAGCGTTACTTAACTCAGTTGTACAATATACCACCGAACCGAATTACCCCAGAAAATCCATATGCTTCTGGACGATTCACGAAAATACAATTAGATATGCGCAGAAAAGTAGAAATACTCAAATACAGTGCAAATAAATCGTCCTCTCAGACAAACAATATAACGAAAAAAGGGCAATTCGCAATGCTTGCGAGAGGAGGATTGACCAGGGCTGCCGCAAATATTCAGAACAATGCTACTTCTTGTGATGCGGACGATGAAATACCCACGCCAACAAGTTCTTGCGATGTTCCTGGCCCGGTCACGTATTTAACATATGACAAAAACGTGCCTCTCTATAATTATTCCAACTTTAATACACGACCTTACAGCGATTTTGTGCAAAGTTATACCAGTCCTTGGCAATTCGTTGTTCTTTCCAATATTCTTACGCTCGATAATCAAAGAAGTATCATTGATTATTTAATAATAAATAATACCATCAGCAAATCATCGTTTAATTATACTGTCACCGTTCCATTCAGCATAACGGCTACTGGAACAATTCCAGCCAACAGCGCCGGATTCACCGGAAACATAAATATAGCATTAACAGATGCTACATTGGAAATATACTTTAATGAAGGCAATTTAGTGAAAAGTGTGTCATTGAACAATCTTGTTGGGCGCAATGTGATTATAAACATACCCAGCAATTCCACCTCTTCTGCAATATCGTTTCGTGTAAATCAATTTGTAGGAAATCTATTATTCCAAAATATAATGCTATATACCACTGCAACTTATGTTTACACATTTATGCTAAAGGCGAATTTAACGGTTAGTCCGATTAATTCGGGGGTATTGAATTCGATTGCCATTGTTGCAAATCCATCTTCTGCAATATCGGAAGCGGTTGAATGCACAATTTTCAGTAGTCATACTGCAACCAGTTTGGGAGCATCCATAACTGGAGTATAACTTCTATTCATATGGATTAACGTCTATTAGTGGAATTGTCCCTCTTGAGGGACAACTCCACTATATAGCGTTTGCATTTATTCATACAGATTTTTAATCTTTATGGATAGAGGTTAACGTCTATTGGTGGAATTGTCCTTATCGAAACGGCGCTTCAAGGTGTAAAACACGCCTCTTTGCTGGGGAATACTTGTCCAGACATACATTTGTCGTGTTCTGATACTTCTACACATCCCCTAACGCCCTTAAAGTCGCCCACATAACACCACCCAGCTTTGGGTTTCTGTGTGCTAATTGGAGTGACAGTCGGTTCTGACGATTGAACGGGTTGAGGCATATCAGAAGAGGATTGCATTTGCAATTTAGGAATACCGAGGACTTCACTCAGACTGACTTGTTTTGAATAATCAATTCCTGGTTTTGTAGTATTAATCAGTAAATCGCCAATAGAATGTGTTGTTCCTTTAGCAATATCTATTCCAGTATCTACGGTTCCTGCAATTACGTCCGCACTACCTTTTAGGATGTTCCCTACCGTAAAACCGACGGATGATAAAATACCGCGAACTGCCGGTCCGAGAGGGTCAGCAATATCCTCCACAATATTTCCGGTTATCTGCAATAAATTAATACCAATCATAGAGAGGATAAGAAGAACAAGCAATACAATAATGATTGCATTTTTATTGCTAAAGAAGTCATAGATTACTCTGCCTGATGAAGCAGAATTATTATCATATGGAATGGAGTTTCGGTTACTCGGTTCAGACATTTGATACAAAAGTGTTATAATATAATGCGATATATTTAGGGGTTTTGGTGGATATTATCGTATGTATGCACAATCCAGGCAACCTCTCTAGTTATGCGGATTTTTACATCTTTAGCTTTTACTCATACAGATAAGAATCAGCATAAGTAGGTATAAGTAACAAAACACTGCTACTTAGTGATTCCGGAAGGGACAATTCCCCTAATAGACGTTAACCTCTATCCATACAGATAAAAAATCCGTATGGATAAATGCAAACGCTATATAGTGGAGTTGTCCCTCAAGAGGTACAATTCCCCTAATAGACGTTAATGTCTATTCGTGCAAGTATAGGTTATATTTTGTTTTAGAATAATAAATGGGTGCATTTGCCTTTATTGAAAGATTCTTTTTTATTAGTTTGGCGTTAGTATTCATACTCGTCGTTTTTTTGGTGTATCATTTCAAAAATAGAATTACTGTAGCAGAAAAGAAAAATGAGTCGATGTATGGATTATTGACAGCAGTAGTAAAAGAGATAAAAACGCTGAGAGGTATGTTTGGGTTGGGAAATACATCGCAACAACATCATCCAGTGAATACAATGAACGAACAAAATCAGGAAGTCAAATCTAAGACAACCCCGGAAATAAATGTACCGGTAAAAGAGGTAATTACATTTGATATATCCGCCTCTGAAGAAAGTAGAGTCGTTGTGTCTGATATGGAAGATAGTGATATTTCAGATACTGACTCAGATACTGATACGGATACTGATACGGATACTGATACGGATTCCGATGCAGACTCAGAAGCTGGCGTAGTGGCAAGCTTAGGGGCAAGCTTAGGTGCAAGCTTAGGTGCAAGCTTAGGTGCAAGCTTAGGTGCAAGCTTAGAACTCGATTCTATACAAGAAATCATTTTAGATGAGCAAGAACCAGAATCAAACCAAGAAGAGAAAATGGAAGAACCCGATTTATCGCAAGCTCAAGCTATACAAGAGCAAGATATACAAGTGCAAGCTATACAAGTGCAAGCTATACAAGTGCAAGCTATACAAGAGCAAGATATACAAGAGGTTACTCTCCGCGATAATCTATTCCTCTCAATCGATGAGCATAAACAATCCGAGAATGTACTCAATTTAGGTGAATCGAAAGAAGACCTAGAATCGACTGCAGTAATATTGTCTGACTTTGAAAATGTACTAGACCTTGCTGCAGTTGAGTCAGCTTCCTCTCTTTTGTCTTCTTCTGAAGTAATTGTGGAAGATGCTCTACAACTGGAATCGCAACATTTAGCTGGAATGGCAGAAATAAAAAAAAGCAGACCAACTCAAGAACAATTGAGGAAAATGAATATTAACCAACTAAAGACAATTGCCTCTCAAATGGGCATTGTAGAAGATGTTAGTAAAATGAAGAAACCGGAATTAATCGCACTTATTCAGCAAAAGTAGATGTGCTGTCCATACAATAAAGGAATAATAGCCAGTTAAAATATAATAAGCGAATTCGTTATAAATGTTTACACCATTCAATGACGTTGATTTAGATGGATTGGCGGCGCAAAAAGTAGCAGTAGTTCATCCTACATTACCGGAATTGCCACCAAATGCGAGAGGATATGCTGCAAATAATGTGTATCCGGGATTCCCTCCATTAATGAGCGACGGACGCGCACTCATCGCATCTTGGCAACCGGAAGCGATTGAAAATAATTCTATTTTGCTAAAAAGTGGAGTAAAGACAAACTGGGAATATAGGAAATATTTGACGCATAATGCGGAATCTATTATGCGACACAATATGAAAGAGGCTGAAAATGACGTTGGATATACAAATTTAGGTGTAAAACGAATCGGCGATGCAAATGCATTGCCATTCCTCGCGAGTATGCCGCGCAACTTCGGCGCCCCCGCTCGTTACGACTCTTTCGTCCAACCTGAGTCCGATTACGGTAAATTTGGCAGCGATTTAAAAGCAAATTACTTATCGAGAGAACAATTGTCCGCCAGAACTGCAACTCCAGTCATTAGTCAGGCGGAATTGTTGGAATGGCAGAAAACCCAGTAAATCCTTCTCGCTATAATGACCCCATACTAAATATGCAAGTGTGTATATTAGGTTAATTAGCAAAAAATGTCGAATACGAACTCGATTATAAAAAAGTTTTCACTTGGAGAGGAAGGTGTATATTACTACATATTCAATATACACGTGTATAATGTGCCCGGCGGAAACAATGTAATCTCAACAATTATGATTTTATCCACGAATTTGATGTATGTCAGTAAAAATATAGTAGACCCCTATTTACAAGAATTAATTGAATTTTTAGCGGAATTGGTAGTCGAATACAATGCAAGTTATGACGCATATCATAATACATTGGACCCTTATTCATATGAAGAATCCGAGTATATTGCAGAACAAGTGAATGCAAAAGCGATAGAAATACGCGAAAACGGACACTAATGTCCAGAACAATTGTAATATTTTTTGCAATATAAATAAGTATTTACATAATACTTATTTATGATGCGCCTTATTAGTTTCGATGTCGGCATTAAAAATTTAGCATATTGCGTCTTCTCGATAGAACCAAACGCAAAAACCTGGAATATACCTCAATGGAATTGTGCAAATCTACTTTTGTCGGACTCGACTGCTGTGACGGCGGCGGCAGAGCAGAAAACGTGTTGCCAATCGATAAAAGCGAAAAAGAAGACGGAGAAGAACCATATATGTGGCAAAAAAGCAAAATGGATTACACCTACGGATTTACCTTATTGCGAATCCCACGCAAAAATGCATACTGCGGAATGGATTCTACCCACTTCGAAACATTCAGCCTCTCATATTCATAAATTAAAAAAGGACGAATTGGAATCTGAATATGGACGTATATTTGCAAACCAAGCAAATACAGCAGAGAAATTGAAAAAACCCGATTACGTTGAGAGGATATTGAAGTATTATGAATCCAAATGCTTTCGTAGCACAGCAGAAACAAAGAAATCCAAGACTGCGGGAGAGGTCGATTTAGTAACTATTGGACGAGCAATCAAGCGACAATTGGACGCAGACAGTTCCGTCGTTGATATTACTCACGTCATTATTGAAAATCAGATTTCCACAATCGCCTCTCGTATGAAGACAATACAAGGGATGATTGCGCAATATTTTATTATGCGGTTTGGAGACAGAGCCATTGTCGAGTTTGTCAGTTCGCATAACAAATTAAAAGGATTTCAGTATGCACAGAATAATGATACTGCAGATAAAAAGACTTCGTACAAAGCAAATAAATCGGATGGAATAACGGTTTGCCGACAATTTTTCGAATCCAACAACGAATTTGCTTCTTGGAAACCCGAGTTTGAGAGGTCAAAAAAACGAGACGATTTAGCAGATTGTTTTTTGCAAGGTATTTGGTATCTAAAGACCAATAAAATAATATATTATGCGGAAGACTTAAAAATAAATAGTGTGTTTGTATCATAAACGATGGAAGTGATTGATATTGGTTTAGGAGATATGGACCCAACCCCCATTACATTAAACTTGAAAGACGACGACGAATTTGAACCAAAATCCGTTAATTTTGGCGGAGGAATCGAAATGTTTATGAACGACGAACAGAGAAGCAGCGCTAAGCAAGTAAATGTGAATTTTAGCGATTTGGATAAATTAGAGAGTCAATTAAATGAGTTGTCTTCTTCGAGTTCTGCAGCAGAATCGACAAAATCGATTAGTGGGTTTGCATCGAGTTTGTTTGGATTAGGTGGTAGCAATGGGTCTGCTACAGTAAAATCGTCGGATGAATATGAGAAGACGGATTCGAAATTGGGTCAATCAACTACAAGTAGTTTAGGAAAAACAAAGACGTGGGACGGATTTACAAAAGTCGGGGATATACCGCCTTCCAATGAGTTTGCGAAACCATCTACCACAAACAATATGTCCGACCGCGAGAAGAGAAGAAAGAAGCGCGAGATGATTAAGAAGTTGCAAGAATGGTATGATGCTGGCCAATTAAAGCACCAGCCCAGCCATTTTACGATGGATTCGCCTTATGAAGAAGTAGAAGATGAATATGAAACTGCATTAGAGGATAAACGCAAGAAAGACAGTGTGAAATTGCAGGGATGGTGGTTTATTACACTGGTGAATTCACTCGAATATGCGAATGCGGCATTTGACCCGTTTGGAATCAGTCTAGATGGATGGGGCGAGAAAGTGACAGAGGATTTACCGGAGTACGAAGAAATCTTTTCCGAGTTGCACGACAAGTATAAAGGCGGCAAATTGGCACCGGAAGTGTCGCTATTAATGCGTCTCGGTTTTAGTGCGGCGGTAGTCGGGTTTTCGAACAAAGCGTTGTCATCTGCTGCGCCTGCTTTTGGCGATGTCATCCGTCAAAGTCCAGAATTAATGCGCACATTTAATGATGCGACGGTGAAAGCACTTAGTCAGCAAAGTCCCGGATTTGCATTTGCTTCCAATTTAATGAAGCCCTCTCACGATGATGTAAATACATCATTTGGTCCTCCTCCGAAACCCGTTGAGACCAAGAATCACCCACCACCAGTTCGACCGGGTGCTATGCAATTTACACAAGAACCTGGACGAAATGCACCGCAACAAACCCGGCCAGATATTTCGATGGGTCGAGGTGCAATGTTTCGCGAAAACGGACTAGATGTAGGAAACGGTTACTCGGAAGTAAGGGAGCCTACCGCCAATAAACGCGCAGAAATGAGAGGTCCGCAAAAAGATGTAGACGAAATATTATCGGGTCTAAAGATGAAACCGATGAATGCATATGAACAACAACCTTCAAATTCTGGGGTAAGAGTAGAAGATGAATCTATGGTAAGCATTTCCTCTTTGCGCGATATGGCAAATATGAATGTGCCCCGTAAATCGAATAGACGCAAGAATAATTCGGAGAAAAATACAATATCGCTCGGTGATTTGTAATAGCTCGGTGATTTGTAATAGCTCGGTGATTTGTAATAGCTCGGTGATTTGTAATAGCTCGGTGATTTGTAATAGCTCGGTGATTTGTAATAGCTCGGTGATTTGTAATAGCTCGGTGATACACTAATTTGCATAAATGAAATATATGTCATTTATGCAACATAAACGCAATTGTTACAACAAATAACGTCGCAATATATATGCGATTTTTAAATGCGAAAATGTAACTCTTATTCGTGTATTCACGAACCAATAAAAATTCAAAATAAGAAAAATGATTTTTTTATTGATTTCGAAAAAACCCCAAGAATAAAACCAAACTCAACTCACATTTCAACAAACATACATATAGATGAAGAACCAGTGTCATATGAAAGAAATCAATTGTTTAGAGACTTTAAAAATGAATTGCTGTTATACAACATACGCAAAGAGCATAAAGACCGCACCCGAGTAAGAGCCAATAGTATATTTTGCGAATCTATCGATTTAGAGGAGTCTAGCAAAACCAATCACTATACGACATTACATATCGACGAATTACGTTATAACCCAAATACTGCCAGTGTGGCTTTCACGAAATTCATTAATAATTTATTTGAAAATCCGGAAGGCCGGATGACAAATTTACAGCGTATTTCTATTATCTTATACAGTTGCTTCGAGACATATCGTACTATTATAAGTAGTTTTCTTACAGTCTTTGTCCCACAGAATTGTGGCGGTTATTCCTGCACTATATTAGAAAATGCTATTCCGAAAGATGATATAGAGGTCGCCGCAATATCAATAAATACGTTTATGGCGTTTTATTTTTGCGCACTATTTACGATAGAAAGTATTCGAGAAAAAGTCGTGAAAAAATATTTGACCACCGACAAATCGTGTGCTACCGACAAAGATTATCTAGAAGAAATGCTGGCCAAGATGAAACCGAATGAGAGACGAGAGGTTCTAAAACTAAATGCAGTGTATCGCATATTTGCACAAGTTCTTCTTATCTTCTTCTTTGTTAATGCAAGTATTAGTTGCGTTGTGATACGGAAAAATTATCTGAATAATACTACTGCAACTGTATTTATTACAAATATGCTTTTTACCATTAACCGCATTCACAAATCATTGAAAATCACGTCCTCTGGTGAATACAATATTTATTCTACTTATCGGACAGACAATCTGATATACAACCGGTATCGCGGTACGGTAACACACGCTCGTCCCGCCGGCATTGCGTTTCCGTATGTATATGAGTATATTCGGAAACATTCAAAATGCGACCAAGTGAGTTCCTACTCGTCGGATATGGCATAACCTCTGGCAACCGCCACTACATACGAAGCGATAGTAGAGTTGTCTATCGGTCGCTTCGCTTTGGTCGCTTCGCTTTGGTCGCTTCGCTTTGGTCGCTTCGCTTTGGTCGCTTCGCTTTGGTCGCTTCGCTTTGGTCGCTTCGCTTTGGTCGCTTCGCTTTGGTCGCTTCGCTTTGGTCGCTTCGCTTCAGGAGTGACAATTCTACTAATAAACGATAAAATTGAATGACTTTTTGTTTTGTATTCTAATGGAGACAGTTCCCGAATAACCCAATATTGAGTAATTCAAAAGCCCCAACGCAAAAAGCACAACCCAGAATTTGAAAATGAATCCAATTGTTGAAAACATCAAAAACGTTATTTACAGCTACATTTACTATAATCCGATTACCCCGGAAAATAGTAATACACAAACAGAACCAAATGCACCAGAGTGTCTTAGAAACTTGTCTAGGGACAATGACAACGATACAGTAACTGCTGCAAATATTGTGCAGTCAGATATTGACAACGCGGATGACAATGACTACTGTCCTCATCAACACGTCACATTGTTTCGCGGAAATCGTCCTATTGATGAAGAAGATGATAATACGAGCGAAGAATATGATGAGTATTCTGATACTGCATTTCCGGAGGAAGAAAAATATGATGATAATACAACGATTACGACAATCAAAATGGAAGAAGATGACGGCCCGCATCCAAACATCACAATGTTTCGCGGAAATCGCCCATTTAATGAAGAAGATGAAGAGGAAGAATCTGCTTTATACGGAGACGGCCCGCATCCGAACATCACAATGTTTCGCGGAAATCGTCCATTTAATGAAGAAGATGAAGAGGAAGAATCTGCTTTATACGAAGACGGCCCGCATCCAAACATCACAATGTTTCGCGGAAATCGCCCATTTAATGAAGAAGATGGCGGAGATTATATAGACATATCCGATACGATTGATGAATATACGATTTCAGAAATGAGATATAACCCTGGTGCAAACGGTACAATCAGAGGATGTATTGTATGTCACTACTTCGTAGATTGTTCTCTTTGTCTGGATAAAATCATCTATTGCAAAAGTTGCGATTGTATAATGGACCGCGTCATATAAATAAACGAATCCGAGAAACTCCAGGTAAGTAACCTATAAAATAAAACAAAAAAACAAAAAAAACAAATTGATAGAAAAAACAAAAAAAATCCAATATATTTCACTGTAAAATAACCTTTTTTACTGTTTATCAGTAGAAATGTCATTCTTACATGACATTTCTACGTATCCGCTTCCTTATCCGCCGGGAATAACACTATTGACTATCCGAACTGGAATCATTCATCCCAGTAAGTAACGCGCGGAATAACTGAACCATTGCATCGTTTGACGTAGAAGTTGAATATCGAGAGGCTGCAGTGTTTCCGCTCATGCGAGAACCAGTTCCTACTAAATTTACTCTACATACTGGACAATTACTATGTGTCCGAAACCAATTCCGAAGCGCAGTTTCTCCAAAAATATGACCGCATCGATTAATACGTATCACGGATTGTCCTCCTTCGAACAAGTCCCACGTAATTGGACACCGGTCACTATTCATAGACGCATCGTATATGATTGACTGCGTTTCATTCTCTATTTGTGTAGCAGATAATCCAGAGGACGAAGTATCCAATTCCACAATCACCTGCGTATTCCGAAGAATCGGGTTTAAATTATTCGTATACATATTATTTTGCGGAATTGTACCGTATGCATCAGTATTCAATATGTCAGAATATACATTGTTTCGGATCGTATTATTTCGCGGAATCGGTTCATCTATCGTAGAACTCATCCTTTCCGAATTAATTAACTGCAGTGCGTGTCGTATATTCACCTGGTAATCTTCCAAAATATTTTCCATCAGCCGTAACCTTCTCAGCTGCAATTGATATTGGTAGTCGTATCGGTAGTTGCCAGAAGCGTCCATTCTTATTCGAGTTAATAGAGTTAAACAAATAACGGGGTTTATATACATTTATCCTAAAAATGAATGATAATTTGCCTTGTGGATTGACCAATCTAGGGAATACGTGTTTTTTAAATTCTTGCATCCAATTACTGAATCATACGCACGAAATTGTAGATAATATGCGGACAAAGGTTGCAGTGTCTTCTAAATATGCAGACGACGAAATCGTTCTCAACGATTGGATAGAATTAAGAGATATTATGTTAAATGCGATAGGACGAATTCCAAATCCAGTATTACAACCCGGCAAGTTCGTGCATACGATACACAAAATTGCAATGAAGAAGGACCGCGAGATTTTCACTGGATGGGCGCAGAACGATTTGCCCGAATTTTTGCTTTTTATGATTGAATGCATACATAATGCTAGACGTAGGTCAGTAGAAGTGGATATCCGAGGAACGTCGGAAACCACAAAGGATAATTTAGCGCTACAATGTTTTTCTTTATTGAAAGATAAATATGAACGAGAGGGCGATTATTCGGAATTAAGCGAACTCTTTTATGGTGTCTATGTTTCACAGTTGTCTACCCCAGATGGCAAGACCCTTCATTCCAGCAAACCAGAAACATATTGCATATTAGATTTACCGATTCCAATTCACACACGAGAGAAAACGGCAAACATATACGATTGCTTTGATACATTCGTAGAATGCGAATTATTATCTGATTGGGTCAATGAGAAGACAAATACGATAGAATCCGTCTCTAAGAAAATCGCGTTTTGGAACTTCCCGAATATACTGATTATCACATTGAAACGTTTCTCGTCCAACGGAACGCATAAGAACAATGTCTTTGTCGAGTTCCCTATTGCCGATGATATACTCGACCTCTCCAAATATGTAGTCGGATACAAAGCAAATACATATAAATATCGGTTGTTTGGTGTGGCAAATCATATGGGCGGAATATCCGGCGGACATTATACTGCATTTGTGTTGAGTGGCGATTCGTGGTTCTGCTTTAACGACGATTCCGTAAGTAGGATAGACCCGACACAAGTAGTATCCTCTTCCGCATATTGTATGTTTTATAGGAAAGTTTAACGTCTATTAGCGGAATTGTCCATCTTGAAGCGGAGCGACCAAGGGACAACTCCGCTATATAGCGTTTGCCAAAACTCAAATACGCAGTGATAGATTTTTAATCTATGTGAGTAGAGGTTAACGTCTATTAGTGGAATTGTCCCTCTTGAAGCGACCCAAGGCCTGCCGTTAGGGAGACCCGCCTTTGGAGCGACCGAGGGACAACTCCACTATCACTTCGTAGCAGCGTTTGCATTTATTCATACAGATTTTTAATCTGTATGAGTAGAGGTTAACGTCTATTCGCGGAATTGTCCCTCAAGAGGGACAACTCCGCTATATAGCGTTTGCATTTATCCATACAGATTTTTAATCTGTATGGATAGAGGTTAAAAATCTATCACGGTGTATTTGAGTTTAGGCAAATGCCACTACGCATAAATACGTATAATACGAAGTGATAGTGAAGCTGTCTCCCAATAAGCGGCACAATGCCTCCCATTAGGGAGGCCCCGCCTTTGGAGCGAAAGGGTCAATTCCACGAATAGACATTAACGGGGAAAGATAATAATCAAATATAATATAATTCGACAATGGACAATAGCGAAGAATCACCTGCATTAAATACACTATTTCAGATATTTAAAGACTCGAATATAATCATTATTGTCTGGTTTTTAGCGGTCTATTTCGTAGTCTATTTGCTACTGAACATCTTTCGCGGCAAAGATAGCGCAAGAAGTTCAATTTCAAAATGGATAGACGTCGTATCTTTATTATGCGTTCTAATTTATTTGGGCGCGACCTACTTCGGAAAAACAAACGACGAGAAGAAGAAGATTGTCGGCGATATTTATTCGAATTTCAAATCCTATATTGACAACTACCTCTCCATCATCTCATCCGCATTCTTTATTCTGACACTCTACATTGTTATCTATATTCTTGGATTACCAATGGACCCCGCCGGAAAACCAGTTACCATTACTATCGTTGAAAACTTGGCTTGGCTGACATTCGTAGTTGTATTATTCTCAAACTTTCTGCGATATATCGTCGGCGTTTCATTGGCGTCGTTTATAGATGAAGTTGGGGATTATCTACATAAAAAAGCAGAAGAATCAGAGCTGAAAATAAGCGGGAATGCCGACGTAAAAGGTAATGTGTCTGCCGGCAATTTAGTTGTATCACCCGTTTTGAACGAAGTGTTTAATGTAGGAAACAATATGTTTACATACGACGACGCACAATCTGTATGCGCTTCTTTCGGCGCTAGACTTGCCACATATGATGAAGTAGAGGAGACGTACAACAAAGGTGGAGAATGGTGCAACTATGGCTGGTCAGAAGGCCAGGCTGCCTATTTCCCCACACAAAAAGAAACCTGGAAAAAACTGCAAAAATCCGAATCTACGAAACATTCTTGCGGAAGACCAGGAGTGAATGGCGGATATATAGCAGATGCAAATGCACGATTTGGCGTCAATTGCTATGGCAAAAAACCGAAACCATCCACGACTGAATTATCTGCCATTGGGTCCGAATCCACAATTCCAAAAACAAGTGAAGATATACTACTTGAGAAGAAGATTGAATTTTGGAATGCGAACAGAGATAAACTGCTAAAAATCAATAGTTATAACAATAACAAGTGGTCTATGTATTAACGTCTATTAGCGGAGTTGTCCCTCTTGAAGCGGCACAAGGCCTCCCGTTAGGGAGGCCCGCCTTTGGAGCGACCAAGGGACAACTCCGCTATCACTTCGTATCACTACGTAGTGGCGTTTGCCGAAACTCAAATACGCAGTGATAGATTTTTAATCTATATGAGTAGAGGTTAATTTCCTCCATCCTTATCCTAACGGGTCGATTGCATCGACCATTGTTTCCAAGTGATATTTTTCGTTTCAGTTCGCGGAGTAGCAGATTCATTTGCTTTATCCAATTTATCTCCCAAACGGACTGCACTATCCACATACAATTCTTTTAGGATTTTGCCAACTACAACAGACCCCTCATTTTGGTCCAACTGGCCTTGCTCTATCAGTTCCAACACTCGAATGAGTTTGACCATAATGACTAAATTTAGTTCATCATTTACCAATTTATGAAATAGGTCCGCGTATAATTTATACATAACTGGCGCTGTCGATTTGCATAATTCAGTAAATTCATCCGGTGCATTTTTTCGTAATTCCGGTTTTGCGCGTTTTAACTTCTCAATGTCGCGCATACCATCCAACAGTAATCCACTGTGTTTCAATCGGCGAATATCTTCGGTATGGTCTACAAAGTCTTGACTTTGCGCCAACATTTTTTTCAAATTCAATTTCTCCTCTGAGTTCATTTTTATATAAACATTTTGTGAAAAAGTGTTTATATGCGTTGAAAGTTATAAACCATTATTATAATTATATTGTAATGGATACCGATTCGCGAGTTCTTTCTAATTTTAAGCCATTCGGTGGAAACGCTCCTCCAACAGAAATTGTTGGTGGAGGAAATATGCAATTCTTTTACAGTTTCTCTGCAATAATTGCATTATTTGTTCTTGCAGGCGTTATTTATTATTACCAAATCCGTATCCACGCTACAATCAGTAACGCATTAAACAAATTACTACTGCATATGCACATAAATCCAATGGGGCAATTTGTGTCGTATTATATTCCTAATAAGCATCAGTAACAGACAAAAATTGTTGCGAATATCAATATTTATGTGTCCAATTAATTATATGGAATACGGTAATAAAGAAGAAAAAATGGATATAGCCTCTCCACAATCATTTCACGTAAAGCCACCACCAGCAATGGATTATACGAATATATCTACATCTGCATCAACCACAATCAAAAATAGCGCACTTCAATTATTTAGCAAAATATATGAAGCATATCTATGGATATTCAGAATGAAATGGTATAAAATCTTGCTAATTACAATTGCAGGAATGGTTATTTATGTTTTTATAGATTCGGCACTTGAATATCGAAAAGAAAGTAAGAGGACAAAAGAAGGAATGCAATCGATAAAAAAGAAAGATACAAAAATGACACGCAAAGAGAATAAAAAAAAGGTGACATTTGATTTAGATGAACCACCCACTTATTTACCTATATATGATTTAGTAGTGAAACCGACGGTCTATTCTATTTCTAGAAATTTGGGATTTCGGTAGAGAATATGTGATATTATGTATATAAAATGGCAAAAACAAATCCATTAAGGTTATTGTTAATTGTATTGGTCGTCGCATTTCTACTTTTGGTGCTGAGTTCTACGTATGATTATGTGCCTTACAACAAGGCCGAAGCTGCCGTCGCAAAATATGAAGCGATGACTGTAGCGAAGAAAGAGGAAGAAGAAGATGTCGAAGAAGATGCCGAAGAAGAGCCAAAAGAATCACCAATGGTGTATTTAAACGCAGAAAAAGTCGAAAACTTTGAACCAATTACAGATGTTGCAAAAACAATATATTATGGTCCTCTCCGCGATTCTGAAATTATTGACAAGTTTAGTCAAGTGACCAAGAACGGCGTAGATGGCGTGGATGGATGCGTATCCTCTGGACTATCGAACGCGGGCGGATATATGTGCTTAACCCCCGAATTAATTAAATTGCTAAAAACCCGCGGAGGAAATGCGACTGGAGCGGAAATGAAATAAACTGACAAGCTATTCATCCAAATCATCATTGCAAAATAGTTTATTCGGTGATAGATTGAGAGGTTACATCTACTCATATAGATTAAAAATCTATATGAGTTTCGGCAAACGCTGCTACGAAGTGATAGTGAAGTTGTCCCTTAGGAGGGACAATTCCACGAATAGACGTTAACATAGTCCAGAGCACGCATCGGATTCCAATGGACAGTGACTAGAAAACCAATTTATGTACTGCAAAAATAATTTTGTATCTATCAAATTGTTTGGATTCGTCAATTCTCCCATCAATGTAGCTGCATTTTGTGTTCGAATATTGGATATGTAACTCTGAATTTTTTGAATATACAGCAAATCCGATTCTCGATTTTTCGAGTTTGTATTAATAAATAAAACAGCATTTATCAAATCAGAATTACTTTTTATACTGTATGGAAAAGAAAACGTGGGAGTATTCATTGCCGCTGTAGTAGTTGGTGCAGCAGTAAGATTTCCCATTGTTGTAGCTGCTACAGTAGTTGGCGCAGCAGTAAGATTTCCCATTGTTGTAGCTGCTACAGTGGTTGGTGCAGCAGTGAGATTCCCCCTTGTATTTGATATTAGAGTAGGGTTCATCATTGTTGTTGGTGCAGAAGTTCGATTTCTCATAGTAGTTGCTGCCGAAGCGGTTGCTCCCGAAGTGGTTGCTGCCGAAGTGGTTGGTGCAGAAGTTTGATTTCTCATAGTAGTTGCTGCCGAAGTGGTTGCTCCCGAAGTGGTTGGCGCAGAAGTTTGATTTCTCATAGCGGTTGCTCCCGAAGTGGTTGCTCCCGAAGTGGTTGCTCCCGAAGTGGTTGGCGCAGAAGTTTGATTTCTCATAGTAGTTGCGGCCGAAGCGGTTGCTGCCGAAGTGGTTGGCACCGCATTTGGGATACCGATTCTTCGCATAATACCGGCTTGGTTTGCAAATTGAGATTTGTTACCGAACCCTTCTGTCTTGCTAAATGGGATGAGAGATATTACGCAAACTGCCACAATAAATAATAATAAAATTAATACTTGTCTCGTTCTCATTATAAACCTATATATTCGGACTGCATATTTTATTGGTCGGAAAATAGAACATATCCAACCTCTCTCACGTGTTTCATAAAAATGCAAAGCAAATAACATTGCATTTTTACATAAAAATGGTTATTATCGGAATTGACTATTTGCATGGGCAACTGAGCTATTTACTGCACCCATAACCGCTTGTTTAGCGGCTTGTTTAGCGGCTGGATCCGGCTGAGGTCCTTTTCTATTGTTATTAACACCACTGTTTCGATTAACATTGCCGTGTGCGTAGTTTTCTTTAACGTCTATTCGCGGAATTGTCCCTCAAGAGGGACAACTCCGCTATATAGCGTTTGCATTTATCCGTACAGATTTTTAATCTGTATGGATAGAGGTTAAGCAAATCCGTAAATGGTTCAGGTCCAAGTTTGACATTAAACATTGTTCCAACCAAGAGAGTGACAAGTATAAACGCCAATAAACTCATTGCGCGCGCACTAAATACTTTTAAAATATCCATATTCAATTTCATATATAATACATTTACATATTATTGTATGACACATAATGCGGTAATTTTACACATACATTGCAAGAATACTGGGATTCAACGTTTCATTGTTTTTTATAAACACATCCACTTCGTTTTTCTTGACGGTAATAGGAAACCCGACTTTTATACCTAAATCTTTCTCAAACATTTCGTTGCCGGGTTTCACGAGCCGATACAAATTCAATTTCGTATAGATAATTTCTAAACATCGTTTCAAGTTTCGAACTCCCGATTCACCCTTTGTCAAGTGTGGAGTCGATATAATATATTGCAGTGTCTCGTCCGGAATGACAATATCCTCTGGTTCAAAACAGACCTGTTCGCGTATTTTCGGCAACAAATAGTCACGTGCAATAGTCGTCTTCTCTTTTGTATCATATCCTTTTGTCTGAATGCGATACATTCTGTCTTTCAATATAGGATTCACCAATGATTCGTCGTTATAAGAGAATATAAATAAACACTTACTTAAATCCAGGCTCACTTCCGAGAAATATTTGTCGTGGAATTCCGTATTCTGTGTCGTGTCGGTTAAATGCGTCAATATACCAATTATTTCTTGACCTCTCGCAGTATCACTGACCTTATCCAACTCATCGAAATAAATAATTGGATTCATCGATTTACATTCCATCAATATTTGCACGATTTTACCCCACGTGCTACCTTCATATGTATAAGAATGTCCTTCTAGGAAACTACCGTCGCCACAGCCACCGAGAGCAATGAAAGCGAATTCGCGGCCTAATATTTTGCTAATTCCGTCTTTCACTATCGACGTCTTGCCAGTACCGGGTGGTCCGTGTATAGCAATTGATGTGCCGACCGAATTTGGATTGACTATCCATTGACCAAGCATCTGCATAATTTGCGACTTTGCGTCATTGAGTCCATAAACACACTGGTCCAGCGTCCGTTTCGCATTCTCCATAAACTCATTGCAAACATCAATACCGTCCGCCATACGAACATTTATATTACGATACACGCCGAATGGAATACGCATAAAAGCATCCACCCAATTCTTAATCTTGTAATATTCGTGGTCACCCGGGTCCATCGACTTTAACATATTGAGGCGCTGCATTGCAACTGACTTGAACTTAGATGGGATGGATGACTGCAACAATGTTAGACGATACGGTTTTTCTGCGTAAATAGTGCGGTTGATTTCCTTCAAATCGGACATAATACTCTGCTGTTCTTTGTTTGAGAGGCGGTGCTTGAAATAGTCAATTTCGTTTGTTTGGCGTCTTTCATTGTTTATCATCTTGTAATAGGCGTTTGTATTCTCGTGACGCGCTTTTCGTGTCAATTTCTTTATGTTGGTATTGCATTCCTTCAGCGACGATTGTAAGAATTTATTTTTAGGGCGTTTCTTCAATTGTTCCATCAACATTTTCCGCACATCCAACATTTCTTTGTACTCATTTTCCACATCGGTCGGAATAGGATTTTTATCCTCTTCGACATTTTTCTTTTTCTTCTTTTCCGATGACTCATCCTTCGCATCTTTATTCTTGGATTTTTTATCCGTTTTCTTTTTATTTTGCGGACTCGACGGTTCGTTCTTAGCAACGACTTCATACGCATCGCCCATAAATGTCTTTTCCGCATCACTGTCGAATTCTTCTGCGGCATCTTCTGTTAAAGATTCTACCTCTGAGCCATCCCCATACGAATCGCCATCATCTCCGCCTACACTTAAAATGAGAAATTGGCGCTTCTCATCTAAGGATTCATCTGCCGTATTATAATCGGAATCGTCCGACTCATCGGAATCGTCCGACTTTTTACGATGTTTGCGATGATTTGCATTGTGTTTGCTATTCTTCGATTTTTTTCCGGGCGATTTCTTCTCTTTGCGCAAACGTTTTGGTTCTTCTTCCTCTTCGGAATCCATGTCGGCATCAGCGTCATCTTTATTTTCATCTTCGTCGGAATAAGCAGATTTATTTTTCTTAGACGCTTCTTTTGCGCGTTCTTTCGAATACTTGGACGGAAACATTTTTGCTATGGTCTTCTTGAACTTCTTATGGTCGAATTCTTCTTCTTTATCTTCCTCTCCACCATTGGTGGAACTACATTCCGTATAAATGCTTTCTTCTTCTGTAGAATAACTCGTGTTGGAAGAATTGGGCTTGAACTCCGACTCTGATTCACTATCCGATTCAGAAGAAGAAGAGGAACTCACCTTCTTTTTCTTTGAGACAAATGTCATTTTCTTTTTGGTGGGAGGCATTGTTTTATTACACAAAAGACCGGAAAGATAGATACCTAAATATAGGCCCGTCGTTTTATGCTATTTTGCAAGATGATTTATTCATATTCATCTACTTAGTACAAGATGAAAAAATTGAACGAGTATTGCCCGAATGATTTTTATCAGCAAGCTCTGCTTAATTATTATTGCTTACCGAAATCAACTTAAAAAAATCATTAACTATATTATAGTTCCACCTTCCTAAAAATGTCAAAAGTAAGAAGTGAATATGAAACGCCCTCTCGTATTATTCGCGTCCAATTTAGTCTCCTTTCTCCGGAAGAGATTCTTAAGAACTCTGTGGTGGAAATAACGAGAAGAGAGACTTATATGGGAGGTATGCCAGTAGATGGTGGGTTGTTTGACCCTCGTATGGGTGTATTGGAACCGGGTATGATTTGCCCTACAGACGGTTTAACTCACATTGATACGCCGGGTTACTTTGGTCATATCGAATTGGGAAGACCCGTCTTCTTTATTCAGCATATTAAAGAAATAATGAAAGTGCTCAAATGTGTCTGCTTTAAATGTAGCAAGTTGCTTATTGACAAGACACAGCACGCTCATATTTTGGAATATTCCGGAGAGAAGCGTTGGGATTATGTGCAATCGGTTGTTTCCAAGCGTATTAGTCGTTGTGGCGACCATACCGGGGAAGGGTGTGGATGTCTCCAACCGGATAAGATTAAATTGGAAGGTATGGCGACTCTCCACGCGCACTGGTTGCGTATTCCTTCGTCAAACGGTACAGGAGGAACAGCAAGTTTGAAATTGACGCCCGAAATCGTGCTGAAAATCTTTCGCCGCATCTCGGACGAAGATGTCAATTTCATCGGGTTTAGTTCAAACTGGTCTCGTCCCGAATGGATGATTTGCCAGATACTGCCTGTCCCACCACCAGCTGTCCGTCCATCCGTTAAATTGGACGCACAACAACGCAGTGAAGACGATTTGACACATATTTATATCAATATTATCAAGACGAACAATGATTTGAAAAACAAGATACAGGAAAACGCGAACCCGAATGTCATCGAAGGATTGACTTTAGAGCTCCAGTATTTGATTGCTATGATTGCGAACAATAAAGTGAAAGGCGCATCGCCAATCGCTCAACGAAATGGAAGACCACTGCAGTGTATTATGGGCAGACTTAATTTCAAAAATGGACGTATTCGTGGCAATCTGATGGGAAAACGTGTCGATTTTAGTGCGCGTTCCGTAATTACTGGTGACCCGAACCTTTCTGTAAGACAACTCGGAGTTCCAATGAAAATCGCAATGAATATTACCAAACCAATTACCGTAAATGACTTGACACACGAATTCTTGACTAAATTAGTGCAGAATGGCCCTGATGTCTATCCCGGTGCGAAAATCCTCGAGAGGAAAAGTGGCGAACGAATTTCATTGCGATATGTAGACCGCAACTCGATTGTACTCCGAAATGGCGACATCGTACATCGACATATGATGGACGGTGACTATGTCCTATTCAATAGACAACCAAGTTTGCATAGAATGAGTATGATGTGTCACGAAGTAAAAGTGATGCGAAAAGGCGACACGTTCAGGATGAACGTTTCAAACACCAAGCCGTACAATGCCGACTTCGACGGGGATAAACTTTGTTAGCATAAATGCATCCAATTTATCTTGTCCCCAACAGGGAGCGTAAAAAGCGTGCAACTCCCTAGTAAAGTAGGGAACCTACGGTTCCCCTACGACCCCTCCCTTTTAATAAAATCAATATATTACGGTAAAGGGAGGGGTCGTAGGTTATCTACTTTGCGAAACACCTTGATGCGGGAAGTCCCTTAGAGTCTTCACTACCACTCCCTGACGGAAACGTCTTGGAGGAACTCGGTTAATTGCCGAACCCAATGGTAAAAACGTGAAGAATTGGGTAATCCGCAGTGCGAATGTCTACGTCCGTTATGACAAGGATATGACGTCCACTCAGAGACTGAACGGGTGTTGGTAGACAATGACGGATTAGTCATCCAGAGTCTGCTTATGATACAGTCCGGCCACTTGGGAAACTTAGTGGATTTCATGGAGATGAATATGCATATGGCGCAAAATATATTAGCGGAAACCGAGTTACGTTTATTGGCATCAACTACATCGCAGATAGTAAGTCCATCCAGCAATGTGCCAATCATTGCTATCTATCAAGATTCATTATTGGGTTCGTATCGTATTACCCGAGAGGGTGTCAAGTTTTCCGCTCGCGATGCAATGAACTTGTTAATGTCTTACCCGAATGTGAATCCAGCAACATTATTTGCGAGAAGCAGAAAAGAAGTAACGAACTTTGAAGTATTGTCGCAGATTATGCCACCATTAACTCTTAAATATAAAACAAAATTATGGGACGCAGATAAAAAGGAAGACCCTGCAACTTCGAATCATTTCTTAGAAATCTACAATGGCCGTTATATCCGCGGTCAAATTGAGAAATCGGTGTTAGGGGGTGCTTCTAAAGGAATTCTTCATCGTATTTGCAATGATTATGGTAAGAAAGCCGCCGCTGAATTTATTGATAATATGCAGAGTATAGTTACAGAATATATGAAGGTGAGTTCTTATAGTGTTGGTGTCAGTGATTTGATGTCAAATAGAGAAACACATACACGCATTGTTCAAGCAATACAGGACAAAGAATTGGAGGTCGCTGCACTTATCCAGAAACTACACGCTGGTGCGTTTGAAAATAACACGTCGTATTCCAATAAAACCGAGTTTGAAGCGCAAGTAAATAACGCGTTAAATGATGCGACAAAGAAGACGGATGAAATCAGTAGGCAAAGTTTGAATGCAGATAATCGTTTCTTGATGATTGTCAATTCCGGTTCAAAAGGGTCCCTTCTCAATATTTCCCATATGATTTCGTGTTTGGGTCAAGTCAATGTTGATTCTAAACGAGTTCCTTATGGGTTTGACAGCAGAACTTTGCCACATTTCTGCAAGTTTGACGATTCGCCAGGGGCACGCGGATTTATTAAGAATTCGTATATTGGCGGTTTGAATGCACACGAATTGTTCTTCCACGCTATGGGTGGCCGTATTGGATTGATTGATACCGCGGTTAAGTCTGTTTCTTGGGAAACCCCAATTGTATTGCTAGAAAAAGGTAAACCTGTTTATACAGAAATCGGCAGATGGATTGATAATATTATTGATAAATCCTCTCCAGAAAATGTTCAAAAATACGAAGAAAAAAATATGGAATTGGTAAATATTGATAGTGGGGTTGTTTATGTCCCTACAATGGATGAGAACGGCAATGTTACTTGGGAGGAAATTACAGCAGTTACTCGTCACGACCCTGGAAATGTCCTATATGAAATAAAATCATTAGGAGGTAGGACAGTAATTGTTACAGAAAGCAAATCACTATTAATATGGAATGCAGAAAAACGCGTATTCAATGAAGTTCTTACTCCAGAAATTAAAGTTGGTGATTGTTTGCCAGTTACAATGGAATTGTGCAACCCACCTACTGTACTTAAAACGGTGAAGTTGTCGGAAATATTGCCTAAAACCGAATATGTGTATGGTACTGATTTCAACCGCGCGATTGAATTGATGAATAACAGTATGGAAGGTAGATTAAAAATACCCGCAAATTGGTGGAATACACACAATAATGTAGATTTTACACTGCCATATTCCAAGAAATCGTCTCTTCAAAGAGCAGTTGTTCGGTCAAATATAGCGAACATAAAATCCGGTTATGTGTATCCTTATCACGGTGTTAGAAGTGACGCTTGTATTCCAGAAGAGTTTGAACTAAATGAGTTAAACGGTAAGTTTGTCGGGTTATTCTTGGCGGATGGACACGCAACAAACGAACACATTTACATTACTAAAAATAACGAAAGTGTTCAATCGTTCGTCAAGTCTTGGTTTGAAATGCATCAAATCAACTATACAGTAAAGACAAATATCAATGCATATGGTTCAAGCACAACATTTGAAGCAACAAATGGTGTATTAGCAAGGTTCTTAACAAAGTGGCTAGGAAAAGGTTCATCCAATAAACGCGTTCCAACAGAAGCATTTGTTGCAGAGAAATCTTTCTTGAAAGGGTTGATAAGTGGTTATTTCTCTGGCGATGGAACTATTTCTAAGAATGCAATTGAGGTGTCTTCTGCGTCAAAGCGGTTAATAGAAGGGATGAATATGGCGCTTTCTCGTCTAGGGATATTTGGAAAAGTATTTATGACTCAATTAAAAAAGAATAATCTTGGAACTGAGATAATTAAACCGAGTTATAGATTAACAATTCGTTCTCAATGGGGCGCCAAATTTGCAAACGAAATCCAGTTATTTGAAGACCGTAAACAATCAAAACTTGTTCAAATAAAATGGAACTCTAAACATCAATCATTTGACACTCATAATGACGTTGTCCTTGACCCGATTGTCGAGATAATTCCACTTAGTCCAGAAAATTACCCGAAAATGTATGATTTGACTATTCCAACTACTCTTAACTTCGGTCTAGCAAACGGATTGCAGGTTCGCGATACATCTCAGACAGGTTATATTCAGCGCAGATTAATCAAGGGTCTTGAAGACCTCAAAGTTGAGTATGATTTGACTGTCCGCAACAGTAACGGAAAAGTCATTCAGTTCTCTTATGGAGAAGACTCTTTCGACCCGATGTTTGTAGAGAACCAATCTATTCCGATAGTTGCGATGTCTACCCAAGATATCTATATGCATTACGATATGGCTACAACAGATAAGACAGAAGGTGATATTAAATCCGTCTTCAACAAAAGTGCATCAGCGAGAATGGGAAAACAGCGAGACGAATTGCGCAAAACCTGCAAAAAGTATATTGATATGATGATGGATGCGCGTGATGTGGCAGTCAAGAATATATTCAAAAACAAAAATGCCGATTCAGTTCTTGCGCCAGTCGCATTTATGCATATCATTAACAATATTCAGGGCAATCTTGGACTTGCTGGGAATTCCATTGTAGATATTACTCCATACGAAGCCTTCCAGTTGATAGAAGAATATTTTGACAAATTAAACTCATTGCATTATGCAAAACCAAATCCATTGTTCGCGACGTTGTATTTCTATTATTTGAATCCCCGTGAATTACTGTTTGTCAAGCGATTCCACCGTAAAGGATTAATTCTCCTTCTAGAGACGATATTCTTGAAATATAAACAAGCGATAGTGAATCCAGGCGAAATGGTGGGAGTTGTAGCAGGTCAATCGATTGGAGAACCGACTACACAACTGACACTCAATTCGTTTGTATATGAAACGGAGATATTGGTAAGAGACGATAAGGGCGTTGTGCAATCTTTCCAAATAGGCGATTTTGCAAAATGGGGAATTGAAACCACCAGCAAAATGGAATATATGGCAGATAAAGATACGACATATGCAGAATTGTCAAAGTTCTATGAAGTGCCGAGCGCGACAGAGGAAGGACATACAGTCTGGCGAAGAATTGAAGCGGTCACAAAACATCCAGTTATAAATGAAGACGGAACCAATACGATGTTGAAGGTTATAACCAAAGGAAACCGCGAAATCATTGCCACAAAAGCGAAATCATTCTTGCAATTAATTGATGGTAAGATTCAAGGCGTAAATGGTTCGGAGTTGAAAGTTGGTGATTATTTGCCCGTTTCGAAAGTCACATATGGTATTTCAGTATCTTATGGATTTATTAAAGATATATACTCAATCGATAAGTCCGATATAATTCCGAATATTATAAATGGAGAACTTGTAATGGAAGACCGAGCAGGAAGATGTCCGGACTTGGAATTTGACCAAATCGTTTCAATCGAAGAGGTTCCGAATACCACCGACTATGCATATGACTTAACTGTTGAGGAAACACGAAATTTTGACTGCAGAAATGGGTTATCCGTCGTAGATACTTTTCACACAGCCGGAGTAGCTTCCAAGTCAAATGTTACGCGTGGTGTGCCAAGAATAGAAGAAATCTTGAGACTCACCAAAAACCCAAAGAATCCCTCAATGACGGTTTTCTTGAAAACCGCAGATGAAAGTAATCCGGAAAAGGCAAAGCAGTTTGCGAATATGATGGAGCATACTCGTCTGTCTGATGTTGTATCTTCGGTTCAAATCTGTTTCGATCCGGACGAGTTCAATACGCGTATTGTGGAAGACCGTAAATTGGTTGAACAGTATTATGAATTCAGTCGTATGTTGGAGGAATGCAATGGTGGAGAGGTAGTAACTAAACAGACTACGAAATCGAAGTGGATTGTTCGTATGGAAATGGACACGGAAACGCTGCTCGACAAGAATATCACAATGGACGACATTCATTTCACGGTGAAGAATGGTAGTTCAGGAACGGATGTGGAGTGTGTGTATGCGGATTACAATGCAGATAAACTCGTGTTCCGAATTCGTATGGCGAATATTACAGCAGCAAAGAAACGCAAAGGTGTGGCAGAACCGCTCGACCAAACAGATGAAATCCATTTATTAAAAAAGTTCCAAGACGATTTGCTAAACAATACGATTCTTCGAGGTGTGAATGGAATTGTAAATGTCCTGCCACGCAAACTGAATAATATGGTTACGAAAGTGGATGGCAAGTATGAGAAGAAGGACACGTGGGTTCTCGATACGACTGGTTCAAATTTACTGGAAACGCTCGGATTGGACTATATTGATTCGCACAGAACACACAGCAATGATATTCGCGAGATGTTTGATGTCTTGGGAATTGAAGCCGCGAGACAAGTGATACACGATGAGATTGTTGATGTGTTGGAGTTTAGTGGTGCGTATGCGAACTATCATCATTTGAGTCTGCTATGCGACCGTATGACTACGAAGAAAGACTTGGTGGCCATTTTCCGTACTGGATTGTTTAGCGATAACATTGGACCAATTGCGAAAGCGACATTTGAAGTTCATACGGAAGTATTATTAGATGCTGCTCGTTTTGGAGAAGCAGATAATATGCGAGGTGTTAGCGCAAACGTAATGTGCGGTCAGCCCGGTTATTATGGAACAAACGCATTCCAATTGGTTCTGGATATGAATGAAATGGCGAAATTATCCGCGAAACAGGTAAGTGAAAAGGAACCCGATTCCATCGGAGAATTGCTGGGTAAAATGACAATCGACGACTCGGATGTTTGTCCCCGCGCAAATATAGAGATACGTAACAATATAGGTAATATGAAACGCACAGACCCGGGATTATGCGACGATGGCTATAACGCGGGATTCTAAGTACAACCCCATACACGAACACATATACGCATAACGCATAAACATATATACAATAGCAATAAACCGTATAAACGCATAAACAATTATATGTTTTTTACTTCCACTTTTATTTCCACCGGTTTATCTAATATATACTGACCACAAGGCCCACAATGGTCTTCGTTGGACAAATCCACCTTTTTATTGAGCCGTTTATCGCAATAATCGATATTCCATCTACCCAATACCTTTTTGTCGTCCAATTCGTTTCTTATCCACCGGTTGATAAATCGTTGAATCAATCGCATTTTCTCGAATATATATTTTGCAACATATATCCTCCATATATATTCCAATAAATAATAAATCAATTGCGTATAGAACATATATCTTTTTTGTAGCGATTCCATATCCGCATAGTATTGACTATATGCACAATTTCATATATTATGCAAAGATTGAGAAGGGTGACAAATCCGGATTCACGAATCGAATTATTTCATTTGTGCAGGCAATTATAGAAGGTATTCGAAATAAATGTAAAATCGTTATTTGTGATAATTATATAAACGACCCCGAAAACAACGTTTTTGTGCCTATATCGGACATCATTGATTTGGTAGATTTAAATGGCTATCTAATTTCAAAATACAATATTTTAGTAATTGACAAGAATTTCATTCAATTGAATATATTAAATGCTATTTATGGAACAGATGAAAAAATGCTCGATATTACAGAAGAAATACAGCAGTGTATTTTATCATCATTTCCGAACTCATTTTTTATAAATAAGTATATGGATTTTAATCGAATAAAAGGCGACCCAGATGTTGGTAAACCTAAGAAAATTTACATAACATATGGATTCGCATTAAACTTGAAAACCAGCAATAATTATATTTACAAAATCAAAGAAACGTATGATGAAATATTGAGTGACCATATTGCCATTGATGTGGTTAATGCAAAATATACATTTGTATTCAATAGTTTGCAAGATTCGGTTTCACAACCTGTATATTTTCAAGTGTTTAATGAGGTTTTCACTAAAATCAAATATACACAAGAATTCCACATACATGCAGCAAAAACGATGCTGCAAATAAATATGAACCGAACAATCAGTGTAATACATTTAAGGATAGAACAAGATGCAATAGACCATTGGTTTGCTAATAGTGGGATGAACGCAGCCGAGTTTAAAGAAACAATTGAAACCAAATATATTCAATTGATTCAAAAATATATTAGCAAAGACGGTTATATAGTAGTGTTGTCGGACGCACAAAACAATGCCGTTATGCGATTTTTACAAAACGACGGTTATAATGTGGTTATTCCTGAAAAATATTACGGTAGCAGACATCTAAATGCAATTGTAGATATGCTAATTTCAAAGTATTGCAATGGCGTATTTATTGGCTGTATAAATCTAAATAGGATGAATGGTTCAACTTTCAGCTATTACTGTCAAAAAATGATGGATGCGTCAGTAAAGAGAGTAATGTTCGATATAGACTCGATACGAGACCCAGAAATGATTTATTAGACTTCATATGCAAAGCCAGAAGTTTTTTATCAAACTTCATATGCAAAGCCAGAAGTTTTTTATCAAACTTCATATGCAAAGCCAGAAGTTTTTTATCAAACTTCATATGCAAAGCCAGAAGTTTTTTATCAAACTTCATATGCAACCGGCAAGCCAATCGAATCCCCCGAATTATCAATCATTACGCAGTCTTGTTCAATTACTGATATTTTTTCCGCGGATACAACTTCAGCATTTATTCCCGCTCCATATATCCATTTGACGGTATATTTATATATATTGCCTAATACTCGAAAAACCCCCAAAGATAAACCTAATAAGAATGTCGCAGTAACTATCCATATTATTACGTTAATTATGTATTTCTCCTGATTTGTCATTTTATTTAGAATAAATTCTAATAAATCATTGTTTCAGGTTTTTATATCATTATGAGAATTATCTTGCGGTATACTATAACTATAATGGCAAAAACAAGCAGTTGGGTAAATACCGTAAAGAATACGTTCAAGATGGGCAAAAAGAATAACCGCAATTATACACTTCGTGACGCAATGATTGATGCAAAAAAAATATATAAAAAGGGTGAATCAACCGTAATGAGTATTGCGAACAAAACGCGCAGCCGAAGAGGAAACCGTCGCACCAGAAGAGTGTAAATATTATATTATGCGTCTATATTGCAAAATATAATAATATCATTTGGCGAACATTATATGCGTTTCAATGCATTCTCTAGTTTAGCGGTGTTCATTCGGTCCATTAGTTCCGATTCGATTACTACATTTACAAACTCTTTTGTTTTGCTGATATTGATTTCCGGCACAATCATATTGTATTCATACACGCGATTTGCAAAACTACCTATTTTCGACCGTATGAAATGGTACTTGTCATTTTTTTTGCCTCCCATTCGTATCCATTGTGCGCCCATACCTGAACCCGTCTGTTTAGTGAAAAATCCCTTCAATCCGTTCGGGTTAAATACGATAATTGGCAGGTTGTATGCATTTGCAATAACCCATATATCCATATCCGTAATATGATAATTATCACTGACAACAATGCTTTGAAAATCCACCGGGGATACATTTGCGCGGTCTTTTACAACTCTCTCAAACATTTCGCGTTTTCCCTGTTCTCGCATAATATTTGCAACTTTCTGCATATTTCGCGAATCCGCTTCAAACAGTCGTCTATATGCATCAGAAAGTCGCGTTTTTACATCAACTATCGACCACGTTTCTCCTAAATGTATTTTGACAACACGAAGAATAGGTTGATATGTGCATTTTGCGTTGTCCCGCAATACGTATTCGCGCGTATCCTCTTGGAATATTCTTGTCCATATTTGTTGGCGATTACCAACCACTTTCGATACTTTTACTAAACAAGACTGTTCTACGCCTACCAATTCTTCTTTAGGAGCATTGTACTGTTCGGATAGTGGTATCTTCTCGTTCGAATAAACTACCGATATAGAAGGATTCGCGGTTTCGTAATTCACATTTTTCACATACGGATTTGTATCTGCAACTGATTCCATTTCAGTAAAATATTCCCGCGTCAATGCCGATTGCACCAATATAAATTCGTCCTCCCGAATACTATAGTCCGTTGTTTTCGAATTCAATCGATTCGCAGCATCAAACATAATTGATTTGACACGGTCATTGCGTATAAATTCATCCGCCATTCTTCCGATATATATTTTCTCATTATCGTGTTTCGATATAAGATGCCATTTAGGAATAACCAATTGCGATACACCATTTTCCTTCATTATACAATACGGTTCGCTGTCATTTTCGCAGTCATTTATTTCTGCAATATCAAGCAGTGTGGATTTATCAATATCTACAAACACGATGTATCCTTTTATCAACCTCTCAACCAAGCGTTCAATTAAATGTATTTTTGTTGAATAGAGGATGGTATTATCTTCTGCGGTCTTCCTTATTTCATTTCGTATTTCGCGATTCGCAAACTGATTGATTAAATTCCGAATTCGGTTGCGGAATGCGTGGTAGAATTGACTTTCCAAAACGATATATTTCGTCATTTTAATACGTTTGCGGTCACCTCTCGATTCTATAGCAAGTGTCTTATCTGCTGAAAATGAATCGACTCCTTCGTATGTTTGTAATCCGTCCATACGAATGTCTTCGGTTGGTTTGATAGGAACAAACTGGTTCGTTTCAGTTAAGAACCCGACAACAAGTCCGTCTTCTTTTATCTTCCAGACGGGTTTGCACGGCAGGTTTGTCATTCGACCTATTTTATTTAGCACATTCACAGTGTGTTCGTATTCCTTTGGTATGGACTCTTCGTCCATAAATTCGGCGGGTAGTTTCTTTAGGCGCGCCGAAGGCGCGCAAGGGAAGTAAACCGACCCAAGTCCTTTTTCCGATTCCAACTGCACCATCAAGCCAATCGTTTTCCCCTGATAATTCACTACCTGTGACTCAATCTTTGCTCGTTTTACGAGAGCGCCTAATATTCGTCTAATACTCACTGGATTTGCAAATTGATATATTCTCGGGAGACTCGGCATTCCAGGACAATATTTACCCATCGCGTGTTCAATACGACGCAACACATCGTCAATCAAATTCGGTAATTTCTTTGCGACCAAGAACCTCTCCACATTCACTACATTTTGTTTCTGCTCATACAAATAAATCGGTTCGTAAAACTCGTCGTGTTTTAGCAATAAAACTGTATCTTTCGCCGCATCATATTGATTACGAGAGTACAGATTCGTAGGACATACTATTTCAACTCGGTCGATAATATCATTTGCTTTGATTTCCAAAATGACCAAATTGAGTCCGCCAGATATTATACGCCGGTTATCTCCGCATACAAAATCCCATAAATACTTATGGTCGATATGTGACTCTTTATCCGACAAATAAGCAATAAATTGTTCATACGCCAATATAGCATCATCTAAATGCTGTTTCATTGCTTTATTCGATAAATCGAGTCCTGCAGCAAACTCTGTATTCTTGTATCTATCGCGCATTTCTTTGGATACCTTTTTCTCGCCGTTCTTCTGAAAAAATACGGAGAGGAGCGAACCATTGTGTGCCTCTACAAATGCGTCCAAATCAATTTCAGTGATTAATCGATTGCGGAATTCATCCACCGACAATACGTTTGCAAGACCTTGACGATTTGAATAAATATCGGCAAAACATCCTAAAAATGACTGATGGAGAGGTTGTTCTACGCCACAGCGTAAAAAGGTGGGTTTTCCAGATTGCAATAATGCAGGGTTATTCGGGTCTAAATCGGGACGATAATCGATTTGCATAAAGAGTTGGACGGGTATAGGTAAGAATCCCCATCTGTTTGCTGGAACCGGATATGTATCCAAACTGTAAATATATTGCGCTGTTTTCGCGGAAAGTTTGCGTCCTTTCTGTTTTTTTTTCGGTTCCGCTTCTGGCTCTTCTGCTTTTGCATCGGCTACTTGCATATGTGCATCACATCGTTTTCTTGCGTCGCTCTGTGTTTTATTATCCCATTTTTTCTTGAAACAACAAGGCAAACATTTACCGTCCGCTCTCGCGTCTTCAATGAATCCCGGTATTTGTTCATTTGGATTTAATTCATATACATATGCACCCTCTGGTATATCTTTGTTCTTTACGTTTTTAGGAATAATACTGCCACATTTTCCGGCTTTCACATCATCTGGGGAAATAGCACTATTGGTTAAAAAACACCAGAACCGAGGGCAAATAAAATAATTCGGATTATTCGGGTCAGAACCGTACTTAATTGCGTGTTTATACGAGTCTTTATCTGTTTTATCCAACTCTTCCTTTGTTAATATGACTGGATGTCGAGATGTAGGCTGACAACTAACCGAATATGATTTGTATTTTCCGGTGGGTTTAGACGTAAATAGAACTGGGTCTTTTTTCCTTAATTTCTTCAAAAATGGATTGACCGGTTTCAGATTCGGAACTTTTCCCCGTTTATCGCTTTCTCCGGCATCATCGTCATCATCTTCATCATCTTCATCATCGTCATCATCTTCATCATCTTCATCATCTTCATCATCTTCATCATCGTCAGGAGCATCCGGTTCATCTACATCGGCTAATAACGTTTCTGGTTCCGCAAATTGTACTTGTTTAGGTGGGTTTTCTTCGGCGTTTATTTTTTTCGCTTTTGGTTTTGGTCCTCCGCCAGTTTCGGACTCGGACTCGGACTCGGACTCGGACTCGGATTCAAATCCAAAGAATTTTTGTTTTGGTTTATTTATTTTACGGCGTCTAGATTCTTGAGAGGATTCTTCTTTTTCTTCTTTTTCTTCTTTTTCTTCTTTTTCTTCTTTTTCATCCCTTTCCTCCTTTTCTTCTTTTTCTTCTTCCTCTTCATCTAAGAAAAATAGATTTCGGGCATTTTTTTGAGTAGTAATTGCAGGTTTTGTTTCGACTTTTTCTTCTGCTTCGGGTGATTCCATTTCATCAAACCATATTGGGACCGCTTTTGGTTTTGGTTTATTTATATTCAAACGTTCTATCAGTTCGTCTATTTTCGTATCTGCTTCAGTTTCGGGTACATCCATTTGTTCTGTTTCTCCTAGGACACTTTCTTCTTCGTCCGATGCAAATTGCGCAAAGAAATCCTCTTCGTCTTCAAATTGTTTCAATTTCACTGGCATTTCTACCATTGTCGCATCTCGTAAAGTGATGGGTCGCGTTTCTGGTACAACCTCCCGAAACTTTTCCGCTTTTTTGCAGTATTTTTTCAATTTGCTGAGAAGCGGATGAGTATTTTTGTATTGTTGTGTCATTTTTAGAATAGCATCGGTATATACGCCGATTGTATCTAAATAGAAGATAGAGGTCAACCCATTCACATTCAACTGAATAGTGTTGTCATCGGAATCTATGGTTGCATTCATTGGAAACCCGGGATTTTCTAAAATCTCTCCATCCATTTCATTTACAGTCGAGAGGAACGTTGCTATCGTTGTTCTAGCTACGTCTTCATTTTCGGACAATCCTCTCGACACAAGTTCATTCACAACATCTTGCAATGCTAGTTCTCCATACTGAACTTGTCCGTATAACTCAGCAATCAGTATATTTGCAGCGTCCATTTCTCTAAAATTGTCGACGCGTTTTAGGCGCACTACGGGAGGTTGTCCAGGTGTTTCTTTGTTCAGAGTGCAAATGGAGTAAATACACGGAATGGTTTCCCACGATATGTTTTTCGCCGCCGCTATTTTGGATACATAGGTCATATCTACTACTTTTGAATTTGCAATATCGCGTAATCCTTTATAAGATGGAATGGTATATCCCGTTTGACGCAAATCGCGTCCTATTTTCTCTAAATAAGAAACAATTGTAGTTTGTATAATATCGTCTACCGTATCCTCTCCGACTGCAGACCGAAACATCAACTGCAATTGTATATCCCCGTCCAATTCAAAATGAATATAGCAGTTAGACAATATACTATGATTTGCTAGTACAGCGCCTTCTAAATAAACGGATATTTGCTGTCCTCTCCCAGTTTCCTTCGCCATTCGCATAATATGCGCACGCGATAAATACGGTATTTTTTTGCCTGTCCGCGTTGTCCGTTCAAAATAGAACCGGTATAAATTCTCGCGTCGATTGCCCGGATTGAATTTGATATAAGGCATTTCTTTTGTGCAATGCATATTTTTAAACAGCATTTCTAAATTTGCTTGGCGAGAGGTTTGGTTTTTCAATCGCAATTTTACGTCGGTAATTCCGTTGCTTATATACTTTATGCGAGGCGCATCAGAAGCAATCTCATAAAAGGTGTTTATTGAACGATAATACTGCATTCGGTCTTCGGTTAAAAGTGTCTGCGTTGTTTTTACGAGAGCGCCGCGTTTTTCTGCCAATGTCTCTTTTGATGTTACGCCGTTTTTATACAATCCAGGAAAATAATAGCGGGAAATATATTCTTCCGATTCTTTGCTGGTGGATTCATAAACGCGGTCAGCTAAACAAACGTAGATTGTTTTGTCTACGATAGTGCCATAATTAAGAAGAAGGCTGTCGTCGAAGTAATGAATATTATTGTGTTCTACTAGATAGGCACGGAATCTATCGACGAAGAAGGGGTTGGGTTCAAATGTAGTATCTCGACGCCCTCCTTCGAATAACGCGCCGAGAGGTGTCTTTACGGACAATTTGATTTCTTTTTCGGACAATAATGATTCAAAAACGGCATATGGTATCATCTCACTATCCTGCGGTAATTTCTCCATTATTTTATTGGCGAATGGATGGCCTTCTATCATTTGCGAAATAAGATGGCGGGATATAGCAGGGTCAGTTTCTTCCTCTTGTTCGCTCTTAATCGCATCAAATAGACGCAGTGTAGTTGTATCCTCTGCTACATATCCATATATATATAGTTCTTCGTAACTAGGTCGCAGTTGGATTTTGTTTGCGTGCTCGCCTTTATGTAGTTCGTATAAGAGTTTCATTTTAAGAGTTCGAATGGAATCGTCCAAATGAATCATCGAATCCGTATAGTATTGGTTCTCTACTGAATGTGCATTGTTGCCGGAAAAATGAATCGTATGCGTTATTTCACCATCGTGCGTTACTATGCAAACTTTATAATCCATATTTCACTATATAATTTATATATAGTGAAATGACATGTTTTTACGTGGTTTATTTTTAGTGAATTACGTTTGACTCCCTCCTTTACCGCGTGCGAAAATCAATTATCTATTTGTATAATATAGGATGAGTCGTCGCGCGGTTTTAATAGGTTGTAATTATGCTTCTATGCCGGCAATTCAATTGTCCGGGTGCATTAACGATGTGGTAAATGTTCGCAATACACTTATTGATGCATACGGATACAGTGACGCAAATATATACGTATTACGAGATGATGATAATAGACGAATGCCCAGAAAAGCCGCTATATTAAACTTGCTCAATCAAATTGTCGCAATATCAAAATCGACAGATATGCTGTGGGTTCACTATAGTGGGCACGGAACACAAATAAGAGATACAAATGGAGATGAAGTAGACGGGTTCGACGAATGTATTGTGCCGTGTGATTATAACACTGCAGGTGTAATTACGGACGATGAATTACACAATATATTCAAGAACGCTAAATGTCGGATGATGATATGCTTGGATAGTTGCCATAGCGGAAGCGGATGCGATTTGCAGTATCACGTAAACTACAGTAATGGAACGCCCGTTAGAGGTGTGAATGCGCGAGCGCGCCCTATTGCAAATCCAAATCTGATTATGATAAGTGGATGCCGTGACGAACAAACAAGTGCGGATGCATATGATACGGTGTCGCAGCGTGGCGTTGGGGCATTTACACAAACACTATTGGAAACTCTTCGTTCGTGCGACCATAACATCTCGATTTTACCTCTTTACTCGAGAGTGTGTTTAGCCCTAAAAATGTATGGATTTACACAGATTCCGGTGTTATCGAGTAGTTCAACCTCTCCTACGTTCCAGTTTGCGAGAGTCAACGGCACATCAGATAGTTCTTCTTTTTCTTCTTCTGCGACTGCTACTGGAAAAAAAGAAGCAGGTTTATACGATATGCGAATCACCACTGCATCTACATCTGTATTGCGAACCAGAATGGCAGAATTGTATCAATTCCGATAATTTCCGATAAATGCAAGAGGGACATAGACATTACACATCATAGTACGGATTGTCCCGGATTTTCATACCGCAATATTCGGCCGGTTGTTTCTTATAATCGGTAGGGTTATGTATTCCTGCTTCTTTAGCGCATTCGAGTAAGAATTTGAAATTTTCCCAGAATTCGCTCTTATGTCCAACCGATTCAGTGGCAATATGGGACAATTCGTGTATAGCGACGAATGTAAGTGTATGTTCATCAATCATATTGTCCTCTCCTTTCTTTGTCTTGTTCAAACAGAACGCTAATTTTTCGCCCTTGTTTTCACTATACGCAGTATATTCGCTTGTGGGTAGTGTCTCCATAAACTTCTGAGGATTGAACCCTGATTTTAAACGTTGAACGCACGGTTTATCGGGATGCTTTGAGACGCAGTAGTCTACTAATTTCTTGCATTTTATGGCGGTTTTTGCCAATATATCTGCCGCATCTTGCAGTTTTTCGCGTTCTCGGACGCAATATTTATTGCCATCGACTGTACTTACAATGCATTTCAATTGAAATGTTTCATCTCCGAAATAAACGTATATACACGCACCGACCACCAATAATATAATTGCATAAACAATATAGTCACTTTTATCCATAATATGATTCTTGTATAGTATAAAATCATATTATTCGGTTATGTAAAAAATTGATTTTGATTCTATTCGTCTCTTATATACAATACAATAACTGCAAACATAAACAATGTTTCGTCCTATCAACGCAATATTTGGCAGTAAAAACAAACAAAAAATATATCCAGAAAAAACGGCGGAAAAACCAGAAACGGCTAGCCAACGGTCAAACGCGACTTTCACTTCTATGTCTAGTTTATCGACCATCGATAACAACTTGCTGGATATTCATCAAGTCTCCATTCATTATGAAAATAAAAATACATACTCAGACCCGTGTAATGCGATTTACACCAGATGCAAAGACTCGTCTGCATATGATTTATTACGCTAAGTCATAGAAAATCCGCAATCACGTCCATTTTCGGCAATTTTCCGCCATCCAATGAAAGGTAGTATATTTTAGGAGCAAAGTATTTCTGTATAACTGCATTTACGTCCGATTTCGTAATCTTCTTATAATGTTTTTCATAGATTTCCGAATTAGGTAATATATCCATATCATTATGCAACATAAGCCTCATTCCATTATACGATGCTTTATCTCCCGACGCAATATGTTCCATTTGCAAAGTATCTCGAATATTCTGTTTCGCCATTTTTAACTCTTTTTCTTTGACTCCGTGTTCAATCAAATTGTCTAAAATGCCGAATAATGCAGGTAAAACTCCGTTTTTCCGCCGCTGTTTATTTGCGGGGTCGTCAATTAGTCGTTCTGTATCAGAAATGGCATATATGGTAAAAACACCGATTGATTCATATAGGTTCATATACGACCCAGAACGATATGTAAGTCCGCGTTTCTCTCTTAATTCTACGAATAGACGAGAGGACATTGTGGAGGATATGATATGCCGCAACACGTTCAATATATTTGCTTCTTCCGTATTATTTTGGTCGCAAACTCGCACTCCAATTTCGATGCGTGTAGTATCTCCGCCGTTTGGTTTTAGTGTGAAATTGGGTTTGCAACCTGGCGCATTTCCGATATTGACGTTCAGAATTGGAGGCGTATTAATTTTGCGTAATGGACGTTCGTTAAATGGAGTCGTCGATACGTAACGAATCAATGTATCAAATGGTATAGAGGAAACAATACTAAGCACAATGTTTTGCGGTACATAATATTGGTGGTAGTAATCAACGACTGCATCATATGGGAGACAGCCAGGTTGATGGTATTTTTCGTGGTCTACCCAGTGTTCATACGCGGTTCCGTTAAATGCTAAATATTCGATGAAAGAGTCTTTTTTCCGCATTTTCGCCTCTTCTTTCACGACGTTTAATTCTTTTTTATATTCGCGTTTGTCGAATTTGGAATGTAGCATCATATCGCCTAAAATTGTCAAGAAGCGATGTACGTAATCCTCCAGACAGTCTATTGTGTAGCAAGTATATTGCTTGGTAGTACTTGCATTGAAATATGCACCAGATTGACTAAATGGCATATTTACTTCTGCCCAATTTGAGAACGACCGGCTTCCTTTAAAGCACATATGTTCAATGAAGTGAGAGGCTCCGCGGATTTCGGCGGGTTCATTTATTGAACCTACGTGACAAAACGCCCGTATATGTGTCTGTTTTATATTGGATGGATGTGGTTCATAAACAAGTCGCAGACCGGTTGTAAATGTATGTATTTGCGGGTTGCGATTCGGCATATTATATTAACCGCTGCCTGTATAGATTAAAAGTATATACGAGTTTCAATAATCGCGGATACGAAATTACCATTACACGAATAATCCGGTAGTTCATATTAACCTCTATTCATATAGATTAAAAATCTGTATGAATAAATGCAAACGCCACTACGTAGCGATACGAAGTGATAGCGGAGTTGTCCCTCTTGAAGCGGCACAAGGCCTCCCGTTAGGGAGGCCCGCCTTTGGAGCGACCAAGGGACAATTCCGCGAATAGACGTTAAATTTGCTATATTCAATATGAATGGTTTCTATAGATAATATGTTTCCGGTGTTGTTGTTATGATGTTGCGTTTTTCGCATTTTGAAGAGTTTGAAGTGGGGGGGGGATTAACCTCTACCCATACAGATTAACGTCTATTCGCGGAATTGTCCCTCAAGAGGGACAATTACACAAATAGACATTAACAAACACCAGTGTATCCGACTTCCAAAGGAATTCGGCTAATATCCTGGTCAATGGTGCTTTGATTCCAAGGACCAATATCTTGTCTTGGGATGACAGGGTCCGAACGATACTGGAGATTAGAGTTGCGGAGAGGAGTGCGGTTGATACCGATAACCGTGCCAGGTGAAAGAAGGTCGGGTGCCATTCCAGCATTCAAACTGGGGTTCAACTTTGACCACTCACTGTTGGGGTCATTCGGGAGAAGGTCCGAAACGTTGTTTGTTGGGCGCATAGCATAATCATTGCCTACTGGAGCAGCAACGACGTGTTGCGCACTTGTATCCGCGACGGATGGTTGGGCTAAAGCATTTGTTTCGCTACTGTAACTGCTGGGGTGAATGTTTACGCTTGTCGATAAACTACCGTCTTCTAATCCATCCATGCTAAATGTTTTTGTGTTTGAATACGATAGAAGTGCTACTCCAATAATCAAAGCAACAACAGCAATAATTAATCCTTTGCGGTTCATAAACTTATTTAATCCTTGAGAGACTCCTTTGAACATTATTCAATGAATGTGATATATAAACGGATGACAAAATATTCTTGCATTTTTATGTGGAAATTGTCGTATAACCGCAGAAACTGCTTATTTTATTTGGGAGGATAGGATGAAAAGAATCTTGATGGGTAGGGAGGACAATTACGAATTCATTTCCTCTAAATCATCCTCGTCGCTATCACTAACGTCTTCCGACAAATATACATTCTTAATTCTTTTTGCTTCTAAATAATTTGCCAATGCCTCTCGTTTCGCCTCTTTTGCACGCTGACGCAGGTCTTTATACATCTTGTAATAAACATCGTTGCGATTTTTGAGACGGAGAGGCTGTTCTTTTTCTGTATCCGCATCCGTAATTGTGTCGAATGGTATAACCATTATTTCCGTTACATCCTCTGGTACATACGCGTTTACATTTACTTCTAAATTATCGGAATCCGGAAAATCTGGTTCTTTCGGTTCTGATGGAGGCGCAAATTCGACTGGTTCTTCCGGCACTGATACTGGTTCTTCCGGCACTGATACTGGTTCTTCCGGCACTGATACTGGTTCTTCTCGAACGGATACTGGTTCTTCTCGAACGGATACTGGGGGTTCGGGACCTTTATTGACTTTGCTAATAATGCACGTTTCGAATATTTTTTCAGGTTCAACAATGAGAAGTTGTTTCAATTCAATTTCAAATTGAAAACTACGAACACTGCATCGAATTCCTTGAAATTCCAAAACAGCAAGAACTTTCGTGTTTTCTTTAATACTTTCTGCGTCCGTCTCTTTTTCGTTTTCGTCATACACTTTAATATTGATTTTGTCTAAAGTAGTTGGAACATTGACACGTATAATAAAGCATTTGCCCGATTTGTATGGTTTGTATGGCGATGACATAGAACTTTCAATATCGTGTTCGTCGAGAGGTGTTTCAAACCACGTATTGCGATTTTCATAAATAAGTTTTTGCGATTTTTCCTCTAAATTCTCCAACCATTCCAATAATTCTGAATCTTCATTTCCAAACACGAAATCGCAAAATATTTTTTTCCCCGATTTGACAAATCCATTTTTCACAGTGCATTTTGGTCCGAGTATGTAAATCGGGTTATCTATATCCGCCATTTTTATGAATGGTGACCCATTTCGGTTTGTCGGTTTTGATAGTCGCAGGCGATTCAAATCGAGAGGTTCTTTAGAACTATATATTTTTGGCGCCATCCGATATACACAATTGCATTATTTTCGTTTTATTGTCTGGACGACGACGAATCTCAGATTGGTCGTTTATTTTTCCTCTCCAAAAATATTGCAAAACTGTAAAGTGTAGAGGTGAAAGAATGGATATATCAGAATGGTTGAAGAATGAAGATATACAACGCAACTTTCGCAAAGCAAGTAATGCGGTTGTTTCCGCAATTTACAATGACATTTACGGTTACATATGGTTTATTTGCATATACAATATATTTTTGCTGATGATTGTTGTCATCAATTTGTATATTTTGATACATTTGTGGAGAGGAGGATATCGTTTGGTAGCAGGGTTGTCCATTTCACGAACGTGTGAATGATAGAAAAGCAGAATATTTCGAGTCTGCGTATAATATAAATAGCAGTATGAATTTAGCGAGTTCGTTGGTAGAATCTTATGTGTATGCAGATATGTTTAATCGCGAATACAATGGCGGTTCAAATATGCAAGAACGAATATATGCTGCTGGATTACCGGTGGAGAAAATCGTTCCCTCTATTGCGCAAAATGAAAACGAAGATGATGAGAAGGAACAAGAAGGTGGAGGTGAGTGCAAAGGCCCGCTTTCCCATAAAGTCGTTCCTGCTGGACTGGTTATTATTCAAAGCAAAGAATATTCAAATACCGAGTATGAAAACCATTTTCATCCAGGAGTTCAGCGAGAGGTTATTCCCGATTCCATTTATGAAATGTTAATAATGTCGGTTACGCCATCCTCTCAAAAACGCCGAATTACTCCTAAAAAGAAATCCCACGACAAAAAACACTCGTCTTCCAGAAAAATAAAATCGAACCGACATAAAGAATAGTCAATAAATAAAGGAATAATCAATTTGTTTGCTATGTCGTCCGAAACTTTACCGGAAAATACAGTTATCCATTCAGATGGGCAGTCAAGAATCGACGATTTATATGTAAATCAGTTTCATTTTGAACATATGCAACAGAGTTTTGCGGTCTTAAAGTTGGCGATTTCGGGAGAGGATAATAGCGAATTAAAGGAATTATATACTTCGCACATAGCAAAGCATAATGCGGAGATGGAAACTGCTTCTTTCCCGAATTCTGGATTTGATTTGTTCGTTCCAGATAGAGTCGTATTTGATACTGATTTTGCAACGAAATTCGTCAGTCTGGGTGTCAAATGTGAGATGATATATTGCGATAAGAGTATGCCGGTTGTAATGGAAACCGAGGACAATGTTGAAACTATCACGAGTGATGTATATTCGTGTGGGTATTATGTATATCCGCGGTCGAGCATTTCTAAGACGCCTCTTATGTTGGCAAACCACGTAGGTATTATTGATTCGGGTTACAGAGGCAATTTAATCGGTGCTTTGCGAAAATTGCCAACACCCGGCCAATCAGAATATGTGGTAGAAAAACACACCCGACTTTTCCAAGTATGTCATCCGAGTCTTTGTCCAGTATTTGTTGTGATTGTTCCTGAATCGGAATTGAATTCATCCGAGCGAGGAGAGGGTGGTTTTGGTTCAACCGGTGCTACTGGTGTAGTTAACGCCTATTAGCGGAATTGTCCCTCTTGAGGCGGAGCGACCAAGGGACAACTCCACTATATAGCGTTTGCATTTATCCGTACAGATTTTTAATCTATATGAGTAGAGGTTAAATCCACTGCATAATAAATACACGACTGGGTTTTAGAGTGCAACATTCAATACATTTTTCTTTATATGCAGAAGAAATATGTATTTATTTTATGATATGAATGAAAATAAATCAAGAGGGTCATTTTATTCTCGATATATTTTTTCAAAAAAAGAACCAAAGACCAATTTGACTCCTACACCAACCTCGATGCAGTTGCCGATGTCAATTCAGGAAGTAAATGTCATATATAATGCGGCTGCATATTCGAAACCTTCAAACTCGAATGCAATAGCATTTGATTTGGACGAGACTATTGGTTCATTTTCGGATTTTCATTCATTATGGGCTAGATTAGAAGACCATATGCGAACACAAAGTGTATTTAATGAGTTGATGGATTTGTATCCGGAATTTTTGCGGGTCGGCATTATTCCTATTTTGCGATATATAAGGACGAAGCAACGCAATGGGCAATGTCTGCCGGTTTTTATCTATACGAATAATCAATGCGAAGACTACAGTTGGATATACAAATTGATATACTATTTAGAATATCTCGTATCGGGTGTGGAAAATACAAACGAACACATATTTGCTAGACCTATATGTGCATTTGAGATAAATAAAAAACGGGTTGAACCTCGGCGAACTACTCACGAAAAAACATATAGCGATTTTGTGCATTGTTCGATGGTATCCACTTCTTGTCAAGTCTGTTTCATCGATGACCTTTATCACAAAAAAATGAAAAACCCGCGCGTTTACTATATTCAACCGCCACCTTATGTTCATCCACTATCGTATCGAGAGGTGGTCGAACGGTTTGTAACCTCGCATCTATTCAGCAAATTGTATCCAAATCGGAAACCGCCTCCGTTGCCGTCATTCGAACGCGATAATTCAGAACAGCTAAAACATTTACTTTCCACCCATCAATCAGAAGAACGCAAAATTACCGGCAAAATAATGTACTATATACGCGAATTCTTCTTACTTTCGTCGAAAAGGAAATCCGTTACACAAAAACGAGACCGCCCGATTGGGCGGTTTTCGCGTAAAAAACGACGGCCGTCGTCACATAACCATCAAGTATAATTGCTCTTCTTCTGTCAATTTCTGATAAGTATTGCATTTATCAAATCGGTAACGCAAAAAATGTCCGGTAGTCAATCGACACAATACATTCGCACCTAAATCGCCGAATTGTACATCTACTATAACGCCTCCTCTCATTATCTTGCCCGGGTCATCGTGGCGAATCCATCGAACGTATTTCCCTTTATGTAGCAAATGTAATTCATCTACAAATCGGTAACCCACTAATTTTTTGCAGTGGTCCATTAGAATATGTCGGGAAATAGAGAGGCGTTTTAGCGATTCAAACACACTTTGCGAAATAGACTCGAATGTTTGGTTTTCCAAGAAGTCATATTTTGTGGATTCGACACCATTAGCTCGCAATTGTAGTATCTCCTCTACATTTATAGTTGCCAATAATCTCGGGTCGGCACGAGCCTCTTCAATGAGTTTTGCAATATCCATTTTTACGTATTTGCCGCATAATTTTTATATATTGATTTCTTTTTCTTTTTTTTAGCGTCTAGATATTAGCGTCTATTAGTGGAGTTGTCCCTTGGTCGCTCCGCTTCAAGAGGGACAATTCCGCGAATAGACGTTAATTTATATGAGTAGAGGTTAGCGAGGAATCACCGGGTTGTCCTCTCTGTAATTGATAGTCGGGTCTTTTGTACTTGCTTTGCAAGTTGTATTGCGAGGGTCGACATAATCATCAAATCTGCATTTTCCATTTACACACGAGGATAAAATCTCATTGGAAAAGTATTGAAACGATAGGGCAGGAAAAGTGGCGAGAAATATAGCGATTGAAATGTATTGTTCAGAATTAGCCGGGTCTGTATTTCTCAATATTTCTGCATATTTACCCATTCCAATGGAAACGCCATTCATCATTGCAACGCGATTATCTACAGACGCGTAAAAATCCGATTCCTTCTTAATTTCATTCAATTCTTCTTTGTAAAAGAAAGAAATAATGTTTATTAAATTCGGCTGCAAAACGGCATCGTACCCATTCAATTGGTCGATGCGGTTCATTACCATATGCGCTTGTTGCATTAATTCCAATATATCGCAACTCCGAATAGATTCAATAAGTCTCGGATTTTGCACGTCATACATATCGTTCGGATATGGTGTTCCAGAAGTATTGCCATAATTATAAAGGCTATTTAGGAATACACTCGGGAAATTGTCCGTATTCAATGGTTTGCATCCGGCGATTTGTACCCGTCTTGATGTATATGTATTCATAGTAATACCGGCTTTTATTAAATACGAAATAACTGTATCTGCGGTATTCATTTTTACTGGTGTGTGGTACGTAAATCCGAACCGTATCATATCATCTATAAATGCATTCAATGCAATGATAGGTCCAGAAGAGAAATCCGCGCCGAATTTTTGTATATTGTCTATAAATCGCTTGAACTTATCTCCGAAAACAACCCCAAACTCCGTTATTTTTTGCAAAAATACTTTCACATTTTCAACGCCTTTTATATTTATTCGTTTAAGTGTTTCTAACGCATCTACCCATTCGACTACATTGATTACGCCGAATTTCTTCATTACGTCTATTAAGATATCCATATCTCGATTGACGATTCCATTTTCTACCATAACTCGGACAAAATTCATCATATTTGTTATGGTATCGACTTTACGATTCAGGCTGTTTATATCTAACTGCAGTAATTTCGTCTCTAATTTACCCAATTCGTCGGTGAAATCGGTGATGCCAAAAGAGGATAGCAGTGCTGAATCGGATATAGACATTCCTTCTTTGTCGGCTGTAGCGAAAAAGAACCCGCCTATCCAATTTTTTATTTGCGAAAACCATCCTGAATCGGCAGATGAATTATCCATAGATGCGAAGGATTCTCTGTTTGTATTTGCAGTCTCTAAAAACCGTTTGCAAGTAGAACCCAATTGAATATCTCGCTTTAATGCCTCCATCGTGTATTTCTTCTTATAAAGTATTTCAAAATATGGTTGGAATTCAATAACCGTCACATTGAAATAGGGTGAGCTATACGGTTTGCTATTTTCAATTTCTGCTAACACTGTGCTGAATGTAGTTACTGTTACTGGATTGTCCAATTTAGCGTCTTTATCATAAGCGACCTCTTTGTAATATCGCAAAAAATCTTTCCATATTTTGACAAGAACAGTTGCGTCTGGCAGAGAAGACATCGTAATCCGGGTTTTTATCGCATCCGTAAAAGACACATAATCATTCAATGACTGCAGTGACATTTCGCGTAATATTTGTTTCATATTGTTGAACGCGGTTACCATATCCGGTCCAAATGTTTTCACATAATAAAGAGTGTCTGCAATTGGCTTTATCGACGTCTGAATAGACAATTCCGCATACAATGAATATATTTTATCGAAAAATAGTTGCGAATTTACATTGTGCGAACTAAATGCGTCGAAAAAGTCGTTCATATAGTAATAGTTCTGGCTATTCTTGCCAATCGTCGGTATAGTGGTGCTGTGAATCCTCTTCAACTTCTCCATAACACAGTTGTCTTTGTTCTGATTGGACGGGAAAAGTTGCCTATTCTGTAAGCCGTGTCGCTCTACCGTACCTGTAAAAGGACCGGTCGCTCCGCTTTGCAATACGACAATATCCGCAACACTTGTGATTCCATAACTTGGGAAATAATCATAAATAAGTGATTCGAATTTTATTGTTGCGATGTCGGTGTTTAACCGAGTTTTCATAAATTGTTTCAGAACAATTGCGTCTGTTTCGCTATTCACTCCAAATTGTTTCATCGCAGAAACATAATTCTTTATATCCGCGTTTGTTTTGCCGGTGGAGGAGTAATCTTTCATTATAGAAGCAAATTGTGTGTCGGTGACTTCGTAATTATTGTTCAATATAAAATCAACCGATTTTTGTAAAGCAACTATTTTTTTGTTGTTTTTACTGAGTGTATATTGTTGGTCGATTGGCTTATCTTGCATACCTTCCATTTGCGAATATTGCGGTTGAAACCCTTCAGAGTTTGAAAAGTTGATAGATTGTTGGAGTTCCGCATCACTTCGTATATTGTATTCGTTTGTGATTTGGTCCATTAGTGTCCGGTAATCTTCTATATCAATCTTGTAAGATGTTGCGTAACTCACATTTTGTGACAATGTTGAGTATGGACTACTATTATACACTACGAACGGAAAACACCTATTGCGTCGCATTATCCGCCTACATCGCATCTCCACAGAACGGGTTGTTCTCGATATTGTAATTGGTATCCACGTATTTGTCGTCGTATCGAGAATTGAAAAGTTGCATCCTACACGATTAATAATCAAATTCAGATGCGAACCCCAGTCCGATACGGCATAATTGCGTTGTGCTGCAATTTGTTTCATCTCGTTGATGTTTTTCCATAGAGTCTCCTGTGTATTGTTTGGCGCATTCTTAACGGTAGGGTCTATATCTGTTTGTTTTGTTGTCTCGTCTACACGCCCTTTTTTTCTAGGCGAAAATCCTTCACTACTAGCGCGCAAAAGAAGAACAATAACAATAACAATTAATAATATTAACACATATTGCAATCCCATCCTTCCAAATCGTATACTATAATGCATTATTTTTATCGCCTAATTATATTCTCACAAAGATGATGATGCCGAGGTTTTACCATATAAAAAGATGCGGTGATAATCCAGTATGGATGCAATGCGCATAGCAAATTATGATTGCAGTGAAAAAATAGGAAATGGTGCATTTGGTGTTATATACAAAGGCCGAAATATCCGGACAGGAGAATTAGTAGTGTTAAAAACGGAACCAAAGAACACCACACATTCTTCAATAAAACACGAATCAAATATTCTAAATATCTTATATTCTAAATCGTGTAGAAACATACCTCCAATTTACTGGTATGGCACAATGGAAGAGCCGCCGGTTCGCCTACTTGTGATTCCATTTTACGAAGAATCGCTGGAAACTGTCTGCGTAGAGAATGCAAAAATGTTGTATAATATAATTCGTTCAGCTATTTCCATTCTAAACCACATACACAATAACTACGTAGTTCATCGCGATATAAAACCGGCTAACTTTATGATACATAATGACGAATTAATATTAATCGATTTTGGGTTGGCAGTATTCTATGTAGATTCTAGCGAGAAACACATTCCTCCGGCGAATCCGAAAAAAACACATATTATCGGAACACCAAAATATGTGAGTTGGAATGTTCATTGCGGAGAGGAGTATAGCCGGCGAGATGATTTAATGTCGGTTGTGTACATTAGTCTTTTTTTGCTATATGGTGCAGCAAGTTTATGGACAGACTTGCCCACATTCTATTCTACCGAAGAAAAATCGGCGATTTCACATCCGCGGAATCAATGGTTCAAAGAACAGAAAACGGCGGATTCAGTAAAACAACTCTTTCTAAAACGGAATTGTACGCAGCTCGCACAATTTGCAGAACAGGTTTATTCGCTCTCTTTTCAAGAACGGCCTTCTTACAATGATTATATGCTTCTTTTTGCAACGTAAAAATGTTAGGCAGGATAAGCGTTAAACCTCTATTCATACAGATTAACGTCTATTCGCGGAATTGTCCCTTGGTCGCTCCAAAGGCGGGCCTCCCTAACGGGAGGCCTTGTGCCGCTTCAACCAAAGGTATCTTCGATTTAGAGGGACAATTCCGCGAATAGACGTTAATGAATCCTCGCAAAAATGATATAAACAAATCTGCCGATTATGAGACATACATCGCAAGTTTGCATATTTGGGATACATTGAAAATGAGCGAAACAACTATTACGAACACAAACAATGCAAACCGAACCACCGGTTGCGTAAAATGGTTTAACAATAAAGCTGGGTTTGGATTTGTTACTGCGTGCGAGGGCGAATTAAATGGTAAAGACGTATTTGTCCATTATTCATCTATTCGCGTACCTAGCGACCAATACAAGTATTTAATTCAAGGCGAATATGTCCATTTCGATATTGCGGCTTCCGATAAGAGTGAGCACGAATTCCACGCAGTAAATGTGTCTGGCATAAATGGAGGTAGTCTAATGTGTGAAACCCGTAACAAACTGACGAACGAAACGAAACTTTACAAACATCGGGTTTATAAGACACCGGATGAAACTGACCAAGGTAGTCTCCGAAAGAAGAGAGGACCTAGCAAACATACGTCCGGAAAAGGTGGGGGGTCGTCATCCCGTAGAGGTGCAACCGAAAATAAATAAATCGATATGAATAGCCAATTGTACATATCAATACGCGAGTATATTAGCCACTGGGGGTAAAGTAAGTGAGGGTTAACGTCTATTCGCGGAATTGTCCCTCAAGAGGGACAACTCCGCTATATAGCGTTTGCCGAAACTCATATAGATTTTTAACCTATATGAGTAGAGGTTAAAGCATATGCTGCGAAAATAGTTTAAAGATAAAACCCAATTATATTTTAAACATATAGACGTTAGGTATAGATAGAATAAATTATGGATTTTGATTTTATACCCCCCAGTGAAAGTATACAACAGTTATTCCGAGTGCAATCGCAGCCAAATAAATATATATCGCCATTTGTTGAATCAGTAGTGTCGTGTAAATCAAATATGATTGACAACTATTCATTTACAGAAGAAGAATTTTCAAAAATGCCATCAACTTTAATGAAGGCAGTTCGGCGAACAGACGAATTATTGCAACAATCTGAAACGATTCGTAAATCTGTAATAGAAATGAATAATGAATTGAAGGGGATTCATTCACTGCTCATTCGTTACGCTAAAAAGACGTTGAAAGAGCCGGAAAAATCGGAATCAGCGGAAATATCAACCGGAAAAGCAAAAGGCTTCAAAGTTCAATGCAAAATCAGCGATGATTTATGTGTATTTATGGGGTTAGAATTAGGGTCATCTTCATCGCGGTTTGCCGTGACAAATGCAATTAATAAATATGTCAAAGATAATGGATTAATTGACCCAGAAAATGCGCAACGAATTCTACCGGACGAAAAATTATGGGCACTACTGAGCGAATCGGCGATAGGAAATAAAATTACGTATTTCAGTATCCAAAAATATATCAAGCATCATTTCATTAAACCGGTAAAATAAATAGAATAGAAACTCGATAGATGTAGAATGGACGTAAAGCGGATGTGAATAATATGATATTTACCAATATGATATTATGCAATCAATATATTACTGGTGTCGTTGGTGTGCTTTATAGCCAGTTGGAGATACATACGGGTTGTGGGTATTTTGGTTTATTTGTTTAAACTTGGCCACCGGAATAGGAATCGGATTCGACCGAGGTTGATTATGGTATAAATATGGTTTAGCCACTATAAAGACAACACGGATACGAATTTGCTGAGAAGACGGATTCGTGGCAAAGGGAGAAATCAAATTCCGTTTCGTCCGATTGTGTTTGTCTTTGTTCGCGGCAAATATTCATACTATATATGCTCCATAGATTCTATTTTCGGCTATATTTACGCCCAGATATCGCATCGAGTATTTCGACAGGATAATCCATATTACGTAATATTGCTATGCCGCCTTCCATTTTCGATATTCCTTCCGAAAGTCTGTATGTATATACAAATTCGCCATTATCTTGCACATTCACCACCATTTTATAATTCTTCACATATTCCGACTTACGGAATTTGCGACATACATTCACATAATGAGTAGTTAATATAAATTTAACATTTTGTTTCCTAGATAAGAATTTGAGAAGACCATATGCCGACTTCTCCGCCTCTGTTGGATTTGTTCCTGAATACAACTCATCAAAAATACAAAAGTGTGTTTCTTCATTTGATGATTGTAGTATCTTATCCAATATTTCTTTGCATCTTCTCGACTCCGCCTGAAATAAACTGTCTCTTCCTGATGTATCCGGGATATTTAAATAGGAATGGATATGACTATACGGCGTCAATACCCCCGACTTGTAAAACCCAAATCCGAATTGTTGAGAGAAGATAATATTTAATGCAGTTGATTTTAATGTAGTTGTTTTTCCACTTGCATTTACTCCGGTAATAATTATATTTTTGCCAGCGTCCACCGTATTCTTTATGCAGTTATTGCTGACAACTGTTGTCGGGTAATACTGGTCGATAAAACGAGTTTTTATGTGAGAGGCATCCTCTCCGAGGTTTTCCATTTGACAGAATTTCGTTTTCCCTAAAATTCCATTTTGATGGCCTCTCGATATACCCAGCAAAATATCTATATAACCTACATATCCAATGCTATAGCGTAAGCTGGCTTCATAGTCAATAGATGAATACAATTGATAATAACAATCAAACATATGTCCAAGTTGAAATATTTTCTGAATTGACCACGAGTGTGGAGTCAAATTAGAGCCAATCATTTCGCGCAAATCAGTCAACACTAAACGATGACTATGAACGTCTTGGCAGAAATCACTGTAATAAGGCAACCCGGAGTTTGATTTTATAAATTCATCCATTGAGAGTAGAACATCCTCTAAATAGTCTCGCAGAAATAACAAATTCAAATTCATCCTCTTGATTGTTTTGGTCAGTTTTATACAGGATACGACTTGATTGTATGTTTGCAATATATACATACCACCTATGCAGAAGGCATATAAGACATTATCAAATGTGAGTTTCCGGATATTCAGTATTTTACCGATAAAATGTTGCTTGCCGACCTCTCGTAATGTATCTAAATAGACATTGAATGTAATGGGCGTTTTCCATATTTTTAGCAACACGAAAGGCAACAGCAATATGATGAGAGGAATAATCAGACTATAAATAGGAGAAAGGAGATTCAGCACAGAATATACATTGAGGAATGCGCGCGATTTATTTAAATCCTCTAATATTTTGAATTCCATAAAATTATGGCGGTCCAAGAAAGATTTGTCTTCTTTGATTTCTTTCCATATCTCCATGAATCGCGCGGTTTTCTCTTTATCGAATGGAGAGGATGACACTGCAGATTGATTGAGAACAACCGTCTGTGTGTCTTCTAAGAAGCCAATATCGGTAGTGTATCGTTTTGCTACTTCCGGAATAAGCATTTTCCCGAAATCGTTGAGAGGTTCTGCAAAATATTCGTACATTGGTTTCTGATTACTAGTTTCCTCCGTTAGTTTTACCAATTCCAAGTCGTCGGACACATTTTGTGCAATGGTTCTCTGATGTGACTTATCTAAATACTCAATCGGAAGAAGAAACCCGCAATACAAAGTATCTGAAATGGGCGGATGCGGTATAGGAACCAACCCAACTATCTCACTAAACGAATCGATTATACTGTGTTTATTCCGCATTGGACATTCTGAGTCTGACATATTGAGAGAATAGAAAGTATACAATAGTAAATACTTAATAAGGAAGACTGCAAACGTAAATGCATATAAAAACACAGTCATACATAACAAAATACCGGGTCCGTCTGTAAAGTCAAGTAAGTGATATGGAAGAACGCAATATTTACGCCACATACAAATTAACCCCATTCAACAAAACACGATATGCGATTAGTCTGTTCGTCTCTCTCGTCGGAACCTTTTCCACAATGAATATGCAATATGTTGATTATGGAATAGGTGCCATAAGCATTTACGTAGTCTTCGATTCTTTTTTTGCGAAGAGAGATTTTCTTATCCATCATATTATTGTAATTATCGGGTTTTTGATAGCATCACTAAATGATATCGATAGTGGGCTCATTTTACATTTGAAATATCAATGGCTGAAAACAGAATACTCTACGATTTTATATAACGGAGCGCCACTAATAATGGATGCCCTTTATTATGCGGACGTAAAACATCTTATTCCTGCCGTGAAAACCGCTTCTCAGGTTGGGTTTGCGGTTCTTTTTGTTCAATGTCGTATATATAATTATTCCGCAAATGTAATATTGCTGGAAGCTTTATATGATTACAACAATTACAATCACGTGATTTCCTATATTCAGTTAATCGGGATATGTTGGATATTTTATGGATTAAATCTCTATTGGCTGCAATTGATTGTCTTGCAATTATTACCGTTGCGGAAATCAATAAAGCACCTGAAACCCGAATCTGGTAGCGAATAAATAGAATATTGTGTTGTTATTTATACAATACAATATGCAATACACAATGGTCTAACTAAAATCAATATCTGCATTCATCTCCTCAATGTTAATTTTGTAATGCGATTCAATCATCTTCATCTGGCGAATATCCGATTTCGTAACAAAATTCACTGCAATTCCTTTACGTCCCCAACGCCCACTTCTGCCAATACGATGCAAATATACATCCACCGACCTAGGAATATCGAAATTAATGACGGTTCTTACCTGTTGCACATCAATTCCTCGCGCAGTTATATTTGACGACACTAATACGCGGTATTTTCCGCCAATAAAGTTCGAAATAACATCGTTTCTTTCTTGTTTTGTCATTTCACGGTGAATACAACAGACTGCGAATCCGTCTCTCAACAGCATATCGTGCAAATCCTTCACTCTTCTCACATCATTCGCATAAATAATTGTCTGCGAAATAGTGAGTTTTGAAAACAAGTCTTTCAACGTATCGATTTTGTCATTGTCGTCATTCATTGCAATATAATACTGTTCAATGCCTTCTAAATTCAATTCTTGCGGCAACATTGTGATTTTTACCGGGTCTCTCATAAACTTGTTTGTCAATTGCAAAATAGAGGGAGACATTGTCGCACTGAACAGTGCGATTTGCACATTATGCGACAGTTGCTGGAATATATTGTACATTTGGTCCTTGAATCCAACGGACAACATCTCGTCCGCTTCATCCAATACGCACAGTTTTATATGTCGCGCATTTAAAGCCCCCCGTTTCATCATATCATATACGCGTCCAGTGCAACCAACCACAATATGCGGAGGATTCGATTTTAATTCGCGAATTTCATCCATTACAGATGTGCCGCCTAACACTTTGCGAATAACAATTCCAGTCATATACTCGGATAAATTATGAAACACATTGCATATTTGAGAGGCCAACTCGTGAGTAGGTGCCAATACAATCGCCTGTGTCGTCTTCTTCGACACATCAATTTGCGATAGAGTTCCCACCACAAATGCGCCCGTCTTTCCGGTTCCCGACTGTGCTTGCGCTATCAAGTCTTTCGACGCTTTCATTGGCGGAATCGCTTTCTTCTGGATTTCGCTCGGGTTTTCAAATCCATATGAATAAATCGACCGCAATATGTCTGAATCGATATTCATATCGTCCCACGTTTTAATCTCGGGTGTCAATGCACTTATCGGTTCTTCACTTTCCGCCGTCTCCAATTCATTCCATTCATCTTGTTTTTTCGTTTCAGTCACACACGTATTCATTTTAACTTGAATTTAAATAATCATCGAATATATTCTTTATACTTTTATGCAGATGTAATGTTATTTTTTATTTTCGCCATCAACTATTTTTTTGCGGAAAATATAGTGAACCATAGAGAGCATTAACAACTTTTCACATCGAAATTGCGGCTTGATTTGATAAAATCGCATAATGGCGCAAGTATATTCGGCAGGAGATAGAATATGTTTTTGCATTTTAACCCATTCCATTAAATCTAAACAAGAAATGCCGAGTTCATAGAGACGATTTACCAGTTCCATCGAAGATGCAGTGGCAGTAGAATATTCACGAAACATATCATCAAATATGCGCATTTTTTCTGCATTATCCTCTCTACAACTAGCATTCATAGCAGAAAATTGCTGCGATAAAACATATTGGTGCATATTGATTGATTCTGAACTGTGCTCTATTTGCGGTTCTGGAACAAAAATGTCGCAAAACCGCGAGAGGATAGGATTTAGCAATTTGTCTTTATTCTCAACCACAATGAAGAATCTGGTATTGTAACTGAATAATTCAATGCATCTTCTCAATGCGGATTGCGCATCAACAGTTAAATGGTGTGCATTGAGAAGCGTTATTGTTTTGAATTCGCAGAATTGACCACCATCTTTCGAACTCGATTTGGTCTGGGCGTTCGCTTTAGCGAAAAATTTCAGCTCCTCTCGAATAAATTGAATACCCTTGCCGTGAGAACAATTGACTGTCATCACGTGAGTTTTCGTTTTGACTTTATCGTGTCGGTAAATCCTTTGTATAAATTCGCGAACAATTGTTTGCTTACCGGAACCCGACGGACCATGGAATATAATATGCGGTATCTGATTCTTCTCAATAAATTCATCTAATCGACTCAAAATCTCGCGGTGAATTTCTAGACGTTCTACTGTATCTTTTTTTTGTATGGGACTCTTATTTTCATATGTATCCGCAAACAGATTTATATAAGTGGTATCTTTGCATTTGCTGTCACTAACCTCTCGAAATGTGTCTATTATATTTTCTGGTTGGAACTCCTTAAAAGACATACTATTATTTCGTTAAGTATGATTCGTTTATTCTATTTATGTGTATTGATTATTCAATTATTCAAATGAATATAATTTATAAAAAATGAATGAACCAGAAGAAGACAAAACGGAAAATAAAGAGGAAACAGCCATTTGCAAAACAACGAAAATTCTCGTAATACCATTACCTACAAAGAAAGAAGAACAACAGCATATCAACCCCACCCGCAAAAAGATAATTGTGCAGAATGAAAACTGGGCCGTTACGGCAGAAACATATTCTACACAAGAAGCCCAACTGAGTCTTTTATATGATTTACAATCAGACCGCCAACCTCTCAATGTATGCGGAAATATATTGCTGTCTCACTTAAAGACAAAACAATCCGGTTATAGGTCGCAAGACACAATAAAAGGAATTTATGACGAAACGCGGTTCGTGCAAGTAGACAACATTGTCCAACTACTCATTGATTCCGGATTATCTTGCTTCTATTGCAAAAAATGGGCAACACTTTTTTATGAAAATGTGCGCGACCCACGGCAATGGTCATTGGAGAGGATATCAAACAACGACGGACATAATCGAGGAAATCTAGTGATTGCGTGTTTAGATTGTAATATGCGAAGACGAACAATGTATCAAGACCGGTATATCGCCACAAAACAACTCCGCGTAAATAAATTATTGTAATTGTCTTTTCTTTATTATAATATATTCTATAATGCTGAGAGGCATTCATCGCTTGAATAATTTACTTTATAGTGTTTTTTCAGCAGGGTTATTTCTGAAAATGACATTACCAAATAACTGTTTTATCGCACCGAGACGCGCGATTATCGTATCTGGAATAATTACATATGCGATATTGGTATATGGACGGGACTATTATCTTTTGTAAAAATAAAATATCTTCTGAAAAGGGGATAAATACTAAACGCCACAGTATATAAAGACGTGACTACTTAATAATGTTTGCATTTCAAACGAACACTACAAAACAAGAAACAAACGCTCAACCGGTAGAGACAGCATCGTCCTCTCCGCCAAATTACGAATTTGCTTCTTCAGCAATGCCAAAACTGTCGAACAAATTTAAGAACGCAATTCAAACAACTCCATTTGATGGAGGAGAAACAAACTTATCTGCATTGGAAGATATGTTGGAAACGGAGAAACAAAACAATAAATTAGCGGCGTGGAATAAGTTGGATAAAACCAGTCGAGTCCAAAAGTTGCACGCTTTTGCAGAGAAATACGGCCGCGAACACGGATTGCCGGTAAAAGAAATCCGCAATCTAAAAGTCTTTTTCACATCGGCTCTTGATAAGGGCAAATTAAATCGGGCAAAGGATGTCGTGTATGACCGCGAAACGAAGGATGTGAAATCTGTCCCAGCGCTACATTTCAATAGTGATTCCAAGTCATTTACACTACGGAATTTAGACGACGCAAAACGTGTTTCCACGTTGAAATGTTTAACGCCCAATCGACGAACACCGAAAACCACTGCTACGACAGAATACTCCGAAACCCAGCCATAAAAAATACATAAAGACAATACTGCAAATATAATTATCGATACCGATATAAACAACACTAATGAATAGAGAATCTTGGGCTATAATCAAAGAAACGGGTTGTGTATTAGGCGTATGGATAGGCGTAAAGTCGTGGATAAACAGTAGAAGACCCCCGCCTCCGAGACCGTTTTTACAGAATAATCCACAGACGAGCACATATCCAAGACCACCCAGAATTGTCCATTAACGTCTATTCGCGGAATTGTCCCTCGGTCGCTACAAAGGCGGGCCTCCCTAACGGGAGGCCTTGTGTCGCTTCAACCAAAGGTATCTTCGATTTAGAGGGACAACTCCGCCATATGGACGTTAACGTCTATTCGCGGAATTGTCCCTCAAGAGGGACAACTCCGCTATATAGCGTTTGCGTTTATCCGTACGGATTTTTAATCTGTACGGATAGAGGTTAAAACGCGACAAGACCGTAAGATGAAAAATTGATTCGAGTTTTTCATCTTATACGAAACGGAATAAAGAATATCCATATCTGTCCGTTAAGAATGTCCGTATCCATTATCTTATTATTCGTCACTCTATATATCTTTGCAGTGAATGCTTTTCATTTATCTCGACAGCAACTATATTCGATTCGTGGTCTTCTTCTCAGGTCACCACTAAACGAAGAACAACGCGCATCTCTTCAAAATCTGCTCTATGTGACCCACGAAGGTTGGGCAGTTAAACAAGCAGTCCAATTCAAAAAAATGCATCCATATAAATGTCGCAATATTTCCACAGAAGAACTTGTCCTCTCCGGTAAATTCGGTCTTCTCAAATCATCTAAGCGTTACAATGGTCGCACAACATTTATCCGGTTCTCGGAAATATATGTAAAAAGTGAATTGCTGCGGACAATGACAATCCGTCTTTCTACGACATCCTGCGATTCTATGAAAGAACGTATGCGTTCTGTAAAGAACCGAGGTGGCGTCGCTTTGCAACCCAGAAAAATATATCGTTATGCAGGCGCAGTTTCCAGCACAGAAGAACCCACACCTTGCAAAAAACAATCACAGACCGATTTCTACGACTTTGCTTGGCAGTTCATAGATACACTCGACGCATTTACGAAATATATTGTCAAACTAAAATACGACTACGAATTCAATGTGAAAAGGACACACCGCAATATTGCCTCGATTATGTGCTGTTCCGAAGAAACCGTACGAAAAGCATTCAATCGGTTTTCGGCAGAAATGCAACAAGAAGTCCTCTGCTTTTATACAAATGTGTAACCAAATAGACCACAATAAAGGTACGCCGAATCATCAAATCCATATTCATATCGAAATCCAATATATTCCCCTTTTTCTCGTAAAAATAAATCAAAGTAAATACAATTGTCCAACCAATATATTTGTTGCCTAGAATCCGTGTAGATACTTTATCCGACGAAAAACGCCAATAATAAAACACCTGAAATAACAATGGCTGTGTTATAACGTAACTGAGTGGCATAGAATAATAGCAGAAGATGTTTGACCAGAGGGATATGTTGTATAATAGATGCCATAAGTTGGAGTCGATAATATTTTTGCGGACGAGTGTCATTAAGAATGCGGCTATTTGAATAGAGAACATTGGCGTAAAGCACGAGTCTTCATTTCCAAACATAAAGAGTGTGGCGCCGATTTGTTGACTACTCTGCATATGTATTATTTCGGATTGAGTTTTTTCTGGGATTCGCCGGTCAAATGGCATGTCTCGCATTGTTGTAGTCATAACAGCGTCGGTTTGATGTCGGAGCGTAATAAAGTCGGCAAGTAACATTGCGCCATAACACGCCGACATTTTGTAGAATATTGAACACTGATAATAGCGTAAGAAGAAACAGATGATAGACCGTATCACAAATAATATGCTGTGTTCTCGAAACTCCGGGTAAATCATTGGAGCTAGTCGATTCCTCTTGCTAGGAATACGGTAAATAAGACTGGAAACAGACAACAATCCATGAATACACATCATAACGCACGCATTCGAATTATTGAGGTGCATTGACCCGGTTGTAAATAGCAGATAATATCGATATCCGTAGTTGGCGAGACAGATGACACCGAGCGTTTTGTGAATATGCATCGTGTCTTCTTTCGTTATGAGTTTGTATGAATTGTGCAGACGAAGATTGACAGAAGGGGCAGCGAACGACATCATCTGTTTTTTGCGAGTGTTTCCCTTAGATTATGCGGAAATAATAATTCAGACAGATGATACAAATATAAAGATATCAGCAATTAGTATTGCATTGTTATAATGGAGCAAAATACATATATACGGGTCGATGAGAGCAAATATATAAGCGAACGGTCTATATTGTGGGTAAAAAAAATAGGCGATTGTTTGCAAATATGCACAAAACAAGAAGGTTGCACGTTTTACGATTCATATAAAGTGTGCAAAATGGATTATCCGAAAAGTTATGATAAACTAAATAGTATTATCGGCCACGACTAACCTCTATTCATACAGATTAACGTCTATTAGTAGAATTGTCCCTAACGGGAAGCCTTGTGCCGCTTCAAGAGGGACAACTCAGCTAATAGACGTTAAAAATCCATATGAGTAGAGAATTATGGTGTTCGTATATTATTGATATTTTCTACAGTAAATTTTACACTGCGCTAAAATCGGACAGAACATTTAATACAGAAAACAATTCAGTTCGTAAGTTCAAGCAAAACTGACCGTAAGGGTTTGTTCTCGGGACAATATCATACGCGATTAATTCGGTGCTTTCATTTTCGTCAGTATTTTCCCAGTCAATATTAAACTCATCCGTTGATACGTCGTTCTCTCCATAAAATTGGTGGAGTCCAACTTCCGCAGAATTTCGAGTGTCAATCATCGTTTCCGCAAAACAAACAACTTGTTCTTTTGTATTGCAGATTAATCGATACGGTAAATATCTACCGTCGTGTTTAGAATATGGACGTTTTCCGTAAATAACAAAACATTCGGAATAGTCTTCGGTCTCCGGCCAATACACAATGCGTATTTGCGTGTCTAACTTTTTGCCTTTTCTGCCTTCAGTCACTTCATTTACAACTACGTATAAAAATCGGGTATTTAATTTGCTCATTTTTTACTGCGCGCGATATCTATATGCATTCATATGCGTTTATGTATTTTTTATCATAATATATTCTATCTTTAACCTCTATTCATACAGATTTTTAACGTCTATTCGCGGAATTGTCCCTCTTGAAGCGGCACAAGGCCTCCCGTTAGGGAGGCCCGCCTTTGGAGCGACCGAGGGACAACTCCGCTATCACTTCGTATCACTACGTAGTGGCGTTTGCCGAAACCCATATGGATTTTTAATCTATATGAGTAGAGGTTAACCTCTATTCATACAGATTAAAAATCTGTATGAATAAATGCAAACGCTATATAGCGGAGTTGTCCCTCAAGAGGGACAATTCCGCTAATAGACGTTAAGCGTGTCCTCTCCAAAACAACAACAGCAAAAGTATATAGAATATATATTTGTAAAAATATAATATGAATGAAATTGTAAATATGGAAGAACCAATTGAATTGCCCCAATCCGCAGAAGTATCCGCTCCATTGTATTGTTCTCGTTGTTTCCATTCGTTTTGTTGCAAAGAACCAGAATTCGATTCTGATGGAGAGGAAGATGACGAATCGAATAGCGGCGAATCAGAAGACGATGATTCCGTTTCGCCGATTTTCCGAGAGGACCCGGAAGACGTAGAAGAACAAATATTAGATATGATATCAGATGCAATGCAATTCAATCCAATTGCTATATGGCGCGCGTCATTCCAAAAAGATTTGATAAAGACTGTTTCTGCCGAGTTATTCGACGAATGGATGGAAGAAGAGTTATGCGAAGAATATGATTTGCCAGAGATTGAGAGGTGGGTGAAAGCAATGGCCGATTATTATTTTAAAACCGAATCCGAGTTTCCCCCGAGACAGGGTGGCAATCCGATTCCATTGACTCCACTAAGGAAAACGTCGATTGCACATAAATTGCGTTTGCTAAATAATGCGCCGTCCTCTCAACAAAGGACACAGGAATGGTATGAAACAAGATATGGATTATTGACGGCGAGCAATGTATGGAAAGCAATTGGCACAGAGGCACAGCAAAATCAACTGATAGTAGAGAAATGCCAACCATTCGAACAATTCAAAGAGGATTGCGCTAGACATAACAATCTATCTTCCGATAATCCGATGGCGTGGGGGCAAAAATACGAAGCGATTACTGCACTCATATATGAGAGGAAGAATCGGACCCGGTTGGGCGAATATGGCTGCATTGTACATTCCGATTGGCAATTTCTAGGTGCCAGTCCGGACGGCATTAACATAGACCCGGATTCGCCTCTCTACGGAAGAATGGTAGAGATTAAAAACATTGTGAATCGCGAAATTGACGGTATTCCTCTCGACGCTTATTGGGTGCAAATGCAAATGCAAATGGAAGTGTGCGATTTAGATGAATGCGATTTCGTGGAAACGCGCATTAAGGAATACACTACAAAGGCGGATTTCGTATCGTCGGAGAACCCGTGGAGAGGAGTCGTCCTCTCCTTCGTTCCTAGAATAACCATTGAATCTACAATGAATCTGCAGAAAAATCGAGCGACCACCAAATCTTTCCACGAATACTATTTGCTGGAAAACGACGACGCGGAAATGGCCGATAATTGGATACAATCAAAACGGGACCAGCACAGCAAAGAGTTTGTATTGTCTGGTTGCACGTACTGGGGACTCGACCAATATTCGTGCGTGTTAGTCAAACGCAACCGTCTGTGGGTTGATAAAGCAATACCGCACATTGAGAGGATATGGCGTACTATTGAGAAAGAACGAGTAACTGGGTGCGAACATCGAGCACCGAAGAAACGCGGTATTAGCGGTGGCTTAGACCCGAAAGTTGAAGCGAACCCAAAAACATACAATAATAACCAATCCATCTGGTGCAACGATATAGTAATAATAAAAGAGACATAAACCATACGGAATAAATACAATATCCTTTCTATCGTGCGATTGTATTTATTGTATTTTTATCACACGCAAAAGAATAGAAAATGACGACTACTGAACAACCGCCATCGCAATCCCAACTCAACCCTTTTGGACAAGAAGAAATGTATGTAACAAAACGCAATGGCAAAACGGAAATTATATCCTTCGACAAGATTTTGCGCAGATTGCGCAGACTCGGAACAGAATGCAGTTTGAAAATCAACTACACCACTCTCGCAATGAAAGTGATTGACCAATTGTACGACAAAATTCCTTCCACCAAAATCGACGAATTATCTGCCGACCAATGTGCTTCCTTAGCATCTACGCACCCGGATTACAATACTCTTGCTGGCCGTATCGTCGTTTCAAACCACCATCGCAATACAAATGCATCCTTTAGCAAAGTGATTCGCCAGTTATACGAATTCAAAGATTCGCACGGAGTAAATCACCCGATGATTAGCAAAGAATTATACCAGACTGTTTGTTCGAAAAGCAAAGATTTCGACGCGATTTGCAAATACGACCGAGACTATTTAATCGACTATTTTGGGTTCAAAACGCTCGAGAGGTCGTATTTGATGAAGATTAACCGTATGACGGTGGAACGACCACAACATATGTGGCTACGTGTCAGCATTGGTATCCACGGTAATGATATTGAAGCGGTAAAGGAGACATACGAAGCAATGTCGCAAAAGTATTTCACCCACGCTACTCCGACACTTTTCAATGCCGGAACACCGCGTCCCCAATTATCCTCTTGTTTCCTGCTTTCTATGGAATCTGACAGTATTGACGGCATTTTTAATACGCTGAAAGACTGTGCTTCCATCAGTAAATGGGCCGGCGGAATTGGACTGCACATCCACAATGTGAGAGCACACGGCAGCCATATTCGCGGAACAAACGGGTCGAGCAATGGAATCGTTCCTATGTTGCGCGTATTCAATAATACTGCAAAGTATGTGGACCAGTGTGTAACGCCGGAAACACTCGTTCTGACAAAAGATGGATATAAACTGATTTGCGATATTCGAGCGGGCGATGTCGTTTGCAATCGAGTAATTCCGGAATCACCCGAGTTTGGTAAAGCCGAATTTTATCGGGCCAATGACACGAGAAGTCCGATGGACTTAGAAAACAATGACAGTATTTCAATTGGCGGAGCGCTACGGGCAAATGCCGACGAATATGGTGTAGTAAAATGTGTATTAGAACACAACGTGATTGATGCGGAATTATGCACTATACGATGTGGACTAAATGGCATTGATTCCATCTTGCGAATTACGCCGGAACATCCAGTATTTGCTATTCGGTCGGATAAGTGGTTGGACCCGCGGTCGAGAGGTGAATGGATAGATGCTGGCAAATTAGAATCGGGCGATTATTTGTTATTCGGCACAGGAAAAGCAGTTTATTCGAAAGTCAGTGAAGTGACAAAATCGCTATATAGTGGTCCTCTCTACGATTTGGAAATGGACACCGATTCTTCGCCGAATTATTTGACAAAGACTGCTCTTTTACACAATGGCGGGGGAAAACGCAATGGGTCGTTTGCAATCTATTTAGAACCGTGGCACGCCGATGTGGAAATGTTTTTGCAGATGAGGAAGAACCACGGCGACGAAGAATTGAAAGCGCGCGACCTCTTTTACGCATTGTGGATTCCCGACTTGTTTATGCAACGTGTAAAAGACGGGGGAAAATGGACTCTTATGTGTCCCGATGAATGCCCCGGATTATCCGATTGCTATGGCGACCAATTCGTGGAATTATATACAAAATACGAAAAGGAAGGCTGCGGCAAAAAGACAATGATGGCACGTGACCTCTGGTTTCAAATGCTTGATGCGCAAATGGAAACCGGGACTCCATACATTCTCTATAAAGACGCCTGCAATCTGAAATCAAACCAGAAGAATTTAGGAGTCATTAAATCCAGCAATTTGTGTGTCGCACCAGAAACTTGTATATTGACAAATAAAGGCCACGTGGAAATTCAGTCTTTAGCAGGACAACGAGTGACCGTTTGGAACGGATATGAATGGAGTGATGTCCAAGTTGAGAAGACTGGCGTCGACCAAGAATTGATTGAAGTTCGAACAAGTGACGGTTGCAGTCTGTTTTGCACAAAATACCACAAATTCCACGTAGTACAGGAACAAATTGCAGAGTATAAAAAAGTGCATATATGCGACGCAAAAGATTTGCGCGTTGGCGACCTACTATTTAGCAATCGTTTTCCATTCGTTGGAAGCGGGTATAAAATTCACGAATTCATCGATTTTGCGGAATCAAATGGTATATTTACAGACGGAATACTTTCAATTGAAGCAGAATATAATTTGTTAAAGGAATACAAATTTCTTTTGCAGAACTATGGAGTAAATCCCTGTTTGACGAAAACCGATGATAGATGGAAACTTTTGCTAACAAATTACGAAGTTGTCACGTTATCTCGCATTGGATTGTCTGCGTCTGAGTTGGACGAGCCGGATAAAAACGAGAAACGCCATTTTGATGTGATTGTGACGGATATTATTGATTCGGGAAGACTCGACGATACATATTGTTTCTCTGAACCTCTTCGTCATATGGGTGTTTTCAACGGCATATTAACCGGACAATGCACTGAAATTGTGGAGTATTCAGATTCAAATGAGACCGCGGTTTGTAATTTAGCGTCAATCGGACTGCCAATGTTTGTAAATGCGGAAACGCGCACATTCGATTACGATTACCTTCATTCCATTTCGAAAATGGTAACTCGTAATCTGAATAAAGTCATCGATATCAATTATTATCCTACGGAGAAAACCCGGCGTAGTAATTTCCGTCATCGCCCCATCGGTATTGGTGTCCAAGGTTTAGCCGACGTCTTTATTCAAATGAATATGGCATTCCACAGTGAAGAGGCAAAAGTGGTTAATCGCAATATATTCGAGACAATATATCACGCTGCGGTGGAACAAAGTATGGAATTGGCAAAAACGGAAGGACCATACGAAACCTTTGCCGGTTCTCCCGCTTCTAGAGGAACACTGCAATTTGATATGTGGAATGTGATTCCAAGTGACCGATATAATTGGGGCGTAATCCGCAAAGATATTCAACAATACGGTATGCGAAATTCATTGCTGGTTGCGCCAATGCCGACCGCATCAACCTCTCAGATTTTGGGTTTCAATGAATGTATTGAACCATTGACAAGTAACATTTACAGTAGGCGAACTTTAGCGGGCGAGTTTATTTTAGCAAATAAATATTTGATGTCTGATTTGATTAAACTCGACCTCTGGAATGAGAAGATAAAGAACAATATTATTGCGAACAATGGCAGTGTGCAACATATTGATGTGATTCCAAAAGAGATACGCGATAAATACAAGACTGTATGGGAGATTCCAATGCGACATTTAATTGATATGGCCGCGGATAGAGGCGCATTCATTTGCCAGAGCCAGAGTTTGAATCTGTGGCTGGAAGACCCTAACTACAATACATTAACATCTATGCATTTCTACAGTTGGAATAAAGGATTGAAAACCGGCATCTATTATTTGAGAAGAAGAGCGAAACATCAGGCTCAACAATTTACGATTGAACCGGAGAAACGCTCGGTGAAAGAAGAAGATGAACACGATATTTGCGAATACTGTTCTGCGTAGGCTAACCAATAAAAAAGGGGAATAATTTTTACGCAACTGTTACTTTGAAACTGATAATTTTCCCTTTACGTATCAACGATTCGGCATTTAACGTCTATTAGGGGAATTGTCCCTCTTGAAGCGAAGCGACCGAGGGACAACTCCGCTATATAGCGTTTGCATTTATTCATACAGATTTTTAATCTGTATGAATAGAGGTTAACCTCTACTCATATAGATTAAAAATCTATCACTGCGTATTTGAGTTTCGGCAAATACCACTTCGTATCGCTACATATAAATACGTAGTGATAAGTAGTGATAGTGGAATTGTATATTTGCAATAAAAATATACAATTTAGTTATTGGTTAGTTATTGGTGTGTGTGTGAATATTTTATGCAAATACAAAATAAGGTTCAAATGCAGATTCGGATGCGGACTCAAATACTGATATGTGTGCAGGTTCAGCAGGCTCAGACATAGGCTCATAAGAATCCGTGCGACTATATTTATCGACAAGCCGCTGGAAATCCGACTCGAGCATATCTGTCACGCCGCGCACTTTGAGAAAACATCGCAGACATACTAATACATCTATAATGGAATTGTGCAAATCGGCGGGTAATCCGGCGTCTTCTCCAAAGAGTTTCGAATACAATTCGCTTAGTCGCGGGAATTTTTTATGGGCACTTTTTCCTTTGAGACCGTTCTCATCGCCAGTGAGCACTCTAGGCGCAAAATCAATGTTGCATAATTCGACGGTGTTTATCATAGTGCAGAAAGTATCAATATGATAAGCGGAATTAAATTTTTTCGTGAAAATGCCACACATCATATTTACTCGTTCTTGGCTCGCGATGTGTTTCTTTAGGCCATCGCGATTGCGCCACATTTCTTTCCTTACCAACTCCGAATCAAAATGCAAATTGTGTGCGACAATGCAATCGCATTTCATATATGCTATGTAAAATTGTGCGAGGACTTGTAATATAGACTTACCTTTTTCTTCTATGATTTCGCGAGTAATACCGTGGACTTTGATAGATTCAGGACTAATTGGCACTGACTCCGGCAAACGTATATACTCATTTACGGTTTCTTCGATTTCTGCAGTGAATACATTATAGATAATCCAACTGATTTGAATTATATATGGATATGCCTCGTCGGGAGGATACGGTTCCCCTTTACGGGGGCGTTTAGGCATTAAACCCGTCGTCTCTGTGTCGAAACACATAATACGGCGGTGATATTTTGGAATACTTAATCGGGAATCAGTAGAATGTTGTTCCATTTTTGAATATGTTCGTTTGCGGTTTATCGGTTTATCTTGTTTATAAATTTTATTTTGTTTCCTTCAATTTTCTGGGTCTTTTATCGTCTATTCGTGGAATTGTCCATCCTAAGGGACAACTCCACTATCACTTCATATCACTGCGTAGTGGCGTTTGCCGAAACTAAAATACGCAGTGATAGATTTTAACCTCTATTCATACAGATTAAAAATCCGTATGAATAAATGCAAACGCTGCTACGAAGTGATAGCGGAGTTGTCCCTTGGTCGCTTCGCTTCAAGAGGGACAATTCCGCGAATAGACGTTAATCTGTATGAGTAGAGGTTATAGTCCAAAGGTATAAAAATCACAACATTGAATTACTATACTACTGCGTAGGTAAACAGTTGCATCCAACCAGCATAAATAATATACATTAGTATGTCTCAACCGTTTATGAATATGGAAAATACGGAAAACCCGAAAATTGACAACAGTAAATCACAACACATTACGTTTGTTTCTGCTTATTACACTTTGCAATCAACCCCATATTTTAATTCGCATCCGGAGGAATGGGACCCGGCGCCCATTTTTGAACTAGCCAGAACAGGCATTCAACTTTGCCTTTATGTTGGCCCAACGTGCGCATTTGAAACTGCATTCGAACAACTCGAAAAAGAATGTCCGAATTTTCGATTAATGCCGTATCGTCTCTTCTATAAAGAAATGTGGATTTACCGAGCTTTAGAGGAGTGGAATGGGTCTGCTCCAATTCCTTTACCACGTTCTCGCAATATGGAAAAAGATACATTGGAATATTTGGTTTATATGCATAGTCGCCACGAAATCATAGAGGACGCTATATCGGAAAACCCGTGGGATTCAACTCATTTTGCGTGGATTGATTTCAACTCACCGAGACTATTTAGCAAAAAGACCGAATCCTTTTCAAAGTTGCACGAGATTGCACAATACCAGTTTCCGGAAAATACTATGTATTTTGCCGGGTGTTGGCCGAAACTCGATGCAGAAACCGCGAAAAACACCATTGCAAATGCAATACATTGGCGGTTTTGTGGAGCGTTCTTTATCGGTGATGCCAAGTCGTTTTCCGACTTTGCCGACTTATACAGGGCAAAATTTCCCGAGTTCTTGAAACAGTATGGTGTGTTCCCGTGGGAGGTTAATTTCTGGGCGTGGATGGAATGGACCGGTTCTTGGACCCCGACTTGGTATCGCGGTGACCATAATGACCAAATGCTAAATATATTCAGCGGTATTTCAGCAGATACATATGCTGTGAGGTTGCCAGATGACGCTATTGTATGTAAGCGGGAATATGTGTATCCGGATATTCAGACGTTTTTGCCGAGTTCCGCTTCATATGTAGAACACGAAGGCAAACAATATTTGAATACTCGGATGGTGAATTATTGGATGTATCCAAGTGGATATTATCGGTTTCATACACCGGATTTTGTCATTGAGAATCGGAATCTGTTTTCGGAATTAGATGCAGAAACATTGACACCAGTTGATTACAGAGAAATGGAGGAATCCGTTTTGTATCAGCCAGATGGGGATGTGTTGAAAGCACCAGAACGCGAGAAGAGAACATTTTCGGTTGGATTAGAAGATATACGACTATTTTGCGGTAAAAAAGGCGTAGATGATAAGAGGTCTATCCGGTTTTTAGCTACAAATGTGGAATATTCGCCGGTTTCGAAGAATCGTATGGTTCTCGGAACATACGATTCACAGTCGGGGACATATCGCGATTGCATTGTAGTTGTTCCTCCAGACCCGAATTCGTGGTGCGAAAAGAATTGGATTCCTATCGTTTCAAATTGGAATGGCGGAGAGGAGGAACTGTTTATCTATAAATGGTCGCCAATGGAAATCGGGCGGGTGAATCCGGCAACAAATCAATTACAGATTGTAATACGACACGAAATAACACATTGGTTGTTTGGTCGATTGAGAGGTTCCACTACCTTTGTGGATTGTCCCGCTACATTTTTGCCGGAAGAGTTGAGAGGTGGTGGAGGAGGCAGATTCTTGGTTGGATTGGTGCATTTTAGCGAAGAACATTCACCAAGACATTATTACCATTTACTTGTTTTGCTGGAGAAAGACACTTTACGACCAGTTCGATACTCGAAAGTGTTTTACTTTGAGAAGTTGTCAATTGAGTTTTGCATTGGTATGGCGGTTCGAGAGGCGCGATATGTGTTTTGGATATCTCGGTTTGATAGAGACCCGTTATGCGTTGAAGTGGATGCGAGGGCTTTGCCTCTTGAAAATGTGGTTTAACGTCTATTAGCGGAATTGTCCCTCTTGAGGGACAACTCCGCTATATAGCGTTTGCATTTATTCATACAGATTTTTAGTCCGTATGAATAGAGGTTAGAAATTATCTTTTTTTGATTGTTCTATTTTTACTTCCGCTATTGGTACCTTTTTCAGTTTCTGTGTTTCCGGGTTGAATTCCGTACAATGCTGATTCTTTCTTTCTTTTTTCTATTTTTTCTAGGCGTTTTTGGCGTTCTGGGCGTTCTGGGTCTGTTGATCCAGATTCCGCTGTAGTCGATTTGGAGACAAGAAGATAGTTCGTCCGGGTTTTTTTATCGTCGCTTTTCTCTTTACGTCCTTTTACCTCAACAACTTTTACATTTCGGTCGTACGGTAATTGTTGCGTTTCTTTACCTTTTTTATCGGTTATGTCTCCAATAAAATTCTTGTCATCCAATTGATCAATTTCATCTTTTGCCAGTTCCAATTTAAAACCTTTATAACGAATATCACCATAATCAAGACGAGTAAAAACAATATTATCGGAAAAATCATATTCTGCGTTATCTTTTTTAGTTACAGTTAAATAGTAGTCGATATTAATGTAATTATGGACATCGTGTGAAGCAACACCACTATGTTCATTTGAGTTAATAAATATATCTGTACCTGAATGACCTTTGTATTCGATATGTGGAGAGATACCGGGAGAGTTTAAAATCTGTGTTTTATCGTAATTTATACTGCCATTATGTTGAATGATGCCAAATGCTCTAAAATGAATTTTATCACCGTCTTGAACATTCTGCAATATATTTCCGTTTACGGTATCGTATGTAAATGTAACTGATGTTCTTGTCTGTTCTGCCATTATAATACATACATACCATAATATTTTACTTTTTCGTAACTATATATTTTCCTAAAGTTGCGTGAGCAAACTGTAACATACTATATTTTCTAATTATATAGGTCAACCATATGAGCAATATAATTAATTTTTTAAAAAGCAGTATTATAGACGCGTTTAGCGTAAAATTAAACCGCACCAATGATATTTCTACACCACGTGCAGATGCCAAAGCAGTAGCAAAGGCCAAAGCCGAAGCAGATGCAAAAGCCAAAGCAGCCGAAGCAGCCGAAGCAGCCAAAGCCGAAGCAGCCAAAGCAGCCGAAGCAGCCGAAGCAGACGCAAAAGCCAAAGCCGAAGCAGCCAAAGCAGCCGAAGCAGCCGAAGCAGATGCAAAAGCCAAAGCCGAAGCGGCCGAAGAAACCAAAGCGGCCAAAGAAGCCACAACATTACCGGATGAATCACAGCCATTTAAAAACAGAATTGGAGCGTCTGCATCCGTTAAAGGCGACGATTTTGGGATTGGACCGGAAAAGATTGAGTTAGAGTTTGATGAGAAAGTAAAAGATGCAGTCGTACCCTCTCAGCAATTAGAAACAAAACCAGTAGAAAATATAAAAGAAGAACCGAATTATGAACCGGTTGCAGCTTCTGTTTTAGCGGCAATAGCAGCAGCCTATAAAAAACCGAAATCAGAAGAAGAAAATGCACAATTAGCGTCAACTGAAACAACATCGCAAGTATCGTCGTCAATATCCACATTACCTCCAGCACAAGATATAGCGGCTTCAGCATTAGCAGCAATTGCCGCATCAACCGCACCAGAAACAGAAGCAGCAACACCGCCAGCACCAGAATCAGCAATAGCGGCTTCAGCATTGGCAGCAACTGCAGCATCAACCACACCAGCAACACCAACACCACCAGCACAAGATATAGCAGATGCAACATTAGCGGGGATTGCGGTAGCAACACCGCCAGCACAAGATATAGCGGCTTCAGCATTAGCAGCAATTGCCGCATCAACCGCACCAGAAACAGAAGCAGCAACACCGCCAGCACCAGAATCAGCAATATCGGCTTCAGCATTAGCAGCAACTGCAGCATCAACCACACCAGCAACACCAACACCACCAGCACCAGAAACTACAACACCACCAGCACAAGATATAGCAGATGCAACATTAGCGGGGATTGCGGTAGCAACACCGCCAGCACAAGATATAGCGGCTTCAGCATTAACAGCAATTGCCGCATCAACCACACCAGAAACAAAAGCAGCAACACCGCCAGCACCAGAATCAGCAATAGCGGCTTCCGCATTAGCGGCAACTGCAGCATCAACCACACCAGCAACACCAACACCAACACCACAAATACCATCAGAACAAAAGCCTTCCAATGATATTATTACTGCAATATCTCCCGATTCAGTTACATATGTTACAGAAGAGGGAATTGTGTATATTCACGCCGATGGCAAAGTGATGGAATATGAAGGCTCTGTCGATTCTGATAATATGCGAGAGGTGAAAATAGACTCAACTAATTTTCAAATTAAAACCAAAAAAGGTTGGGAAACCTTGACACTCGATAATTTTGAAGAATTATATCCAAACACATTTAAAGAAAACGAACACAGAAAATCCGAAATATTTGAGGTCGTAAAAAAAACAGCAGTCAAGATTATGGAGCTGATTAATAATAAGGAATAAAAAACAATATTTACAATAATAATTATTTGTATAGTTTTGTGTGTTGTCTTACCTTTTTTCAGTGGAAATTATTGAATCAGCCATTTTCGATAATACGATTTGCATCGTTCCAAATATTCCAATGGAATATTTCCTTCGCCTTCTCTCGACCTCTTACCTATTCGTTCCAGACAAATTTCTGGCAATACATCTAAATACATTATTGCATCCAACTGGAATTCATTTGCTGTGCTATCAAATAAATTCTGATATACTTTGAAACAGACATCATCAATCATTTCATCATCTCGCAACATTTCGGCAAATATGTGTTTCCCGGCGTCAATTGACCTCTCGCATATTAATAAAACGCAATCTGGATTCTCACGAACCACTTTGCGAAATGCCTCTAAATGTGTATTATATACCATAACCTGAAACGCAAAGGCATATGTTTTCGGGTCTCTATAGAATTTCTGCAAAATCGATTCCCCTTCCGAATCGCATATAGAAGTCCAGATATCGACCGGTTCTTTCATAAATATAATTTTCGACCCGGCCAATTCGCCAAAATATTTTCCCGGTTCGCTCTCATATTTTTTCTTTAGTATGTCGACAATGGTCGATTTTCCAGCACCAATATTACCTTCTAGAGATACAATGAATGGGTATTTCCTATATGCCGATTCCTTTTTTGTATCACGAGAAACAAGCACTATATTTTCAATGCCGGGTATATCCGACGCAATTAACGATTTCAGAACGCAGTTGATATCCTCCATAGTAAACGCTTCTCTAGATAAGGAATACGACGACATTGTATTTTGGTAGTATTGCTAGTATTATATCAAATGGGGGTATTGTATGAGTTTGCTTATGAACGAGCACCAACGAATTCGCGTTCAATTTTTTGCGATTCTATTGTGCAGTAAAAACCGCGGCAAAATCATAATCTCGTTCTATTGTAAATAAGGTAAATACTGAAGGTCCATATGAAAGAATACATCATTCTATTCCTGGTGCTTTTATTAATTCTTTATATATCAACCAAAAATGTATATGGAGTAATTGCAGTTGTGTTTCTGTTGGCAGTAGTACAATACAGTTCGTGGATACAAACAAAAAAACACGAGCCATTTGAACAGAGGATGACCGATATAGTGAAGAAAGTGAATGAGGGCGAATCAGCTGCAATTGAAACCATTCCGCGTATTATTATCCAAGTATGGGTGCAAAAAGACGGCGAGGCCCCTAGAATACCCGCAAATCAGGTGCAATATATGAACAAATTCCGCAAAATGAATCCGACATTTGAACATATGTTCTTTAATGGCGACGATATTGACCTTTTCTTTAAGTCAAACTATATGGAATATTATGACACATATAAACGACTTCCGTTTTTCATACAAACCCTCGATTTTTTCCGGTATTTAGCAATCTATCATTACGGCGGGTTTTATTTTGATATGGACATTGAACCGCTAAAACCTCTCGACAATGAAATACTAAATCATTCTGCGGTATTTCCGGTTGATGAGTATGCCAGCAAATTTGATTGTGCGAACAATCCGCGAATGCAATCGTTTTGTTTGGCCGGTCAGAACTTTTTGCTGGGACAATATGCGTTCGCTGCAACGGCAAAACATCCATTTATGAAATACGTTGTCGACCAGATACATCAGGGTCTTGAGAAATATATCCGAATTTCGAAGATAGTAAATCCGGAGGACAAAGATGCGATGCATTATTTTGTCTATAAGACAACAGGTCCGGATTTCATCACTGACTGTTATGTGAAATACCCAAACAAAGACCAGCTCTTCATATTATCGAACGGAAAACGCCAGATGTTTGGAAATTACGCGGAACATAAATACATAGGATTGTGGAAATAATGAGAGGATTGGGTCTATCGTCTTATCCGCCGTCTTATCCCTCGATATAGAGGTTATGAACTTGTTCCGATGGCATTCGTCCGATGGCGATAAAAAAGTAGGTCGCGCGCGATTTTCGTAGTAGGAAATTCATCCACTCCATATATATCTTGCAGTAATAACCATTCGAATAGACCGCCGACATAAATATAGACGTCGGATATTCCTAGACTGAGTAATTGGGCACGTTTTCGTCGAGGTGAATCATCGCAACTATTCTTGCCGTATAATACAATCTTTTTCGGCGTCTCCACATATTTCGACAGATATTCGTCGATGAATAATTCCTCTTCTGTAGGAGTCAATGTGCCAGCAATTAATACTTGTTCGGTGGCGTCCATCGTATGTATAATGGCGTATTTTTCCGGGTGCCGTAAGCAGTGTAATACGTTGTCAAATCCGATTGCGCGTTCGCCGAAAGAGGGAATCGCGGACTGAAAAATCCATTGGAGTAGAGAGGACATTTTATTCAAATGGATATTGATATATATTATTCAGTATATAGACTAATTTATATCGGTTTTACTTATCCTCTCAACAAAACATTTTACAAAAAAAAAGATAAATACAGCAGGCTATATAAATATACCATTTTGCAAAACCAAGCATAAAATACAATGGATTTATCACAAACAAAATTATCGAAATCGGAATGGGGGTCAGTAGAAATTCCCGTTTCCGAGCAAGAGAAACGTATCCTCTCGCTTATTTTAGGAGGATACGATTGTCCCACAATACACGCAAATCGCCATCAATCTCTTTTGCGGACGATGAAGGTGGAGACAAGTGAAGAAATGGAATATTATTTATATAAGACCTATTTTGCGAGTATTATTGGAGAGGACATTTCTGGTAAAAAAACCCACCGCAAAATCAAACCGCCAAATAAAGCCGACCAAATACGTATCCAAAAATTAAATGCCACAATTGAATCTCAACGCGGCACTATATTCGATTTTCTTCTTCTCGATTACGTAGTTGCTTCAAAGAAAGGGTCGATTAGTGCTCTTTATACTCTTCTTTATTTCCGCAAATTGTCTGTTCCCGGAATCAATCCATTCTTATTGCAATATGTCGATGAGTATGTGGCGAGTATAAACCTTGCGTCCCCCGAAATGATATGCGACGTATTTACAAATGCGACAACCATTATTGAGAAGAATAGGGTATTGACGGAATATGCGGACGAATCGCTTTATTCTCATCAGCGGGACCTATTTGCTATATTTAGAAAGGATACGCCAGCGGTCCCGAAATGTGTTCTTTATATGGCGCCTACAGGTACCGGAAAAACAATGAGTCCGATTGGGTTATCGCAGGGATATCGCGTATTATTTGTCTGTGCAGCGAGACACGTCGGATTAGCACTGGCTAAATCCGCAATCAGTGTAGGAAAGCGCGTAGCGTTCGCATTTGGTTGTGAGACGGCGTCGGATATTCGTCTCCATTATTTTGCGGCGGCAGATTATACGGTCAATCGAAAGACGGGAGGTATATTCCGTGTCGATAACAGCAATGGTATTCGCGTTGAAATTATGATTTGCGATGTAGCATCGTATTTAGTAGCAATGTATTATATGAAGTCGTTTCATCCAGTGGAGAAGATTATTACTTACTGGGATGAACCTACTATTGGTATGGACCGTTGTTCAGCCGAAGATGAAAACCCGGATGGACTGCACAAACTGATTCATCGTGTCTGGTCGCATAATCAAATTCCGAATTTGGTCCTCTCGTGTGCTACACTGCCGAAACCCGACGAAATCGGCGGTGCATTACAAGATTTCCGAGCAAAGTTTATGTCGGAAGATGGCGTCGAACCGGAAATCCATGTCATAGAAAGTCACGATTGCAAGAAAACGATTTCTCTTCTCGGAAAAGACGGCAAAGTCGTTTTACCGCATTCACTTTTCGCCGATTATTCGACACTGATAATGGATTGCGTAGACCATTGCGATTCCAACCGGTCACTTCTCCGATATTTTGATATGTCGGAAATTGTCCGGTTCTCCTCTCACGTACAATCGTATTTGCGAGAGGATATGCGCATAAGCAAATGGTTTAAATCGGTAGAATCAGTTACGATGAATTCGATTAAACTCTATTATCTTGCGATTTTGCGCGAACTTCCTCCGGACCAATGGACGAGCATATACCAATATATGAAAGATACGCAGAAACCGAAATTCGCATCACAAGATTCGGATATGGCTGGACAAGATATTCGCAAGATAAAGAGTGAATCGGGCGCACCACCGGCGAACAACGTTTTAATACGACAAACCAGTGTTGCGTCTTATAGGTCGCCACCGCCATTAACCGCATCTAGCGGAATCTTGCTGACTACGGCGGATGCACATACATTGACTGATGGACCGACGATTTACTTGGCAGAAGATATTGAAAAGATAGGTCGGTTTTATATTCAGCAATCGAAAATCCCGGATACAGTATTTGCTTCTATACAGCAGAAAATCGACCGCAACAATCTTATTTTGAAACAAATAAATCGAATGGAAAAAGAGGTGGAGGCGAAAATGGGAACTTCGACTACGGACGAAAAATCGTCGAAAAAGGCGGAGAAAGAACCGGCATCGAAAGAAATCCAGAGGATGTTGGACCAAATTCAGGAAATGCGCGCGGCAATGCAAACCGTACATTTGAGCGCAATGTATATTCCGAATACGAAACCACATCAGGAAATCTGGTTGCCGAAATCGGCGGGGTCGTCTTCGGTGAAAAACGCATTTGTGCCGAATGTAGATGAAGAGGATGTGCGCGAAATAATGGCACTGAATGTGGATAATCAGCAGAAATTATTGCTTATTTTGGGCATCGGTGTCTTCTCGCGTTCTACGGAGTCTGCGTATGCCGAAATAATGAAACGGCTCGCATATGAACAAAGGTTGTTTTTGATTATTGCGTCGTCGGATTATATTTACGGCACGAATTATCAGTTTTGCCACGGATTTATAGGGAAGGATTTGACGAATATGACACAACAGAAGACAATTCAGGCAATCGGTCGGATTGGTCGCAATCATATTCAGCAAGAATATACGGTCCGATTCCGCGACGATGGTGTGGTGGAGAGGTTATTCCGAACCCCGAAAGAGAATATGGAGGCAGATGTAATGAACCGGTTATTCTGCAGTGATGAATAAGGCGCGCGCGACTTTATGCGGTAAATAATAAATAATAGATATATCGTATAATATACAATATGTCTAAAAAACGAGTTCTTATTGAATCATTTGGATTATCTAGAACATTTAGCGTCTATTCGTAGAATTGTCCCTCTTGAAGCGGCACAAGGCCTCCCGTTAGGGAGGCCCGCCTTTGGAGCGACCGAGGGACAATTCCACTATATAGACGTTAAATGAAAAAGGGCGTATAAAAATATGCATTTGCACATTTATATATATTTATCCGTATGCGTATATAAAACAAAAATGCAAAAAACAGCGAAACTATCCAACATCCTTTCTAAGAAGAACAATCGCAAAACGCGTAAATGGTCGCTAAAATACAAACGCAGTATCGATTGCTCGCGTCCTCGCGGATTTTCGCAAAAACAATACTGTAAATACGGACGACGCTCAAAATAAATTATACCTTTTACCATATTCAATATCCAGTAAGAGGTTGGATAGCATAAGGGTTTGATTTCAAAGCACTCAATACATATGAATCGCTTCTGTCTGCAGAAAGACCGCCATATAATTGTTGATGTCCTCTCAATTCACCTATTTGAGAAGTTCCCGGAGTAGAATAAGGCATAGTTGGTGCAGCCGGTCTCCGATTCATCAAATCCCGCTCCATTCCAGCACTTGTTCGCACATTCACGTCCGTTTGTAGCAGAGACATATTACCCGGCACCAATCGCCCGTCAATCGTCGAAGATTTAATATCATTATTGCGCTGTCTATATTCCGCATCATACGTTCTGACCTCTTTCGCTAAAGCCGACCCCGCCACCCCGCTATATTCTGTCGTAGTATCTCGCCTATTTGTATATACATCCATCGGTCTCGTCACCATATATGCAGTGCTTGATTGCCCACTGTTAATAAACATATGGCCATTTGACCTTTCCGTTGTTTCGCGGATAGTCGGCGCTGGTCTATCGCCAGGATTCAGCAAATACGAATTCTTCACCGTGCTCTCCGCATTCTGGTAAGGGCGCAATGTGCCGACAGTATTTTGCTTTTTCGATGGTCTTAACACATCGAGGAGAGGAGCGACAACTGCTCCTAAAGCTCCACCAACAATACCAAAGTAATCATCGACATTTGCGGTGGAACGGTTGTTCGTGTATTTCTTGGCACTTTTTGCGCCAAAATCCGCGTCAAATACGTCGGTTCGCGTCGGGGCATCAACTGGTCCGAGAGGCACCGCACCAAGTTGATTGCGATGACTCGGCATATACTCGCCTTCCACATAGTGTGCATCCGTATCGTGTCTTCCTGCTGCGCCGATATAACTCGCCGTTGCTGTAGCGCGATTTTCCACTTCTCTATCAACCGGCATTCCGTGCAAAGGAGCAGATGACCCGGCTGCGCCTAAAGTAGCAAAATAACGGGTCTGGTCTAATTCGGCGACGCGGTCGGGACGGTTCTTCTCGACTGGAGCATGGTATCCGCGATTTTTTACCATACTTCCGGCTGGGCCTTCGTGGCCCAACATTGTAAGACCACTGGCTTTCTGTTTATTGCTGACGCGCAATTCGTCGGCGGTTTTTGGTAACCACATTTCACGCGCCATCATACCAGAGTTAAATCCGAGACTCTGGTTCTCTGCGTCTCCTCCTCTCCCTAAACCTGGTCGAACACGGATTTCTTCGAACGGCTTCACGTTGGATATTTTATTGCTGGGATTCACTCGGGATTGCTCGAAATCGGTAAAACTCGGCATTCCGTGAGCCCATTGCAAATTCTCACTGGGAGAGAAGAGAGGAGCGCGTTCCGTTTTCGATATATATTGCGAACCAGAACCTTGCATCGAATCGAGCAGTCCCTCATTCGAATTGTCGCCGGTCATACGTGTGCGTAATGTGCTTCCGAAAAACGGCACCATATTGTTATGCTGGTAATAGTCCGCTCCGACTTTATCGCCTGTCAATGAAGTATAGACCGCGTTTTTGTTATTGCCAAAGTTCCCTAAATCACGATTTATATTGGCGACGGAAACTGGGTCGAAATATTTGTCCGTATATACCTGTGGAGTATCGTATTTATTCGCGGTACTGAGACGACTTGTCACATCGGTCTCCGCACTTATAACTCCTCGGTCTTCGGGAAAATTGACATCCGGAACATCCGTATTCGGGAGAATACCTTCATATCCCTCTTCTGTTGTAGTAGCGGGTTTGTTTGTCACTAAATAAAGAGCGCCCAATGCTAATGCGGGTATTGCCAATTCCATCTATAATATTTGCAGTAATATACTATATCTTAGATTGCGTATAAGATATAATATCAACTAGCTCTTTTATTTTGCTATGCACGGATGTCTTCTTCCTCTCGTAACTCGGCGTTCGCTTTTCTTGCATCTACGTCTGCAGTGATTATACACACCACTCCGTTCTTCTCCTTTCTTGCAAGACCCAATGCATCGATTCGAATGCGGTTTGCGGTGTTTCGGCGACACACACTTGTTACGGCATCTTTTAGTTTTGTTGTTTAGGGTTTTCGCCATTCTTCTGCATTTTGTATAAGACTGCATATTGTATATTATATAGTGGGATTAATGTCTATTCGCGGAATTGTCCCTCTTGAAGCGGCACAAGGCCTCCCGTTAGGGAGGCCCGCCTTTGGAGCGACCAAGGGACAACTCCACAAATAGAGATTGATGTATTATCCTACCGATATCTACTTACCTACTAAATTACAAGACGGAAGCACACACGTGTAATGGTCTTTTACTAAAATCCTCGTTTGAATTTGGTCGTCGAACGGTTTTATAACGTGTGCTTGCGGATTAATGAGAGGTGTTTCCCATCGCGTTTGCTCTAAATCACGGAACATCCACGCTGGATGACTGGCCCTCGATTCATCCACGTGCACATCACTAGAAGGAAAATAGATTTGATAACCGGAGTGAATACCAGTTTCTTTGTAGGTTCTCACATCGTGCGAGAGAGGTTTTCCTAAACCGCGGAATTCACTCTCTAAATTAGTAGAATCCGACCACATATTCGCACCCCACTTCTGAAGACGAATCTGCGAATCCTCTAAATATGGCATTTGAACACCTGGTCCGGGCGTATCGAGCGCATATCTACCTGCAAATGTGCTTTGTTGTAATCCTTTATATATTCGTGCTTGGTCATCGTGAATTCGGGTAAATGCCATATTTCAAATAAACAAAACAATACTGTATATACAATCGCGAATATTTCTCAAGAGGCAAATAAATCAGTAGGGTGCAAAATAATATAAACCTCTCTATTTGCAAAATACATATCTGGTAAAAATGCCAATTCAATTTAATATTGTTTCTCCTAGACAAATTCCGAAATTATGTTTGAATATGATTGTGAAGAATGAGAGCAAAATTATTCTCCGTCTTCTCGAATCCGTTTCAAATGTAATAGATAGTTATTGCATTTGCGATACAGGAAGCACAGACAATACAGTTTCTGTCATAGAAGAATTCTTTGCGGAAAGAAACATTCCCGGCAAAATCGTTTGCGAACCATTCTGCGATTTCGCCTATAACCGCACATTTGCCCTAAAACAATGTGAAACAATGTCGGTGGATTATATTCTGCTTCTCGATGCAGATATGGTATTCCAATTAGGCCAAGGAGTAACCCCTGTCGAATTCAAACTCAAATTAGTAAATGATGCGTATCATATGTTTCAAGGTACAGACACATTTTACTACAAGAATGCACGGCTTGTCAAAAACCGCATCGGTGCAAGTTATTGGGGAGTTACACACGAATATCTGAAAACACCCGACGGGTCTTCTTATGGTCTGATTGAGAAATCCGTCGCATTTATTAATGATATTGGCGATGGAGGCAGTAAAGCAGATAAGTTTGAACGCGATATTCGTCTCCTCCTAAAAGGATTAGAGGAAAATCCGAATAACGACCGATATACGTTTTATTTGGCGAATAGTTACCGCGACCACGGAGACAACGATTTAGCAATCGAATACTATAAAAAACGTATCGAAATTGGAGGTTGGCACGAAGAAGTATGGCACAGTTATTATAGTATCGGTAAATGCTATCGCGCTAAAGGCGATATGATAAGCGCCATCCATTGGTGGATGGAAGCCTACCAGTTTTTCCCGAAGAGGATTGAGAATTTGTATGAGATAATCACGCATTATCGCCAGATTGGTAAAAACCAGCTTGCCTATATGTATTACATTATGGCATTGAAACAAATCCTTCTCCATCCAAACCCGGATTATTTATTTTTGCAGCGCGACGTATATGATTACAAACTCGACTACGAATTCTCCATTATCGGATATTACTGCAATGTAGATAATTACGATATGACGCGAATTTGCACAAAAGTGCTAAATTGCAAGTCAGCGGAGTGGAATATTGTCCGAAATGTGATGAGCAACTACAAATTTTATTCAAAACGATTGTGCGACTATAAAACCGAATTCCCGCTAAATGTGGAAATCGCACTAGAAAATATCGGGAAAGAGTTGATGGACCGAGAGCCAGATTCGGTCTTTTTCGTGAGAAGTACACCGACACTGGCAATCCGAGGAAATGAATTGGTCGTAAATGTCCGATTCGTAAATTACCGCATCAATGACCGAGGCGGATACGATAATCGAGAATTTATTGCCACCAAGAATGTGATTGCCACATTCAATATGGACACGTGGAAGAAAACATCCGAAGACTTTATGTGGTATGATGCAGAGAAAGATAATTTGTATGTCGGATTAGAGGATGTGCGATTCTTTTACTCGGAATCGAAGAATACCCTGATGTATAATGCGAATAGGGGACTTGGGCCGCACAATCTGAAAGTGGAACACGGACAAGTATTGACACGACCTGAAGCAGAATCGCGACCGGAATCTACCTCCGGCATTGTTACAATGGACGGCCAGCGCGATATTGAGAAGAACTGGGTGATGTTTGAAGACGCAGCAGGTAATTTGAAAATGATATACAGTTGGCACGATTTAGTCATTGGAAACTGCGTTGCGACCGAATATGGTGAATATGAATTCCGGCGAACACACACAATCAAAACCCCCGCAATGTTCAAATATTTACGCGGTTCTACAAATGGCGTCCGCATAGGAGATGAAATCTGGTTTATATGCCATGTCGTGTCTTACGAAGACCGCAGATACTATTACCATGTGATGTTTGCCATTGATGCTACCACATATGAAGTCCGTCGATTTACTCCTATGTTTACATTTGACGGTGAAAAAGTAGAATATACACTCGGATTTGTTTATCTGGAAGATGCCCAAGAACTGCAGAAACATTCGGACGTAGATGGGACACAATTTACGTTCAGTGATTCGGCGGAAGACGGAACATTCTGGATTGGATATAGTAGAATGGACTGTTCGACTCATTATATGGCAGTGAAAAAATCCGCCATTGAGAAGTTAATGACGGCATAATCCTATACGCCACATCTCACTTTGAGACCGATAATTTACTTTTTATGTATCAGCAACCCCACGAATAGCGTATAATAGAATTGATTCATATAGACATCTATTTATCATAGTCTATATGAATATCGTCCAGCTCGCTCTATTTCTTCCTCTTGTTTCCTAGAATGGTATATGTCGAAATGTAACTTACCGCAAATGCTATGAGTGTATACGCAACACCCGACCAAATCATTTGCCGTGTTCCTCTCGTCAAATCGACAAATCCTTCTCTTTTTACGTCATTGCGCTTGCGCAAATACAATTTATCGCAAATATTCTGCATATTTTCGGCATCGCGCTTCCTGTTATCTGTGCGTATTCTGTAAAATACAGTCTTGCTGTCAATCAAATCCGGGTCGAATTCGGCCGAAACAAACGCGAATTTAGCAGTCGGATTGGTCAATGATGTCTTGTCTTTCATAAATACGCCGATAGAGACATCATCGACTATATCGTGGCGGATGTTCGATTTCTCACGAACCATTTTATCTGCCAAGTCTCTTGACAAGATAATACTTGTCCCACTTACATATTCTGTTCCCCATAGAGATTTATCTGCTATGCCACCCGGTTCATCCAACCATTGCAGATGATTTATCAATCCGCCAGTATATACGTGTGTTCTAGGAAGCGTTTCGCAAAAAAATTTCAGTTCGCGAATATTGATAACGGTCGATATATTGGTCCGCACCACATAATCCGTGTCAGGCCATTTATTCAGCAAATATTCAATTGCTTCTACGGTTTTTCTGGTAATTCCTAAATATGTCTCCTCTCCCTTTACATAAATCATATCGTCTTCTATTTCTACGCTGGACGATTGTGTTTTTCGGTAAGTAACAAAATAGGAACGCACATCAACATCCGAATTGCAGTACGTTTGCTGTGTTTTTCGCATTTTATTGTAATGCTCATCATCTTCGGAATAAATGAATAGTAGGAGTATTTTCATTTATGTATCCACCTAATATATATTGATATGCCCCGTAAGGGAAAATGTTTTTCTTCGTGTCAAAAACGACCTAAATCCGAATGCGAACCATCAGAATGTTATTATACCAAAGGAAATGAACCGCGATACAGATATTGCCGTCTCGCGTTTACTCGCAAAATGAATTCAGAATGCGTACCATTTCCTAAAACCCCCGAAAAAAACTTGACTGCAAAAAGTTTGACTACCAAAAGTTTGACTACCAACAGTTTGACTACCAACAGTTTGACTGCCAAAAGACGTCCAATGTCAAGAGAGGAGAAGTCGCAATTCCGTAAAAAAGTAGCTACTCGTAAAATCGGCCGATTTTTCCGTAAATATGAACCCCGCGTCCGTTCCAAGTTCCTCCAATCCGTTTGTTCCGACGCAGGTGTATGTATTGCGTTCGGCACTCACGCAGATGCCATTCGAACACATTTCAACGATTTTAGCGATTTTCACCTTTTGTCGAAACATCTCAAACAAATCGGTGCAGTAAGTGCAAATGGGTTTGTCAAAGAACTCGAATACGAACACAAAGGATACCGCGCCAACGCAATATTGAAATCGTCTACGAAACCAAATGCAGACAATTTATTGTATGAAGCGCTGGTTGGATTTTTCTTGAATAAACAATCGAAATCGTTACCTTGCTTCTTAGAAACATACGGATTATACAAATATACAGAAAACATAACATATGTAAATTTGAAAACAATGCGCGAAAATCGACCCGAACTTTTGCAGTCCGGACTAAAACGTATTGCAGAAATACCGAGCGAAATAACGGACTCCATAATTCGACGGTCTAGTCGAAACCCAGTATCATTGTGCGTATTGATACAACATTTGAAAGAGGCACAAACACTCGAAAATATGTGTCAATCACCCGTATTTGTTCGCAATGATTTAGTATATGTGCTTTTCCAAGTATATATGGCACTACATACTCTTGCTGGTTCATTCACTCATTATGATTTACACAATTCAAACGTTCTGGTATATAAACCGGTCAAAGGAAAATACATTGAGTACCATTATCATCTAGAGGATGGTACCGAATTTACATTCAAATCGCCCTATATAGCAAAAATAATTGACTATGGTAGATGCTATTATAGAGAGGACAAATCGTCGAATAGCAAAACATTCCTGAAAAAATTGTGCAGTATAGACCCGAGTTGTGGAATAGTAAGTGGATACGGTTGGTTAAATAAACTACCTAACACATCTTCTTATTTTATATCAAGTCAAACATACAATTCAAGTCACGATTTACGTTTGCTAAAGATACTCAGCACATTGAAAGGAAGAGGAATGGAATATGGTCTCCGCAATATAATGAATAAAGTTGTTTATGTCTCCGGATTGTCCAATAAAGAATTATATTACGGAACCAAATCAAATAATGTGTCCGGATTACCCAAGCATATAAACAATGTATCAGATGCCTACCGCGACATACTTTCTTACGCGAAAACACCAGAGGTTGCAGAACATAATGCAATAGGATATGGAAACAAGGCAAATAAATTGGGCGAATTACACATCTATAGTGATAGACGGCCGATGAAATATCGGGATTCAGCGTCCGCATAACCTCTACTCATATAGATTTTTAGCTTCTACCCATATGGATTTTTAACGTCTATTAGTGGAGTTGTCCCCTAGGTCGCTCCAAAGGCGGGCTGTCGGTCCTCCCTAACGGAAGGCCTTATGTCGTTTCCCGTGGGACAATTCCACGAATAAACGATAAAACCTATCGCAAGTCGTATTATTTCGTTTCAATACGGTCAATAAGTTTGCAGTAGAATTCGTCTGGAGTCCAATGTGCGGGGTCTTTTGAGAAGATGGAGTAGGATTGGTAGAAATATGCTAAATAATCGTAGGACATAAGAACGGCGAGACCGATTTCCGGATTTTCGGAAAACATAAGTGCTGCTGCAGCGGTATAGAGGCGTTGGAATTCTGGACGGTCTTTTGTGTCGAGATAGACTTTGTCTAAATACTTTGCGACGGCGACAGAATCGTAGTTGTATTCATCGATGGTTTCGGGAGAGACTTTGGGGTCGGTTGGGTCGCATTTAATGTCTTCGGTTTCGTAAAAGACAGTTGGGTCCATTTGTATCAGATTGCGTAAAAACGCGCGGTATTCTTGGTCGGAATCGTACATTTTTGTAATAGAGGAAAATGTATGATTCTGTTTATATTGTTGGGATTAGTGTTTTCTGCTATTTTTCTTGCGGTGTGTTACTCTCTTTTTCGAGTTTTTCGCTTTCTTTGATTTACCGCCCTTCTTGGAACGGCGTTTTCCGCCTTCAAATGATGATGTAACCTTAGTCGGGTCTACACACCATTCATTGCCCTTTTTCTCAACTTCAACACTTATTTTTGTGTCAGTTTCGGCTCCAGATGCTTTTACAGGTGTGACTACAGATGCGTCTCCAGTTTGGGCATTATTTTCGTCATTATTTCCCGTATTATTCATTTTAATGTAAATTTATATACATACCAGGTATATATTTATGTTTCACCTATTTGTGAAGATAACGCAAAAAATTAACGTCTATTAGTGGAGTTGTCCCTCTAAATCGAAGATACCTTTGGTTAAATCGAAGATACCTTTGGTTAAATCGAAGATACCTTTGGTTAAATCGAAGATACCTTTGGTTAAATCGAAGATACCTTTGGTTAAATCGAAGATACCTTTGGTTAAATTGAAGATACCTTTGGTTAAATCGAAGATACCTTTGGTTAAATCGAAGATACCTTTGGTTGAAGCGACACAAGGCCTCCCGTTAGGGAGGCCCGCCTTTGGGCCCACATTTGGATAGACCGAGGGACAATTCCGCAAATAGACGTCAATTCAAGAAAACCAACATATTACACATTTGCTCAGTAAAACAACTCCCTTCCTCTCAATCTATTCCTCCAAAAAAGTTTTTGGAAGTAAGATAGGAGAGGTGGAATATTCATTTGCTATAGAATTAGAAACGCATATTCGGTCTGGCATCTTTTGCAAATGCCCCGTCTTGCGCCAATTCTCTTGTCTGGACACCACCTCTCACCCATCCTTCTAAAGCACTCTCTTCAATTGTGTTGCGCGTATCATTTACGCGGTTTTTCATTTCAGAATCGACCGGATACATTGTATAGTCCATAAATGATTTTGTCATTATGGTTGAAACGCTTTTCTTGTCTTGGCTATTCTCGCCTTGTAACATTTGCGATTCCAACAAAGGGTCGCACGAACCTTTTCCTAAATAAGGAATGGTTAAGAAAGGGCGTTGGTTCAATGACAATTTCTCTAAACTTCTCTCCTGTTCTGTTTTCAAAAGAAGATGCGAGTCCATATCGACCAATTTGCCAATCAATCCAGGACCATTCATTGCACCCGAAAACATCACATTTGGTTGCTGGGTAGCAAAATTCACGTGTCCATTTTCGGCTGGTTCAGCAAAATAGTTCGATAACATATAGTTGGAATAACGAGTATTCTCCATATTTCGCTGTGTATTATCTACGTGGTCTGCCCCGATTCTACCAGTATTGAAAAATGTATAATCCGTCATATTTATAATATCGTTAATATACTATTATAAATCATTTTCTGTTGCAAATTCATTTGTGCGAGAGGAAGTTTCTATACAAATGTATGTCGCATAGCAGCGGCATTTCGAGCACAAGCGAATTTATTGCCTTCCGCGCAAGATATCATACCACCATAGCAGAATTCTGCGAATGCTTTTTGGTCGTCGGGTGTTGTGGTTGAAGGTGTCGAATAAAATTGTCGCATAGATTGTTCAAATGTTAATTGTTCCCCTAAATCTTTAAACAATTTATCGGAAATGTCGGGTTGCCCTGGATTCGCATTCATTACTGCCTCTTTCGCCGCAAGTAATATGCTCTGATTCGTTTGGTCGTTGTATGCGGGAGGCGCGGGTTTCTTTCCGGGGTTTCCGTTTATATCGGTCAAAAGCACATTGCTAAACGGATTGCTGGCGCTCGGTTGCTGAAAGACTTCCGTTGGCGCAACGAGGACGGAATCGGCTTGCTCACCTAAAGCGGCCAATGCGGGGCTGTCTTTCTTGGTCTGACCACCTAAACCGGTAAATGCGTCGGTCTTCTGTTTTTTGTGTCCGGCAGAGTAATAGTGTACTAAATAAACCAATCCGACGGAGAGGATGCCGAATAGAATACTGCGCGTTTTCCCGGTGATAAAGTAGACGCATAATGTTAGGACGATTATCATTCGGGTAATAGCGTTCATTTTCTGGTTGTAGGACATTTCGCCAGATGGAAAGAATTCCGTTAAATAAGCAGAATTCATTAGAATATTCGGGTTTTCCGACCAAAACGGCACATCCTTTTTCGACTCCGCGTTTTTTTTCATTTCCGAATTATCATATTCATCAAACGATTCAGATAGGTCTTTTTTCGTGTCTTTCTTCTCCATTATGTATAATTCGCGAAATATATTTGCTTTATATAATTCTACTCCATTTCTTTTCGTTTTATACACCTCTTATCAATTTGCAATGTTTCGCATTTGACCTCTTGAGGTACAATCTGCAAAACACATTTTGCTTTGTTTCCGTAGAGAGGAACGACACAGCCTTTCTCTGAGGAGGAGGATGATGATGATGTCCGTTTCACCGTTTTGTTTCGCCGGATGCATTTTCTGGCCATTTCTTCGAAAGGTTTGGCGCATCTAGCCCGGAAATGTTCATACCTCTCGCGCACATCGGCATAGGTGAGCCCGGATTTTTTCTCCAGCATCGTATTGACATATTCGTGCAAATCGTAAATGTAGCGCGAGAATGTTTCGCGCGATTTCATTTTCGACATTGTGAGAGGATGTTTTTTGAATGTATTCACCAGATTTTTCCGGCATTTTCCGCAAGGTAAAACATATTGCAGTTCTAATACGAAATTGCGGTAATGTTGTTTGTCTTCTGGTGTTGGCTGAACTGGATAGTTGAAACCCATTGTATGGAGATAGTGCCAGATACCTGGTCCCCATACGGTTGTCAGCATACCATCATTACTGCTATAATCGGAAGAATTATACACTTTCTTACTTCGACGCATTTGCTTACAATATAGTCGCATTTTTTGATTTTCGTGTATAGTTATTTTCGGCAAATAGCAGTCGCGTGTAACAATGGGTGCAATTTATTATTGCAATAGTATATACGCACGGATGTCTGCACTGTTGAATTTAATCTATTTTCGATTTAAAAAGTATTTGCCGAGGATATATGGTGTCCTCTTCTTATTATTGATAGTAGCCGTATTGTACTACGTTTATAAATATATTTATTTGAAAGAGAAGAAGGAGAAAGTGTTTAAGGATGTGGCAAATGCAAATACAACTGGGCGCGGTATTACCGTCTTTATGTTTCACGTAGATTGGTGTCCGCATTGCAAAAAAGCGATGCCCGAATGGCAAATGTTTAGCGACCGATACAACAAGACTTCTCTAAATGGATACCAAATCGAGTGCCGTGATGTGGATTGCACAAAATCGGAAGACCCCGAAATTAAGAGTATGATTGACAAGTATGGTCTAAAGCAATATCCTACTGTGTTGGCGGTTGTTCCTGCACAGGGAGGAAAAGAGACGATTGTAGAATATGAGGCAAAAGTAAAGATGCCGTATTTAGAGAAGTTCGCTACGAGTCTTACTATGGAGAGTGAATAACCCGATTTCCGTTTTGAAATCATTCCAACGGTCAACGCCAAGTTGTATTTTTTGTTGCCGACTTTCGCGGGTTTTTAATACATTGCAGACTTCCAAGGCGGTTGTTAAATTATCGGCAATCGTCATCGTATATTTTGAACTCGGTTCTTTGTATATTTTATTGCTAACTTTATTCACTATATCCACTATATCCAATAAGTATTCTATAATGGTTTCATATGGAAACTCGGGTTTGGTATTCGCATCGACGGTCGGGTTCGGATGGTGTATCTTTTTGATTCCGAATATTTCATCGGGGGATATTCCATTCTCAATGCAAATTTGCAGAGGATAATTGCATATGATTGCTCCGTCGATGTAGATTTCGCCATTAATGACATTCGGTCGAAAGAGCAATGGCAACGAACACGAACTATATATGGCGTCAATTACAGTCCAATCAGGATGCGTTTTATGGGAAATGTCGATATAATCAATTGTGTCATTTAGATGGGTCGTATAAAAATGGATTTCTATTCCGGTGAATTCATATAGTTCCTGCATTGTTACATTTAGGGACAAATCGACGGCTTTCATTATAGGCGATATAATATCGATTAATGTATCTTTGCCGAAAATCCCGGCATTTTTGTAGGAACTCAGTATTTTGTCTGGTGATAGACTCATTAATTGTTCCCACGGGCGCTTAATGAAAAAATCGTCCAACTCATCCCAATTAAAATAGGGAATGAATAACATTGTTAACAAAAACAATCCGCCACTTGAAACGCCGTGCATCGTTTGAATATCTTTTATATTCCAAAATCCGTCCTTATGCGATTCGCGGAGTGCGCCATAATAAGAGAATCCTGTTGCGCCTCCCCCAGATAATAAGAGATGCCTTATTTTAGGCCGGCTGTCTTTTTCATTTGTTGTTGGTTCTTGGTCCGAATCCATTTTTTAGCATACCTAAACTGTGTATTTTGCTTTATATTATCATACGTCCATATAAATGACACAAAATATTTATTACGTAAATTGTTTTCTTGGGTATAATTAACCTCTACTCATATAGATTAAAAATCCATATGAGTTTCGGCAAACGCGGATACGAAGTGATAGCGGAGTTGTCCCTTGGTCGCTCCAAAGGCGGGCCTCCCGTTAGGGAGGCCTTGTGCCGCTTCAAGATGGACAATTCCACTATATAAATGTTAAAAAGAAAATATTTAAAGAAATTAAATTTTATATATCATAGACAATCGATGATACCAAAACATATTTTTCAATCTTGGCATACAAAGGATTTTCATCCACGGGTGCAGAAGTATATAGATGAGATAAAATCAAAGAATCCCGAATACACACATACGATATTTACGGATAGTGAAATGGATTCATTTGTAAATGAACATTTTAGAGGAGTCATAGCAGACTGTTATAATCGGTTAAATATAATTGTGGCAAAAGTAGATTTTTGGCGATATTTAATTTTATACAAGTATGGTGGTGTATATTTGGATATGGATTCGTATATAAACAAACCGTTGCGCGAGCTCATACGCGATGAAGATGAATGCGTTATAACCGCAGAAAATAATCCTGGATTATTTGTGCAATGGGCACTTATATTTAACAAAGGTCATCCAATATTAAAAATCGTTATTGATTTGATTGTTTCGAATATACAAAATAATAGCTATCCAAATGACATACATAAAATGACCGGTCCGTCTGTATTCAGTAAAGCAGTTAATTTAGCGCTTACAGTCGATAGTTATTCTTACCGAATATATGGCATTGATTACAACGGTCATTTTTCATTTAAACATCCAGATAGTTATTTATTGTATAAATTTAAACCCCATTGGAGATATGAACAACAAATAAAACCACTATTGTTGTAGCGGTATTTATCGTCTATTAGCGGAATTGTCACTCTTGAAGCGGCACAAGGCCTCCCGTTAGGGAGGCCCGCCTTTGGAGCGACCGAGGGACAATTCTACGAATAGACGTTAATCTGTATGAATAGAGGTTATATTTGAATGTGTGTAGATTATTATTGATTCTTTATACCAATAATAATATTATAGTCCTTTTTCTCAGAAAATGTCCTGTTTCTTATTTACAGAAGATGATGATAATGTGCAAAAAATCAATATTGATGAATTGTATGAGAAAAAACAGAAACGCGACCAACGGCAAGTGAGTATATTCAATAAAATTCTGAATCGTATTAATCGCCGTATAATAACAACCTCTCGTATGAAGCAAGAAGAAAATTATATTTGGTATCAAGTGCCTCCTTATATTTTCGGCGAACCGATTTACGACCAAACAGATTGCATTGCGTATGTGGTAACGAAATTAGCGGAAAACGGATTCACTGTCAAATATATTAATCCAGGTACATTGTTTATTAGTTGGGACAATTGGGTACCTTCTTATGCCAGACAAGAAATCCGGAAACGGACGGGATATGTATTAGATGAAAAGGGCAATATCGTCGACCGTATTGAACCGAAAGATAAGTCACAGTCAGAGGAAACAGACGGAGTTGTTATTGGAAAAGAGGTTCCTTCAAATGACCCGAGAACACCGGCAAAAGAAACGAAAAAATATACACCAATTGCGCAATACAAACCGACTGGCGGACTCATATATGGCGATGCATTGGAGAAATTGGAAAAACGCGTGACATTCAAGTAATGTCTCCTCTCCATTCCTCTTCCTCATTTCCGGTTTTATGCGTTTGGCATATTCGTAGCAAATACATATTGCAGTGCGTTTTCATAACTATTCTTTTCCTGTGGAGGTATTTTGTCAATAACTTTTGTTTGAATATCCGTTAATTTACTTGACAGCGGAAAGGACGCTATCCCATCACGAATATAATCAGTAAAAGGAAATTCATTTGTAGTATTTATTTGTTTTTCGTTTTCAGATATCAAATGCATTAAATATGCACAATAATAGGATAAATGACTGACATCTGAAGAGGGCAATGTTATTTTTATATCTGTTACGTGTTTGATGCATTCCGATACAATATTTAAGGTATATGGATGTCTCGTAAGAACATACCTCTCAATAAAGTCGTATATAGTATCGTGTTCAAACTGCAATCGAATTTGCTGCATAAACGTAAGACATTTGGAACTATATATAGCGAATAGCTTTGCTAAAAAATCGATATTTTGTTTGGATTCAAGTATGTCTTTTTTCATAATTACGAATAAAGGATGAATAATAGCCGGGGTGTAAAAATGTCCTTCTTTTTGGTTCGCATTTTTCATTTTTAAATACTCGGATACTCCGGCGGAGTCCACATTTTGTTCTGTTTTTCTTTCTCCACAACAATCCGCATCCTCCGATTGTAGTTCTTTTAAAACGACATTCGTGTGTTTCGGCAAAATATTATCATCTTTGGTCATTTTGGATGAGGAGAACCCCCAAACATAAGTTTCCAGAGAAGTTCTATTCTTTTCGAAAATGGTCTTTAGATATTCGGTAAAATTGTCAAAATTGCGCAATATATATCTTTGCAATATCTTCGTTGCAGAATGAGAGGATATGTTTTCACAAAGAGCGTCGAGTATTTTATGGTATTCTGTGTTCATATATTCAAGCAAAATTGGCTGACTCGTTTTGTTATTTATGTCGAGACTGTCGCAGTTTGCCATTAGGAATACATCTTGAAATCCATCTTTTATAATACCGGAATCTTTCCCTAATGCATTTATTTTATCTTTTATGCTAATCTCGACGTGTTTATCTACGTGGTCAGTAATCGAGTTTAAATTATAAGCAGTCGGATAGAATTTATCTATGCAGTTGTCGCCTTCGCCACCACCCTCTTGTTTTTGTTTTCTTATGATTGGTTCAGGGACGTTAGTATAACTTGTCGAGCTTAAAGTATTTAACTTATCATCAAATAATTGATATATACTTTTCGGCAGGTTTGTATCTGAGGCGTTATTTGGAATGATTTCTGGACCGGCTATAATAGTACGTAATTTATCCATTAACTTATTGCGGGAGGTTATTGCATAACTACACAATAAATGTTCAACCATCGAGGTGTGCAAATTATATACGGTTGAGAGGGATGCGGATTTGCTTAGCGATATATCTTTGCCAAAGTATTCATTTTCAACTAATTTTACTTTGTAATCAATCAATTTCTGGAGTTTTTCTGTAGAATTATCTTTATTCTTGGGAGCTATTTCTTCTGTTCCTTCTGTTCCTTCTGTTCCTTCTGTTCCTTCTGTTCCTTCTGTTCCTTCTGTTCCTTCTGTTCCTTCTGTTCCTTCTGTTCCTTCTGTTCCTTCTGTTCCTTCTGTTCCTTCTGTTTCTTCTGCTTTTTTTGTTCCTTCTGTTTCTTCTGCTTTTTTTGTTTCTTCTGTTCCTTCTGTTTCTTCTGCTTTTTTTGTTTCTTCTGAGTCGTCGGTTACTTTTCCGAGTTCAAGAGGATTATTGCCTCCTTCTTGTTTTTCTGCGGGGGTGCCCATATTTTGGTTTTTTAAATATTCTTTTAACTCGGCGATAATGGTATCATTTCGAATTTTTAACGCATTATACCAGTATTTGCAAATTACATTCAGTATATTGTCGCGAACGGCTTTATCGCCAGAATTGGCATAATAGATACTTAACAAGTCTTCTTTTAATTGTGCCTTTACCTTGTCAATCGTGTCTTTCGGGTTTTCAATGTGTTTTTCTTTAATTTTGGCGACTATTTTGTCGCCAATTTCTTTTACATTTTCATCAACATTGCAAGGTTTAAGTAGATTATATGTATTATTACCAGGTGTTAGTGATGGCATGCCGTGCATTTTTGGTATGCCAGGAATGGATGCGGGGAGGTCGCCAGGAATGGATGCGGGGAGGCCGCCAGGAATGGATGCGGTGCCGATTTGTTGTGGTAATGTGCTAGGAATCTTGGGGATACTCATTTACAGCTTGAATATTTATAATATCCGGTTACATTGTTTTCATATGACTTTGACCCCTTATCCGCAACAAAATTGAATTGCATAATGATATAAATATAAAACGCCATTATTCAATTAGAACCAACATAATAGTAATCAAAAATGAGCATATCTTATCAATCAAAAAGCGAAAAGACAAAAAAACGTAAAAACTTAATATCCTCTGCAGAAAAAGAAAAAATGTGGGCGGCGTTCCAATCCGAGTCAAAACCAAAGGACGAAGAAGAAGCACCAACAGTTAATTGCGTTTATCAATCGCCACCGATTACAAACGAATGTGCCAGCTGCGGTTCAGCATTGATGGTTATGGATGATGGATTTCCAACCTGTTTAAATAAATCGTGCGGTATGGTCTATACGGACACGCTCGATTATTCGCCTGAGTGGCGTTATTTTGGTGCGGATGATAAGAACGCAAATGACCCAACGCGGTGCGGAAATCCAATCAACCCACTGCTCGAAATGTCGTCGTATGGATGCAAAGTATTACATACACCTAAATCTTCGAAGGAGATGATGAAGATTGGAAAATGGATTGCGTGGCAATCAATGCCACATAAAGAGAAATCGCTTTATGACGAATTCCAGTTCATTACCATTATGGCCCAGAATGCAGGTATCAATAAAATATTCATCAATCACGCAATGGCAATTCACAAAGATATAAGCGAGCAAAAAATATTTCGAGGTATCAATCGCGATGGCATAAAAGCTGCATCTATCTATATTTCTTGCAGACTGAATGGATGTCCGCGCACTTCTCACGAGATTGCAGAAATATTCAATATTGATAAAGCGAGTGCAACCGCCGGGTGTTCTATGGCGGTCAATATTTTGAACAATATAGAGAGAGGAGTCGCGACGGATTCACAAACCGACCTATGTCTTACCAAACCTAGCGATTTTGTAGATAGATATTGCAGCAAACTTGGTATATCTGATGAACTAGTAATGGTTGCGAGATTTGTTACTGAGAAAGTGGAGAATGGTGCAGTCAAATGCAACAATACACCACATTCAATTGCGGCCGGCATTATTTATTTCGTGGCACAGAATTGCAACCAACCTATATCAAAAACGGACGTCCGCCGCGTTTGTGGAGTGAGTGAAGTGACCATTAATAAATGCTTTATGAAAATGCAAGAAAATGTGGACCAATTAATACCGAAAATGATTCGCACTAAATATTCCGCAACGCATACGTAACGTGCTCTCGACGAAATAACAGGTAAGAATAACTGAAATATGAAAAATTGAATATTTTTATTTTGCTATGTTAATAATAGCAAAATAATATCATCGCCGAATATTCTTCTGCAAAAAAGCCCAGAAAATGACAACAAGAGAACACGCTATTTTGGATTACAACACAGCATATAATTTGCTGGTAGATACGTCGAAACTGTTGTATCCAATGTGTAATGTGACACTTCCGCTGATTGGCGATTACAGAACCGAATTGCAAGAACCGCCTGAATTATTGGACATCATATATCAGACGGTTATAAATATCGATAATGTATGCAAACTACTTACCAGCGCAATTAAGCATTGCTATATAAGTGAGTTATTATCCGCCGTTAAAATTCACAAGGACGTATTAAACACTATCATTTCCGAATATATCAATAATCGTATTATGGAATTCGATTTTACAGACGAAATCGATTATGTGCAATTCCCATTGTATAAAGTATATATTCGACACAATCGGTATATGGTTTCTTCGATGATTCAATCCGGAATATGTTATTCAGGAAGTATCCACCATACTGGTAGCGAACATACTACAATTGCAACTAGAATGATTGTAATAACGCGTGGCAATGTGCAACGTCTCCTTACTCCGAAAATATACTATAATATGCAACCAGTTATTCAATATTTCTCTCCGGTAAAATTGTTGTCTATCGTAAATGAATATGTTCCTCAAGGGGAGGAAGAAGATACGTGTCCTATATGCTTCAATGAAATTGCTAAAGGTAAGATGCTACGAACAAACTGCGAGCACGGATTCTGTTTGCAGTGTATGATAAATTATGCCGAATCGATAAAAAGGAATACTACTCATCCGACTTGCCCATGTTGCAGAAGAGTAATTGTCGGAGTGAAATCAGGTGATAAAGATATTTGCAGACAATTTAGTAACCATATAACTTCTATGTAAAAACAAACCGGAATAATACAATAACCTTTTTTGTTTTTGCGGATAGGCGACGAATAGAGGGACCAAAGGCGGGCCTCCCTAATGGGAGGCCTTGTGTCGCTTCAGCCCTGCATCCCCAATAATACGGGACTATATCCGGGTTTTATTCATATGTCCCATAAAATTGAATGCCTTTTTATTTCTGGCTTTCTACTGACAGCTCCTCATTCTCTGAAGTAATATTACGACAACCGCGTAATACTAGTTCAGACCTCTATTATTCACTACTAAAAGCAAAAATAACCTTACTCAAAAATGTCTAGGCGTATTATTCGGTGCTCTCAGTGCGGAGAAATCGGCCACAATCGACGCAATATAAACTGTGTAGCGAATCAGCACCGTCGAGAAATTTCGGCGGCGCGCGCAAACGAGATTGCTGTGGCAACCGCGAGTTATAATAGAGCGCTCGGTTGGTTAGTGCAAACCTCTCGTATGCTTCGTATGACTCGCGCAGATGTGTGCCGAAACATAAGGGCATTCCCATTAATTGAGGATGCAGGGGCGATAGATTCTCCCCCGATGACAGACTTGGTCCAAGTCATCTATACCACTCTCGTCTATATTAATCGCGTATGTAATGTATTAACCGACATATGTGAGTATACCGAGTTAGATATAAACACGTTGGTAGAAGCACTTAAAGTGCAGACCGATATACTGAACGGTATCATAATAGAATACATTCATACTATTCAAATTACAATTCCGGTGTTTCGTGTTCCATTGCACATCGTTCAAATCATACACACACCGCTTGTTGTTTCGGCAGTAACTTTCTCCGGGTTATTTTATTCTTCAATAAACAACACATTTATGCATATTCGAGAATATAGTGCTGGTGTATCATTGAGAAGTATTGCAATCACACAAGAAAATGTGGAAAGATTACTGACGCCTTTCGATATTCAAATTCCTTCACTTGGATTCTATTGGTCGCAACCGCGTGTGAATCCTCCTCGACGATGTGTTTTAGACTTAAAGGCACTATATATCGTAAATGAACCCGTTCAAGACGATGCAGAGGAAGCAAGTTGTCCGATATGCTTCGATACTACAATCAAAGGTAAGTTACTGCATACAAATTGCTCCCACAGCTTCTGCTTGGATTGCTTGAAAAATTATACAGACTCCATTAAAGACCGGACTTGCAAACCGAACTGCCCATATTGCCGAACAGAACTTGTTGGACTGAAAATTTGCGACGAAAATATTTACAGACAATTTAGTAGTCATATTGCATCTATGTAAATATGCAATATGATTTCCGAATAAAAAAAATGCTCGAGAGCGGGCTCGAACCGCTGACCCTCAGCTCATAAGACTGATGCGCTAACCAACTGCGCCACACGAGCTATAAATCACGCATATTCCTGGTATGTATTATATATTATTTGCTATTCTCTATATTGTTTATTCACATTGTTTTATTGTAACCCTCTCTTTTTTATTTGCATCTTTATATATAATGGGTGGATTCGTCACAGAAGAAGAACCGATTGTTACGTTAGAAAATATATATGAAGAACACGATGCATTGCATTTAGATAACAGTGAATCAATTAATACAGAACCGGAGCCAATTCCAGTTGTACCAAAACTTGTATTTATTGTGCCATATCGGAATAGAGAGGCACATTACAAACTATTTTCAAGTACAATGAAACAAATACTAGAAAATTCGGGTCCATATAAAATATTGTATATACATCAGACTGACATACGGAGTTTTAATCGTGGTGCGATGAAGAACATTGGTTTTTTAGTTGTTAAGGATTTGTACCCAGAAGACTATTCGAATATTACGTTGGTGTTCAATGATATCGACACAATGCCAGCAAAAAACACAGTGCTTAATTATGAAACCGTCCGTGGCAACATTAAACATTTCTACGGATTCAACTATACATTAGGAGGCATTGTGTCCATAAATGCAGCTGATTTTGAATCATTAAATGGGTTCCCGAATTTCTGGGCGTGGGGGTTCGAAGATAATATGTTACAAATGCGCGCCAAAAGCAAAGGACTTCATATTGACCGCAGTGTGTTTTACAAAATACACGACCCGCGAATAACTCAATTGACGGATACACCTATTCGAGAGGTGAATCGTGATGAATACGAGCGTTTTATTAAAAATACACAAGAAGGTATTTATTCTATTTCGAATCTGAAGTACACGATGAAAGAGGAAACCGGGTTTGTGGATGTATTGCAATTTTATACGACGATAACCGAAAACGCCGAAAAACGCGCAGATTATGATTTACGCAATGGACCTGCACCATTCAAAGATATTATATCGAAAAATCGTCGCGCACCTAAAATGATGATGCGATTTTAATGTCTATTCGCGGAATTGGACAACTCCACTACATAGCGTTTGCCGAAACTCATATTGACATTAGATAACCTCGTCTCGCAATACCATAAATTTCATAGTGATTCCGACATTTGCATCCGTCTCCCATATACCCGATATTTTTAGGATGATTTGTTCAATTCCGAATTCACTAGAAACTGTATTGTATTTTCTATTCCTAGACTCCGAGTGACATTTTATTGACCCTGATAGCATTTGATTTTTCAGTATATAAGACGCTATCTTTGTCTTATTTTTGCCGACTATATACCTACCTATAATTTCGTGTTCTAAGCTACACAATTTTTGTATTGTATAGTAATTCTGTTCTAAATAGGGGTCAAATGATAAAGTATGTTTTGTCAGCATTCCATCGTCCATCGACCGTATGTTTGTAGTACGCATATGAATAGAACAATCTGGTGCTGATAAACTATGCCGCAATGTATTATAATTGACACGTTCTGGGCGAGGCGAGAGGACACGTTTATTTAGTCCAAACAATATATACAGTCCAGTCATTTCAAAACCCGACGTAGAGTATATCAACTTAATAAAATCACCTGCTACAATTACATTATTCTTTTTTTCAGCAAAATAAATATATTGTGGATTTACATTGTTTAATGGTATAGATATGTCCATTTACTTCAGTATATTCAACTATTATTATACGTCGTTCTAATGCATAATAATATCATATCTTTATTATCTTTATCCTCTCCAGAGTTATTATCGTCGGAATTATCGCCGAGATTTTATGAATCGATGGACGATAGAAATGGCCGAAGTTTATCTAACACCGGGCATTCATCATTATTTGGCGCGTTCCGCATCAAGAATACGAGAGGACTTTCCGCTGCAACTTGATTTACTTTCTTTAAGTATTGCGGGTATCCAGATATAAATGTAGTAAATGTAGTTGTGATGGAAGGGGTGTCTTTCAGTCTATTTTTTTCGAAATAGGAGACGAACCGATATAGTTCGAATCCGATACTAACCAATTGATAAATTCGCAGTGAATCATTCGTAAATGTAGTATCTTTTCGGATATCTGCTACTTCGCTCGCGGATAAGTCGTCAGTCAATTTGTTCGTCGACGCCATTTCCGCAAATCCATTCAATACAAGTAGTATGCTGTTAAATGTGCCTTTATCGCTATTTGTAAAAGATACGGCGTTTTTCCAATAGACATTGGATAATCCGTTCATTAAAAACCGTGGTTTCACGATAGCATAATATGCATTTTTAAGCGAGAGGAGAACAGACCGTTTTGATTTGTTTTGCTTAACTTGTCTCAAAAAATAAGAAGATAACCCGTTCGTTTCATTGTTTGCATATGCACATTCGCGTTTCTTTGACAATGCAAAAGAATAGATGCCGTTGTATATTGCGTCGTCTATTACGATTGAGCTGTTTTTGTTCCATAGAGCATCAATGTTTGAATCCGTTAATTCGCCGATTTTGGCCGAGTCAAACAACATTCCATATATTTCGTCCATTTTCTTGTAAATTGTATCGTTTGACGATTTATTATAACCCGTTTCTGTTATAAATGTTTTGTAAATCGGGAGTTGAGTATAAGACGTAGTATAGTCAGTATCTGCAGAATCAGTGAAGGATTCTTTATTTTCAAGTTTAGCCGGGGTAGTTGGTTCCTCAGTATTTGCTGGAGTTGTTGCGGTAGTGGGTTCCTTAGTATTTGCTGGAGCTGTTGCGGTAGTGGGTTCCTTAGTATTTGCTGGAGCTGTTGCGGTAGTGGGTTCCTTAGTATTTGCTGGAGTTGTTGTATTGGCCGGTTCGGTTTCGTTGGAGTAAGGTGCAGGTGTCATTGCTGCTGTAGTGGCTGCAGCGCCAGTTGGCTCGGGGGTAGTAGTAGGAGTAATAGTAGGAGCAGGCGTAGGTTTGGTCAATTGACTGTCCAACTTAATAAATACGCACGCATTTGACAGGTCCGTTGCTAAATCGTCAACTGTAAATTCGAGCGATACATTGGGAGACGTTTTTGAAGGTGTATATTTGTATTTATCTTTTGCGGTGAGGCCTTCTCTGTAATTGGTGGATGTAGTTGCCCACGAAATTATCAAATAAAGTAATATCGCGGAAACGATGCAAAATAAGGTATATATATAAATCGGCATTGGTTTCATCATTAAATGCTTTATGCGTTAATAATAATGAATATAATATTATGGTATAATATAAATGTCTGCGCTATTAAACCATAATGAACGTGCAATGATATCTTGGAAAGGTCGCACTATAAACCAGATAACAAGTTCCATTCAAAAGAATAATACAATAAACACAACTTTATCGAATCAAAATCTGTTTCGCGCACTGCCTCTCAAAATATACCGTCGAGAGGTTGCAGCGAACATACCGACTGTCCCCGCAAATACTTGCAAGCATTCGCGTTTGTCTAGTAGTATCGACGAGTTAAATTACCCAGGCGGAAGCATATTGACGTATAGACCGGCGACGGACAAAATGGGTCAATGGAATGTAATGGAATCACCTTCCACTGGAAATTTAAATGAAACAAACGGGTGCAGTAAAACAGGTGCGGCAAATTCCTACAATTGTGCGGAAAACAATGCGAGAAGACGTTGCAGAAGCAGCGGTATAATTAAACGTGTATATGACCCTGCAAGGTCTGAAATCCGATACTTTACAAACACGAATCAATATTTAGTGAGTCGCAGTAAATCCTTTTCACAGAATCAATATAGACACGTTCGTAAAAACGAGCCATCGATTGTCACTGACCCGCTACAGTCAAAAGAAATTTACTCGCCGAATGGCATTTCCCATTGTCCGAAAGCATATATTGCAGAAGGTGCAAATGTGTTTTACTATTACTGGATTGATGCTAGTGGGGCTGCAGATTTCGCATCTACCGCCAAACGAATAACGGTCACTATTCCACCGGGACATTACGATATCAACGATTTAAATGTCGTATTTGAATCCTTTATGTACAACAACAAACATTATTTTATTCATTCGAATACACATAGTTTTGCCTATCTGATGAAGATTGTGTATAACAATACAAATAATTGCGTAGAATTGCAGACATTTTCGAGTGCGAGTGTCCCGGCATCGAGTGGGTATTATATTCCGTTAGATGCGACTTGGATAAGACCCGCAGTAGATGCTGTACCGGTTTATTCTATTCCTGCGACCGGATTTCAAAATATTATTGGATTTAGCGCCGGGTTTTATCCAAATGTTGCGGCGAATCCATATGCAAACAGAACTGCAAATGGTTCTTCTTATGGCGTTCTTTCAAATATCCCGAATAAAATATTCCCATCCTACTCCATTGTGTATTACAAGCCGAGCAATAATCGGTTTGGCACTCAAGGTGGCGTATCGAGTAGCGATATGACAGCGCGCGTCAAATACGAGACAATTACTCGAAATGCAAGTGAGTTTTCAAACAAATTTGGCGTAAATGTCGGAAACGCTATGGCATACGGCGTAAAAGACCGCGTATATACAGTAAAGGATAAGATTGGATTTCCAATCAAGCAAACTCCAGTCGTCGATAAATATACAGGTAATGTGCGTTGTGTAGGAGCTGGGAGGTTGGTAGGTAAATGTGCGCCTAGCCCGAGCAGTTAACGTCTATTCGTAAAATTGTCCCTCTAAATCGAAGATACCTTTGGTTGAAGCGGCACAAGGCCTCCCGTTAGGGAGGCCCGCCTTTGGAGCGACCAAGGAACAACTCCACGAATAGACGTTAATTTTGCATTATGACTGGTTCAGGTTCTGATTCCGGTTCTTCTTTCCCCATCGCAAAGTTGTATTTTTTTAGAGTGTCGAATTTGCCTCCATTATCAAACACATTTGTTATTGAAAAATTGTTGTACGGAATAGAATATTCTATACACCAATTAATGCATTTCGTTATATTGTTCCGTATTATTTGGTCTATCCGGTCTTGTTTCGGATGTTTGTCTATTAACGACAATGTAAAGTGTATATTTTCTATTTGTTGCTGACCGAAAACCGCATTTATGTCTTCAATCTGCTTTGTAAAATATCTTGGAATTTCTACATTGACGATTTTCCATATATACGATTCCTCCGCATCCATAAACAATCGGTCTTTCGCAAAAACGTCTACACTCGGCAACATACATATTGGTTCTATCGAGCCTTTTTCTCGACTGATTTTGGAAAACGATTCGCGAATAATGGCGTAAAACTCATAATACATAGAAAATCGGAAACCTTTGCATACAATATACTTTTCTGAATTGCCGATACGGCTTGTCTTCAATTTGCATATATGGACGTTGTCATAAAACCCCGATAATATGTATAGAATATGCGCGGTATGTTCATAAAAAACGTCAAATATTTTTAATACGAAATTCCCTCCTTGTTTTTGAAGACAAACTGCATAACATACTTGTCCCCATAGTAAATTGGTTATGCTGATTTCTTGGCGATTAAAGTCCTTGGAAAAGTCGAATCCACCATCGGCTGTAATTAAATCCATCGACGAACCGTATTTTCTTACGCAGTAATCTAAATTGTTTATATGCAAGAGGTCGCCTGTTCCATCGCAACCATATTCTATATTGACGTTCGGATTATGCGACAAAAAATGTCCGGTTTTATGCCAAGCTGGAACATTATCGTCGGTTATATCGTATACAATGGTCATTCCAACATATTCATCTGCCGGATTGGCACGTTTATTGCAAATGGCTTCTATAAATCCGCCCGGTCCTTCTGCTAAATGGAAGGTTCGCATTGTTCCTTGACTGTTTGCGAGAGGATGAGGAGGCCGAGGATGAATAGATGGTTGGTCGAGCTTGAACTCGGCAATCATTTCCAACATCTTAAAATAGGACCGCGATATCGGTTTGTATTTCGAAATCGACTTTTTCTTTTGCGGAACGACAGAATGTATGTATTCATAAGGATTTGTGTATTTTTTATAAATATCCCATTCTTTCTCTCGTGTGGATATTTTCTCCTTTATATCATTCATATAAAGGCAAAGACTGTTCGATAAAAATACGGGCGGTAATGATTTCTGCACATCAATACGGATATTGCGATATGTATGCATTGGAGAGGATGGCAATGTGAAATAAAACATTGTTGCTTTTCGTTAAAAATTCTAATATATGTAACGAAAAAGGGTTTATGTATATTCATTAATGTTTATTCGCGGAATTGTCCATCGTGAAGCGAAGCGACACAAGGCCTCCCGGACCGACGGACCGCCTTTTGCCCCGAGCAACCGATGGACAATTCCACTATCACTTCGTATCAGCATTTGCCGAAACTCAAATACGCAGCGATAGATTTTTAGCCTCTATGAGTAGAGGTTAATCTTTATGAGTTTCGGCAAACGCTATATAGCGGAGTTGTCCCTCAAGAGGGACAATTCCACTAATAGACGTTAATCTTTATGAGTAGAGGTTAATCTTTATGGGTAGACGTTAAATGATAGTATATGTATGCATTAAATAAATTCTAAATCTTTCAATTTCCAATATTCACTGCCGCCATTGTTGAGAGGTCGCCGAATAATAAATGGCAATTTACGCTCTTCCAACTCCTTCAAGGCAATCAAGTACCCATCAATTACAGATGCATCGAGTTTCACAAAAGGCGTAGCACCGTCGTTAATCTGCTTCGCGCGTTCGCCTAATATTCTCGTACGTTCGTATTTGCTGAGAAATGGCAGTGTGCGATGGAGTGGGTCAACAATCATTCCGTGTTCATTTCTAACAACCGTTGTCAGTGCCTCCACTTCATCGTAATTATGTATAATCAATTCAGGATGATGATTTGCAATTGTTTGTTCTCTTACCGATTCGTCAAGTTTCTGCAAATATTGTGTTCCGTCGTCTTCTTCTAAATCTGAGTCGTCTTCTTCGTTGTCCGATTGAAACCCGAATTGAAACTCGTCTTCTTCCGTATTTGGTCGTCCTTTTCCTACCTCGGCTAATAATGCGTTTTCATCCATGTCTTCCGGGTCTATATCGTCTATATCCGAATCATCTTTGCTGTCTGCAATGGATACATCATCGTCGTCGTCGTCGTCGGATGCTACATCATCCGATTCTCCGTCTTCATCATCCGACAAGATGGCAGTTTTAGGTTTTCCCATAACAGTTTTGACTGGTTTGCGCGCCTTTCTCGCATTTAATCCTTCCGTTTCAGATTCAGTCTCAGACTCAGATGCAGAATAATTATCTTCAATATCGGACATATTCGTGATGGTTGCGAATTTGAAATTATATAATAGCAAAGTATTGTTTCTAAATCGGTTCGGCACAATAAAAACAATATGTTCAATTTTTTTATAAGTCCATACATTTTTACTTACCTTCTTTATTTTCTTAACTTATCCTCTCCTCCTTCCTTTCTTTCGTCTATCTCCTATCGTCTGTTTTCCAAATATAGTTGCAAGTAGAACATAAATACAAGTATTTCATATTCTCTTCGTCATATCGCATATAAATAATTTCGGGGCGTTCAATTTGGTCCACATTCGTTTTACACGCCGTGTTGGGGCATCGCATATTGTATATTCGCGGTAAAGTAGGGTCGAGTTTTGTATATCGATTAATAATATGATTAAATCGCTGTTCTCCTTTCTTCAGTTGTGTATTTAAGACGACCACACCCTCTTCTCCAATATTGTCTTCTGTATATTGACAGTTGCGACAGTAATACACCAACTTGTTGGAATTCTGCGCACCCAGACTTGTATATAATTTATTATTGCAGTTTGCACAAAATTTCATTTTATTTGCCGAATATGTATTTACTTGTATAATTTATGCGGTCATTTGTTTATTCCATTTTATCAATCAATTTTTTACGTATGTGTCAATCTATAAAATCGCGAAAAAATACCAAAAATCGCACCTATATAGGCAAAGTATTATATTTTCGCTGAAATGAGTTAAATATACGAGGCATTATTATACAACCGGGTTTACGTTACACCATTATCATAAAAATACAATGACCGAAACAGATTTTGCCTATATTAATCGATTTAGAAAGACTGAAAAACATACAAATGAAAATGTAACAAATTATAGAATTGCGAATAAGGCGAGCGACCCAGCGAAACGCATTCGAGGAGGTGTATATTGTGTTCCAGACTTGGATTACGGCGTAATGTTGAAACGTTATTGCCGGGAGATAGTAGAGCTTGGGAATACGGAGTACTTGACAGAAGCCCAATTGCCGAACAATGGTCCGATTTTGGTCGATTTGGATTTCCGGTTTCCATATGAGGTGGAAGAACGGCAATATACTAGAGAACACGTGACTCTTTTGGTAGAGTCGTATATTGATGAAATTTCTCGTATATATGAACTGGACGAGCTTTCGACATACAAGATATATATTCTGGAAAAAGCAAATGTGAATCGCGTTGCGGAAAAGAATGAGACGAAAGACGGTATTCATATGATTATAGGTATTTCATCTGAACGAGAAATGCAGAAATTATTGCGTTCAAGAATGGTAGTAAAATTAAAGGACGCCTTATTCAATTTGCCAATTACGTGTGATTGGGAGAAAGTGTTAGATAAAGGCATCAGTGACGGTGGAACGCATTGGCAGATGTATGGCTCGACAAAACCCGGTTGTGAACCATACCGTTTGACGCAAATATACACTGTGACATATGACCCAACCGATGGACAACCCAGTTATGAAACACGGAGTTGCAATGATGCGGATTGGTCGCCAAATTGGCCGGTTCTTATGAACGAACTATCCGCGCGTTGCACTACACACCCCGTATTTCGATATCGCAATCATACAATCCGCGAATTGGAGAAAATTGAAAGTAGTCGGCGCGGGAATGCAAGGCAAAGTATATCAGAAATATCCAATTTAAGTATTCGAAATAACGGTATAATGGAGAGCGCGCGTTTTACAAATTCTGTTTTAATGGCGCGTTCAAGAGATGATTTGAATTCGCTCGTTCAAGAATTAATAGATGAGAATAAAAAGCAAAATCGTTTGGATTTAAACGAAATCATTTGGCTGACAATGGAATTGCCGAAAGAACGGTATGAACCATACAATGAATGGATACGTGTAGGGATGGCACTGAAACATACTTCGCCGGACTTTTTCGTAGTCTGGATGGCATTTAGCGCCAAATCCGAATCGTTCGATTTTGCGGATATAGATTCCCATAAACAAAAATGGGACTCTTTCCAGTGGAGAGAGAATGGCGTCACTGCTAAAGCAATCGCATATTGGTGCAAGGCCGATGTACCGAAAAAGTATTATGCAGTGAAAATGCGATGTGCTGAGGCGGTTTTAGACCAGGCAATTGGCGGTTATGAAGAAATCGACCCCGAATCCAAAGCGATTGACCGAAAAGGAACGACGGATGTAGATTTGGCGAGAGTTTTGCATTCTTTGTTCGGCGACGATTACGTATGTGTCGATATTAAAAGCAATAAATGGTACCAATTTGTTGAACCGCGTTGGTTACAAATTGATGCCGGTGTAGGATTACGTCTCGCCATCTCCGAAAAACTCCGCGCACTTTACACCAAAAAATTAATGGAATATTTCACTTTGCGAGAATCCCTTTCCGAAGACGAAGACCCACGCAAACAGAAAAAAATACAGAAATTCTGCGAAAAATTGGCAAAGGTATGTGAGCGTCTCGGGTCGACGAGCGATATTAATAATATTATGACAGAAGCCAGACATATCTTTCACGACCCCGATTTTGAAAAGAAACTCGATTCCAATGAATATTTGATTTGCTTTAAAAACGGCGTCGTCGATTTCCGCGCAAAAACACGCGACGCGATATTCCGCCGAGGAGCACCAGACGATTACATTACAAAATGCACCAGTATCGATTACACTCCTATTAATCCGATAGCACACAAGCATATTATCGAAGAAATCAACGACTTTATGTATAAATTGTTTCCCGACCCCGATGGTGAATTGTGTAAGTATATGTGGAATCATCTCGCTTCGACAATGACTGGATTAATCCGAGAATTGCAGGCATTCCATATCTATATTGGTGGTGGTCAAAACGGCAAATCGGTGTTAATTAAACTGATGGACTTGGTTTTAGGCGAATACAAAGGAACGGTGCCGGTCAATATGTTGACAGACCGAAGAGGCAAAGTCGGTTCGGCGACACCAGAAATTATGGAACTGAAAGGAACACGTATGGCTGTCGCACAAGAACCGCAGAAAGGCGAACGATTAAATGAAGGCGTCATCAAAGAATTCTCGAGTGGTGAAGATGAATTGCAGGGTCGTGCTCTTTATTCCGGTAAAATGGTGAAATTCTTGCCGCAATTCAATCTGGTTATTTGCACAAACTATTTGCCGGAAATTGAAGGTAATGACCACGGTATTTGGCGACGTGTTCGTGTCGTCAATTTCAAATCGAGATTCACAGACGACCCAGTCGATAATGACCCTGAAAACCCATATCAATTCTTAATTGACCGCAAAATATCGCAACGTATGGAAAATTGGAAAGAAGTATTTGCGGCTATGTTAGTCGATATCGCTTATACCAACCAAGGAAAAGTGCCTACGTGCGCCGACGTCATTTCCGCGAGAGATGCTTACCGTCGCAGTCAGGATTGTATTGCAGAGTTTATTGCCGACCGAATTGTATTGGATGCTTCTGGTTCGATTTCCAAGACGGAATTGAATGCGGAATTCAAATCTTGGTATGATAATGCATATGGAAGACGCGGCGGACCGAACTCAAAAGATGTACATGCCGAAATGGACAAGAAATTCAAGAAACTCGGTAAAGTATGGATTGGAGCACGCATCTCTTATGAATCGGAAATGAAAGGAATGATTGATGAAGATGATGTGTATGGTGACGACTCTATCTAAAACAAAAAGATGCGAAATAATAATCCCCTTGAGCAGGAGAAGTAAGAAATAAAAAACTTGATTTTATTTCTTACGGTAAGAATATTATACTACTTATGTGTCGCATATTGTATTTATTACATCAACCTTATACAAAAACAAAACTAAATACTTTTTTATTGCACGCCACCACGAAACCGGTTGCACTAGATGGATATGGATTCGCTGTTCAAAACTCCGCTACGAAAAAATGGCGAATATATAAAACCCAGCTGGCGCCACAAGAAGACAGCGATATGGCAGAGGTGATAGATGATTTTTCATCGTATCCTCTCATTATCGGGCATATCCGAAATGCAAATGTTGTAAATACGCCGAAAGAAACGACCGCTAAATATGAGAATACCCATCCATTTTACTACAAAAATCGCGTATTTTTGCATAATGGCCGCATTGAAAACGCATATCAGCCAAGACATTTGCGGTGGTTTGAAGCAAATACATTACCTGAGTTATGGGCGAATCGAAAAGGAAACACAGACAGTGAATGTCTGTTCTATTTGCTCCTCTCTATTATGGAAAAATATAAAGGCGATAATGAAGAATTGCAAGAACTAGAACGTCGAGATGTCGTTCAGGAATGCTTTCGTCTTCTCGACCAACAGTTCGATATATTCGTGGCGAATTTTATTTATGCAGACAAAGATTATTCAATTGTCGGCAGATTGATGAAAAATGCGACGAAAACAGACATTGCCAATAATAAATTGTATGTTTCCTCTACCGAAGTGAAACGGCGAATCGCATTCTGCACAGAACCTATTGGAGAGGATATGAGCTTAGTGAAATGGGGAACAATTTATATCATACGTAATGCAGATGCAGAACATTATGTATATAATATTTAACGTCTATTAGCGGAATTGTCCCTCTTGAAGCGGAGCGACCAAGGGACAACTCTACTATCACTCCGTATCGCTACGTAGTGGCGTTTGCCAAAACTCATATAGATTAACGTCTATTCGCGGAATTGTCCCTCTTGAAGCGACACAAGGCCTCCCGTTAGGGAGGGCCGACGGCCCGCCTTTAGAGCGACCGAGGGACAACTCCGCTATATAGCGTTTGCCGAAACTCATATGGATTTTTAATCTATATGAGTAGAGGTTAACCTCTATAGATTATGAGTAACTGGTTCAGCATAATATTCGTCCGATAAGAGCAATTGGTCAAATTTCGAAACATATGTTTTGCCGTATATGAACGATAATACATACGTTATCATAAAATAGACTTTGCGTTCCAAGTAGTATATTAAGTATGGATAGAGGAACAGGACAATTAACCAAAACGTATCTGCCGTAGCATTACGTTTTACACCGGACAAGTATTGTGTGAGAAATATAAAATGAACATAAATGAACGCAATCATGTAGATACCCAGCAATATATTATTTACAAACTTGACCGAGTGGTACATATCCATCTGATACTTTGCTTTCTCGGTATATGTAGTTGTCATTTCATCAGTTTGTTGTTTTTTCTGATTTACTGAATCAGTTTGATATGCAATTGCATCCATTCTATAATATATATTATATTATACCACGAATTTGTCCTTCTCAACGGCAATTTTATTCTAGACTTTGCTATACGACAAAGAAGAAATCGCATCGATTGGTCGAACTTCTACTCCATTCTTCAAAATAGATTGTTCAAGTGACGTAAATCCGGCGATGCTCTGTCGAGATATATTTCCTAGTCCTCCTAGATTAATACCAGAGACACTACTTAATGTTGGCGATGCACTTGTCGCGGTTGGCGATGCACTGATACTTGCACTTGTCGCCATAACATTTCCCACTCCAACAATGCAACGTTTTGCGATTGGGTCGAAATTGCCCGGACAACACTCCTCTCCAACACACAAATCAATATCGCTTCCGGTTTGCTTGAATATTCTACCGCTTTCTTCCAAACTAGAAACATCGACTCCTGAAGAATCATATGGCGGTAAATTGATTTCGTCATAATTGATTATGCTTCGCGTAGTCAATTCTAGATAAGCATTAAATAAGTAATAACCGGCATAAAGAATCAGCAAAGTAGTTACCACATCCACCACAATTTCCGGAAGAACCGAAAACTGTTTATGCAGAGTTAATGCGAGAAGACGCAGGGAATATAGTAATATCAGAACAATCAAAATCTCCACATATTTTGCGTATCTCTTTCTGTATCCTTCGTTTAGCTTTGCCAATCGGTCTTGAGATGTTAAGATGGAATCCGCGTTGGATTTTTTATCATCCAATCTACGCAATTCATCCCTGTAAAAGTCAGATGCTGTATACGAAGACATATTATATATCGGGTTAAATCTATAATATATATTTCTATATGATTATTGTGAATCATTGATTATTTTGTGTACTGATTAAAATACCAAGGACGATTAAAGAAACGCCGGCAACCGCACTTATTGCTAAAATAGATTGCTGCTGCCTTATGATTTCCATACTATTCTCGTTTCTGACCTCTGGCAAAGAAGCAATGTATCCATATCCAGAAGGATAATTTATCCGCTTTTCGTAATCGTCTTCTATCAATTCCTCATGCGATTTTTTCAGATTTGTGGATTTTATATCAGTGCTTATTGACATTGCCACCGGAGTATCGTCTTTGATTGTGGCAAATGTTTCGAGATTTGTTCCCGCTAAATGGGTTTTCCCCAAATGGTAATATTCTGACATATATCTAAACATATACTATTTTCATATTTTTGTAAATGCATAATACAAGACAGTTGTTCCCAACATTGCCCAAACAACACCTGTAAGCATAGTCGCGTGGAAGTTTGAATCTAACGACATCGCCATAGCATTCTGGGGTTGATATATCATACGCAATGAACCGTCTAATTCAGACCGCTTTGAGCCAAGTACATTGCTCATATAACACGCGGCTTCTTCCTCTGTCAAGCAACCATTTGCACCAGTTCCAGAACCTAATACGCAACCGTTTATTCCGTTTATTCCACTTTTCCATTTTTCTAATCTTGCGGTAAAATTTGGGTGATTTACACTATCGTTTTTCAATTTATCTAAATCACAATAAGAAGACATCCCGTATTATTTATAAAATAATACCAGATATGAATCATCACCTACCACACGGCCGCCGCATTTGTATTTGCAACGATTTTACTTTGCTGGAAGCATCGATATATTATTCGCCATTGAAGAAGCCGCGCCTCTCAACGAAGAGGTCGCAGATGTTACGCTATTTGCAACATTTGACATATTCAACAGAACACCTTTATTCGCATAAATATAATAGAATATCAATGCTAATCCGGCCAATATATTGACAGTAAAAAGCAATTCGCGATTATACAATATCTTTGCGTCATCGTATTTTGCCGTTTCTGAACCTAATTTGTCAGCAGAATTACGCAATTGATTTACAGCCTCTTTATTTTCTGCACATTTTGGGTCATCTACACTTTTAGCGCACTCCGATTTCAAATAAAACCAATCATTTGCTGTATATGCCAATGGTTTTTGTTCCGCCATTTCAAATAAAAAAGTATATACTATTCAGCGATTACACACAAACTCGATAAAACATAGACGTACCTGCGGTCGGAGTCGGACGATGTATTTTGCAGATTTGTCCGGGTCTCAAGCAAAGTGCTAAAGAAACCGGGTCAAATCTACCTATCTCCGGAAACAATGTCCGACTTGTAATATTGTATTTTGCCATTATGTCTCGCACCTCTTCTTCTGTCGCCACTTCGGATTTTGGCACTTTCTCGTGCTTCAGAATATTGAATTGGAGTCGCGCAATATTGTGACAAACAACGAAATAACCATCGTGGTCATACAAATACTTGAAACGGTCCAACAGCGAATCGTTCGGCTCTCCATCAATCACCAAAATAAGCGTGTCCTTTTTCTCTAAAGTATCCGTATTAATAAACAAGTCCTCAATAATCTGGTCAAGTACCTTTGCATTCAACATCTTCGTCGGCGTTTTACTGTCACACAAATACTTCACATATGCATTTTCTCCATTTGACTTTTTCAATTCCATATCCAACTGCATTGTCTTCATACGTTCGTCAATCTCATTTACGCTAAATCCTTCGTACTGTTTCACATTGTAACCAATTGCGAACAATATATCCAGCAAATGAATTCTAGAATTGTAAAATGTTTGGACTCGGTTATTAGATGCCATCTTTCAAATTGTTTGCTTTATGGGTAAATATACTATAAATCTATGTTTATGTTGTTTAAATAAACATCGATTCAGACGGGTTCAATTTTCTAGAGGCGATTACATTATTTTATTAATCACTAAACTTCCAAAGTCCGCCAATCCTCCTAAAATACTCTTTTCATTATCCGGTTTTTTCTTTTCCATCGGTCTATTCAATGAATCGTCTATCCCTCCTCCACTACTTTTCCTCTGAGAACCCGGAATAACCAATTGATTAAATGGATTGTCGTCGCTGCTAGTTACCGTTACTTCTTTAGTGCCAGATGAATGATTTCCAGATTCACTTGCGGTTGACATATCGTTTCCTCCCACCACCTTGATATTGATTGGTGGCATTTGTTGCATCGGCACCATAGCCGTTGCTGCGTTCGCCATCAAATATTGTTGTTGCTGTAGTTCCACCATTCGTTTAGCACCCGCACGTTGTTCTTCCCATTGTGAAAAAGCATCGATTTTCACCAATTCATCGGCTTTTGCAATTTGCACTAAATCTGAATTGGTCAAGTTAGCGCTTCCACCCAGCAAAGTATTTCGGTCCGTAGTAAGTGTCAATAATCTGCCACCCTTCTTTGCGACCGTCCAAGGATGATTTGACGGTAATCCTAAATCTCCAGACCTAATGAAAAATACTTGTTCGCCCAATTCAAAATTATCAATTGTGTATGCACCGCCAGTCATTTCTTGTGGTTTGCCGGGCACATAAGGGTTACCGGGCACATAAGGGTTACCGGGCACATAAGGGTTACCGGGCTCATAAGGGTTACCGGGCTCATAAGCAGGCGATACATCCGGATAAACCGGTGATGTTTGTTCTGTCCCAACTGGTTCATAAGGGTTGCCGGGCTCATAAGGGCTACCGGGCGCATAAGGACTACCGGGCACATAAGGGCTACCGGGCGCATAAGGACTACCGGGCGCATAAGGACTACCGGGCACATAAGCAGGCGATACATCTGGGTAAACTGGTGATTTTTGTTCTAACCCAACTGGCACATAAGGACTACCTGGCACATAAGCGGGCGATACATCTGGATAAACTGGCGAAGCATTCGGATATTTAGGCGACGGTTTTCTATTCAATATTGGCGGCGGAAGAGGAGGCGCCATTTGTTTCGCCTTCTCTCCAGTAACGGCGCGCTGCATTTCTTTTACCAATAATTCAGGAGTCATGTCAGGGTTCAGTGTCAGTCGCTGTATATTGTCTGAGAATGCCATCGAATCAATTTGATGCAAATTATCCTCTGTGATTATTCGCAACTGAACATTGATTGCCGCCAACTCTTGGATGAGCAGTTTTAACGAATACGGTATAGAAACAACGCTAAATCTACGTCCATACTTGGTCATTGTATCCAGTGCAAACCCTTTCCCTGTTTCACTGCGGAAAAATCGGAGAGGACCATCTGCCATTGGGCTCATAAACAAATCACGTGCTCGATTGTATATTGCCAATGCACCGGTCGTATTACAAACCACCATCTGATATTCATCTCCGCGTTCCATCATACTCTCGCGTAAAAACTCACTGATTCCGTGTCCAATCACCGCATCGCGTTCCATTTCACCAATTCGCAATCCACCGTCATTTGCGCGCCCCGAAACCGGCTGTTTTGTTAATGCAGTTCTCGGTCCCAATGCACGATAATTAATCTTGTCTTTCACCATATGTTTCAAACGCATGTAGTAATTCGGACCAATGAATATCTCCGTCTCAATTTGCTCGCCAGTCATACCATTATAGAGGATATCGTGACCACTACTATGGAAACCGACCTCTGGCAATAACCTGCCATATAACGCCGCTTTAGAACCTTCATTGTTGAATGCCGTGCAATCGCTAAATCCACCATACATTGTACAGACTTTGCCAATTAAACACTCGACCAAATGCCCGATTGTTTGACGGGTCGGAAGTGCGTGAGGATTGATTATCAAATCCGGTTTCAATCCGTCTTTGGTAAATGGCATATCGCGTTCCGGAATCACCAGGCCAACAACACCTTTTTGACCGGCTCGCGATGCCATCTTATCTCCTAAATTCGGAATACGGACCTCACGAATGCGCACTTTTGCTATCCTCTCGCCTTCTTCCCCTTCCGTAATAAAGGCTTTATCGACAATGCCGAGTTGTCCCTTTTTCGTCGTTTTTGAAGCATCGACGCGCACACCCGGCTTTATCACATTGTTGGAGGTATAACCGATAATAATCGTCTTGTCATCGACCAGCGTATTTTCTTTGATAAGACCATTCGCATCTAATTTGCTGTAATCGTGCCCGGGTTTCAATCCAATTACATTCGGTTCCGCCTCAATATTTGTGAAACGTTTGTCTACCAATAAAGCACCACCTGTGGTCGTTTCTCCGCCCATTTGCGATTGCTCTTTCTTCCTCTCTTCATGTTCCGAATAAACCGTGTAGTAAGTCGTATTGAAGAGACCGCGTTTGATTGACCCCTCATTTACCAATATTGCATCTTCCACATTGTATCCAGTGTAGCACATAATTGCAACAATCACATTTTCTCCATAAGGATGCTCCTCTCTATCGATGTGGTGGAGAAGACGCGTTTTAAGAAGCGGAGTCTGGCCATAATTCAATACAATTGCTGTCTTGTCCATACGGCATTGGAAATTCGAATGGTATATAGAACACGCTTGTCTGCTTTGACTACAAGAGAAACTGACACGTGCCGCCGGATTTGTCTCCGCGAAAATCGCTTGATTGCACATAATGCCAAACAAGAACGAATGATGAATTTCCATATGCGTGTAACGCGCGTGTTTGTCCGCATTATTCTCCCAATCTTTCCAGTTTTGCGCAATCAGTGCGTGCTCCGTCTCATTCGGGTCAATATACTCGATAATGGATTTATACTTGAGGAAAGCGTCCAATTGAGTCACTTCGGTTGTATCATCCACACCCGCATATAAGTCGGACAAACGGCGAATCACCACATCATTGATATTGTATTTTGAACGCATATCCTCTCGTTTAAAGTTGAATCCAGTTACCAATTCCTCCCACGTAAAATCTCCCTTTTCCAATTTTTTTGCGATAGTTTTCGATATTGCGAATCCCCACTTTCCGCTAATATCGTCTTTGTAGAAAATCGGGCGTGTAAATCGGCCCGCATCAGTATAGACTTCGACCACATTGTTGCGAATATTGAATGCAACACTCGTATGGAGAGGAATCAACCCGTTACGACGATATAGACGTATCTTGCTTACACACTCGAGAGGCGTTTCTACAACCCCCGCCCAGTGTCCATTGACAAATACTTTTGTCATTGTGGAGAGGATGAGCGGTGTGAAATCCGTAATTCGACGCAAATGGACATTCGCCATCATCCATTGTATGATATCCTCTCGCGAATACCCGCGTGTCATATAAGCGGTCATCGCAAAGGTTTTATGCAGACCAATATTCGCGCCATCTGGCGTGTCTATGAAATCGAAATACCCCCAATGCGAATTATGTAAAATACGCGGACCAACTACTTTCGAACTAGAATCGAGAGGCAGATTAATTTTGCGTAAATGGCATAATGCAGAATTAAACGACAGACGGTTCAAATCCTGGACAATACCGACCCGTTTCGTATGCGTCTGCGCACCCCAACTACCCTTAAATGCTTTTTTGATTCCTTGGTCGACTATCCTCTCGCCGAAAATCTCGCGATAGTTCGCAAAGACGAGCGACGGCAAATCGTGTTCATAAGTAGAAGTGTTGAAATAAATCCGGCGGTCGAATTCTTGGAATATATGTTTTTGCTGCATTGTATAGTATTCCTGAAACAGGTCGTTGAACAGCGTTCCAAATGGCTCTAACCTCTTATATTTCAAATTGTCGCGGTCAGTAGGCGGTTCCAATCCAATCGATGCACAGAGAAGACGGAACACCATATACCCCAAATAATACGCTTTCTCCATATAATTTGTCTCACCCACGTGCGGCAAAAAATAATCGGTCAGAATCTCGAGCGCATACTTCTCATTGTGGAATTTCGTCAATTCGCCAATGTATTTCAACGCCATATGCTGTTGCATAATTGGCCCTGCATCATGAACCGACGGTTCGAATAAATCTAGCATAAAATCGTATCTATCCAAATCGAGGACACACATTGAAATAATATCTTTATCTGAGAGGACACCAAGAGCACGAAACACGATGAATAATGGAATTGGAGACCGCACATTGGGTATGAATACCATAATATTGCGGTTCGTAAATCGTTTTGTCGGCGCCATCAACTTGACCGACATCGTTCGTTTCGGTTTAGCCACATTTTCACTAACAGACCGAATTTCCGCAGAAACCAAATAGTCGTCAATCGCTTCGTCCTCTACCGCATCAAACTTGCCCTTGCGGATATACAGCATATTATCTCCGAACTTTTCTTGGACCGACACAGTCTTCTCTTTGCCATTTATAATAAAATAGCCCCCGGGGTCATTGCGACACTCGCCGAAAGAATGACACATTTCGCGGGATAGTCCGTTCAATATACAGAAATCGGAACGTACCATAATTGGGATTTTTCCTAAATAGATTTTTTTAAGCAAAATATGTCTGCGTTGAATCGTGCCGGTAACAGACCTGGCTTGTGCCTCTCGCGTTGCCGCGGCGGCGGCGGTTGTCAATGGGACTAGTCGTTTCTCTCGCCGTTTTCGGGGAGCGGGGTCTTTTTGTTCCGATTTCTTTGCGCCGCCTACAGCGGCAGCCTCTTGTTCCAATTGCTGCAATATATATTCACCACCATCTTCCTTATAATTCTTCTGCTTTTCATTCGCCTCTCGCTCAAAATCGACAGAGTAATCGATATCTTCCTCGGCCAATTGACCACCGCCTACAATTTCACCCAATTTAGCAACTTCCTCGTCACTTAAGAACTCCGGGCCAACCGTATATGGCGCCTCTCCGGGAGACAATATATCGATAAACTCGACCTCCACATCATAATGAACAGTCATTCCATAGGTCATATTTCGGAGACGCGCTTCGTTTGGATACATATAATGCGCACCACGGTCGGTATCGTGTATCATCGGTTTCCCGAAATAAATGCGTCGGCCAGTTTTTCCGCCGAGATATAGATTGCATTTGTGTTTGTAGTCACCAATACTCTCGTCAAATGCAGACACAATTTGAATCGGATTTTGGTTTTTAAACACTTCAAATATGTCTTTATGGAAAAAATCGTTGTACGACTCAATATGGTGCGCAACCAAATATTTAGGGTTTTCTTCGAAATTCTTGTTAATGATTCGCCATAACGTATTGTTTTCCATAGGTAATTATACTGCGGTGTTTCTAGAAAATATATACTATTCGTTCATATATTTATGTGCTTTGTGTCATTTTGTTTATCTAGGAAAAATATTTTAGCATTATATATTTAATAATGAGCGCCATACCAGTATCTCTGCAAACTCCATCTAAAGAATCATCGTTCGAAAGTGGCAATGTCATCTCCAAATCATTAGACTCTGTCGTTGGTCCTATTGGTCAGAAATACTGCGTCTATTTCTACATTTTATCCGTATTGGCCATCTTGTTTTTTGTGGTGGTATTGGGCACCATTATGTGGTCAGCGGTCACTAAAAAGATGAAGGTGTCGTATGTGCTGATTGCCGTCCTCTACAGCGGACAATTCTTGCTTATCTATTTGCAGAACCGTCTGCTCTACAATATGTGCATTCAAAGCATATAATGGACCGCATTTTTCAAGTCGTTTTCGGGTAGATTATATAAAGTAACGCTATACCGCAATTGCTTTATGTGCGATAGTAAGAACATAAATGACCCGACTACAAATTCACGAAGAACCCGTCGCGAATAAAGCGCCGGAAAATAAAACATATATAAAATCAATTCCGAATCATTTGATTTTATACAAAAACGAACGCTAACCTCTACTCATATAGATTAAAAATCCATATGAGTTTTGGCAAACGCGGATACGAAGTGATAGTGGAATTGTCCCTCTAAATCGAAGATACCTTTGGTTGAAGCGGCACAAGGCCTCCCGTTAGGGAGGCCCGCCTTTGGAGCGACCAAGGGACAACTCCGCTATATAGACGCTAATCATTGAAATACACATTGCGATACTTCTCAATATAAGAATCCGGGATACGGTCTTCATTGAACAGCCGAATCTTTTCCTCCATATTCATTTTGCGTCGTCCGTATTTTTTCCGACTCGGCAAAACAATTCCATTTTTATTCTGTTCAGTCACACCCGTCAGCATAGTAATAATGAAAAACAACGAATACACCCCGCATTCTGTATTGCCTTTCTGATGGTCATTCGGCGAATTCTCTACCTGATACTCCTCTTTCTTATGGTCCTTCAATTGCGACTGCACGCGATTTACGAACGCCTCGATTTCCGGCGGCATTTTTTCACCCGTGCTATCGAAGAAAAAAATAACCCGTTCTTTCGTATCAATAAAGAGCGATACCCAGTGCGAACCACTACTCGTATGTGGAGACAGATTGAATATGATACCAATGTGCGTTTTGCCTCTCTTTATATGGTCGAATAAATCGAACGAACAGAGCTCACTTTGAATACATCTGCCATTTACCACTTTATCGAAATCAATTGGTGTAGGTCCGATGAATTCAAAATGGCTATATAAACGTTCATATTGCTCCAACACATTCATAATATCAAAGTTCGACAACCACGCATTTGGCTTCGATTTCCATTCGTATGGTTTGTCCGGCGCAAAAATATAACGCTCAATCCGTTTCTTGACATCGGGGTCTTTTATTTGATTTAACCAACAATCTTCTTTTTCACATTGCACCAACCTCTCATTTAGTATTTGCCACAACTTTGTCGGCTCGGATTCTTGAATCTGGTCTTCTGGGGAATGGTCTTTATTATACGCATCACGAATCAGTAATAAAATTTTCGGCGTATAACACGAATCGTGAATAGATATTTTATGCACCAATGGACTACAATTTATACGCCGCGTTTTACGTTGAGGTTTAGAGTTTTTTGCAGTTCGAACCATAATAAGCTAGTCTTTATATTATCGGGAGAATTGTTCTATATATCGGGGCCTTCGGACCCGTATGCATTATCGTGTTTGCGTATAGTAGCGCCCCAATATGAATATGGATATTCAGAGGTGCGTTTCGATTTTCGTGGCGTGGCAAACATCATATCGTCGTCATCGCCATAGAAATCGGTGGCGGATTTGTCCGAATTGTGGTTGTATTCAGTCCATTCTAAATGTTGTATTGTCTTTTGCACACATTCTTTGAAGACGGAATGCAATTCAGAGCCGACACCGGTAGAGGTTTCCCCGAAATCTTCGTATTCATCTAGCAATTCGATGAATAATGCTGCAATTTTAGATTTGTATTTTAGAAATCGTCTGGTATTATCGGCGCGTTTGATACGTTCTTCTGGGTGGTTTTTCGCAATGTATTTTTCGTAATGTTTTGTGTTGGAGAGGAGCTCGAGAGAAAGTCGGTCAACCTCTCGTTGGCGTTCTTCGCGGAGTTTTTCAAAGGCCGCAGATTCGGGTTCTTGTTCTGGTTCTTGTTCTTGTTCGAAATCTTCCATATCAGCAGAATATGCGGCGAATTCTGATTCGGACATTTGCGCTAAATATATTATGCGAATCTATTTGGTTTTTGACGGGATTACAACACGTGTCTTGACGAGAATAAATATATATGGTAATGTAATATATACGAAATGGCAAATACGGATTTAGGAGGTCCAACTTTAGGAGGTGGGCCATATAACGGTTATTCTACTACACAAACACTTGGTTCATTAAGAGACAGTGAAAATGTAATGGCTCGTCGTATTTTGCGAAGTTCGTGGAATACGAGACAATTATTTGCGAAAAACGGAAGAATGCCGAGCGTGGGTCCGTTTCGAGCGGTAAATAATCTAGGTGATTTCTTTGGAAGAGTAAATTATTCTTGCGGTGGGCCGAATCCGGAAAGCGCTAGCAAACCGGGGTATGGACGATTAATTGGTGCTGTTCCGAGACAGTGCGATTCAACCGGGGTGGAAGTGACCACTTGCAACCCTAAGTTTGTTCCAGATTCATCGGATTACATTAAATTTAAGAAGTTGCGCGCAATGAACCGAAACTATAATGACGTGAAAGGTGGAGGAGATAATAGCAACGGGTCTTATGTGTCACTAATGGCGGTGAGAAGGAGATAAATATATCACTATTTAGTATAATTTTCATTTACATAAGTGAAAATTATAATGTATATCCATTTAATATATTGAAATACTTGGAATGAGATTCGTCTTTATTGATTCCAGGATTACTGACATACCCAGTGTTGTATCTGCATTCACTGCAGATATCAACTATTATGTGTTTGATTGGAGTGCGGATACATTTACTTCTCTGAAAGAGAAACTGACACAGGACTACGAATCAGTTGGCATCATACAACATAACTATTATACATCCAAATATCAGATGTTATATGGTGTGTCGGGTTCGATTGTAACCGACGTGGATAAGGAAGACCCGGATTTACTTACTTGGACAGACTTCATTGGGTTTTTACAATGGATGTATTCTTACCGTAATATTACTGCGGTAGACTTGTTTGCGTGTGACATATGGAGCAATGATAATTGGAAATATGTTATTCAAACCATCGGCGATAAGTACAATATGCGCATAAGAGCATCCGTTAATATTACTGGGTCAGGAGGTGATTTCATTTTGGAAAGCGATAATTTTGATACTATAGGAGTCTATTTTACGGAGGATATTTTGCGATATAAATATGCATTTACATATCAATCATCCACTTCTTACGAACAATATGGTAACTACAAATACACTCCTTATGTTCTACACGATAAGAATCCTGGAGTACTTAAAGATTCATATAGACAAGCCTCCCCTGGAATTACATTTCCATCCTTAACTAGTGATATACCCAATGTGAAATTTGTAGTTTCCAACGGTAATGCTGCGGTTGCTCGTTTAGTGACAGGTAATGCGGTTATCGTAGGCAATAGTTTAAATGGTGGCAATCCCAGTCAAACTGTCAAAGATGCATTAAATAACAGTACAAATGTTGTAAAGATTGTTTGTAATGATAGTGCTTTTTGTGCTATTTATGTGCCTTCCGGACAAACACGTAAACGTGTTATTCATTGGGGATATTATGGAGGTACAAATATCGAAACAATCGGAACAGGCAATTCAGGGTTTAATAATATATCTACTGTAGATGCATCGTTGAATTTAACGGATATTAGTGACATTGCAATGAACTCTACAGGTGCATTTTTGGCGTTGAACATAAGTGGTCAAATATATACGTGGGGAGACATAGTATCGGGCGGAAATATCCTAGGCTCAGGCATTGTCAATGGCTCTACGACAATAAGTACTTGGTTATCCGGAAAAACAATAACAAAAATATCTGCAGGTAGATTTCATTTTGGTGTAATAGCGCTAAACCGCGATGGTATTATATGGGGGGCTCGTGACCCAAATGTAACGTATCCAAATGGTTCATATCATTCAGCAACTGCGGTAGAGGATTTTTATTTCACAAATACACGAAACATTCTTTGTTCCGGTTTCCTTACGTATGATACACCATCCACTGTTTATGCAGTGTACAATACAACTAGCGGTATTAGTAATATAAACCTGATATCGTCAGTATCGACAACCCCAACATTTACATTACAGCGTATGGCAGGTGGAAGGACAACCGCAACAGCAATACCAGCCACTAGTGAAGTATGGGTGTACCTAGATAATGCAAAGCGATTAAGAATGTTTGCTGTGAGTTCTGCGGGTGTGCCAACATTGGTGAATGATGTATCAAACGGTAATACCAGTTTCTTTTCAGCAACTCCATCGGTATTAACATATAGAGAAGGGAAAATACTAAAATCATATGTTACAACAGTGGATGCTGATGTAACAAATAGCATAGGTGCAGTAACTTTATCTATAAACCCAATTATTTATTACACTTTTGAACAAACTGGTAATACTATCCAAAATTTAGCCAACGCTAGTAGTTATAGCTTAACTTTAAGTTATGGTGCTTCTACATCTTCATCAATTTCTAAATATGGAAGAAGTTTAGACTTATCAGGAACATCTTTTAATGGCAGCGCACCACCTACTGCTACTACCCAAACAGGAGTAATAAATGGCACAATTACTCTTACGTCTGCTTCCAAATTTTCATTCAGTTTTTGGTTTTACATTACTGCTCGCGGATCTACATATCCACAGATTATTTATTTAGGTACATATTCGGCTGGCAGAATTTTTGTGGGACTAAACAATGGATACACTACTCAAGCTGGCAATAGATTGTTTATTGGATATTCAGGAGGTAATGGACATACTGATTATACGGTAAACACTGGTAGCGACTTGTCATTTAACACATGGCATTATATTGGATGGACAGTCAGTGGTTCATCTTGGGAGTTTAGATTAAATAACTTCACAACGAGCCTTACTAGTATGGCACTTCCTACTGCTTCTTCTTTTGCAACTGCCTATATTGGAGCTGGACCAGATTCCCCAAGCCAATGGTTTAGAAATTTTGCTGGATATATAGATAATTTCAGATTTTTTAACGGGTCGTTGACCGCTGCAGACCTGACTGCTCTATATAATGAAGGACCACCTGAGTCGTATAGAGATGTGGAAGAACAATTCCCGTCTTTGCCAACAACATCTTTAACGCCAGTATTATGGTATAAATTTGATACTGGTGATGCTAATGGTAGTAGTATAACAAATCACGGAAGTTCAGGTGCAACCGGAAATGGAACCGCATTAAATGGCGCAACTATTACTAACACATATATTAAAACTGGTACTGGGTCACTCGATTCGTCGGGCAATAATAGATGCTTACAACTACCGGCAATTACTATGACAACATTAAATGCATATAGTTTTTCTATGTGGATATATACAACCAGTCTAGGTGCGAATTATCCCTCATTTTTGACCCTAGATCAAGGATTTCCACATTCATTTATTACGATTTCTGCTGTACGGGATACTCCAACCGTTGGTATTTATAATATATATTTTGGAAATGGAAATCAGGCACAGTATACGGGAGTAAACTTTAGTAGTAAACTAAACAGCTGGTGTTTTATTGGCGTGTCGTTGTCAGGCAACAACGGAACATACAATTGGAGAATAGATGAAACAACCGGTTCACGTGGTAATGTGTCAGCCTCAAATGGACGTAGTAGTTTTAGTAGTGTTACTACTACAGTTTTAGGTGCAGCTTCATCAACCACCAAAGCCTGGAATGGGTATATAGATAATTTTCGGTATTTTAATGGCGCATTGACCGCTGCAGACCTAACTGCTCTATATAATGAAGGAGCACCTGGGTTTATTAACCACACTTCCAACCGTCTATTAAGATACACGCCTAGTACTAATATCATTAAAGTTTATGGAAACACCGTTTCGGGCACTACTGCATTAACACAAACATATACTAATGCTACCGACTTTTATACGAGTGCCAATGTATATGCTATTAGTCAATCCACACCATCTCAGTATACTATTGTTGATGCAATTACCAATGCAAATAATGCGGTTACAATTACAAAACCAACCGGTTCAAACGTTTATTTTGGCCCAAGCGGAAAAGGCTTGTATGCATTAGAAGTTCCTAATAATCCCGTATTGAGTCCTAAAATTATACCTAATGGGGTTTTGAGAACCGTTAATTATTATGTAAGTAATCCAGACTTGGCCGCATTTAGATGGTCTAACTATGCATTGTCTACAAGTAGCACATCATTAGTCCAAATAGGCAAAACATATTCTACATACGATAACTTGTCAAGTACATATACATTTACAGATGTATCATTTGCTACTCTCGGAACTAGAACATTATATATTCGGAATATAGACCCGGATTTAAGTTTTAATGTGTTGCAATTTGATTTAAGTGTTGCATTAATAACGCCTGTCCAGCCATCCACTCTCACACTTACTCAATTGACATCCACAACTATTAGAATAACAGTGACAACACCATCATCCCCACCAGAATCTTATTTTGCGGCAGGTATAGGTTACTATTATTATAGGTATACGACCGGTACCAACTATTCAGGATCGGATGCTAGTTATACAAACCTAATAGGAATGATAACAGATGAAACATATCCGGCAATACAAAGCGATGTAACCGGGTTAGTTGCAGGGACACCATATATCTTTTATGTGCGTGCAAGGTCAACAACGGGAGGAGGAAATTCAGCCTCAATAAGTCAATCAATTACAGCCGCAACTGTACCATTAATACCTAATTCGATAACTGTAAACCAATCGGGCCCAGATATATTAGCTAGAATAACAGATACAAGTAATTCTACCACAAATGGCGTATCATATTGGTATTACGCATACAATACATTAGATGCAACAAATAACAGCGGTAATATTGGGTCATATACACAAGGACCCACATTTACAGTTTCTCCAACAACTATTACTATACCGGGATTAACCAGTGGCAACACTTACACAATTTATGCGGTCGCAAGGAATGTATTGGGTAATTCTGCACCAATATCAAGTTCACAAATTACCGTTCAGAGTATTCCGTTTGCGCCAACTATTGATAATGGAAACACACGTACCGTAAGCTCCGGAACACTTAGAGTATCTTTACTGGATACATCAAATAATGCTACTAATGGTGTTTTTTATCACTATAATTTTAATAAATCTACACCTATTGCTAATACGGATGTATCTTTTTCCTCTCAAACTACTCTAGTAACCAATAATTCAACAACTACACTCAGGTTTGGGATTAGCGCACCCGGTAATACTCGATTTGCCGTATTTGGTTCTATGAGTAGTGGATTGTATTATTATAAAATAAATAACAGCGTATGGTCAGACAGCAGCTATGTAATTACACCATCATTCAATATTTTACCGACCAACTCCAATAATTACATGGGATGTTGTATGACACCAACTGGAAATAGATTAATTGTTGCAGTGGGGACTTATTCGGGTGCAAATAATTACATATATTGGGCAGATGCATCTGGATTAATTAATTTGTCTTCTGCAACAACACTACGATTTACTCGTATAAATGATACGGTCCAACGCGCTTACAAGAATGCGGCTGTAACGCCGGATGGAAGCAGATTGGTTGCTTGTGTGCTTAACGGTCTTATATATTTTTCAGACTGGTCCGATGCGAGTCAAAACTATGGTACTTTAAATGCAACGTTAGATACAAACGCCCGCAATTACAGTGGTATTTATATTTCTCCCGACAAAAATAAATTAATATATGGAACCGAAGCCAATGATGTATATGTATCTTTACGGAACGGAACAAATTATCCGGCAGGAACTGCATTAAGCAGTATATCCGCATCATCTGGGCGCGGTATTAGTGTAGTCGGATACGGAACATCAGGTGAAGTTTTAATAGTAACCCCCTTCGGTCAACCACAGTATGCAGTATGGAATTGGAATACATCAAGTTATAATACTTGGTCGAATATTCCTTCAACAGCACTACCAGCAAGCGTACATGGTTGGGGACTTACAACAGATTCATTAGATGTAGTATATTTAGCTTTGTATGGTGATTCAAAAATATACTCAACAACCGTTACTGTGGCAAATTTGGCATTTAGGAATTCGGGTGTGCAATTCACCGGAACCGCTCCAAATAGTTTATATGCATTTGATATTAGTGGATTAACATCTACCAATCCATATACAATCGGTGTTCGTGCGCAAAACAACGCCGGATTTTCAAGTGCAGTTTATACGCCACAAATAACACTTGATACTGTTGGTAGCACGCCAACCTTGACTGCGGTTCCAGTATTGAATTATCCTGGTGTAGTCAGGCTGACATACTCCCAAGCAACCACCGGCACACCTCCAGTAACATATTTTTATACTACTGATAATAGCGCAAATACAACAAATCGAACACAATTTACTGCAAACCCGATTGATGTGTCCAATGTAACGGGCACACAAACCTATTATGTGATAGCAAGTAATAGTGCAGGAAATGTGATTTCATTGGGAGTATCTGGAACACCATATTTACTTGGAAGCAAACCAAACATAAGTGCTGTGCCAGTATTGAATTCGCCTGGCGTAGTCCGTTTGTCGTATTCACAAACAACAACTGGGACAACTCCAGTAACATATTTTTACACAACTGACAATAGTGCAAATACAACAACCAGAACAGCTTTCCCGACTGATTCAAGCGCAGTAAATGTGTCCAATGTAGCAGGCGCAACAACATATTATGTGATAGCAAGTAATAATGCAGGAAATGTCATATCGGACGGTTCATCTGCAACACCTTATTTACTGGGCAGCCAACCGGTCATTGATTCGGT